AATTTCCTAATGGTTGGCAAACAACTGTTCGTTGGCATGATGCCGGTGACTTTTTTAGTCCAGAATACTTAGACATGGCATTGAAGATGGCTGCTAAACATCCTGATGTTAGATTCTATGCTTACACTAAGATGGCTGGTGCAGCGTTAGCTAAGAAGCCAGATAACTTCATTATCAACTGGAGTGAAGGCGCTAACACTGCACAAGAAAAACAAATCAAAGCACAAGACCCTAACTTAGACAAAACTAAGAATAGTCGCATCGTTCCAGAGAAACTATTCTATGACTTGTTAGCTAAGGATGAGAAGGGTAACTTGAAAAAGACGGATGACGGTGCATGGCAACCTGCTGATGAAGCGGCACTCAAAGAAATGAAACAACGTATTGCCACAGAATATGGAATTAGTGCTTCGAGTATTTTAAGTTATACTGAATACATGGCTAAACGAAATTCAATTCCAGCTGGAATGAAGTACAATGTTATTGTTGCCCCGGGTGAAGGTGATGTTAGTGCTAACGACCCTGGTGTACTAAGTACACTATTGTTAAGACACTAAACTTTAAGTAGTTCTTCCAAAGTGTACAACTCTTTCATATAGGGTGACACATTATCTAATACAGATACTGCTAAGTCACCCTTTCTTCTTGGACCTATTTTTGTAAGCAAATTAATATTAGGTATATTATTTACCTCTCTGAACATATTAATCATTTCAGCAACAGTATACCCTATACCGTGTCCCAAGCATTCTATCTGATTGCTTGGCTTCTCAATAGCACTACGTAATGCATCACAGATTTCATTCACATGAACGTAATCACGTACACAAGTTCCATCTCGTGTACCATAATCATTACCAAAGATGGTAAACTCACCTGTCTCTTTTGCTTTCAATAGATTATACATTAGTCCATCGGGGTTAGTTGGCTCAAACCCATCACTACCAATTACATTGTAGAATCTAAAGATAGTATAAGGTGTGGGTTTGTGTTGAGTATAGTATTCACGCACAACATCTTCCGCAGCACGTTTACTAATTCCATATGCACTTTCACAATCTTGTGCTGCGCCTGTACTAGCAAAGATAAAGTTCTTTGTCTTTATTTTATTAATAACATTCATTGTACCATTCAAGTTAGTGATGTAATATTGAATGGGCATTCTTTCACTTTCACTAACATTAACTAATGCTGCTAAATGAATTACTGCATCAAATTCCATATCAATATTAAACAACTTATTGATATTAAGTTGATAATGATCGGTTACGGGAAATTGTGATGGATTAATATCCAATCCATATATTTCATAATCTGTGCGTAGCATCTTACTAAGATGACTACCAATGTAACCACTGTTACCTGTTATTAATACTTTTTTCATTCAAAACTAAAAAGGCTTTCACCTTCTTCCTCTGGTTCAAACACTGGATCTTTGGTAAGATACGTATCATGGTCTGTATATATTATACGAAACTTGTGTTTATTTGTCAACACTGATTTGATATCATCAATGCATAACAATCTACGTTCTAACTGGATATTAAAACTACTCAATTTAATTGTAGTTTCTTCGCATATCTTTGCAGTATTACTATTAGATTTCTTACCGTCAAACTCATTGAAACAACTATTCCATTTGTGAAATACATCAGCTTCTGTTTGTTGCGTGTGTGTCAACGCACCCTTATCATAGTATAATTTAGCTATGCTATATTGTTCATATAGTGCTGTAACCAACGCAGCTATATTCTTCTTGTCAGTTCTATAGAAATAATCACTACTAAAGTTTTTAGTCCAGCGCATATCATCTAAACATACTGTGGGCATCTGTGTCATTTGCTCATAAAAAGCCATACCATAACTCTCAACCGTGCTAGGATTGAATGCAACTCTGCAACTAGTAATGAAGTCTACCTTTTCTTGTCCAATGATACTGACTCCAATCTTGTAATCAGTTATTCCCATTTTCTTAAAACGATCCTCAAACTTTTTTGCACCGTTTGCATTAGTCATAACTCGTGCGGGTAGTTTAGTTTGTTCAATCAAGTCTAGGTAAAGTTCTGGATTCTTACCTTCTTCCCATCTACCGATAAACAATACACCTTCACGTGGTTTATGATGTTCTTTTAATAACTCTTGTTCTGTGATTGGAATAGGCAAGTGATATGCATTAGTAAATTGTAACTGATTAAACTTACTCTGTGTGCCAATAGTAATGCCGTACAATTCCAATTGCTTACGCATCATATCATTAGTATTGTGTAAGAATGGATTCTTTGTGTCTTTAAAAATTTGACTTTCTAAATGAGTATATGCAATTATTTGTATAACATCTTCAAGACCCATTGTACTAGCAACCTGAACAGTTTCGTATGTATTGCATATCAATGCATCATATATATTATTTTCAAGTGCTTCTATGATACTGTTACGGAAGTTGGCCATACGTTCATAACAGAATGTATCACCGTACATAAATATACCGCTATGGTCCGTGTACTTTAATGATTCAAGTGGAGATATAACATTAGCTTTCAATGATTTAACAAAATCAGTATCTTGTGGTTCTTTATCAGTTATGATATCAACTTTGATGTTGTGACTATCCATTAACTCACAAAAACTTTTTGCAAATTGACCTATACCACCATGTGGTACTAATGTCTGATAGCTTACTAAGAAGCCTATTCTTTTGTTATAGGTCCGCATTCCATACCTCATCTACTTTAGGAACAGTAATCCATTCTGTAAATCCTGCTCTTTTAAGAAATCCACCTGTTCTAGGATTCTGTGAAGCATAGTCTGTTATTTCTGTTTCATACCGATATTGTAGTAATGTTTCAGGGCCATCTATTCCTGCTGTAGTAAGCCAACGCATTTCAAATCTCATATTAAATCCTTTAATCTTGCTATTAAATATTCATCTTTATCATACCAACGATGTTCGTACAACCAATCTGCAAACCCTGATTGATATCCTGCGGTAATGCAATATACATTCTCTAACCACATTATACGCTTTGATATATAGCATCGTCTAGGCAATAGGGTAAACTTTAATTTTCTACCCATAACACATCGTTTAAAATGATAATCACCGGCTGATTGCGTAGTCCAATCACTTGAGGGCATTATTCTCTATCCACTCTAGCATCTTCATTTGACCTATAGCACATGTATAGTACACCTACTATATACCCAAGTAAGAATCCCCAAACTAAATTCATCAGGTACCCCACTCGTTTTTGAACAACGGCACTTGTAATCTATCACTATAGCGCCAGCCTAAACGCATTGCTTCATTAGCAACATTTCTAGCATTCATATTATACAAACTTTCAACACCGCCGCAAGGCATCAAATATACATGTCCTCTAAAGCCACGCTTACTGTATTCATTAACTGCTTCTTGTGCTTCTTCTACGTCTTGTTTGTTTGCTACAACAAATTTAAGATATACATGACCCACTTGAGTATATTCATATACAACTTCAGGTCTTATTGCTTCTTCCCACTTTTCTCCGCTGATACTTAGTTTAGGACTGACGCTAAATGTTATTGCACCCATGCTACGACTGATACACCATTTATGTAAGTAGATTTTCAAATCTTGATGTAATTCTTGTGTACCGTTAGTTTCAAAAGTTAACTCTTGCAAACCACGCATGTTTTCATGTGAAAGCAAATCTACATAACTACGTTGCCAACCCAGCAATGGTTCGCCGCCTGTGATAACAAGATGCTCACTCAACCAACGATTGTGTGGTAGCATTTCCATAATGCTATCAACGATACTATCAGTTTCAAGTACAGGACTTAAATCTTTGAATCTTGGATCCCAACTTGCATAACTATCACAACCTGTGCTAACTAATGGTAGTTGTTTATAATCAGTATAGTAATGAACACGGGCAGCTATATCTTCTACTTCACGACTTAGTTCACCCTTAGGCATACCAAAGCCTGCGCATTTGAAGTTACATCCGAATGTACGTAGAAAGACTGAGGGGACACCCATGTATCTACCCTCACCCTGAATGCTATAGAATAGTTCTGCGATTTTTAATTTTGCCATGTTAATCCTGAAATTCGTTATCTTCCCTGTGCCCAACACGCATTGCCATGTTAGCATCAGTTTCTCTTACTTCTACTTTACTACACCAAACACGTTCTGCTTCACTAGCACCAAAGCTAGGCAATAGAATAGTGTTAATGTATTCGTATAAGAAATCACTAATACCCTCACAGCCAGTCTTTTCAACTTCTGTAATCTTTGCTAGCTTAAGTCTACCCAACTCAAGTAAATGTTCACGCATTGGGTCATCTTGTGCGACTAGTAATGTATGATCAAACCAATCTTCTAATACAGATTTTAGAGGCTTTAGTCCCCCAAAGTCTGTTACCCAATTACGGGCATCTAATGTATCAGCTTCAAATTCAAAATGAAATGAAAGTGCGTAGCCATGTATTAGATTGCAATGACTATCGGCACGCCATTGACGATAAGCTACTGGACCTATTTGTTTGTAAGTCTTTGTTGAAATATATTTTGCCATGATGTTCTCCTATGTTATTATAGCATAGGACGCAGAATTTATCAACCGGGATGATGTCCTGTAGACCGGCTCTGGGTAAATTAAAGATAATTGTACCCAGGTAAATTTTTCTTTATACGACTTCGTAAAGTATCATTTGTTATTTTTAGTGCTATGGCTGCATCCTTAACACAATCAAAAGTTCCAATAGGTGTTGATACTGATTTAGCCCTAGGATTTAATCCACCGTGCAACTGTGGTCTATTTTTGAACAGCAGTATATTTTCGGGCGTGTGCTTTTTACCATAAAATGAATTCAATGTTCCTTTTTTGCCAAACTGAGGATTTTTTTCTCCCTTCATACCAGGACTACCTACTGGCTTTCCGTCTCTTCCATTCTCGGGCCTTAGATTTGCCCACTCTTTAGATTCTACAATGTTGTTCTTCTCAGAGAATTTCAAAGCAAAATGTTCACATTCATCTTGATCTTCAAACTCCCAAACCTCTAATGTAATTATGTCTTTCCCGTGCATTTTCAAATGTCGGCGCCAATGTGTCCCTGAACCAATATAAACATTTGGATTTTTTTTGATAGTCATTCCAAAATATTTCAAGCCAGTTATTCTGTGTTGTTTTACATATAAATAAATTTTCATAGATTACCTCTATGATTATTTATCCCTAATTAGCGGGGTTGATGCCAAAAGACCGCTATATCTATTTACCTAAATTCATTTCTTTTCGGATATTTGTGGCACTAATTTGGGTGATATTTTCATCAAATGTTTCCTCACCTGATGTATATCCCACTCCGCGTCCCCAACCAATATGAACAATATTGGGTACAACTTGTATCTCATATTGTCCTTGAAAGATTGGATCTAAATCACGTTTGATAAACCCTTTAACTTGGTCAATAGCGAAAGGATTACTTCCTTGCCATCCTTGTACATCACGTACTTGAATAACAACTTGCCCAGTTTTTGCTATCAATCGTTCAAACAATGCACGATGTCCAGCATGCCATGGTTGCCAACGACCCAGCATTTGTACTGTTTCTTTCTTCCAATCAAATACTGGTCTACGGCGATTGTCTAGTATATGTTGCCCAATAAACTCTGCCCACTTGTCAGCGTTTTGTTCTGTTATACGGAAATCATATACTTCTGGTGGAATAAATGCTTTGTTAGTATCATCAAACCGACCTTGGTCAATAGTATCAACCCAGATAGTCCAATCAGCTTTGAAGTTATTACGCATCTCAACTAATGGTGCAACAAAGTCGCATATAACATAATCACTAGTACAATTTAATGCAAACTCAGCCATACGCAATGATTGACGAATACGACCTTCACGGCTGAAGTCCCAATCATTATATTTTTTACGAATCTCATCAGCATTAAACCAATCTACACTACACTTGTATGTAGTTGGCATATGTTCCATGTTAATAGCACGATCCATTGGAAAGTTTTTAATATTTGAATTTTCTTCAATATACTTTTTCAATGCTGTGGCTAAAAATGTTTTGCCTGCTCCCGGCAAACCCATAATAAGTATTTTCTTTGTCATTGTTTCACCTTATTTTGTTCTGCTTCTGATACACGTTTACGTAAACTGCTGCTACTGAAACTGTGGTCACGACTATTGAATACTAATTCTATCTTACGCTTCTCACAAATTGCTCGTCCAGTAAAGTCTTTCTCCATGTACTCAACCCCTAGTATACGTACATCTACTGGCAATGTCAACAGTATGTCTTCCAAATCTTTTTCAGTATTATAAACAACGATTTCATCTACAAAACGTACAGCACTTAAACTGATTTGTCGTTCTACAATACTTTGAATGGGTGCATTCTTATCTGGTCTATCCCATTGTGCATTGTTTTGTAATCCGGCAATAAGGTAATCGCAATGATTCTTAGCTTCACTAAGCATTGCGATATGTCCAGCGTGTAATATATCAAATTGCGAGAATACAATACCTATCTTAAGGCCTTGTAGTTTTAGTTCTTTAATTCTATTGAATATCATTTATTGCCCCGAGCCAATTGATAAAATTCTGCTCTTGCTGCTGGATCACTTTTGAATCCTCCACCTAGCTTACTTGTAACAGTACTAGAGCCAGTATCTTCTACGCCGCGACTTTTTACACAATAGTGTTGTGCATCAATCATAACCGCAACATCTTCTGTTTCCAGAATATATTGTAATGCGTGAAAGATTTGTTCAGTCAATCGTTCTTGGATTTGTGGACGCTTGCTAAAGTATTCTACAATACGATTGATTTTACTCAATCCGAGCACCTTTTGATTGGGAACATATGCGACAGTAGCAAGACCGTCAATGACTACAAAGTGATGTTCACAATTGCTTTGTACATTGATATTGCGTTCACATACCATTTCGTTGTACTTCATTTTGTTATCAACTGCGGTACATTTAGGGAATGCTTCATAATCTAGTCCCCAAAAGATTTCGTTGACATACATCTTTGCCACACGCTTTGGTGTATCCATAAGACTATCATCACTTAGGTCAAGCCCCATTGTTTCCATGATAGATTTGAAATGACCTTCAATGATGTGAATTTTGTCTGTACGAATTAGTTTATTTGGAATAGTAGGAGTTTCAACTCCCATCTTAACCAAATGTTCGTGTACTTGTTGACCCAACTCTGGATCTGTTTTTGTTTTATTGTAACTCATAGATAACCTTCCTTTGTGATGGTTTGTGTTTTGAAATGTAAGCAACCGTTGTGCTGCTTACATATTTATTTATCACTTTGATTTTGCTTTTGATTTTTTTGCTGGCTTAACGCTAGCAATTGCTTCATTAACTTCCCGCAATAGGGCTTCATCGTCCCAAACTAATTCAGTTTTACCATTCGGAAATGTTGTAACTGTTAAGTGATTACCTTTAACGATCTTTACTACATCTTGTCCTGTAGCATCGATAGTTTCTGTTTTCTTTTTGCGGGTTGCCATGATTAAGCCTTAGCTTCTTTACGTGCTGCTTTCTCAGCAGTAATTTCGTTACGGCGAGCCTTAACTGCTTTAGCTAGTTCACCCAATGCTTTACGGGCACGAGTTCCTGCTGCTGCATTACCTTTTTCAAACTTTTCATGTTCGGCTTCGTATGCTGCCAATTGTGTTTTAATATCATTATGTGCGTTCATTTTATTTTCCTTTTAAAAATTTATTTAGCTGGGGTCGCCTTGACCCACAATATTATCATCTTCATCTAACAACTCTAGAGGACCTTCAAGTATGTAATCAGTGTCATCACAACTCCAACCCAATTCTTCTAGCCCTTCATAGAATTCTTCATCCCATGCTTCTGTTATTTTCTCTTGTTCTTCTTCACTCATATCATCAGGGAATTCCCAATCAGCATAACAACCATCATCTAGATGTTCAAGTTCCCATTCATAATCATCGCTACCAATCTGATAACCATCCTCATTGACTAAATCAATTTCAGGTTGTGTATCACTTTCGCAATAGAATATCCCCCAACGATAGCCCTCAGTACGGATAATTTCTTTACCGTCTTTGTACCAATGTTGTTTTTCAATTGCACTCTTTTTATGTTGAGTTTTTAATGTCCATGTTGTCATTTTATTCTTCCTCAGTTAATAAATCGTTGATGTTCTCGGCAATACTCAATGCCCACTCGTAGTTGTTATCCCATGCTTCATCATATTCAGGTGTATGATCATCGGCATCAATGAAGCCTTCAATCGCATAAGCAAAACGTGTAGCAAAGTTTTCTTCATTAATATGAGTACTACCTTCATTCCACACATCTTCCATGGTCATGATTTCACGTATCATATCAACATCGCTGCTGCCATCAATGCATTCTTCAATTTCTTCATCTGTTAAGTCTGTTGGAATTCTTGACATATCAGTATTTGCTTTCTCTAGTATATTTACGATAGTCTACACCCATTCGTAGCATAGACTCACCCTTGCCTTCAAGTATATCACAGATTCTATCTACTGTGCTATCGTTTCGGTCACTTATCTTTCCCATGTTCTTATGAGGCTCTTGTAATAGCCGACGCAACTTACCAATAGCATTATCAATAGACCAAGGAATATACAAACGGTCAGGATCGTTAGCGAAAGTTTCAGGGAAGCTGCGATAAGCAGGATAGAGAACATTACATCCGAGAGCATCAGCCTCACTGACGGTGTTTGATACCCAGTCCTGTAACGCACAGTTAAATACAACCCGACTATCATTAACAATGTTGTAGTATTCATTCTTTTCTAGATCCTCATAGACTTTCAACAACCCGCGTGATTGCATGTCACGAGTGCGTTGCATATAGCTTTCGCTATTTGATTTAAGTTTACCACCACTACATACACAGAATTCAACATCGTTGTATGGTTTTTCTCTGTGCCATTGTTCAATGAGATCCATATAGAAATCAGGTTGTTTTTCCTGATCCCATCGTGCAGAAAATACTACACGCTTCTTGCGTTCATTAAATGGCTTGATACTTGCTACACGATTTTGTACTTCACTCTTACCAAATGCTAACCCACTGATATTGTAAATTGGAGCCTTCCAACCTGCAATTTTCATATGCATTACCATTTCTTCATTAGTTGCGAGTACTCCATCCACAAATGAGTCAACCATCTTTTCATAGTGACCCATGAAATCCTGCATACCCCATACATGTACAAAATCATCAGGATCAATGGACTGAGCAAGACAGCGAACATAAATCTGAGGCCTGTGAACAGGATCAATTTGCTTAAGAATATACGGAAGACTTTCGATTCCGGGCTGAAACATGTCCTCAAAGTAGACAACATCTTCATTGTTTAATTCTCCTTGTTTCATCATACGAATTAAATTCATTAGCTGTGACATACCAAAGTATGTACGACCATGAGCATCTAATACTTGACCTGTTACAATTGCTTGGTCGTTACTTAGTGTTTCACCAGGCACAATAATATAGTTAATGCCGCGCCGATCAAACACAGTAGTATTCCAGTCTTGTAACTGTAGAGTATACCTTGCTTTGTAGGGTTCAAGACCCATGTAATAGAGTTTTCTCATTTTATAAAATTATCTATAAAGTTGTTATGATTTTCATAATTCATTTTTGGATACAGATTGAAAGCCATTACTAATCTACGACCATTTACATCAGTCATTGGACTAACTTTGTGTCTTAATGTTCCGGGAAATATTATTAATTTACCAGTTTCAGGTGTTATCTTAGTTTGACTAAACCAAATGTCTGAAGCACAAAATGTATCCATATAACATATTGCGCCAAAGCTAATTGGATTATGATCATGTTCCTTATGAAAACTTGTTATTTTGTAATCAATTATCCAAGACTCTTTTATTTCTAAATTGACAGTTATCATCTTTGAGCCTGAATCTACTAGTTTAGTAGCCTTTTGCTCTATGTTTGATATTAAATCATTAAAGTTATCGGTCCTATATTGTACTAGATAATCCGAATGCCACCAATTCCCGCCATTCCAAACCCCATCATTGTTATAATGATTTTTAGGATATTGTTCTTTATATTCATTGATATAATTAACTAATGTAGGGAAATTAAATTCTGACAGTAAGTTATATTCATAAACTGCCAAATCAGAATTATTGATGGTATGCTTAATCATAACACTTAATTATGGACGAGCGTTTTCCTGCCATTGATCTTTAGCAAATTTGCCTGTAGCAAATTTAGTATACTGACGATATACATAACTCCGTTGATCGTAGAGTTCTGATTCATTGTACTTATAACCAAAATCCACACAGAATTCTAAGTATTTCTCTAGGTCCTCAAAGATTTGAGTAACACGTGGGTTTGATTGAAAAGTTTGTTTTGCCATTTTATATTTCCTTTAAATAGCGAGGTTACGATAAGGTTGAGTTCTATTATAAGAAATCGTAGCACCATTCTCATCATCTTCAGAGACTTTGATTTTGATATTACGACTTGGATACCGAGTTGCGATAACCTCATAAAGGTCATCACTAATCATTTCACAACTTTTGTAATCCAATGCAAGAATGCCTTGAGAATATTGATTCTCTAACCATCGTTTGAATTGAATAAACTCAATATCACGGTCGTTGTGAAATACTTCAATCGTCACTTCAAAATGAAATATGTGACGATGTGGAGTTGCTAGAAAGCTAACATCATACTCATCACCTGTTGCCAAGTTAGGGTCTGTTGCTGCTGCGGGGTATTTATGAATACCTTCTTTTTGAAATCTTACAAAGATTGTACGAAATGCTTTATCTTTAATGCGCTGACGTTTTTCAATATCAGCTTGTTCTTTTTGGTTCATTATCTATCATCCTCAAAATTAACACTTTCGTGGTCTTCATCCCATTGAAGTTTTGTATATCTTCTTATCTCAGAGTATACATCATTTCTATCTATCAGCATAGCTTTAAGGGCGTCTTTGTTAAAGTTACTGTCCTTTTCTACCTTCAAGATTTCCTTGTCAAGGTCTATGGCCCTTCGTTGTAATTTTGCAATTTGTTGTCTGTACATATTATTACTCCAAAACTAATGACATAGCTTCATCGCTATCTTCTATTTCTTCAATCGGTTCTTCTTCTACGGTAAACAATTCATCAAACATACTCATAGCATTTTCAGTTTTCTTACCGCTAATACCTTGACTACCTGATTGAAATTGTTTCCAGTAACTACTATGATAATCAATCAAATCTAACGATTCTTGTTTTGTTTTCTTGCTAAAGATTTCATCAACAATGTTACCAAAGAAGTTATCACCTTCAAACTTATGTACCAACATCTTTGGAACTACACCTGTTTCATATTGACGATTAGCTTCTTGAACTGCATTCATATGCATCCATACATTATGACTTTGTAATAAGGTATAGCTTAGTGTATCCCAACTTGTTTTTGTTTCTTTACCATGCTGACCCAAGAATCCTACACCACGATAACATAAGTCTTTCATAACTAATGCATCAGTTACTGGGCTATCAGTAAATGATTTATGTACACCATCAGCCAATACAGCATCACGGTATTTGCGATTGTCATTAGCATAACTTTTCTTTTCAGCAGTCTTTTCCATTTGATAAGACCATTTCTTGTTATGCTCAATAGTTGTATTGAAATAAGCAAGACCCTTAGCAGCACTAAAGAATGGGCTAGCACAGTCAAATGTAATCTGAAGGCTTGGGTTATGATACTTACGTACCGCTTTCTGTATGTCTGTAAACAACACAGCATACTCTAAAATACTTGTACCCAAGCAATGAATCAAATCATGTTTGCCCTCACGTAGTAATCCATCATGGATGATACCAACCAATCTACGCAATGTCAAATGAATGTCAATCTTGTTTTGTCCACCGAATGCCCAACCATTAAAATGATTGTCTGGATAGATGTTTGGATCACAATACTTTTTCATTTCTTCATACCAATCATCTGATTGAGTATGATTGCGACCCTGCAACACATTTAAGAACTTACATTTCCCTGAGCGATTATTTATAAAGTATTCGTTATTAATATGTGTGGCAGATATTGCTTCTTCAATTGTACTGATACCATGCAAACTATTACCATTCTTATCTTTCATACCAAACGTAGTTAATGATTGACTTGGGATATCTAAACACATACCATAATCCATGTATGTGTCCATCCACTTCAATACTGCTTTACGTTTAATCATAGCACGAGGACAGTTGGGATCCTTCCAATCAGCTGGCCATTGACCTTTTAGAATCTGAAAACCACCACTATCACCCAACATGAATGTACCTTCTTCACGTTCACGTATGATAGATTCACTTGGATCATCAACCGTTGTATCTAAGTTAGCGTGACCAGCAGAGTACAATCCCCACTTGTAATAGTAAAGACCTTCTTTGCTATTAAGAAAGTTTAGTTTCTCCACATCACCATTAAAACTAGCAGGGATACGTGCAGCATCAAAGTATTGTTCACCTTTGCGTTGCTTACCCAAGCCAGCAATATAAAAACTACTGACTGCGGGTAAAAACAATGCCCACTCTGGCTTATGCTTTTGTGATAGATTATCTTGTTTCAACTGATTCTTCTTTCTTAATCAAGGTCCTGACAATACTTATTTGTTCTTGCTTTTGCTTGATGGTGTTCAATAAATCTCTGACAGTGGGATTAGTTGATGCTAGTACTTCCAAATCAAGTTCTTCTTGACGCTTTTGTTTAGCCCAATCAAGCAATGATTCTGCTTCAGCATTTAGACCTACATTAACGTGTCCCATCTGTAATGTCATCCAAGATGAACCATCATATACTTCTATACCCTGATTAACTGTGTTGAATCTCATATTACCAAGGCCCTGTGCTCCAGTATAGTTATTAACGTAATTGGTAGCAGGACCACCACTTACATTTATGTACTTACCGGAACTAGCAATGTACTTGATCATTTCTTGTTCGCTGGCAATAAGTAAACATATGTTGCGATACCACTATTAACTGTGATTTCAGTCGCACCCTGTTCACTAATCTTAACTGTCTTGTCACCAACTAGATCCATGATAGATAAGAATTCTTTAACGGGCCACTTATGTGTACCAGCTAGTGTGCCAGTAACTGGAGTGTTGAATACAAAGTTACCACTGTGTGTTGAAGCATCACCAAAGAATACTTTCAAATCACTACCATCAGTTTTGAACACGAAATGTTCTTCTTCGCTATTTGCTTGTGCTTGCTTCTTAAGACGTTGAATACCAGCAATTGTTGGCTCAAATTCAACATTCCACTTAGCACCCTTAAATGATACACTCTTAACCTTTTCATCAACTACGCTTTTAAGCATAAGACGATAATCGTTAATGAAGTCACCAGTCTTTGTTTCAAAGTGAATAGTAGATGGAACATCTACACCATCACGTTGAGTACGAACAACATTGATTTTAGATGTGTCATCATACTCATCAAACCCAATAATTGTTTTGAGTTTGTTTAAGTTAGGCATACCGAATACACCGATGAAGTCGGCGATTGGGTCTTTGAATGTACCACTGATGATAACACTTTTGTTTTCTGCTACTGCATTGATTGCCGTTACAGTATCTGTACCAGTGACCTTAATAAGTTCAATAGTGCCAAGACCAAGAGTATGGTCAATTAAGTCTTTTAAATAATCTTTCATTTTGTTTCCTTTGTTTAAAATATTTAGGAGTTCCTATCACGTATTATAGTGGAATATATTGCGATAGTCAACACCAGTTTAACCGAATGTGAATAAGTCATCAAATGTTGAGTTAACATCAGTATTACTTCTGATATCCCAATCTAATACGCCAAGTAAGTTGTCAATCTTTTCATCTACTAAGGTTGATTCCATTAATAAATCATCAAACGGTAATTCCTTGAACCATTGTGGTAAACGTAATTCATCAACTGGGTATGCAATACTAGTGAAGCCCAATGCGTTATCTTTGAGTTTACAAACAACAATTTTCATACCATCTATAATCTTCTGGCTATAGTTATCACCATACACTCTGCGTAGATAGTTCCAGTTAATTGCTGCACGGGCATGACCCACACCACACTTACCAGTCTTTTCAAATTCAATAGTATGCTTAGTTAAGTTATTAACACTCTTTGGGCTACCCTTTGTCCAACTATCTTGTTCAGACAGGTTAGTTTTGAATTCTTTAACCATTTCAATAACTTTATCACGTTGCTCACCAGCAAGGACCTTAGTAAGTACATCCATTAAGAATTCTTGTATATACTTAGGAGTATCAGCACGTTTCAAGTCAAGACCCATTGCTTTGATATCACCATTTTTTCCGTTTACATCTTTACGCTTACCCTCTTTATCAAAGATATTAATAGCATAGCGTTTCTTTGTGATAAAGATAGCACGATCACCAATCAATTCACGACCAGCTTTAATGATTTCACCATTCTTTCTTGGAGCATGAAATGCACGTTCCATAAATGCAGGAAAACTTTCATTAGCTTGGTCAGCAATACCGTCATACAATGTGATGCAGTTTTCTTTATCCCATTTAATATCACCATTCGCTATTTGCGAATTGAGAATAGGATAAGCAGTAAAGTAACATGAGTCAGTATCACCATATACAATCGCAGGACCTTCATGGTTATAATCACCAGTAACTGTTTCATTGATGGTACTCATCATATGTTTAACAATCTGACGACCACTTAATGTAACACTTTGACCGATACGTTTGTCATAGAATCTGCAATGTTCATTCAATAGTGCGCCATACGCTGAGTTCAACAAAATCTTACGAACAAGCTGACGCTTATCCCAGTATTCACGATCCTCATTCGTAGTAGATTCTTTAAGTTTCTTCTGCATTACTTTACGATCACTATACCAACGTGAGAGTAATCCAGGAACTACGCCCTCTTTCTCATAAGTAAAGATTGTACCATTAGCAGAAAGCATCCATGGACGATTGCTATCAAAGATCATCTTCCAGATTTCAGCAGCACTATATTCCTCACTACGACCATCTTCGTAATCTATAGTAAGAATTGTGCCACGTTCTTGGTTCATAATTGATGTGTATTCTAATACACCAAACAAGTTCTCCCATAGAATAGCACCAGTAACGTCATCGTCACCTTCTTTGAAACGCTTTTTAAGGCTAGCAAGTTGCTTACCTTTGTCAAGCATATACTTGTCAGTTAATGTTTGCCTGACTTGACCGACGATGGTTTCTCCTGCCATGTTAAGGGCACGAATAACCGAGGGATAGAGCGAGTTGATGTCAACTGCTCCAACGTATTCGTGCATACCTCTTTTCGGCGTAGCAACGAAGGCACCTGCTGCCGGTTGTGTTTCTTCCGCATTCTCATTCCTTCTCTTTTTATCTGGCACTACTAATCCACGTTCGTGGGCTTCATTAAAAATCGCCATCTCAATCATTGCTACAGAACCCATGACTGTTGGAAGCAGTACAGTGTTCTCATGCGCTAATTGATTGGCAAGTTCTAAAAACTTTAGTTTGTTGTGAATCTTCACTAACAACATGGTATCTTGGCGATTGTATTCAATAAACTTTTTAAAGTCTTTGTTATACAACTGATCCAGAGTACCTTCATATTGAGTTTTGTTCTCGCCTACTTCCATCTCACCAATAGCATCTAACTTATATGAATGTCGTGATTCATAGTTATATTTCTTGTAGAGTTGTAAGTAGTCCAAGTGAATACGACCTACTAAGTCGTATGTAGTTTCACTTTTGCCAAATCTTTCGTATTCCCTAGCCTTAGGAAGTTGACCCATCAAGCAAAACTTGCGTGTGTCATCCTTACTCATTACTCGTGTGACACGATTAACCATGTAAGGTATGTCGTATCCTTCACTGTTCCAGCCAGTCATTACATCAGCATCTTCAATGAGTTGAAAGAAAACATCAAACATATCCTTCTCATTAGTGAAAAGCATACAGTTTTCAAATTCATTACAAATTTCTTGTGCTGTCTCTGGACTCATGTGCTTAGGGGCAATGACCAATGTAACCAATGTATCTTGCCAATCTAAATACAATGAGATAGCAGTTACTGGGTTGAATGGATCAGTTGTAGGACTGAACCCCTTCTCAGGATCAAAGTCTACCTCAATGTCAAAGAAACAAGTATGAAGTTTAGGAACATCTGCCTTAAGATAATTTTCACTAAGGCAGCGAAACACTACTGGCACATCGCTTTCAAATAATTTCTTACCTGAATGGATGCGTCTTTCTTTTTCAAACTCTTGTCGTTTGCGTGTACTGAAACGATTTACAGGGTCACCATATATACTGCGATACTTGCCCTTATGATCGGGATAGTAGAGTACATAGTTTGTGGGATATTCTTTGTATTGACGCTTTCCGTTCTGGTCCCGTTCTACAACGTAGATACGATCCTCATCCCTGCTATGAATAGCATCAACGTAACTCAAAGTGTTTTACCCACAGTTTCCAAGATAGTGTTTAGTTCTTCGTGGTCAGCGTTTGTTTGACCAAGACTTGCTTTGTGTGCGACAGTAATTGCCTTCTTAAGAATGCCTGGCTTTACTTCCAGTTCTTCTGCGATAGCTTTCACAGTATCACTTAGCCCCTCACGTAGAGTATCAATCTCGTGTAGGACTACCATGCCCTCGTTGATAAGTTGAGTCAACTTAATCTTTTGCTCTCCGGTAAACATTTTACTACTCATAGTTTCTCCTTGTTAAAGTAATTAGTATACATGCCTTGTGTAGAAAAGTCAAACATTTTACTGCTTTTCTACAATCTTTTTAACCACAGTGTGCAGTCCTGGGTTAATATGTAATGCGTGTGGCATCAAATGTGTTCTTACATAGTTACGCATATATTTTGTGTCATCGTTACTATTGTCGTGACACCAATCAATAGATTTACGTTCGCACCAGCTTTTGAATTCACTTTTGTTTGTTGTTAGAAACGGACGTACAACATTGTTTCTTTTTGATGGGATAACTTTTGGTTGTCCGTGAAGTGATGACCAAACATATGTTTCCACACAGTCATCTAAATGATGACCGGTGACAATTAGTCCTAGTGTGTCACCAATACTATCTAAGAATTCATAGCGTTCATTACGCCAATGTTCTTCTGTGCTGAGTTCTTTGGGTTTAATATTCTTAATCATTCCAATCATAAGTGGAAGATTGCGTTCAGTGCAGAAGTGTGCAACAAATTCTAATGCACGTTCGCTATTCTCTGTTCCGTGATGAAAGAAAGCACAAGTTACATTGTGTTTTTGAGAAAGGAAGTCTGTGATAGCAACAGAGTCAACGCCGCCACTAAGTGCGACAACAATATCTTTTGGCAATGGAAAGAGTAGTTTAAGCATCTATGCATTATAGCATAGAATACTTTTTATTGAAAGATTTCTGGATGATCTTTGCCAAATACTTTCATGTATTTGCCCGCACCCATATCTGCTAGCATTTCAATTGGGCTACCAGGATAACTGTCACCCGGTTTAATCATACCCAATTCTCCTTGACGGACATGAACCAATTCATGAAAAACAGTACGCATAATATCAACCATATTACGATTAGCAACGTATACCCAAACACTGTTATCGTTTTCTGAATGACGACCAGTATGATGTCCTTCTTGTGCTTCTTCAGTATCGTAACTAAATTCAAATTTGGGAGTAGATTGTAAATTAAGTTTTTGACTTGCCCACTTAATAAATTTCTGCATTATTGGGTTATCTTCCAAGAAGTCTGGTTCACTATCTTGTTCATCTAATTTACCTTTAACCCATTCATCAGGTGATTTTTTGAATTTATGTACAAACAAGTCATGTAATGCTTTGCCAGTAATACGATGTTTACTAGCAATATCCTGCATTAATTTGTCAATAGTATCGTAGTCATGTTTAGCCAATGACGGCAAACGTTTTGCTAATTCAATTGCAGCGGATTCAATAATGATGTGTTCAGTAAGCATTATGTATTTATCAAATATGCTCACTTTATAGTCCACGGTAGCGAATCGTTTTCTAAACCCAGCAGCCGGGTCACACGGTCCTAAGGTAGGTGTGTTCTTACCAAGAACTTTCTTTAAGTTCCATGGTGTGTGTATCAAATCTTTTTAATCGTGCTAAGAATTCATTAGATTCTTCTGATACTATTCCAGTTAGTTGTAGTATGATTCTATCAGAAGCACCTGCATTTGCGCTAGCATAAGAAGTTTTGTGCCAATCAACACTATATACATCTCCTGCACTCCATCCAGTATGAATGTCTTTGTCAAAGCAATAGAAATGCCCTGGTTCCCAATCTGTTAAATGAATACAGATTCTTTTAATAGTAAAGGGATTATCTAAATTATAATGTTCTAAATTGTCTTTAATGAAAGGGGTTACTTTATTTGGTTTTTGTATATCCAAATTAATATTACAATCTCTAAGTTTGAATAGATTGCTTATTTGTTGAAGTAAAGTATCATTGATATTACTCCAATCACCCACGAGTTTGCCTAATTTTGTGATGTTCATACTGATATTTAGTATGATATATTGGTGTTAATATTAATCATCATCCTTACCACATTTGGCTCTCTTAGCTTGTGTAAGAGCACCAAAGTCAACTGGCCATTCTTGGCCTGGAGACAATTCTTTAGCACCTTGGGGAAATCCAAAATGCACACCTGCTGCTTGTTGAATCTGTGCTACAGATAATCTAAACTTAGTTAAGTCATTACCCAAGTTAGGATAAGGAGCAACGTGGGGGAATGCCCATCCTGCTATTTCTTTGGTTTGATTATTGATAACAATTTTATAATAACCATGCGGAACAACAACACCGTTGCCGATTTTCTTATCTTGTGCATTATATACTCCACCAACATAAACTGTGTATGGTTGATTACGCTGAACTGCCCAACCACGCACACTTGTTTCTAATAGTTTCCATATGCCACGATTCAATGAACCAGCTTGTGGGGCCATGTTAGTCATTAAGAATGATTCAAACTCAACTTGAACATCCCATGATAGATCACCGTCCGGACTCATATGTCCTTTATCGTAACCTGTACCAGCATAATCATCTGGCTTAGGACCGTTTGATATTGATTGATCAGCAGCAAAAGCATTAGTTCTACCCACGCATCCTAGTGCGTTTTGCGGCATTAATTCATATGTTACATACTTTGGTAATTTTGCAATAGGATCATATCCAACTAGATATGCTTGACGGCAAATGGGCTGTACTGCTATTGCCGTTTGGGGGAATCCGTATGGGGCGTGTACTTGACATTGTTGAGGTGGATTTGGTGCTCGTTGTGTCCAAGCGGATGAGGCAAAAGATGTTGCCATTAACAACAATGCTAATAATTTTTTCATGTTTAACTTACTTTAAATAATTTTGAATATTCTGCAAAATTTTGTTGTCTATCTTTTAATCCCTGTAAAGCTGGATTAATCTTATGTGTTACTGTTTTTGTATCTGCAAAGTTTGTAATATTTTTAGTTTTATTTTGCCAAAACCATACAGCAATCTTTGCAGCATTTGCAGGATCAGCCGCTAGCTGTGGTTTATTTACCAAATCAAGTCCTAATGCTTGTCCTGCCATGCGATAGTTATCACGCCCAGTTAATTGAATATAACCTCTACCATGATAACGTTCTCCGTCACCCGCATGCTTGTTGCCTAATATCTTTGCAGTCTTTGGAGCAAATTCTGGATCATATTTTTGTTTATAGTAATTACTACCACCCCTCTCATCCATATGAGTAAAGTCAAAACTCTCATGCTTTAATTGTGCTAAGAATTGTGCTAGTTCTGCTCCTTTAATGCCAGCCTGTGTTGCTACATTAGCTAAGTATTTCTCTGTACCATCTAGCATTGAAGCAGGTGCTTGTTGAGTGATAGTAGGTTGGTGTGCTAACTGAGATTGAGGTACGGTCTGTGTACCCATAGAGCCATGCGCTCCTAATGCTCCTAATGCCAATGCTCCGCCTGCAGCCCATTGTTTCCAACCTTCTTCTAAATCTTCTTCAGATAGATCGGCTGGATTGTAGCCTTGCTCAACTAGATGACGATAGTATTCATCACCTGTCCAACGTGAACCTTGTTCACCGTATTCAGTTATAAATTCTTTCGCTCTCATTATGCGCGGGCTTTCTTTAGAACACTACGAATCATCCATTGATGTTTTTCGTGAGCATCTAACCTTTCAGCGATAAAGTTAGCAATACCTTGTTTGTTTTCTTGTGTAGCTGAAGCAAAGCAATGATTAAGTAATTCAATCATTCTAGCGTTATCCTCAAACAATTCAGCAAACATTAATTCAGCACGTGGGATTTTAAGTTGGTCTTGAATGATAGTTAATTCAGCATAGCGTGTTAAGCTGCCGGGTGCATAACTATCCAATGTACGAATATATTCAGCAATTTTATCTACTGCGCTGTATACTTCTTCATAGAAGTTGCCAAAGAATTCGTGATATTGAGGGAAGTTGTCGCCCTCTACATTCCAATGAAAGTTTTGTGCCTTGATGGACAATGAGTTAACACTTGCCAATAATACTTTTAAATCTTCTGTTAACATAATTATCCTTTTATTCCTTTAAAGATGGCTGATTCATTTGGTACACAATTGTTTACTCTAACTCCGCCTTTCATCTTAGTTCCTTCTTTATGCTTGCCTGTCCAGCATTTAGGATCTAAACGTACTTTTTCTTCATCAATATTAGGATTATTAATTTGTTCTGCTACACTATTCAAATGGTCATTACTTGTAGTAACATAACTATACATCCAACCATCTAAACTTACACCCTTATCTAATTGATTTTTAATATGAATAGCATTTTTAATAATTTCACGGATCTCGCCTTGCGCCATACCATCAATTTGGTCATCCTCAGTTGTTAATGTACCAATGCGTCTTTGGCCAGAACTTTTGAACATATCATTAGTTTCTTCATATGTACTGGGTGAGGGTAAGCCAACTCCTTCTTCAACTTTCTTTTCATCATTGGCAAATTGTTTCTTAGTTGCTTTTACAATGCCACTAAAACGCTTGTTGCCTTTTTTGAAGTCACCTTCACTATCTGCTTTACTAGCATCGGCTGAGGCAGCAGTTTTGTATTGTGCTAACTTTTCGTTAGATAGTTCTGTTAGAAAATCTGTTGGTTTCATATTATTTCTTCTTATAACCTTCACTTACCTTTTTCTTAGCAGCATCCCATGCAGCATCAGTTTTTACATTGTGTTCTTTACCACCAGCACCAATATCAGCAATTCTGCTACCAATATCTTTTTTAGTTTGTACTACGGCTTTGTTGTGCTTGTCTACTTTACCTTGTAGCTTTTTAGCAAAGTCAATTTTGCCTTCCGCCACACCTTGCTCACTACCTTGATCCATATACCATTTAAGAATTCTTAACAACTCAGTAAGTGCTTCTTTTCCTTCAGGATCACTACAGTAGTTTTTAGCCATTCTAGCCAAGTTGTACATTGTTTGCAAGTTGCCAGTGCTTACATCACCTTCATTCATACCTATCTTACGCATCACCGCTGGAGAAGCGATTTTAGAAGCGATATTTTGTATCGTTTCTTTTTTTCTTACTTGTCCTGCCCTATTGTCCATTTTTTGTGATACATTATCATAATGTTTTGCTAATGGATTCATATAGCCTCCACCTAATGCATCATGTAACTTGGGCTCCATTGCTTGATTACGTTTGTCTGTAGCAGCCTGTGCGGCTCTTCCCAAAAGACCAGAACTAAGTTCATTAATATTTTGCTGACCGTACATATCATGAATTTGGTCAATATAGAAACTATAAAAGCCACGGCGTTCATTATATGCTCTATCGCCTAATACTCTTTTTACTGCTAGTACAGCATCACTTACTTCTGGACCCTTCATTACTCGTAATGCGTCGGTAACAAGTGAATCAACTCTTTGTGAGCCTTCGTTCATGGCATCACTATCATGTTGCATCTCTTGACTACTGATTAGATAATCCATGACACTAACCATCATGCCTTTTGCTGCACCAATCTTCTCTGATACCCACTCAGGGAATTCAGATTGCGTAGATAATCTCTTATCTAAATCACTAGCAGCACGGGCGATAGTGTGTAAACTATTCTTTAGTGTCTCACCTTCATGTTCACCTTGATCTAAATCATGCTTAACAAATCCAGTTCTTTTTAATCTGCCCTGCCCAGGAATAACAATCAAATCTTGTTCTGAAAGATCATCTTCATTAACTTTCTTCATATCGGATCTAGCTTCAGATTTACTTATTTTATGTTTTTTCTCAAAATCATAAGAAGTTAGGTCTTTTAAATCTTTATTAATTTCTTTGATTTTGCTTTCCGCAATGCTATTAGCGTAAGGACCTTTCTTTTTGGCCTTGCCCTTGATTACTTGTTGTACAGGTTTTAGTCCACGAACATTAGTATCTTCACGGGTTTGAGTCATCATAGGCTGTGCTACGGTTGCGACTGATCCTGCTGTTGTGGAATTTTCTATTATTTGCTTAAATCTCATGACGGTTTCCCAAAGTTATAGAGTATTTATCAAAATACCACAATATAGAAACTTAATAGATTTTGCCGTTTGCTTTAGCAGTTGGGGGAATTCCTGCTCTACTAGTGTTCCAATAGAAGGCTTTTGCGTTCTTTTTGATAGAATCTGGATGTACATCTACTGTTAATGCGGTGCTATATCTAGGATCATTTTTTTGTTTTTCACTTGGAATATACCCGCTAGCTTCACTTATTCCACCACGATATTGATTATCTTTAATGCCAGCATAAGGACTTACTACTGGAGTCTTTTCCGCAGCAAATTGCATGGTGTAATGCTCATCTACAGTTTTCTTCAAAAAAGTATCAGCAAAATATTTACATTGCTGGTTAAGGTCTTTGTCACTAGTTTCTATGATATCAAACTGCCTGCTATCATTATCTTGGGTAGGATCCATATATCCGCAATAGACTTTTTTGATGCCTTTGCTGTTTATGTAATCGGTGCAACTCTCACCGAATCTTTCATCAGAAGTTCTATCATCATATTCGTTGCAAGGGCTTAATGTAGTTACTATAATACTACCTTCTGGCACTTCACCGTACTTGTTTTCATATGTGTCAATAGCATTATGTTCAGCATGAATCCATCTACCGTGTTTGTCTTTGCTTGTTTTTGCTACTATTCTGTCATCAGGATCAATAATACAAGCAGCAACGGCATGTTCCCCTGTCTTTTCTTTTATTTCTTTTTTAACAATGTTACATAACTTATACAAAATTTCATCTAATTTTGAATTGTGATTTTCTTTATCTTCCGCTACATTTTGCTGATTTGGTTGTTTAAATACACTATATATTTTCTGTGTATCAATACCCTTTACTCCATTTGCTTGTAATACATTTGCCACAAATGTTCCGCAATTTTCTGCTCCTACTGAGTTAGTTGTAGGAACTGATATTGGTTTTGATAATGATACAATTTTAATATTCTGTTTAGGAAACTCCGGATCATCTGTAACTGCGTTAGTAACATACACATCATTACCTTTATGCCCACTCATCTGTATTTGTTTTCCATCTTGTGTTATAAATCCAACATGATCATAACTCCAGCCTTTGGGTGTTTTATTACTACGAGCAAAGAATATTTTATTTGCTATTGTATTATTTTCTTTCCCTTCATCCTCATCAATGTTCTGATACATAGTTTCAACGGTCAATATCTCACTATGTAACTTGTCTCTTAAATCATATAACTTTGTTATATATCCCTGACTACGCAACATCTTATATGCTAAATTCTCGGGACCAAACTCACCACCTTTATCTAAACCTGCTTGTCTATATCTTTTGATTGTGTCTATTATATGTTTTACTTTACTATACTTTTTGGACTTGAGGGCTATCTCTATTAAACCTAATAACTTTTCATATTTGCTTTTGGTGGCGGTCTGGTCAAAATCACTTCTACGTTTAGTGGGTATTTTTATCCACTGGTCATTCATTACACTATATTCACCTAAACTTACAACAGGTTGTCTACTGTCTTGTACATATAATTCTACTGGAATTTTATGAATCGTTATATCATGTGTATCATTGTATATTGTTTTCTTTGCTGTAAATAATTCTCTATATACTTCATCAACAGGTAAATTACCCATGTCTACTAATATATGTAAATCTAAGTCGCTATATTTTGTGTAACTGTATGCAGCATTGCTACCTGATATTGTAATGTCATTTACATCTAAATCATTTACTCCCAATTCTTGTAAGAAATCTTCTGCTATTTTAAGTAGTTGTTCTCTAACTTCAGGTCGCAATTTTGTTCCATTCCATAACTTAGGGTTAAGTTTGTCGTGGAATGTTACTGCGTCACTTAGTTTAAAACTATTAAGTTCTTTTAGGTTCATTTTTGGGGTCAGGCTTCTGTGGTTTAGGGGGATATTTTGGGGGCTTATGTCTAAACCAACTCATATAGTATTTAGTTTTATATTAAAAAAGCCCCTTTCGGGGCCTTCTTATGCAGCTTTGACTGATTTAACTTCGTTGCCGTCTTTGTCAACTAGTTTCAATCCCATGCCTTGCTGACGTTCCAAGAACATAGGTCCAACTGTATTCATCAAATGTTCTTGATTTTCCATACAGAAAACATATGATCCACTGTGACGTAATAGAACACGCTTGTCCATCCAGATACGACCTCCTAGATCACGCCAGTTTTCACAGAATGTCCAATCTTCACTGTAATAACGATTTTGACGAACCGCAGTGTCAAAATATGTTTTCAAGTGTTGATCAAACTTTGGATCTAATCCAATGTCGTTCTTGTATTGCTTAACTGCTGGATGAGTTTTCAATTTCTCAAATACATGTTTTTTCATTAACAAGAAACCAGTACCTGCTTTAGATACTTCTTGCAATCCGTCTGGTCCTTCTTCAGCACCATCAAATCCATTAACTACCCATTTGATAGGCATAGTTTTCATTGGGTACAATCCACCAATAACATCTACGTCACGATTTAACAATACTAACAAGTGCCATGGCTCCCAACCAATGTCAGCGTCAACAAAGAATAAGTGTGTTGCGTCTGGCATGTCTAAGAACTTAGCAGTTAGTGTGTTACGGGCACGACTGATAAGACTTTCATTTACCATTGTTTCTAATGTCCAGTCAATGTTTAATTGTCGGGCTGTGTTAGCCCATTTAATGAAACTCATAAATGTTGATTCAGTCAACATACCACCATAGCAAGGCATAGCGATATGCACTTTGGTTGTACGTAGAAAGTCTACATTTACTTGTACTTGTCCGGCTGCGGGTGCTTCAGCAGGAGCATCTGCTGCTTTTGCTGCTTGCTCTGCTGCCGCTTGTTCAGCGATTTCTTGTACCATTTCTACTGGTACTGTTTTTTCTTCTGATGCTTTTGATTTCTTTGTTGCCATAAGGTCCTCTATTAAGATATAATTATTTACATCAGGAAGAGGGGTACGAATTATTTTTCTTCTAAATAATCCAGGCTTTCGGGGATATTAGATTCTTCAATAGGCTCAATTGTAGCACCCATCTTCATCTTCTCATTAACTGTCATATTCATATCAGACAGTATCTTCTGTAAAGCATTTAATCTATTATTAATTGGAACATTAGCTAAGGTATTACGGATACTGCCTGCATCACTGGGTTTGATTTTAGCTAACACATCATTAATAATCTTATCAACTACTGCGTTCTGTTGACCGATAATATTGCTTTTTTGTTTTTTTACTGGAGGGGTAACTTCAATTTCTTCAGAGTCCCAATTGTCTCTTACATAATCTTTATACACTTCTCTATTATGTTCCCAACGCTTTGCTGCTTTAGACAATTCAGGTGAATTAATATGTCTACCTAATCTTTCTAGTATCACCGGCAATTCTTTAGCAATTATACTAAATGATTTATGCATATCTACCACACCATGCTTCTCTTTGCCAGATAAGAAATCTTTCAAATCATTTGTTTGTGATGGGTATGCTTTGCACAAATCGTATAATTCATTCTTAAGTTTATTAATGTACATGTTCTGTGTCCAACGACCACCAATACCTGCTACAATTAATCTGAATCCTTTATCTAAAGCACCATGATTGTCAACATATTTCTCAGCTTGCATTAGCATATTGTTATATACGCCAGCAATAGGTTCACTAATGTCATTGACAACGGCTCTTAATGTAGATTCTTTACTTGTGCTTTCTACCACCGGTTGTTCTCTAAATGAACTAGGGAACAACTCAATATTATATTTTTTAGCCAATCCAAATACAACAGGTACTGTAAGCACATGACCGGGCAACATTGCCCAAGCACCTAAACCCAATCCTCTTACAACATCTTTAAGCTGTTCGTTGGCAATATTCATTTCTTCTTTACTTACAGTTTCACCGTTGGTATAGCGTAGATATGTACCTAACATTAATTTTGATTCTTCAGCTTCTTGGCTTAAACCATTTTTTAATTTTAGTAACCAATTTTTAATGCCTTCTTTAGTTGGTATCTTGTTTTTAATATCAGTCATTGAAGGCATACTAAATCCCTCATCAACCGTTTCTACACCCATGCCAGCATCTAATAACTTAGTAACATTTGCTGCTAACTTAGGATTCTGTTGTGTAGCCGGATATAAACTCATTACCATCGCTGTCTTGCGCTTATCATTAAGTTTAGGCCACATCTCACGAATCTCACTAGCACTAGTAATCCCAGGCCCAAACTCTATGGTCGGTAGATAAGCCATATAAGCGTGTTTACTAAATGGTTGTAAGTTTTTACCCGTATACGGTTGAAAATAACTAGGACTACCATCTTTCTTTGTGCCACCTGGTTTAGGACTTTCGTTGCGGTCCTTCTCACTACGTACAAATATTAATACATCACTATTGGGATCGTATTGACTTGTAATTTCTTCTGCTTTGAATGGACTCTTAACTTGTATAAAATGTCCAGGAGCAACACCTGCTACCTTAGCAAGTTTTTCTTTAATCGAAAAAGGGAAAGGTCTTTCTTCTTGACTATTAGTAGCAGCCACGTATACATCAGCACCGGGGAAGGCTTTTACTGCTGCTTGATATAGTGAGGCATGACCCGCATGAAACGGGTGAAAGCCTCCGGGCATCACTACTATTGTACTCATTATTGTCCGCTTGTTATTGCCTGTAATAGTGCTCTGGCTACTACACGGTCTTTTTCTTGTTCTTCATCTGACAATTGAGCATAAGGAATGTTCATTAACTTTTCACGTTGTTGAAGTTTTGCTTCTAACTTACCTGCTGCTTTTAGTTTTTCAGTGTCATCAAATTGTTCTGGATTCTCTACAAATTGTTTAGCGGTTACATTCCATCCATTATGTATCGCATCACTAATCTTTTCGATATCAGTAACACCTGCACTAATTAACTTTAGTGCAAATTCGGCTGATTTCAAATTAGCTTGCCAACCAAATGTATTGCCTGGACTACTTCTTCCATAATGATAAGCATCATCTAATGCTTTGTCACTAATCTGTGCAAGGTGACTTATGTCCATGCTTTCGTTTATCATGTCAATATATTTTCTAAATAATTCACCAACATTCTCGTCCATTTTATTTTCCTTAATAACTTAATTTAACGTAATTAACTAAACCCTGCTGGAAGTCTACAACTTTTGCTCTCATATAAACAAAGTTACCGGTAACATTTGTATATTGTGTAGCATTTGGATTATCACTTCCATTAAATTCGTACACATCAAACCATTGATTATCTACTGATGCGGGATTTGCTAGTGTTGCTTGGATAACAATGTTTCCAATAATATTGGTTACGCTAAGATTAACTGTCTGTAAATCTCTGTTACCTAAATAATATGCTGCGGCCGGTTGAGCGTCCCCTACAACTGTGTAGGGTGCTCCGTTGCCTGGATTTTGATAGGCTGTCTGTGGTAACAGAATAAGTGTAGTAGATTGGCTCATTATGCTTTCACCACTTCAACTACTACACTTTCACCCACTAATTCTTGGGCAACTTGCTCAATTGCCGCTTGAACATCTGCACCTACAAGTCCACCATTGTCGGTGTCTGAATCTTTAACGATTTTACTGAATTTGACAACTAATATGTCCTCTACGATTTTTGCCATGATAATACTCCGTAGAGTATTTATCATTTTAGACAGGATCGGGTCGTTTTTCTAATTTGTATCGTTTTCCAAGCATATGGCCATACATTAATACTAGATAACTCAATGTACTTTCATTGTCATAATCAATAGAATGAGTTCCGCTAGTATAGCGATAACTCCAACTATTGTGTGAAGCAATCGGGCGTCTAACATACTCGTCTAACCAGTCTTTTAATGCATTGCTAGGGACTAATTCTTTACTTTTCTTAACAGTATCATACAAATCTTTGACAAAAGTTTTATCTTCAATGTACGCAGTTTTTAAGTAAATCCTGTAGTTATGTTTTGGCTTATTGACATAGTACTTTGTACCAGCAAACTGCTCAACTTGTACCTCAGTAATTTTTACAGTAATTGGTCCAAGTTCCTTCAATGTAAGCAACAACTCTAAATCGTTGCTGTAAACTGAAGCAGTATCACACTCAAGTCTAAAACCCACTGTTCCGGGTTTTTTGTTAGCATTGCGCCAATCAATGTAGTTAGTAATTTCGTTAAAATTTCCTACAATCATAGCTTTTCTGTCTGCTCTGATTTTATTGTATCCAGTAGAATCTATTCGTTTTACCAAATCTTCTGGAGTTTTAGCATAGCTAGCATAACCCAACCCATCTATTCTGAATTTAGCACGATATCTATACTTGTTGTAATAGTTGTTTTCCTTATATTCATAATAATCAATATTAGGAACGTCTTTAACTGACCTCAATAATCCCATTTTCATTCACCTTAGCTGTTAGTTTATGTGTTACTGCAAAATCAATTGCGCCGTCTGTCATCACAGCACTGATTGTAGCAGATTTAATGCGTTCAAACAAGACCTTTTTACTTAGAGGTACCCGAATCAATTCATCAATCTTACGTGCTAGTGGTCGTGCGCCCATTTTCTTATCGTACCCTTGCTCTGCCAAATACTCTACTACTGGCTCACTAAGGTTCAATGAGATATCATGCTTGTCCAACAAACTCTTTTTCAAGTCATCGGTAAACTTGATAACAATCTTCTTAATCGCAAGTGTATCCAATTTGTTAAACTTACAAATCAAATCAACACGATTTCTAAATTCTGGTTTGAAGAATTCTTTCAATGCTTTGTCATCTTCACCGGTCTTTTCTTGGCTACCAAATCCAATATTATTGCGTTCGCTATCACTAGAACCCAAATTACTAGTCATAATAATGATAGTGTTTTTACAGTTAACTTGTTTACCATTACTACCAGTAATATGTCCTTCATCCAACATCTGTAGAAAGATATTAAAGATATCTGGATGTGCTTTCTCAACTTCATCAAACAACATAATTGAATGTGGGTTTTTACTTAAGTCATTAATTAATCGTCCACCACTTACTTGACTATCACCAAACCCAACATAACCCGGGGGAGGTCCAATCAAGCTACTTACACTATGCTTCTCTCCATACTCACTCATATCATATTTGAGTAAGGGCATATCTAAGTTCTTGCTTAGAAGTTTAGCAAGTTCTGTCTTGCCAGTACCAGTTGGTCCTAAGAACAAGAAACTTGCTGTAGGTTTACTATCGTTGCCAATACCCGCAAATGAAACATATACTCGTTCAAGTACCTGCTGTACAGTTTCATCTTGCCCGTATAGTTTATCTTTGATGCTTGATTCTAATTTATGAATCAAATCAAAGTTGTCACCTTTCATCTTATCAGCAGGGACGCCAGTGAAACGTTCAACCTGATCAAACACAAGTTCTTTCGTAATGATTGCACCTTTGTTCTCTGCTACACGTTGTTTAGCGCAAGCGGCATCAAGCAAATCAATAGATTTATCTGGATTCTTACGGTCATGAATATAACGGTCAGCACTTTCAACTGCTGCTTTAATAGCATCATCGGTGATTTCAACATTGTGAAAATCATTCAATCTGCTGCTCAACCCATTCAAAATACGAATAGTTGTATCATGGTTAGGTTCATCAACACTCACACGATAGAACCTACGCATTAATGCACGATCTTTTTCAAAACTTTCGTAATATTCTTCCCAAGTTGTACTAGCAATAACTTTAAGAGTACCTTTAGTAATTGCTGGTTTAATCATATTGGCAAAATCAACCGACCCATTATTTGAGCCGCCTGAACCCTGCATAGTATGTGCTTCATCAATAAAAAGAATAGTCTTTTTCTTTGTGTTCAGTGCATCTAATACTGCTTTGACCTTTTCTTCAAAGTCTCCGCGATACTTACTACCAGCAAGCAAACTACCCACTTCTAAACTATATAGTTGATGGTCGTGCAAGAATTCAGGGACTTCTTTGTTAATCATCATCTGTGCTAGACCTTCAGCAATTGCGGTTTTACCAACGCCCGGGTCACCAACCATCAATACGTTACTCTTGAATCGTTTAGCAAGTACATTAATGATATCATCAAGTTCTTTTGTACGACCGATGAGTGGTTCAAGTTTACCCTGTGCTGCTAGTTGTGTTAGATTGATTGTATATTCTTCTAGAATTTCATCGGCCTGATTATCTGTTAGATTAGTATTTTCATTATGTTTATAATGTTTTTGCCAATGTGCTACGAATTCGTTTTTATTGATTCCATACTTAAGTAAGAAATAATGAGCATGGCTATTACCTTCACTTGCAATACTTAGATATAAATCTATTGTAGTAACTTGCCGGCGACCACTAAACAATACTTGTGTTACTGAACGATTCATTACACGTTCTAAGCTATTAGTTTTGCGAGGAACTACTTCATCTTCTTTACTTACGATAGCATGAAGGCTGTCCAAATATGCAGCGATTTCTTGTGACATTGAATCAATGTCAGCACCATAACTTACTAGGCATTTCTTAAAGGCTGAATGAGTTATTAGTGAAAGCAGTAGATGTTCTACCGTGACGTATTGATGTTTACGTTCTTTTGAGTATTCAATAGATTGTTGAATAATATGTTCAATTTCGGGTGAATGTGTCATTTAGACTCCTTTAGTTTTTGTTGAGAAATGCTATTGATTACCGTTTCATCTATTATATCAGGAATGAAAGGTTTTAGCAAGATTATTTGGTCACCATATCCAGTTGTGTTGTAAATGGGCATACCTTGTCCTGTTAATTTCAATTGTATATATGGTTGTGTTCGTGGTTTTACTGTTACCTCAAGTGTTTTTCCAGATAAGGTCGTGAATTCAAAAGTAGTTCCAATAATCAAATCTAATACTGATATGGAATGATTACAGACTAAATCATTACCTTGTCTATCGTATTTAAGATGAGGTTCGATACGAAAATCTACGACTAGACTAGCACCATCAAGTACGTTATCAATTTTCATTTGATTACCATTTTGTATACCTTTTGGTACTTGAATAGTTACTGCATGGACATTAGTGGGTGTTTGTAGTTTTAATAATTGTTCCCCGCCGTGATATGCTTGTTCAAGTGATATGTTTATTGTAGTGCGGAATACTTGTTGTTGTGGTTGTTGTCTACGTTGATTAAACGGGTCAAACGGGTTACCTCCCCCAAACATCTGACCAAATATATGTTCAAATCCTTGAGGCATTCCACCTTGATGATGGAATCCTTGTGGCATAGGATTATCATATTGTTGACGTTTTTCCGGGTTACTTAAAGTATCGTAAGCCGCTTGTATATCTTGGAATTTAGCCTTGTCGCCGCCCTTGTCAGGATGATGCTGACTAGCGAGTTTGCGATATGATTTTTTGATTTCGTCAGGTGTAGCTGTTTTACTAACACCCAAAGTATTGTAATGATCCATTCAGTTAGTATAGCATACTTTTATGCTATTGTCAACACTTTAGTTAACGCCGGCAACCTTTTCTTTAGTTCGGCCGTACGCGGCTATACCCAATACTGCACCCATTGCAATATGATATAGTCCAGCACCTTGCAAGGTTAACGGTTGCCACTGACTAGTAACTTGCCCATGATTTAATGCTTGTAATAGACTCCAAAGAATCGGAAACAAAATAAAATCCACAAAACATGTAGACATGTATAACCATCCCATCATAGGGCGCCATTTTGAATTTATCCAATGCTCACTTTCTGCATCATTGGCAACTAATATTTCAGCACCTTGCGCTGCATTAGATCCTGCGCCGGTTAATACTGGATTATTACCGACGCTCATGTTCATGTTACTTGTGCCGACTGAACCCATGTTGTTTGTTGACCCACCAAAACTTGTTGATCCGAACCCGCCTGGTGTTGAATTGAAGCCCGGTGTTGGTGAACCAAAACCACTGGTTGATCCAAAGCCTCCTGTTGGTGTAGCGCCAAATGCTGAAGGCCCGCTTGAAAATGAGTTGGTTGAGCCATAAGTACTTCCTTGTGGAAATTGTGATATAGTAGGATCGGCCGCTAATATATCGTGGTGATCATCGCTCTTTGCTATTGCTGAATCTGTTGTTGCTTTCTGTGCTAATATAGTTGCCATTATAAACCTGCCATTGATATAAATGCTTTTAATTCGCTATCTGGTTCACCGTGTAAATTAACTGTGTCTAATCCTGCACGATGACGCATCTCGTTTAATTCTTCTTCATCTTCGTTTTGTTCACGATATTCATGCGGGCTAATAGTAATTTTTTGTTTTAATATTTCAGCATCCGCATCATAATCTTCTTCATCAATATTTATAGTCCACTCATTTACTTTTAAATCTGTTAATGTTTCTAAATCTTCTATCAATTCTACAATACGTGCTGGAACTTTTGTTCTACGTTTCATCTCAACAAATACTAGATATTTTCCAGGACTTAATTCACCTTCACTAATACTAGCATCAATAATCCAGTCATATCCTCGCTCAAACCAATCAACTAAATCATCACCTGCTGCTTCACTATTAACAGTAAATGCCAAGGTGACTATATCAGCATCTCTCCCCGCCTTAGCAGCATATTCATCTACGGAAACAGTAGGTTCAATTTGATCTACCATATCCAAATAGTCTAAGCCTTCATTAATGATTCTTCTAGTCATAATATACCTTACATTGCGGGGGCAGGTGGTGCACCTGGTGGCATGCCGCCCATTCCTGTACCAGCATCTTGTTCTTGTTCTTCCTGATCAGTAGTAGAATTTTGATCCAAATCGTCATCGTATGAATCATCTAGTTCTTCCAGATCAATTGTTTGGCCAGCTAAGTCAATAGAACCTTCTTTAATATCATCTAATAAATCTTTTGGTATTTCAATGTAAACAAACCAAATTTTCTTTGGTGCCATCTTTGGATAGCGTGTTCCAGGGACATAATCTTCGTAGTCTTTAACTTCTACTGGAACTTCAATCTCTGATTTAGCAAACTTGACTTTACATCCAACTGCTACTAAACGTCTAGCACCCTTAGGATTGGGCATTAACTTATATGGCCACATGAATACGCAGCTAACAGTATAGCGTTTTACGTTAGGACCTTGAACTAATTCACCCAATTCCCAATTACGATAAGCGTAAAGATCGGATTCGTCTAGTACTCGTTCAAAGTCTAGTAGGGTGTTCATTGACCCGTCACTGGTAAATATACCCTTTACGGTGTCTACAATGCTGACATAATCAACATTATCAAAGAAATTGTCGGCGGTTTCGTGCTTCATTAATATATTTATCTTTTATTGATTAATAGCACTATTTCGATATTTCGCAGTTGAGCCAAGTATTTAGTCTAAAATATTGCGTTAAAAGTCTGATACATTACAGCATGGGTTTTACTTTAAATAATATTGAGTATTATGAGTACTCACCCGCTCTTATAAAGGAGAATTTACATTGAGCAAACGGAAAACCAGTGCTTTACGCACTACTCAGCAAGATCCACGCTTTTCAAGCAAAAAACAAACAAATCAAACTTTTTACATGAAAGAATCAAAAACAATAGATTTCTCGCAAGCACAAAAATCTGTAAGGATCAATAAACGACCCGTACAGTTAGTACCTAAATCCCTGAATCAAGAAAATTACATTATCGCTTTACTAGATGAGGACACGGATATTGTTGTTGTCACTGGTCCGGCTGGTACGGGTAAAACTTATTTAGCAATGCAGGCTGCTATAAAAGCAATGCGGAATGGAGAATGTGATAGAATCATATTGTCTCGTCCCGCAGTAGGAGTAGATGACGAAAAACATGGCTTCTTGCCAGGTGATATCAATCAAAAGATGGAACCATGGACAAGACCTTTATTAGATGTATTACGTGAGTATTACACACAAGCAGAAATAACCCACATGTTGGACGAACAGATTATAGAGATTGCTCCATTGGCATTCTGTCGTGGTCGTAACTTCAAACACAGTTGGGTAGTGTTAGATGAAGCGCAAAATGCAACACCTGGTCAACTCAAAATGATTATGACTAGAATCGGCGTTGGCAGTAAGATTGTAATTACTGGCGATATTGAACAAGCCGATAGAAAATCAGCCGACAATGGGCTACTAGACTTACAAAATCGATTGAGGAAGGGGGTGATACCAGGGTTGCAGTTATGTACTTTTGACATCAAAGATGTTCAAAGACACCGCATCATTGAACATGTACTAAACTTGTACAGTTAAAAAGAGGGGCACTGCCCCTCTTTTATTTCTTCTGAATTTCGCTTTCAGTATTATTCTTTATTAATTGGTCTATCAATGTTGGATATACTCGTCGGTAATATTCAATCATTTTATCCCAATCACTATCTACTACCTTCCCCTCAACTACGCATTTGTCAATGTTCTTTTTATTAAAATCTAAAATGACATTGCACGTTTGAATGTCAGAGTTCCGTACTTTTTTGCTAATACTAACTTGTTCATCAATCTGTCCATTGGGTTTACGAACAAAAGTAATCAATAAATATCTCACGATGTTAACTCCACTAATGTTGCTGCTAGACTAATCTCAGGGATTCCAACTAATGGCAAGTTTGCTAATCCATTACGAATGACAATGATACTAGCATCACGTTTTTCTTGTTGCTTGCCCCATAAGTCTAAGTTGTCATACATCCACTTATAAGTATCTTCAATACGTGTTGGGTACAACGCAATGTATTGCATCAGTTGCTGGCGTCCCTCAAGAATCTTGCCAGCTTTAAACAATGTTGTTGCTTCTAACAACAATTCATGTTCACTGTTACCTTCTGATTGTGGGGGCAATAGTTTTCCTGTGCTGCTATTGACTTGTAGTTGATTCAAGCATTTACGCAAGTCTGGATATGCTACACGAACATAGCTGTCTAATGTATCCAAGTCAAACTCAATACCCTCAGTTACAAGAACAGTTGCTGCCCTTGCTGTATATTCTGTGCGATCAGGCTTAGCGATATGAAATTTGTGGCAACGACTTTCACGCAATGCTGGAATGATTTTGTGTTCATAGTTACAAGTAAGAATGAACCTTACTGTATCAGCATATGCTTCCATATCGTTACGCAATGCTGCTTGAAACTCTGGACTTGTATAGTCAGCCTCGTCAAGTAAAATCACTTTAAACTTACCGAACGGCATTGTTTGTGCGAATCCATTAATCTTATCACGCACAACTGCTACACCATTCTCGCGGCTCGCATTGATTTCTAATACATCATAATCTTCTACACCAAGTTCATTAATTAAAACTTTAGCAAGAGTAGTCTTACCAGTACCCGGGTCGCCACTTAGTAATAGATGTGGGATAGAGCCATTGGCTATCCAACCTTCTACTTGTTGTTTTTGTCGTTCATCTACAAAGACATAATCTGTTACAGATTTCGGACGATACAACTCAACCCATAATTTATTTTTCATTTTCTTAGCATTTCAAGAGTTATAATATGTGCGATACCTTGACCCAAGTCTTGGTCACTATTAATGATATGCAATGCTGAATTGCGTTCATCTGTTCTAGGATCATATTTGTTGTACTCCATTACATATCCACCGTTCGCTGAATGTATCGTAAAGTTCATACCATTTGGCTGATCCATCCTACGACCTGAACTAAGAGTAGCAATAGTTTTTGATGTAGCTATCACATCACCGTCTGAACGGACTTTATTCCAATCTTCTCTAACCCATTGAATAACTTTTTGCTTAAACCAATTTATCATTTAATATACCTTATCACTCCAAGTTTCGTCTTTTAATTTCTCGTCAGATATAAGTAAAATATCTGCCGGATCCACTCTGCGAATAGTCTTTGGTCCTTCTTCATCTTCGATATCTATACCACGAGTCCAACGACCATGACTAATCATAATCCATTTACCAATCTGATATTCTGGGTCTGTGTTAGTAGAACCGATAGCATAAATCTTCCCCCAACGAGGGCGAATACCTGCGCTTTTCATATCGTCATTGGGTAATAGAATACCGCTGCTGAGAATTCTAACATCAAAATCCATATCACACACTATGATATGGGCGCCGATTGGCTTGAATTGGCTCTTGTTAAAACGATGTGGTTCGAATGCTAATTTCTTTTCTTCCATATTACTTCTTCTTTGTTGATTTTTTAATTTCTTCTTCTTTGATTTTTTCAATTTCTAAATCATCTTCAAATGATTCTTCTAATTCTAATTCTTCAGGAAGAAGTTCTGCTACGTCAATCTTTGCTGGTTTGGTAGCATCAGGTTGTAATTTTTGCTGAGATTTTTTAGTTACTTGTGCGGAACGATTACCTACTGTTTTGGTATAAGCGTTATTTACTTTGTCTGTTACTGGTTTTACGACTCTACCAAATGCATCAATTGTGTCTCCGCGGGCGTTAAGATTCTTAACATTCCCCACTGCTCGTGTTTTTTCATTTTTTTGAATCATGGCGCCCATGTCCACGCTTTTACCCATTGCTGATCTGTATATACTTGCCATTTTTAATCTCCTTATTTTAAGAATTCGTCTACCGATAATTGATAGTACAAACTATTTATACGATGAATCCCGATCAAATACAATACATAACTAGCTACACTACTGCCACGACCTACACCCCATACTATGTTATTTCTACGCATTGTATCCACAAGATACTTTAGATACTTCAATAATGGGAACATATTCCTATCATGGAATTTTAATAGTTCATCCCCTGCACGTTGCAATTCTTCTTCGTTTTTACATTGATCCAATACCCATTTAGCAATGTCAATTTCGTAGTATTCTTGGGGCATTTGCCATTGTGATTGATTTAGTTCATCAAATTCTTCTAGTGATAGTTTGGTATCAACATATTCTACTAGTGTGGGTAGATTTTCATCTGAGAGAAAGATACTATCCAAATTGATTTGTTTATCTACGAAACATCCTTTGATAGTGCGTATAGGATCACGCATATACAAGTCACAGAGGTCATTTTCTGTGAGGATAATTTGTCCGTAATTGTCAGTTTTCATCTATGTATTATAACATAGACTTTTGTGTAAATCAACTATATTGGTTGTTTTTCATGGTCATTACTGAAAATAATTTCAGTAGTAGTATATTCTTTTTGTTCCCAATCTAACCCAACACTTGCCCAATCGCTATGTTGTTTTACCAATCTAACAATTTTATCCTTTTTGTTAGTCTTGAGTATGTCGGACATGTTAGTAGAACTATCACTCCACCAGCCTTTGTTACCAAACGGGTGATTAGCAACCGTTTCTATATCATATACAAATTTAACATCATCACTTAATCCAGACATAAGTGAAAGATCAGTAATGTGTAATTTACCTTCTGTTATTGCATTTAGTTTTAGTAACAACAATATGGTTATGATTTGGTCGTATGGTTCATCGGGCAATGTACAGACTTTGATATCAGCCTGCATATACTTTTCTATAGCTTTTTTTTCTGAATCTTGTACAAAAACACTATTACCCAAACATTCATGTAAGAAGTAATGTATCCTATCCATAGCTATATTTTGTTCTTTAATAGATGCTGTATCGACTTCCATTTTTAATGCAAGTTCGTAGATGGTCATTGAGAATTCACCCTCAAAGTAAACCCCAGCTTGGAATGCGAATTCACGTTCTATTTTTGTTGCCAATTTGATCCTCTTTTTGTATTGATACTTGACCTTGAATGTTTTGTTTTTTCATAACCTCGTCAAGTTTTTTGCTGGCTTCATTACGATATGTTTCAATTACCATATGAAGCTGATTGATTAATGGTCTATTGCCCGTGCGATGGGCAAAGTTTAGTTTATTCATCAGACCAGTTAAATCAGTCTGAATTTCCTCTAATGTCTTTTCAGACAATGCTGCTCTGTTTAAGAATGGATGTTCCATTCAGATATTTATTACCAAGATTGTAGTGCTAATCTTTTCCAAATATCATTGCCAACATAATATGTTGCAGTGGTTGCATTTGAATTTGTACTTAATCCTACTGTTGTTCCGGATACACCATTTGTTCTGGATTGGCTAACTGTGATATTTGGGCTAGCAACTGTTTTGATATAATAAACTGTATTCCCAATCAATCCACCCATATTAGCAGTAAAAACAATAGGAGCATTTACTGCGCTAGTCAAACTACTCAAATTGCCTGATAATGTGATAAGATTTCCACTAGCGAATGTGTTTGTAACGTTGGTAACGCAAGCTGTAGCATTATATGAATCAGTAGCTATATATACATATGATACCGGGTTAGCAAACATAGTAGTACCTGAAGCATTTGCACCAATAGCAATATTAGCCCCGCCAATAGATGATGACACGGTGAATGTATTACTTGACACCACGTTTCTTACATAATATGTAGTTCCTACTACAATATTACCTGCAAGTGAAGTTCCAGTAAAGACTACTGGTAAATCAGTATATAATTGTGATGTATTACCAGATGTAGTAAGATACGGGTCTGTGTTAGCTGTTATAATTGTTAATTGATTAAACGACGGGCTAACTGCTACATCACCGTTAACATCACCTTGCAATCCAGTTGGAGGAACAAGGCGTTGTTGTATTTGTGTTGTTATTCTAGGTCTATTGATTGGAGTAATGTACAATGTGTTTCCGCAATCAGTTGTACTTACCATGTAGTTAAGTTGAGTTACACCATTTGGAACCGTTACTGCTAGATTGCCACTACTATTAGAATAGTTTTCAAGTGTAGTTGCGCCTGTGTCAGGAGATAATGTTACACTTGATGGGAATGTGATTACAGCATTAGCTGCATTAGCTGCTATTGAAAGGTTAACTTGTACGTTACTTTGAGTGCCGGTTGGTGCCCAGCTACCAAAATTAATCGTAGTGTCTCCTGCAACTGTACCATAATGTACATCACCCAAAGACACATTTACCAATACAGTGCCTGATAATGCGTTACCCAAATTATAAGTGGTTGCTCTAAAGCTACGTGTACTTGCGTTACTGATAAGGGTGTTAGCCATATCATTATTAATAGTTGTACCAATTAATGCTTGTTTAACTACTACTTTGTTTTGTAGGTCAGTTATTTCATTGCCAGCAGCATTTAAATTGTTTACGATAGAGGCAAAGTTATCTCTGAAGCCTTGGCTGTTGTTGTTCACGCCCGGGACAGGATAATTTACATTTATTGCGTTTGTGTTGATTGTACTCATGTTTGTATTCCGTTATATATATTTAGTATTGCGTTTCATCCGGCAAAATTGTTTGTCTAGGGAACAACACATAGAAATCTTTGCTATTTATTGGGTCAGGCACTGGAGTAGCACTGGGCAATCCTGACCATGCAGGTGGACTTAATGTATTTTCCCAATTGTAAGTGATACTCTTGTTTACCGTAAATCTATCTATATTGAAGTTAATTTGATTAAGAGTATAAGGCCAATTTGTTTCTATATTTGTTTTAACAGATTTGGCGTATCCTGGTAATGTATAACATATTACCCAAGCCTGAGTATAGCCCAATGTACTACCGTTTTCTTGTTGACTTGTCATCCATAATGGTAGTAATGTACTATCAAATACTTGTCCTAGTACATTGGATACTCTAGTACGCATATTATATAAACTGTTTGGATACAATGTTCTAGCATATCCCGGTGTTCTACTTGTATAATAGCCTGGCGCTAACTCTTTATTATAACTAGTAAAGATATCAGTTATGCTTGTATACCAAGGACCCAAACCCAAGTCAATTGGTACTTGCCAGTATATACTACTAGGTACGCTTTGTCCTTGTGGATTGATTAAGTTGTCAATTACTTCACTATATACTACTTCATAGATGATATTACCATTAGCATCTTTAGCTACCGCAGTTTTTAATTCACCTAATGTTATGTTTCTCCAATAGTGATTTCTAGTAACGGCGGCAATATATTCTTCTAAACCACTAGCGTATATTCCGTAAGCATGTTCGTAAATGATACTTGTAGCTTTTCCAAAGTTTGAATCATCCGGTCTGTACAATGAATCAGTAGGAATTAAATTTGAGTCATCTAATAATGTGCTCAATATATTTCTATCATTAATACTTGGTGCAGCTTGAATATAAAGAATATCAGTTGGTTGACTATAGTTTTGATAAACTGTTACCTCAAATGTTTTACTTGATGTTACGACAGGATACGTGGGTGAGTATGCTTGTATTGTAACACTAAAATTTGTAGTGTCCCCGGTATTTAAAAATACATCAGATGGTTGATTAGCAACCACCCCGGTTATTTCACCGTTAGTTAATAAAGTTAGATTAGGCGGCAATGAACCTGACGTAATTCTGTATAACAACGGTACATCTGAGTCTGCTACAACCTTTAATGTACTTAATGTTCCATTGTATATAGTTCCCAAATTTACTGGGGTTATCCAAGTAATGACTCCAGTAATATCTAAACTTAAAGTAAATGCAAAGTTAAAATTAACACTAGATATGCTACCATTGTTGATTTTACGAACACTTACAGTAAATCTATAACTGTTGATACCCGGAGAAGCAAGATATGGATCGCCGGTAATCCATCCGGTAGTAGTATCACCGGTCAACCAATTTGGTAAATTAGAATATACGTATGTAAGCAATCCGCCATCAAAATCATGTCCTATAACTTTAAATGCAAAATAATTATCACTTAAATAATTCCCCATTTGGGCACTTGCAGAAGGTGATACTGGAGGTAAAATATAATAACCATAATATGGATCTGTATCATTTACTGTTATTGTTAATGGGCGAGTATTTAATATAGTAGGAATTCTAGTATTAAGTGCTTTGCCCGGGCCACCCTGACTTGATGATAAATTTTGATTGATAACTGTTATTGAATAAGACGAGAAATTACCACCCAATGCACTAACTAATTTTAATACAAAATTATAAGTCCTACTAGTAGGTTGTCCTACTGAGACAGAAGGCAATGTTACAGTCATTGCACCAGAATCATCAGTCAATTGTAATATACTACCGTTTTGCGTAACAGATATTGCAAATGCATTGTTGGTTATATCTATTTCTCTTATGTAATATGTCACACCAGCTACAATATTACCAATTGGATTAGTAAATGTCACCGGTCTTCCTATTGTTATACCTAACACTGATATACAATATATATAATCAGTTGATGCAGTTGTAGTCAACCCAACTGTAGTTATTAATGGTAAATTAACTGAGGTTGTAGGTGGTGACGCATAACCCTGTATCATTCCAGTTGGTGATACTTCAATTCCGGGGGGTAATGATCCTGATTGCAATTCAACGGTTACTACATTATCAGCAGATGGATTAGAATATGTTATTTGTTGTTGAACCCAAATGCTATCTTGAGTACTCAATATCAAACCAGATTCTGTAGTGAATTGCGGAATAGCACTTCCAGTAACTGTCATATTAAAAGTTCTATCACGCAAGTTTCCTAAATTATCAGTAGCACGAATAGTAAATGCTGTTACTGTATTTTGTGTTACTAGGGTAGGTATACCGGTTAATATACCATTATTTGAATTCAATGTAATATTAGTAGGCAAATTGCCTGATATTAAAGTATATATTATACTAGTAGCAGGTGCTACTGGCGATGCTGATAAAACAAAGGTCATTGGAAGTCCATAAGGATAACTTCCTATAGATCCGGCTGACGTATTCCAAGTTGGTTGTGCCATATTAACTTGTTAAATAATGCATCGCTAATTCATAGTGATGCTTTCTATCTTCTAAACCAATTGTACCACCATTGATACGTTTAGTTAATGTTACAAAATCACCACTATCACAGTATTGATTTAGTTTGTTATTATCCCAGAACCATCCTGCACTTGCTACAGCACCATTTGGTGTTTCTAAGTAAGCTATTGTATCTTCTAAACTCATATTCAAATCTTGTGCGAATTTAGTATAATTAGCACGACCAGTCAATTGAATTAGTCCACGTCCACAGAAGCGATATCCATCACCTGATTCTTCTGGTCCATTACTCATACGATTAGCATAGACACGATTAGCAATCATTTCTGGCTTTTTAGCATAATGACTTGCTATTTCATCATTGGGGAAATATTTACCAAATGTACCGCGTAATCCTTTAGCACTATAGTTTAGATTTTCTTTGATAGCAGTAAACCCACCAGATTCATGGGCGCATTGTGCTATGAATCCTGCTAGTCTTGACGGATTAACATTCATGTCATAGTATTCAGCCACTGTGTTTAGTGGTTCCAAGTATCCCTCAAGCACACTTGCTTTGGTTTTGGGACACATATGTGTTAATAAATCTAGGGTTACCATAATACTTCCTTATTATAGTATTTATCGTTTTGATTGAAGGTTGTTGATGACTTACATATTCTGTGTATTTGTTGATGGGAATTGACGAGATGTTCCTGGCCAGATAATACGAACTGCACCGGGGATTGCAAAACTATTTACTCCACCGCGCATACCTCCACCGTATGTATTTAAAACAAATGGATCTGTGGTGTATTTGTTTCCGCCACTACCACCTCCACCGTTTTGACTATCTGCGACTCCGGTGTTCATGCCGCCTGCACCATTACTACCTTGTCCTAAAATTCCAACTCCACCTCCAAATCCCCATCCCTGCGGGCCGGCACCACCACCACCACCACCGCCCCCTGCGCCAGCTTGTCCGGCACCATTTACACTGTCGGAGTTTTGACCAAATCCATTACCACCTGCGCCTGAATATCCACCAGCACCACCGCCGCCGCCGCCCCAATAATTACCGTAACCCGGGCTTCCGCCCGCGCCACCGGGATATCCCGTGCCGTAAATAACACTTCCCCCGGCGCCACCACTAGCGGTGCCAATTGGACTGTCTAATCCTCCACCCGCAGCACATGTAGTAGTATTGAAACTAGCATCACGGACATTAGCACCACTATTAAGTGACGGGACAACAACTGTATATCCTTGCCCCGGTATTACTGTAAAATTATTTACATATGCCAATGCCCCGCCGCCGCCGCCAGCAAAATAACTATTTGTCCCGTCATAATATCCTGGATTCCCTGCACCACCTGCACCTACACAAACAACACTTACACTAGTTACACCGGTAGGTGCAACCCATGTATATGTACCTGGCGTAGTATATGCCTGTTGCCCGGTTGGTTCTATTACCGCAGTAAATCCCGATATTCTCATTGGTCCAAATGATATTCCCATATATTACTTCTTTAAGGTTTAGGATATTTTGCTTTAACGGCAAGACAAGCATCAATATAAGCCTGTATTTGTGCTTGATCACCTTTGACTATGCCATCAATATAATCGGTCATCGGTGGATATTCTGCGGCTCTATCTCTTTGGTATTGAGTTTTTGCTAGTTCAGTTTGCATTGCTATATATGAGTCAATTAGTACAGTGGGTGCTTCCTTAGCAACAAACTGACCATCAATATATGCCCACCCGTAAGGTGCAGAGCCGCTTGGCTCACCTTGAACAATGAATGCCTCCAACGCCGTGTTTTTAAAAACCTGCTCTATGCCGCAGGTGTAGCGGTCTTCAAGTTCAACAACGTCACCAAAAAATACTACGTTAGTAGCGTTAACTAGGGTACTCATACGATTGCTCCTTGGGAGAAGTACACACGGCCTTCATAAAGTTCATTATTTTGCATTGAACTACCAGTTGCGGTATTTGAGTACATTAAAGCCGCTTTACTTGCTGTTGGGAACGCAACTGGGTTTGGCGTAACTAAAGGAGTTGCAACGATTGCGAGTGCGCTAGTGATGTTTGTTGTCAAGGGTTTACCAATAATTGGCGTACCGTTGACGATTGTGTATGGGGCAATGTAACCAGCCGACAAGTAAGTAGCGTTAATGGCATCCCAAGTTCCGACAAAAACAAAACCTTTAGATGCAGAAAGCGGCGACAAAATAGCCAAGTTGTTTCCACCTTGTGGGGAAGTAGAAAATGCATTTACAGAAAAATTTGTTGAAGCAAAAGTAGGCACTAAGTTTGCCAAATCAACACAAAACATACCTACTGTTCCAGCGCCAGCACTAACAGCAATTGCCCTTGTTGAACTTACTGCTACTGCGTAAAAATTACCTCCATAAGTCATAGCAGCACTACTGTTTAGAATTAAAGGCCCATAAACAGTAGGTAGTTGGAATGTCCATGTTCCACCAGATACGCTAAAACCAATTGCATACATATAGTTAGAAGAACCATTAGTTGCAAAAATAATTCCAGTGGTTGCGGTTAATGCAACAATGTTACCTCTACCTGCTGTACCTGTACTAAAAGATGTTTGAGTTCCAGCAGTGATAGCTGTACCACTTACTGTAATTGTATTAACATACGCCGATCCTCCAAAACCTGCAACTACCGCTGATGTACTTGATGTCGCCGCAATAGATATGCCATAAGTCATATTTCCTGCAAGAGTTATTACTGGTGTACCAATCGTTAAAGTAGAACCAGAAATATTTAAAGTAACTGTGTAACCATTTGTGGTAGTTCCATAAGCTATAACACACTGAGTTGATGACAATGCACATATTGCCATTTTGTACCAAGTAGGAGAATTGGCAGTAGTAATTCCAAAATTAATGCTGCTTGTTACCGCATAACTTGTGCCAGTAATCGTAATTAATTTAGCAACAAGAGGGACTGCTGATAAAGTTGGATCAATATTAGGCTGATAAAGAAGTATTGCTTGTGTCGGACTTATAGAAACAAACGTAGGAACCATATAGGTGCTGTTAAAGATAGCACTAGAGCCCACTTGACTTCCCACCCACAGTGGGTATGCGGTTCCTACTGAAGAATTACCCCCAGTAATAACATTTGCCGCGCTGCTACCGGCGTTTCCAACGTACCCAGAGTTATAAGCATAAATGCAAGTTGATGCGCTTGGTGTTGCCACAGCAGGTGCTTGCATAGCACAAGAACCAACGATACCGTAGAAAATTTGAGATGAATTAACTATCGTTGTGTTTGATTTCGTGGTAGTTGTTCCACTAATTGTTAAATAATATGAAGTAGGATAAGGTGTATAATTGTTGGAAAAAAGCAATGCTTGTGTTGCGGATATTGCAGAAATACTTGGAGCATAATAACTGCCTCCAGAATCAATAAATAACTCATTGCCGGCAGTAATAGTAAATCCGCTTACACTACAAGTCATTGCATAAAGGGCACCAGCACTATTTGCATAATAAGAAACAATAAATTTTGTTGCGCTTAATGCTGTTATTTGTGCAGAAATAGCATAGTTTGCCGAATTGATGGTAAGGCTATTAACATATGTTGTCGTAGTTCCTGATATTGAATAAAGCCCAACGGCAATCTCTGTACCAGATGCTGGACTATATACAAAAGCCACTAAAGTAGAGGACAAAGATACACATTGACCTCCCCACGCAGCTGTAGAACCATAGGTTGTTAATCCGTTATTTATTGCGCCGTACGTTAAAGTTGAGCCGCTAATTGTTGCAACTAATGCATATTGAGTTCCAGAACCGTATACCCCAGTAGCCATAATCAGTGCCGTAGTGGCAGTTAACATTGCTATAGATGGGTTATATACATAATAATTATTAGCATTCGTACTCAAAATTGCTATTGATTCTGTGCCAACAGTTATGGTCGTTCCAGATACTGTAATAGGTACAGCAGAAATACTATTAGGAGTGTTTTGGCCAGAGTTCCAAGCAATAATTCCTGTTGTGGAACTTAACATTTGTATGGTGGCATTTTTTCCACCAGAATAATACATTGACCCAGAAACAAATACAGGGGTACTCATCGTAAGTACACCAGAATTGTTTGTAACTACTGCTGCATAAATAGTAGTCGTACCACTATATGATCCAGTAGTGGCTTTTAACAGGTTAAACACATACACTGCTTGTGTTGAACTAATTGCGGAGATTTGAGTCCCACCACCGGGGTACATATTTCCTTTAGTAATACCTTGTATGCTTGTAATAGAAGGGGCGCTATTAACAATATCAGACGGAAAATTTCCAGTTGTCCAAACACCCGCAGCGGTAGACACATCAATTGCCCACATATAGTAGCCAGTGTCTGGGCCAATAGCTAACAGGTAGTTTCCTGCGTTGTCGTTGACAATTAAGGTGTAGGTCTGGCTCAAATTTTTGAGCATGAAATTAGCCAGAGTCAAAGCCGATGCAGAAGGTAAAGTGACCGTGATGTCTGCTGTGGGGGTAATTGCTACGTTGTTGCCGCCTACTGTTGTTGGAAGTGTTAAATCACTTGCTTGTGCGGGGTAATTTACAATACCACCGCTGCCCGGGCCAGTAGCGCCTGCAATACCAGTGGCACCTGTTGGTCCAGTAGCACCACTTGGCCCAGTAGCACCAGTTGCTCCCTGATCACCAAGACTTGCTGGATCCCATGTGCTTGTGTTTGTGTTATAATATTTTAGTACGGACATTTATTCTTTCCAGGCTGGATCTATTGTCCATGTTCCGTTATCGTACAAATATTTATTTCCAACCCAGTCCTCAGGTGGAGTAACGTTTTCAATAAGTTGAGCATTGGATGCGTTCAAATCACCAATGTCGTAACCTGGCGCATGAACTCGGTCAGTGCCAAAAGTTATGATTTCATTATCATTCCATATATATTTAGAACGTTTTGTTTCAGTGTGAATTAGTGTTTTCATTTTATCCTTTAACTAGAATGTTTGTTGATGTTAAAGCCAGTCCAGCATACGGTTGTGAACTTGCTGAAGATGATAGTGTGCCATCTGGAGCAACATAGTATTTAAGACCCGGTGTTAGACTAGATTGTGAATTGTTCGTGCCGCTTACAACATTTATGGTAGCGGTTTGACCATTTGTATACGCTGCACTAGAAAACCCAAGAAAATTACTAGTGGACAAAGTTCCAGCGTATGCGTTATATCCAACTACAGAAGGATAAAAACTTCCAGTAGTATTAAGCCCTGCTATAATTATTAAATATAAATTATCAGCAATACAACCTTGAATGCCTTGTCCTGAGATATTAGGCACTATAGATGCATAGTCTGTTGATGTAAAGGTTGTTCCAGAAATAGATGTTATTACTACAGGAATAGCGCCACAGATAAAAATAATTTTCCCAGAAGCCGAATAATAAAAACCAGTATACCCTTGATAACTTGCGTTTCTAGATACGTTTAATGTTGCTGGAGTTCCAAAAGTAATTGTAGACCCCGAAATTGAACCAACAGCAGCATACACTAAAGACCCCGCCGCTGAACACCAACAAGCCATGACTTTCTGGTCGACAGGAGAGTACGCTAATCCAAATCCATATCTATAACTAGTACCAGACGATGATTGCAAAACAACTTCTGACCCAACGAAAGTTAACGTTGTTCCCGATAATGTACCTATTCTTACTGTTGGATAATAAGAACTATTAAAACTACCAACAATAAATTTATTATTAACAGTATCTTTTGTAATTGCAGTCCACATTGTTTGACCCGTACCATTTATGGCGGTTGTTGTACTTCCTATAGATATAGAAGAAGTTGTAACCGTAAGAACGGTTGCAGTAGTAGCACTAACACTTGTGTCACACGTAACCCATATTACTTTTTGACTTGCAGAATCATAATAAAGTGATTGTCCATAATTATTAGTACTTGTAGTTGATACAGCACCTTGCGCGCCGGCTGTTATGCCTGTGCCAGATGTATAAGCGCATATAACATAAGGATAACTATCAGAATTTTGACTAAAAGCAAACATATGCTGAGAAATGTGCGATATGAATGTTGCTCCTGTTCCTGTTCCTGAACCTAAACTTACATTATTTGAATAAATTACTACAGGAGTACCAAATGTAATACTGTTTGAGGTAACAATACCAGCCGCAGCCATTAAATACAAGGTAGTAGGCTGCATATACCAAACTACAACAGTATTTTTAACCGGGTCATAAGAAGCATTTATAAAAGAAACATATCCGTTAGCCGCCGATGTTGTTGACGCATAGGTGAGACCAACGCCTACGGTAGCCGCAGATGATGTGATGGCAGGTACGCTCACCGTACCATCGCTATTCAAGATAACAGTCGCACCATTTCCCAATGTGCCTGATGCCACAGCGGTGACAGTTCCTGCTGATGCACCAGTAGCGCCTGCAGGACCTGTAGCGCCAGTTGTACCGTTTGACCCAGTAGCGCCAGTTGCACCACTTGGTCCAGTAGCACCAGTCGCTCCCTGATCACCAAGACTTGCTGGATCCCATGTGCTTGTGTTTGTGTTATAATATTTTAGTACGGACATTTATTAATCTACTCTATTTATGCGTATGTAGCACCGACCGTATACCATTGTGTAGTAGTAGGTGCTATGAATTGTAATGTAGCATTTGATACTTGAGTAAATCCTGCATTCGCTGCCAATGAATTAATTGTACCACCACTTGCTGGATATACTAATAAACTGTTAGCATTAGTATTAGTAATAGTTATTACCATACCTGCTACTGCTGTTGGCAATACTACACCGTTACCGGATGGTACAGTAGAAACAATGTTCATCTCTTTAGTCAATGCAGTAGCAGTACCTTGAGTAGAACCTGCTGCTGTTATACCAGTAGCAACTGAACGTAAGTGATATGATGTTACTGTTACGTTACTTGCTGAAATATTACCGTTTACAGTTAAACCAGTTAGTGTTCCAACTGAAGTAATATTACCTTGTGCTGCTGTTGTGACCGTACCTGCAGTTGTGGCACTAGTTGCGCTAGCTACAGTACCACTTACATTAGCACCAACCAATGAACTTAAACCATTACCGTTACCAGTAAACACGCCCGTATTTGCTGTAAATGCTACAGCAGTTACTGTACCATTAACACCAAGTGATGTTAGCGTACCAACACTTGTAATGTTTGGTTGTGCTGCTGTTGTTATTACCGCTGTTGAGTAGTTTGCTGTTAACAAATTACCAGCATTAACATTACCTGCTGATATATTACCAGATACATTTGCATATCCCGTAATGTTTGCACCAGTACCAGTAACTGTCATTGTTGTATTACCAACTGCTGCTATAGTTACATTACCGTTTGCTGTAGCGATATACACATTGCTGTTACCATTTGCGTGTGGCCCAATCAAGTTACCAGCAGTTACATTACCAGTAACACTTAAACTAGTTAATGTTCCAACTGAAGTGATATTGCCCTGAGCAGCCGATGTTACTGTACCTGCTGTTATTGCTGCTGTTGCTGTTGCGACTGCACCGGTTACATTAGCACCAACCAATGAACTTAATCCATTACCATTACCAGTAAATACACCTGTATTTGCTGTAAATGCTACTGCTGTTACTGTACCACTAACACCAAGTGATGTTAATGTACCAACTGCGGTAATTTGAGTTTGACTTGCATTAACACTAAATGTTGAACCAGTTAATGTTAATCCTGTACCTGCACTATATGTGCCTGCTCCAGAGAATTGTACCCAAGTGATTGATGTTGTTCCAACTGTGATTGGGCTATTTGTTGTACATGTCCAACCTGTATCCGCATTAGTTGTTCCTAATTCAACAAACACGAATGCTCCTGGCATCTCGGTGCCTGCATCAAAGTCAGTAGAACGAGTCAATACCCATGCTACACTTGCAGTACCAACTGTTGTAACAGTATATATACCATTGAATGCTGCTGATTGTGTTGTATTATTAACAAATGCACCTGCTTCGTTCTTAACAAGAATACGATCACCAACAGTTGGTGTATTACCACCGTCAAGAGTTAAACCAGCAGTTGTTCCGCTGTTAGTTAATGTTGCGCCAACACCGCTTGTTCCGTTGTTATAAGTATATCCAGTGCCGCCATTACCAAACAATGTTGCTGTTGTAGCGTATACTACTGATGCTTTAGGATCAAGACCCTGTGCTGTAGTATCAACATAGTTTTTAGTAGCAGCATCAGTAGATGCCACTGGTTCAGCAAGACTTGTTATGTTCTTGGTTCCCATATTAACATTACCACTTAATGTTAATCCAGTTAATGTACCAACACTAGTAATATTTGGTTGAGCGTTTGTTGTTACAGTTCCTGCAGTAGTTGCTGCACCCGATAATGCTCCAACAAATGTAGTAGCAGTAATAGATGCGTTACCTAAATTAGCACTAATACTTGTGTTAATCACAGCAGATGAATTACCATTTGCTGATGATGTAGAGAATCTTGGGTAAGCTGTAGTAGAAGTAGAAGTATTCTGTAATAATGCTGCTGCGTTTGTCGCACTGCCTACTGTGCCAGTTACATTAGCACCAACTAATGAACTTAATCCATTTCCATTGCCAGTAAATACTCCTGTGTTTGCTGTGATATTAGCTGCTGTGATTGTTCCACTTACACCAAGTGATGTTAACGTACCAACACTTGTGATGTTGCCTTGTGCAGCAGTTGTTACTGTACCGGCGGTGCCTGCGCTTACTGCGTATGTTGCATTTGCTACTGTGCCAGTTACATTAGCACCAACTAATGAACTTAATCCATTTCCATTGCCAGTAAATACTCCTGTATTAGCAGTAAATGCTACTGCGGTTACTGTGCCATTTACACCCAATGATGTTAGTGTACCAACACTTGTGATGTTACCTTGTGCAGCAGTTGTTACGGTTCCTGCTGTAGTTGCAGTTGCTGCTGCTAGATTAGCAACAGTAGTCGTTGAACTAACTGTTAACGGTGCTGTACCAGTAGCTATATTACTTGTGAATATATTAGCAAATATTACATTAGCGCCAGTTAAATTGCCGCCACTGCCGCCGCCTACTGTTAGATAGTTAGTTGTTTTGTCAAATGTTAAGTTAGCACTACCATTAGCAACACCTGTATCATTAAATATAACTTGAGTATTGCTACCGCCCAATCCTGATATACCAGTAGCACCTACTGCTCCAGTCGCACCTGTTGAGCCAGTATATCCCGTTGCGCCTGTAGCACCAGTTGCACCTGTGCTTCCAGTATAACCAGTAGCGCCGGTTGCACCAGTACTTCCAGTATATCCCGTTGCACCAGTAGCACCAGTAGCGCCGGTTGCACCAGTACTTCCAGTATATCCCGTTGCACCAGTAGCACCAGTAGCGCCGGTTGATCCAGTATAACCTGTAGCACCAGTAGCGCCTGTAGCACCTGTTGCACCAGTACTTCCAGTATAACCTGTAGCACCTGTTGCACCTGTTGCACCAGTACTTCCAGTATAACCTGTTGCCCCCGTCGCACCAGTACTTCCAGTATAGCCAGTAGCACCTGTTGCACCAGTAGAACCAACGTTACCGGTTGCACCTGTGGCACCTGTTGTACCAACATAACCCGTTGCGCCTGTAGCACCAGTACTACCTATTGTACCGGTCGCACCAGTAGCACCTGTACTTCCTGTATATCCAGTAGCACCTGTTGCGCCAGTGGATCCAGTGTAGCCAGTAGCGCCTGTTGCTCCGGTCGCTCCTGTTGCGCCTGTATAACCTGTGGCACCTGTTGTACCAACATATCCCGTTGCACCTGTAGCACCAGTAGATCCAGTATATCCCGTTGCACCGGTTGAACCTGTTAATCCAGTTGCACCCGCTGAACCAGTAGCAGTTGTGTCAACCCATAATACATTTGTATTTGCCGGTGCTGTTGCTTGTGCTACGATGCCTTGAGGGCCTGTTGAACCTGTTGCACCGGTTGATCCAGTATAACCCGTTGCACCAGTAGCACCTGTTGCGCCGGTCGCCCCTAATCCAGTAGCGCCCGTAGCACCTGTTGTGCCTATATAACCAGTAGCACCTGTTGCACCAGTAGCACCTGTACTACCAGTATATCCTGTTGCACCAGTAGCACCTGTTGCGCCAGTACTTCCAGTATAGCCAGTAGCACCTGTTGCGCCAGTACTTCCAGTATAGCCCGTTGCACCTGTTGCGCCAGTACTTCCAGTATAGCCCGTTGCACCAGTAGCACCTGTACTACCAATATTACCTGTTGCACCTGTAGCACCCGTTGTTCCTATATAGCCTGTAGCACCTGTGCTACCTTGATATCCTGTTGCTCCAGTAGCACCAGTTGCACCCGTACTACCAGTATATCCAGTAGCACCTGTACTACCTTGCGGGCCTGTTGAACCTTGAATACCTTGAACTAATGCTAGGAATAATGATTGATTATTAGTAAAGTTACTGGTACCAGTTCCGCCTGAGCCTGTTGAACTAACTGGCAATGTCCAATAGCTATTTGCTGCACCTGGATTTACATTTGTAGGTGCTCCTGTAATAATAAAATCTTGATAGTTAGCACTATTGTTTTGATCTTGTATAAGAATAGTTTCTGTTGCTGAAAGTAGTGACAAGAATACATCAATATCAGTTCCGTCATCAGTTAAATGACTGATATTAATTTGAGTAGCAGTAATTTGAGATGTTTGATTCCAAAGAATATCACCGTTGCCCGGGTAACCAGATGTTGCACCTGTATTTGCTTTGTATAAGAACAGACTTGTACTTGTGCCTCTAGCACCAGTTGCACCTACTTGACCTGTAGCACCTGTACTACCAAATTGACCCGTAGCGCCAGTAGCGCCAGTTGACCCAGTATATCCAGTAGCACCAGTTGCGCCAGTTGTACCTATATAACCCGTTGCACCAGTAGCACCTGTGCTACCTATTTCACCAGTAGCACCTGTTGCTCCAGTACTTCCAGTATATCCAGTAGCACCGGTAGCACCTGTTGTGCCTGTATATCCCGTTGCTCCAGTAGTACCTGTTGCACCTGTAGAACCATCATTGCCAGTTGCACCAGTTGCACCAGTTGTTCCTATATATCCGGTAGCCCCTGTTGTTCCAATAGCCCCTGTACTACCTTGATAACCAGTGGCACCAGTAGCGCCAGTACTTCCTGTATAACCAGTGGCCCCTGTTGTTCCAGTAGCGCCTGTTGCACCATCTACACCCGCAGTACCAGTAGCACCTGTTGCACCATCTACACCCGCAGTACCAGTGGCACCAGTAGATCCAATATTGCCTGTAGCACCAGTAGCGCCAGTTGATCCAGTGTATCCAGTAGCACCAGTTGTTCCTATATATCCAGTAGCACCTGTGCTACCTTGATAACCGGTTGCTCCTGTAGCGCCTTCATATCCAGTAGCACCCGTAGCACCTGTTGATCCGTCATAGCCAGTAGCACCAGTAGCACCCGTACTACCAACATTACCCGTAGCGCCTGTAGCGCCTGTAGTACCTATATATCCAGTAGCACCAGTTGCTCCAGTAGAACCAATTGTACCAGTAGCACCAGTTGCACCAGTTGTTCCTATGTATCCTGTCTCACCAGTCGCACCCGTAGCACCATCTACTCCTGCTGCTCCAGTTGCACCAGTACTACCTATATATCCTGTAGCACCTGTAGCGCCAGTTGATCCTATATTGCCAGTTGCACCTGTTGCACCCGTTGATCCTATTTCACCAGTAGCGCCGGTTGCTCCAGTTGATCCTATATTGCCAGTTGCACCAGTAGCACCTGTACTACCTATCTCTCCCGTTGCACCTGTTGCACCCGTACTACCAATATTGCCTGTAGCACCAGTAGCACCTGTACTACCAATTGTACCAGTAGCACCTGTTGCGCCAGTTGATCCATCATATCCAGTAGCACCAGTAGCACCTGTACTACCTACATTACCCGTAGCGCCTGTAGCACCCGTTGTACCTATATAACCCGTTGCACCAGTAGCACCTGTACTTCCAGTAAAGCCTGTTGCACCTGTTGCACCTGTTGCACCTGTACTACCATCGTTACCTACTGCGCCAGTAGCGCCAGTTGCTCCGATATCACCAGTAGGTCCAGTTGCACCTGTTGCACCATCTAATCCAGTTGCACCTGCACGACCGATTGAACCTGCTAAATTAACTTGCCAAGAACTGTATGGTCCTGGTCCACCGTGAACTTCAGCAATAGTTGCTACCATTGCACCTGAACCAGCATCATAACTATCTACTGTTCCAGTCATGTAATTAGAGCCATCATAGGCAATAATAACAGTTTGTCCGCTTGTATATGCCAATCCTGTACCAATTGTGAGTGATTTGCTTGCTATTGTAATAGATAAACTAGTTGAACTTGTTGTAGCAAATCTATCACTTACGCCACTAGCACCTGTTGTTCCTTGTAAGCCAGTTGCTCCTGTTGAGCCATCATATCCTGTTGCACCCGTAGCACCTGTAGCACCAGTCGCTCCTATATATCCAGTTGCACCAGTAGCGCCAGTACTACCTATTGTTCCTGTAGCACCAGTTGCACCCGTTGTACCTATGTAACCAGTAGCACCGGTTGCGCCTGTACTACCTATTGTTCCTGTAGCACCGGTTGCACCCGTTGTACCTATGTAACCAGTAGCACCGGTTGCGCCTGTACTACCTATTGTTCCTGTAGCACCGGTTGCACCCGTTGTACCTATGTAACCAGTAGCACCTGTAGAACCATCATATCCTGTAGCACCAGTTGCACCAGTTGCTCCAGTAGCGCCCGTTGTTCCTATATAACCAGTCGCACCAGTAGCACCAGTAGCACCAGTAGCACCCGTAGCACCAGTACTACCTATTGGACCTGTACTACCTGTAGCACCATCGTATCCGGTTGCACCTGTTGCTCCAGTTGATCCTATTGGACCTGTACTACCTGTAGCACCATCGTATCCGGTTGCACCTGTTGTGCCAGTGGCCCCTGTCGCGCCAGTTGCGCCAGTTGATCCTATTGTACCTGTAGCACCGGTAGCACCGGTTGTTCCTATGTATCCCGTTGCTCCAGTAGCGCCTGTAGCGCCTGTTGCTCCTGTTGATCCTATTGGACCTGTACTACCTGTAGAACCATCGTATCCTGTTGCACCTGTAGCACCTGTAGCACCTATATATCCTGTTGCACCTGTTGCACCTGTACTACCTATTGTACCTGTAGCACCTGTAGCACCTGTTGCACCAGTTGCACCAGTTGATCCTGTGTAGCCAGTTGCACCTGTTGCACCAGTTGATCCGTCATATCCAGTAGCACCTGTTGCACCTGTACTACCTATTGTACCTGTTGCACCTGTACTACCTATTGTACCAGTTGCACCTGTTGCACCTGTTGTTCCTATATATCCCGTTGCGCCAGTAGCGCCAGTACTACCTATTGTACCTGTAGCACCTGTGGCACCAGTAGATCCAATATTACCAGTTGCTCCGGTTGCTCCGGTTGTTCCTGTGCTACCTATTTCTCCGGTAGCACCTGTTGCTCCGGTACTTCCTATATATCCAGTTGCACCAGTAGCACCAGTAGCACCTGTTGCACCAGTGCTGCCTATATATCCAGTTGCACCTGTTGCACCAGTACTACCTATATATCCAGTTGCACCTGTTGCTCCGGTACTTCCTATATATCCAGTTGCACCTGTTGATCCTATTGTACCTGTTGCACCAGTTGATCCGTCATATCCAGTAGCACCTGTTGCACCTGTAGTCCCAACGTATCCTGTAGCACCTGTTGCACCTGTAGTCCCAACGTATCCTGTAGCACCTGTTGCACCTGTTGCACCTTGACCTGTAGCACCTGTTGCACCTGTAGTCCCAACGTATCCTGTAGCGCCTGTTGCACCCTGACCTGTAGCACCTGTTGCACCTGTACTACCTATTGTACCTGTTGCACCGGTTGCACCCGTTGTTCCTATGTATCCAGTTGCACCTGTTGCACCAGTTGTTCCTATATATCCAGTTGCACCTGTCGTGCCTATACCAGTAGCGCCAGTTGTTCCTGTATAACCTGTTGCACCGGTTGCGCCAGTGGATCCTATATAACCCGTTGCGCCAGTTGTTCCTGTATAACCCGTTGCACCGGTTGCGCCAGTATATCCTGTGGCACCCGTTGCGCCAGTTGCTCCAGTGGCACCTGTACTACCTTGATAACCTGTTGCTCCTGTTGCTCCTGTGGCACCCGGCGGCGGAGCAAACCATACTCCATTACCGTATAACACATTTAATGAGTTGCCGTTTAAATTTATAGTTGAAATATTTCCTATGCCACTCACATTTGCTACAGCAACTGAATTAGCAGTTCCGGCAGTAACTGCATATGTAGCATTTGCTACTGTACCAGTTACATTAGCACCGGTGATGTGATTTAATCCGGTGCCATTGGCTATAATTTTGTCAACAGTTAATGTATTAGAAGTATTATTGAATACAAAATTAGCACTACCTGCAAATAAGCCTGCATTGTTGTACTGAACTTGAGTATTGCTGCCACCTAATCCGCCACCTGCGCCAATATTAGTCCAAGCTAAATTTCCGGTGCCATCTGTTGTTAATGAGTAGCCTGTTGTGCCACCGGTAATATGTACATTACCAACTGGTCCCAGTGTTACACTAGCTGTATTTGAGAAATTAACGTTTCCACTACTGTTGCTTACTGTTAATCCGATTAAATTGCCTAATGAAGTGATGTTTGGTTGTGCATTTGAATTGCTAGTAAAAGTGCCATTAAATGACGCTAATCCGTTGCTAACATTAGCAAAGTAATTACTTAATACGTGATTTGGATTAATATCAACAACCAAAGTTTGTGTTGAACTAGTGATAGTAGCGTTACTTCCACCGTTACTGCCTTGACCAATACTTAACGAACTTGTAGCTACTTGTACACATGCTATATTGGCAGAAACAACAACATTACCTGTAGGATAATTAACAGTTATACCGGCTCCTGCTGTTCTATTAACAGACGTTACTGCCGCGTTTGCATTAGCAGCAAAAAGTTGGTCAAAGTTATTTTGTACTTTATCGAAAGCGGTTCTTATCGCATCAGCAGACGGATCATCGGGGAACGATCCAAAATCTATGTTTTGTTGACTCATGTTAGTGTTACCTATTTATAATGTATTTATCGTTATTTAAGAAACGGTGACCCAAAAAAATACCCGACTACTGCCGGGTATTTTAAATTACGATTCTATTATAGACCGCTTAATTTTCTATAGTCTTTTAACAAATCATTAGACTCTTTCATTGGGCTACCTAAACCATCAACGCCCATACGACTCTTTTGACCATTAATAACTGGGATAGTTGTTTGACCAGTAGATTTTTGTTTATTCAATCCACCACTGATAACTTTAGTCATAAAGTCAATGTCAGCTTCAAAAGTATCATCTGCGCTATTAGCGTATGATTCATCTACTTTTTTGTCTTTCTTGTATTTCTCGTCTTTCTTGTCATCATACTCTATGTCTTTAGTAACTTTCTTTCCTGCTTTTTCTGCTTTGTTGTCGTCTTTGCCTTTATGACCTTCATCATATTCAATATCGTTAGCAACTTTTTTACCTGCTTTTTCTGCTTTCTCATCTTTCTTTTCAGTTGATTCTTCTGAAAGCATTGATATTTTTCTGAAAAGATTAAAGAAACTTGATTCTGACATTGTTTCACATTTGCAAGGATTGCAATCACATTTTTTACAAGTGCCTTCATCTAATTCTTCTTTGCCGGCTTCTTCACCTGTAGTATCTTCTTTGCCTTCAGACGGGCTTGAATATGTTTCACCTTCTTCTTCATCTGCACCTGCATCTGCTGTTGCTAATGCTGAGTTAGCCGCATCATTGCCTTGTGTAGCATTAGTAGAGTTAGCTGAACCATTATCAGGAGGATTATCTTCAGCTACATTGTAAGCCATTTGATCTTCTGATTCTACTTCATCAACAACTTGTTGATCACCGGATGGCTCACATCCACATTCCATCATTCCGCATTCATTGCAAGGTTCTTCACCTTCATGTGAATGACCTTCTTCACCGTGACCTTCTTCGCTTTCATAATCACCACCACTTGGCATATCACCGCCGCCTGACAGTTTTCTCATCAATGCCATCATACCGTCATGGTCATCAACTACTTCAATTCCACCAGGAGCTTGTGTTGAGCCTTGTGGTGCGCCATAACCGTTTTGTTCGTCGCCGCCAAACAAGCCCATGCCTGCTGATTTGATGATAGATAATAATTGATCTGCTTCACCATCTTGTGCTGATACACTTACTGAATCAGGAGATCCTTGTTGACCTTTGCTGATAGAAACAGTCATACCTTCAGTAACGTCTTTACCTTCAAGTAAAGCATTTAATTGCTTGTCTAATGCTTCAAACGCAAATTCTTCTAAACGTGAATCGTAGTTTGAGTTATCAGTAAATGAACTTCCACCTACTTTAAATTTACCACCATGTGGTGTCTTAGCAAGACCAGCAGTGAAAGCATTGCCTTCGTCCATCTCATCATGTGCGCCATAGCTAGCCATTGTGCCTACTTCAGGAGATACTTCATCAACTGCTGTGCGACCTAGTATTGGCATTTGACCATAGCACTCGTCTAGACCTTCTTTGAAGCCATCATGGTAGCAACGTGCTTCTTCCATATCATCGTGTGTACAATTGTATGGCATTTTTCTTAATGCGTGACTCTTACCTTCAAGTCTTGCTGCTTGTAAATGATGTTCCATACCTTCTTTCACTTTCTTTTTCTCATCTTTTTTAGCAAAAGGATTTACACCTTTCTTAGGTGCTTCACCTTTCTTCTTTAAATCATTTTTACCTTTACCATCTTCAGCATAGTCAGGGATGTTGTTGTTATTTTCATCTGGCTTTTTCTTAGTATCTTTCTTAGCAAAAGGATTAACACCCTTCTTGCTTTCTAATACACCGCGATTAGCAGTACTTAGTGGGCTTGATTGAGCAAAGTGTTGTGGTGCTTCTGCTTCCTTCACTCCGTGTTGGGCAATGTTGGTTGGTTCTTCCACCGCGTGTTTTGCCATTTTTAATAATGGATGATTACTGTCATATTTTAATTGTTGCCTTTTACCATTGATATCAATATCTAAATTACCAAAATAATCGTCATACTCAGCAGTACCTATTTCTTTGCCGTTTTTTAATACTTTGAATGTACTAACATTCATCGTGCTCCAACCTTCTGGATCATCTTGTTCTTCACTGGATATTAATTCTAATGTGTAAGGAGATTCACCTTGAGATTCATGCATCTTGCTTAATGTTTTAGCAAGTTGTGCTTGCTTTTCTGTCTTAGCAGGATAATCTTCTTTATGTGCTAACACCTTTGCTCTAAACTGAGCAGGAGTCATATCATGTGATTTTGCTTTTGCAGTGAATGCACCTTTATTTTTTGTAGCATCTTTGATCCAATTATCGCCTGTTTCTTTCATTGGTGCAACTTGTGAGCCTGCACCTGCAGCAGGTGCAGCACCCGGAGCTGGTTGACCAGTTGGAGCAGCGCCTGGCTTTTGCATTGACATTGTACCATTCTTAGCTGCTTGAACTACTGCTGGATCTTGTGTAGTGATTGCTGGCATTGAAGGATTAGCAGGATCTTTAATCATAAAAGATGGCTTTGTTGCCATTTGCTGTTGTTGCTTTTGTTGTGGTGTAGCTGGCATTGGCTGTACTGCTAAACCTGCTTCACTTAACGCTTCATCCATTTGGTCAAAGTATTCTTTAAGACTATGCTTAACACTAGGCTTGCCACTTGGTTTAGGTGCTTTACCTATTCCCATTGCTTTGTTTAATGCTGTGCTATCATACTCTTTTGCTTTGTCAGGATTTGGTGGACGACCTTTGCCACGCTTTGGCTCATTTTGAGCACCAAGTTTTCCTAGACTCATACGACCAACTGGCTTACCATACTGGTCTTTAACATCTTCTGAACCGTGTTTGTTTCCATATCCACCTGGCTCTGATTTATGAACTGTACCTTTATCAGTAGTGGTTGTTGCTTCTGATAATTGGTCGAATGATTTTAATATATCTCTGATATCCATTTTCTTTTCCTTAACGGTTATATGCTGCGCCAGTCTTTGGCTTAGGTGGCATCTTTATAGTACTCATTGGGCTCTTATCACCCAACTTCTTATCATCTAAATATGGCTTGAACGGATCAAACGCATCTTTTGTTCTTGTTCCTGCATATGGAATATCAATCTTAGACGCTTTGGCTTGGTCTTTGATTGACTGTAAATATGAATCGCCATATGCTTTACTTGCTTCTTTGGCACCAGGTTGCTCACTCATTTCTTCTTTGTCAAGTAATGGACTATTTTTCATTTCATTCTCATAGCCAGCCATTTCACTATCAATGCTATCATCAAAATGAGTTGCTATCATTCTGACCATGTTAACGTTGTAACCTAATAGTTGAGCAAGTTGTTGTACCATTGGTTCTGTAGCTGGGTATCTAAACTCAACTTTGATCAATGTAACACTTTCATTCTCTAAATTAGGAAATCCGTATGGTGTTTTTTGTATCGGTGTGCTTTTAGGCTCACTGATTTCCACTGGGTCAAACTTGTTTAGATTGTACTTAAACATATCTATAAAGTCTTTATCAATGGTGCCGGCAATTTTGATAGTGTACTTGTAAGTCTTTACACTTTCCATAATATGTTGTTTAAGGCTACGCATTTTTTTATTCCTGTATATATTATTTATCTTTTTAGTCGGATTTCGCTGCCAACATCTTAAGTAACTCGTTTCTGTCAAGTTCTCTACCCTCACCCAACGGGGTAGCCTCAATCTCTTTGTCTCTACTTGCTTCTTTTTGATCCAATTGTGCTTTTTTTAGTTGCAAATCAATCATTTTTAACTTCTTATTTAGTTTAGCAGTCTTTGCTGTAATAGCATGACCTAGCATAGTTCCAGCAACATTGAATATCTCACTAGCATATCTACTATCAACTTGCATACCCAAGTCCATTAAGTCTTTGTAGCTATCTTGTGCTAATGTAGCAAGACTATCCATCTCGTCATCGGCAGCTTCTAATCCACGTACTTGGGGTAATGCTTGTTCTATTTTTGATAGACTATCTAATGCTTCTGTGGTGATTTCTTGTGCGTTCTCTGGCGTCGGTTTTGCCAAAGTGTCTATTTCATTTTGGGGAAGTTCAAAAAGTTCTTCTAGCTTTTTTGTCATAAAAGTATTTAGTTACTTTCGTGACCCGTTTCTAAAAAGGTCATCTTCAGTTATGACTCTAAAAGCAAAACCTTGCATTTTACAATATGCTGTAGCAGCAGCCCATTTCGCATGATTTACTGCAACCACTGCTCTATCTCTTGCACTTGCTGCACGGCTTTCTATAAGACTTTGTTTTTTAGGTTTAATCTCTACAACTTCAGCAATTGCTTTCCCAAACTTGTTTTGATAAACAACAAAGAAGTCTGGAATATAGTTATGCACTTTACCATCCAATGGACTACGATATGGTATAATTAATGATTCACTAGCCCAATGTGTTACATTTTTGTGTGTATCACAAAAGGTCATGAATGTTAATTCCCAGCCTGATCTATATTTAGGCTTATGTTTACCTACATATTTTTGTGGGTTTTTAACAGTATATATACCTTGAGCCCAGTTAGCCATATTTATTGTACGATGTTACGTGCCACAGGTTGATTTGATCTCGGAATAATAGATATACCATACAATGTTGTTTTACTTTTGAAACTGTTAAGATAATAAGCAAGAGTTTGATTTATTTCCATCTTTTTCTTGCCTTTAAGTTGATCCAACAAATCTAATGCAGGGATTCCTGTTTCTTGTGCTATTCTAAAAAAAACAGCAGTGAAGTTATCCGCAATATTGACAGTATCACAGATAGATACAAAATATGAATGAACTATATCATACTCAGCACCATTAATTATAGTGTTGAATGAATAAAAAGAATCAAAAATTCTAACTGTTTGATCCAAAGATGTACGGTTATCTAAAATTTGTGGCATTATTTAACTTTCTTTATCTTCCACGGGGACCGGATGGTCCGTTTGGAAGTTGTTGTCCGGGATAAGGATTAGTACCAACCGAAGCAGGAGATGCTGTACCTGCATTAGGTACAGTTGATCCTTGTGCGCTATATCCTGACCCACCTGAGCCGCCAAACACAGGAATTGAAGTAATTATATTTCTGTTTGGTGTTTGCCCTACATAATTTATTGCAGCATTTGTGACTTCAGTAGTTGCTAGTTTAGATAGATTAACATTTTTAAATGTGTTATATGTAGTTCCGGCTGCCTGAACAGCACCTAATATATTTCCATTAGACAACGCACTAATTGCTCCCCCTACACCATCAACTAATCCACCTTGACCTAATATATTTTTATTGGCGCCTGGTCTAGCTATGGGACTTAATGTTCTGTCATAATTGGCATCTGATCCAAATCCAGTGACAATGTTATCAGGAGATTTGCCATCAACCGCGCCTTCATTATAAACTACGGTTTCATAATCTAATGTCATTTGCATTTCCATAGTTCCGTTGCCTTGATTATAATCATATGTATCATGGCTACATCTAGTTATCAATGGATTTACCAAAGTATAAGCAGCAAAATTATGTTGATTAAATCCAAATATAGTTATATTTTTAAAGAAAGGTATTTTCTGCCCAGTTGGATTAGCTGTTTCTCCAACATACCCCCAATCATCATTGCCAGTTATTGAAGGCTGATATTGTGTACGTGAGTTATAGGTAGCATCACTAGCAGTAGATACGCCGCCGCCAGCGTTCGCTTGTGCTGCTGGGTTTCCACCTCTTGCTCCTGCAAATTCTACTTTAGGTTTTCTACCATCTGCATAATAATAATTGTAATATGCTTTCCACATTGATCTAATAGCATTGCCATTGTCATCATGGAAAGTAATATCTACATTATCATATTTGATTTTTGTTTGTACAAGACGCTTACGATTATATTGATTTAATTCAACAGTATTAAATGTATAACTAGGTAGTTTTACTGTTTTTACCATTAAGCCATAATTAAAAGAACTTGCTCCTGGATATGCCTCTGGATTTATATCAAAATATACGTGAAACAGATATTTAAACTTAGGTGCGTTTTGATATGCGTTGGGTCTAAATGTCTTACTAGCATGAGTGTAATCACGTAGGAAATCGCTGCCGAAAAATGTTCCGGCAGCGCCCTGTAGTAAGTCTTGAAAAAATCCAGCCATAGCTTAGATTTTGTTAAATGTAGTTCTTATTATAAAGAACCACCGATACCAGTAGCAATTGAACCAGCTGTTCTACCGATAGTAGCACCAACACCAGAACCAATTGGAGATTGAATTGCGTTATCATAACGTAATGTTAATGCAATCGTTACTGCTTCGTTAGTTGCATAATTCAAGGTATTATAGTTAGCTGATTGTAAGAAGCATCCATATAGTTCCCATGTCTCTAAAACTATAGGAGCATTTGTACCGTTACCACCGTCTAAAATTTCAATATTAGTTTGAAACTTATAGTCTTGACCAGATGCAGCACTTGCTTGCTCAACAAAGTCCATTTGCTTCTGTAATTGTTGACCAACTAACTTAGATACACTGTTTGATGCATCGTCACGAATATTGATTGCCAATGTTTGCCATGTTGCTTTTCCAGCCAAATACATTGTTGAGTTGTATATTGGTATAGTAATTTCTTGGAACTGTACTTGCGGTCTAGCGCAATCAATAACTTGTTTTGTTAATTCTACTGTGCTTGTGTCTGTTCCAAAATTCAAAAAGTTTACTCTGAATCTGAATTGTAGTTTTGGCATTAGTAGGCCCTGATTGCCACCGGCGTTATCAGATGCTACTGTCATGTTGAACAATGATTGTGAGGCTGTTGCCATTTTATATATCTCCTGTTAATCTTATTTATCTTAAATAAACAGATAACCCCTTTCGGGGTTATCCTAGCTTATTATAATGCTGCTATCTCACCTGTATTTAGAACACGAACCGGAACGTAGATGAATTCAGCAGCTTTCACTGGTTCAAGCGCAACGTCAACCCAAAGTTCATTTCTGTCTATTCTAGCTGGTGTGTTGTTACTTTCGTCACAGATTACCAAGTAGTCATAGATACCACGTTTAGCAACTAAATCAACCATCAATGTTTGAATTACACCAGCGATTTGATTACGTGTTAACGCATCGTTAGGCTCAAATACGAACGGTCTTGCTGCTAATGTCAATTGTCTACGAACGTAAGCAATTAATCGTGCAACGTTAGTTCTATCTAATGCACTTGAACTGTTAAAACTTGTCTTATTACCATAATTTAGTAATCCAATTCCAGTGAAGAACACTAATGGGTTAATAAAGTTAATATACAATACATCACGAATACCAATACGTGTTTTAGTAGTTACAAACTCACCCGTTGCGTTGTCAATATAACCAATGTTTGTAGCATTGTCAATATTACCTCTACGTGTACCTGCTGCTGCTAACCAAGGATAAGCAATGTTATCATTTCTAATGAATGTACGCAACATCATATGACTTGGTGGAACCGCAACTAAGTTACCACTTAGGTCACTTGTGATACCGCTTGGATAGAACAAGCCTAAGTATGTATTACGTGTTACTAAACCTTCTTCGCCGGTTGCAGTCGCGCCTGCGGTATTATTTGCCCATGCTTGAATTGCGGTAGCATCAGATGGCAATCTCATTGGAGTGTCACCTATGATGTAACCTGTTTCACCGCGATCTGCATTCAATACAACCATGTTAGGTTGTAGTTCTGGATAGTTAGGTGTAGCCATTAAGTTGAAGAAGTTATCTTCATCACGAATGTCATAGTTAGTATCAACTGCTGAACGTAGTGATTTTACAACCATGTTACGTTGTGCCTGACGGCCCATATATGGACTACCGTTAGATTTTAAACCACTTTCGCTTAACCATGTGGCTTGTTCTAATGGTATTGTCTGATCAGGATATTTAGTACTTGTAAAATAGTTAGATTGATATGATTTAACATTATAACCCGAACGGCGTGTGTTGAACAACAACATACCTGTTGGATATAATGATGGACTAGGTGCGTCTAAATCTAAGTAATCACTGGTTAACAAACTAGCAATACTTGGAATAGGATCATTAACAATATTTGTATCACCATTGGTTGCCCAACGTGCATCAGCAAACAATACACCCTTACTATCGGTTTGGTCAGCATTATCTATTAACACCCATTGATCTACTCCAGATACACTTTGCCAACGACTAATCGTTGGATATAGTTCTAAATCAGTGGTATCAATCCATAAATCACCGTATGCCAATGCTGTTGTACCATCACTTTGAGTTGTTGGCTCAGTAGCAGCAACAATTGGTCCGTTTGGATCAGTTAAACCAGGGGTCGCTGCCGGTGATGGGAAACCAGAACTGTCATAACCAATATTAGCATATCCGTTCCATTGACCACCAGATTGAACCATGATATCAACTTGATCAACAACACTCCAGAACCAATTTTGACCATTAGCTGGCATTCCTACTGGAGCGCCTTCATTAGCAGTAAACATTAATCCGACCCAATTACTAATCTGTACACCCACCCAATACAATGGATTTGTGGCACCAGATACGTAAGCAATGCTTGTTACACCGCCGCTTCCATCAACAGAAGCTACACGTACTACTAAATTGTTTGACGGAGTAGTACCTCCCAAAGAAACGCCAGGAATTGTTATAGTATTTCCTACTGCATATCCTGTTCCTGGAGTACCAACACCGTCTAATATATAAATTCCATTTAAAACATTTACATTTATAACAGCGTTAATACCAGTTCCTGAAGTAGCAGATTGCGTTACATTAAAATAACTTTCGGCTCCGTCTTGTGCCCATTTGCAATATGCAGTTTCATTTGCAACAAATCCTGCACCTGTTAATATTCCAGCAGAGAAACCTTGATTGGCTCCTGGAGTTTGAATGTTATCAGACATAATTATTTCGCCGCCCTGTGTGTGAGACAACAACACAGATCCGGTCGCAGTTACTGATGCAACTGTATACTCAATATTTGCCGCTGACCATGCAGTTACAAACTGTGTTGGTGTGCAACCGTCAGGGATAGTGACTTCATATGTACTTGATAGTGAATCACTATTTGGGATACTTGTTTGAACATACAGAATTGCTGATGATAAACTATTGTACAAACTAATAGTAAAATCAGTTTCTGTTCCTGTCGCTACAGTAGGACCTGTAACCGCTCTTTCATACAAATACGTAGGATACATAATTGCTACTGGATTTGAATTATATGTATAGGCCCCATATATTGTTCCTGCCGGTATTGCTTGCCCACCGGTAGAATCTATCATGGAATTTACACTCCAATCATTAGGTGCCAATGTAACATTTTTGGCTCTCCATGAACCAGTAGCTATACTATATTCAGACACCACTGGATTAGCACCTTGACCAGAACTACCAACCTTAACCCAAACCGAGCCAGTTGGGTGCGGCATATCTTGACCAGCACTCCATAGTGGCATTTCCGAAGAACTGCCAATTGAAACTGCCGGTTGATAATAATCACCGGCTGTTATTCCCAATGCACTTAATACATTATTTCCTGCCCCGCCGTCATCGATGATTGTTATCATTGCATCAGCATCTGATGTTATTAGATTAGGTTGTGAAGAATATATGCACAATTTACCTGATGTTACACCTGCTGTTAGATACCCAAATCCTTTTGCATTAATTGCTGCTGCAACACCTGTTACAGTATTATTAGGGCCAGCTGGAACAGTAATTTGTGTAGTAGCACCTGCTATTGAAATACTGAATGTATTTGCGGCTGTCAATGAAGGACTAGAATTAGTTCCTTGTACAGTAGGCCATGACTTTGCCCAACCAGAACCGGCTAGCGTTCTCCAAACATTAGAAGGAGATTTGTAATAATATTGGTTATATAAACTTGGGTATTCAATTGTAGCGTTTATTGCATAGTCACCGATATTACCTATGCTAGCAAGTGGTGTTCCGTTAAGTAAATACGCAGTATCAGTTATAACTATAGGAGTTTTATTAGTGAATTTAGCAGTAGTTGCATTCCATTCAAATATACCCCAAGTAGAAGTAGTAGTATCTAACCAATAGTCACCGTTAGTTGGAGCACTTGACGGACGACCAACAGAGCCAACTAAACTTGACAAATCAATGTCAGCACGTAAAGTATAGCAACGATTAGTAGCACCCAATAATGAATAAGCTGCCAATAGCCCATATTCATTTAATTCATAACCTTGTATTGGGGTACCAGCGGTTGTGTTATAGAAGAAAGGCACACCATAAAAATCTACCAAATCTTTCTGACTTGTCATTTGATATAATTTATTTGCGTTAGCCGCAGTAGTACCAGCGGCAACGCCCGTACCAGATGGATTAGCTTTATTTTGTGCTGTTGCGAAAATTATAAGCGGAACAGTGCCGCCTGGGGCTGGTAAATATTGACTCTGGTCAATGATCGTTACTTCTACGCCTGGTGATGTTAATGCCATTTTATTTTTCCTTTAGTAAAATTTTGAGGTTTACAACCTATTTGCATACTATTATTTATGAATAAATTGAAAAAAGTCGGTATTACCGTACCTTCGAAGGCAACTAAATATAATATGCTTCTACAAAGACCTATATGCAAACAGTGTAATAAGAATTACACCGCCATAAATTACAAACGTAACGGTATTACACATTATAGAAGCACATGTGATGAATGCGGAAGAAAAAAGAATAAACTAAAGCCCAGAAAGGCTAACTGGACTAACAGTGGGTACAAGAAAAAAACTGCATGTGATTTATGCGGCTTTAAGAGTCTATTCCCAACACAGATAACCGTGTTTCACGTTGATGGAAATTTAGAAAATATTGAACAAACCAATCTACGCAGTATTTGCTTAAACTGCGTAGAGGTTGTCAAAAAGAAAGAGGTTACTTGGAAGAGAGGCGATCTACAGATTGATTACTAATTATACTGTACATTGTATTGTGCAGCGCATCAATGGTTCCGTTGTTCTCTACAATAAAATCATAATTTAACCCTACACTACTGTACTCACTAGCATGGATATTTAAATATTCAAGTGCTGCTTTATCACCCAATCCTCTATTATATGCTACAGCAGTATCATACCATATTGGATCTGGACCTCGTTTTACCCTGAGTACAATCCCACCCGCATTTCTAATAGCGATTACTTCATTTGAAAATCTACAGTCTGTGATTACAACATCTTCTTTGGTGTTTATTAGTTTGTTCTCTAAACTTGCTACCCAAATATCATTGTGAAAGTGATTGCGACATACATCAGTTCCCCAATACTGTAGTATCCATCGTGGGGTAATATCCATTCCCAAACGATTGCTCCACCACTCATCTTTTTGTTCACGCCAAACTCTGCTGGCTTTTGTTGTACCCTCAAGGTATTCACGATTCCACCCAAAGATTACTGCTATTGCATCTTTAAGACTAGATGCAAAACTGATACGTTTAAATCCATGATGTGTAGTAAGATAGTCGGCAATAGTGTCCTTGCCCGACCCGATTAGTCCGGTGATTCCGATAATCATAAATGAAAATGCTCCTGAAGTACTTATTATACTACAGGAGCAACACAAAATAAACTGTTTAGGTTATCCCTGTACCCATGTCAATGGTTGACTGTAATCTACATATTTCTTCAATTCTTCAATCAATAATTCCATTCCAGCTTTACCCTCTGCTTTCATAGCAGTACCATTCAATGTTGTACCACCACCTGGACCGGCGATAGTGCCAAATTTCTCACGGGCTTCACCAATCATAACTTTAAGATTAGCTAAAATAAAGTCACCAATCCATACTCCAGCACCCGGATCTTGTAGTAATATTTCTTCTGTCTTTTGTACATCAGCCCATATCAATACACGTTCACCAGATCCTTTTGGATCACGAACAATACGCAATATTTTAGATACTGGGTTGAATGTGTATGTTACATAACCACCGAACATACGTGCTGCTAATTCAACATAACCTGCATAAAAGTCATATGTTGCCATACCACCTGCATAGTTATAGTTCAATAAGTATGTGTTTAGGATCGCACTAGAGAACGGATCAAAAGAACTTGCACCCGGACCAGTTTCTAAACCAATTGTTCTACGGAAAATACTTCTTACATTGATAAACTCAGCAGGTAGAGTGTAAGTATCTACGTTCTTTTCAATGGTCATTAGAATATAAGATTCTTCTGTAGCGGCTTGTGCCCTTTGACGATAGACCTTGATAGCGTAATTGTACGCTGCTTCATAATGTTGAGGATCCAATTCAATATCAATCATCCCGTCACCGAGACGATATCTAAGATTACTGAATAGTGCCTCTTTTAACTCTGATAGTGTTAACCCGGTCGGGGTTGAAAGAACAGAAGCGGTTGGATATGTTGACATAAGTGTTACCTAATAATACTATTTATCAGGTAACACTATGGTTCGTGTATTACAAGTCGCCGTCTTTACGATTTTCGCTGTAAAATGCGTCAAACTTTCCACCGGGATAGCGTGACTCTAACTTGCGTATATTCTCAGCAATCACTTCGTTGGGGTCAAGATTCAACGCACGACATGCATTGACCCAGTACCACATAATGTCACCGAGTTCACGTTTCATATGAAATACATTTTCATCAGTCAATGATTTACCCTGAAAAATGATCTTCTTGGGCACTTCAATAAATTCACCACTTTCAGCCGCTAATCCAAAACATGCTGTGATTAGTAGTGGAATATTAACATCAGGCCCATGCTTCATCTGATTGTCTGCTAAGTCTAGTTCATAGTTAGCATCTAACCGATCTATCGTATCATGGAATGTAGTCAAGTCATTACTTGCTTGGCTTGTTACAGCCTCTACAAATTCTTGGTATTTATTTAAATCAATTTTCATGGTGTTGTTGCAGTATCAATTCCGATGACACCCCCCAAGAAAATTTGTAGCCAGCCATTCGCATTTTGTCCGCTAACAAGCAAACTCAGCCCGCTCAAAATATTGAGCCCGGCAACTGCATATCCAATCGTTTTGCGGTTACGATCAAACCATATAAAAAATTTATCTGACATAATTAAAACGCTTTCAAAATAATCATATTCTCATTAAAGCGACCATTCGGGACTGCCCCTACTGCTTTAATATCTTTGAAATACTTACGTGCTGCTGGCTTGCTTCCCATCACTTCTTTGATTTGCTCACCCGGTTTACGTAATGTTTTCATCTCGCTAGTATTTGCATCAAACCCTAGCAATGTGTTACCTTTAACACTGAACACTTTGCTATAATCGTCAGCAATGTAATGATGTAATTTACGCTTACCTGTATCGTAAACCCACGCCTCACTTGCACCGTGAAGTTTTGTGGGATGCACACTAACTAAATCAAGTTTAGACTGAACATCCTTGAACAACTTCAAGTATTTCAGTTTAGCAACAATCTTTTCTACAGGTACTGCTTTGCGTTTACGCGGAGCCTTGCTTGCTTTCTTAATGCTAATGTAACTATTCAAGTCACCTAGTACCCCGTCAATGAATTTGAGAATGTTGCGAATCTGAATCTTACCTAGGAACGCATATCCCTCTTTTAATGACTCGTCACCATCACTTAGTCGTTGAAATTCTTCTTGCTTACGCTTCCAAATATCAACAATGATTGGGATATGTTGCGGCATGACATTGTATTTTGCAACAATATCAACTGTCTTTTCTGACGCCTTGCCCTTAGTAACAAAATCGTCAATCATCCCTTCCATTTCACCTGCGGCATCTCGTGCTTTTTCTTTCAGAATTTCCTGAATGTTGGGACGTATTGCAACCACTTCTTCTTTTACAATACTTGTTGCGCTAGTTTTTACCTCAGTCTCTGTCAATGATTTTACAAGTCGGGTAATATCATTTTGCAATGTCAGTTCCTCATGCTCGGTTAATTCTAGTCCGCGCATTGTCATACGTGCTACCCAGCACAATGTAATAATGAATTCACTTTCATGGACCTTACGAATCTGTTTAGCTTCATCAGTTCGCTTATTGTAATCCAGATATTGACACAATAGTTCTTTTGCGTCTTTTTTAGTATAGAAACGGGTATACCATGTAAAACTTCTAGCAAGTGCTGAAAATCTTGCTTCGAGTTCGGGCTGTATTGGGAAAAAGGGTTCTTCGCCCATATACTTTGTATCAGCGTCCCGGGGGTTTAGTGCTTTGACAAAATGATCGTCTGTATGCTTACGTGTAGCCATGAATTACTCCAAAGTTTCAATTGAATACGTATTATAGCACAAGAACCATTTAATGTCAAGTTTTTGGTAATACGCCGTCGTCTGTATTTACGATAAATAAGTAATAAAGTGAATTAACTATGCCTAGACTCTCGCTTTGGCGTCCCAATAAAACTAATGATTATAACTTTTTTGATAAGATAATATCAGAACAGTTCACCGCAGGTTCCACGGATTTGTATGTACATAAATATATGGGTCCGACAAGCCAAGGTCCATCTATAGATGCCACTCAGCCACAATATGATGTATTAGCACCAACTAACATACAAGATTTGTTATTCCTAGAAAACCGTGACAGAACATATGACCCAAATGTCTATCGTTTACGTGGACATTATAATGTACAGAATTTAGATTTTGATTTAAGTCAGTTTGGTTTGTTTCTAAACAACGATATCATTTTCATTACAGTTCATTATAATGATATGATTCAAATAGTTGGTAGAAAACTAATGGTAGGTGATGTAATAGAGTTGCCTCACTTATTAGATTACAATCCATTGAATGAAACTATACCCACTGCACTAAAACGTTTCATGCAAATTACTGATGCTAATTATGCTAGTGAAGGATTTAGCCCAACTTGGTTCCCACATCTATGGCGCATCAAATGTGAGCCATTAGTTGATAGTGAAGAATTTACTCAGATATTAACTGCTCCAATTGACCAAGATACCTATCTTGGTATTTGGGACAAAGATAAAACATATCCTGCAGGGTATGTAATTACATACGGTGACAAAAATTACAAAGCATTGATTGATGTTCCTGCAGGGATATATCCCCCCGACCCAACATATTGGCAATTAGACACTGCGGATAACCTTAAAGATATCCTCGCTACTTACAATAAGAATATTGCAATCAATGATGCTGCACTAAGAGAAGCAGACCGTCTTGTACCTAAAGCAGGTTACGACAGAAACAATCTATACATTGTACCTACATATGGTGAATATTCAAGCGACGGGGTTTTCTCAAACGCTATAAATAATCCTGCACCCCCAATAGGGGTCAATACAAACGGTGGCACACCTACAACAACTGGCACTGTAATGATGATTCGCAGCCCCAATTACAGAACCCCTAGTACTGTAATTAAAATTCCAAAAGCAGCAATAAAAAGTATTTGGGATATGACCTCTGATATGGGGTATGATAAATTAGAAGTTTTCAACACTGCTCATTTAGAAACAATAAGACTAGCACCGGAAAGAACTGATACTAATTCAGGACCGGTTAGAGGTGATGTGATTTTAACAGTGGTTTCTAGTGGAACTATCACTGGTCCATACGGTACTGCGGATAACACATATGCCACTGCTGATGCTAACCCAGAACTACCCGGATTCACCGGAACAATAAGTCAACAAATGGATTGGAGAGCAGATTGTGATCCGGCATTCCAATTCATTGCACGTAGCAGCCCAAGAACATTTGGTTATAGCACAGGTTATTTAGATGGAACAGCAGAAGCACCAAATGGATTCCCAACTGGTGCGGGTATAAGTTTCCCACAAAATCCACAAGTAGGAGATTACTTCTTGAGAATCGATTACTTCCCACAATTATTATATCGCTGGGATGGTAAAATGTGGGTTAGAATTTCACAAAATGTAAGAACACCTACAGGAATGACAGCAGCAGATCAATCACAGAAGTCTAGTTTCATTAATGACAGGACAGAAACAAAACTTACAGATGGTACATTTGTGCCGCAACGACAAGCATTGTCAACTATATTAGGTTTGACTCCGGATCCCCTTCCACCAGTAATTTAAAGAGTATATAATGGCAGATTTTTTCTATGATAATCAGATACGCAGATTCTTAATTCAATTTGCAAAAATTTTTAGTAATTGGCAAGTTACTAAAGGTAAAGACCCGGCAGGTAATGAAATATTAGTTCGTGTACCTGTTATGTATGGCGATAGCAGTAGACAAGCAGCAACTATTATTGCTAATAATAGTGCCAGTAACTTACCAAGTGCCCCTTTAATTACATATTACATAGGGGGATTGGAATATAATCAAAAGTGGACACAGGATCCAACGTATGTAGATAAAATTAATGTGCGACAAAGAGCATACAACCCTGATACTCAAGAATATGACACTGTGCAGGGTCAAGCATTTACTATTGAAAGATTAATGCCCGTACCTTATACATTGCGTATTACTGTAGATTTTTGGACTACAAATTATAATCAAAAATTACAATTGATTGAACAATTAGGCACATTGTTTAATCCTGCATTAGAAATACAAAGTACTGATAACTTTATTGATTGGACTTCACTAAGTGTGGTATATCAAGATGGACTAACGTTCAGTAGTCGTAGCATACCAGTTGGTACAGGCAATCCAATTGATGTTATGAGTTGGAAATTCTCAATGCCAATATGGATTAGTACGGCAGCTAAACTTAAGAAGATGGGGGTAGTTGAGAAAATCATTACATCTATCTTTAAGGGCACTGCCCTAACAGATATACAAGATGATGATTTGTTATTGGGTACTAGACAAAAAATTACACCCTATGGATATAAAATATTATTGTTAGGTAACACGTTGCAAATATTGCCCCAAGCAATTGCATTTGATCCAACTAATGTTAATTTAGAGTTGCCCCCAAATCCAGATACAGATATATATTGGTCTAGTGTATTAAATGTATACGGGGCTATTAAACCGGGCATTAGTCAAATTTGGTTAGAAAATCCATACATGACAACTGATATTGTAGGTACTATAGTACCTAATCCAAATGATGACAGATTGTTAATCTATAATATTGACCCAGACACATTGCCACAGAATACGTTATCACCAGTTGACGGAGTAATTAATCCTCAGTTGACGGGGCCAAACGCAGGATTACCCGGACCGGTTAATGGACGTAGATATTTGTTAGTAGACAATATAGGTTCTCCCGGTGATAGTACAGTTGCATGGGGTACTGTAGTTGCTTTTGCTAATGATATTATTGAATACAATGCAGGAACTGGACAGTGGTTTGTTAGTTTTGATAGCACTACAGCAACACCAACTACATTAGAATATGTAACAAACTTGACAACTAATGTTCAATATCGCTTTGTTGATGATACTTGGATGAAATCGTATGAGGGTTGGTATGATGCCGGGGATTATTCTATAGTCATCTAATACTGTGATAAATCATAGTATGAGCAATACATCCGCAGGCGTTTTCTTTTATAGCAATAAAACAAATCGCTACTTATATCTATTACGCACAGACAACAAGAACCCAGGAAACTGGGGTATTCCTGGCGGCAAGATAGAAGATGATGAAACTCTCTTTGAGGGTATTGCTAGAGAATGTCAGGAAGAGATTGGACTATTCCCTGACAATGCAAAACTAATTCCCATACAAAAATTTATAAATCACACATTTACATATCATACATTCTTTTGTGAAATAGCAGATGAGTTTGTTCCTGTACTGAATGAAGAACATTGCGGATATGCATGGGTAGGGGATAATCAATATCCTAAGCCATTGCATCCCGGATTGTTTAGTACAGTAAATTTTGATGTTGTACAAGAGAAGTTAAAGACACTTACAAAAAAAGAGACCTAAGTCCCTTTTTTTATTTTAGTAATGCTGACACTGTATTGAATCCCAGTGAGCCGACTATTACGCCTGCTCCCATCATCATCCAGCGCCATTTTTCTAATACTGAAATCTTACCAGCTAATTCGCCATGTTCCTTAACATCTTGTTCACGCATAGTTTTCAACATTTGTCTAGTTTCTTCTGCGTTCTCATCTAGGGTATCACGAATTGACTTCAAGTCCTGTCTAATCTCACCGATTTTATCTTCGATGTTTTTAACTTGGACTTGAAGTACCGCAATTTCAGTTTCAGGTTGCATTTTGGCTACTTTACTTGATGCGGTTGCCATGATTATGCGCTTGCAATAGTTACGATTGCGTAAGGTTGACCGTTATCTGCATTAGCAACTGCTGCTGTATTGAATGTTGCAAATACCGGAGCAGCATTTTGGAACACGATATTACCAGTAGCAATTGGGCCTGAAGTAGCAGTAAACAACTCACCAGTGTGGTCAGAAAGACTTTGAACTGTTTGAGTAGCACTATTAGCATATGTAGCAAGAATACGCATTGTGTTTGGTGTCAGTGCTGTATTTGCAAGATTTGCTGTATAACATTGATTTGTTAAACCAGTTACTGTTCCTGTTACTAGATATTTTTGTTTACCTTTTTGACGTACAATATATCCTGCTTCATCATTTGCATAGACAAATGCTGCATTGCTAAAAGCAATTGGGCAGTTAGCATTTAATACGACACGATTGTGAATTGCATTACCAGTAACACTTGCATTAGATGTAATAGCTTTTGGTGCACCACCCTGAGTAGCAGAAACAGTAAATGCAGTTGCATTAGCTACAGTTTTAACAAAATATGTTGTACCTGAAGTTAAACCACCAAATGATGCATCAAATGTTAACGGCATATCAAGTTCTAGCAGTTGTGCATTACCTGATGTTCTAATAACATTGCCTGTTGCTGTCGTATTAGCAACAGCTACAGTAATATTACCATGTGTTCCAGATGCGAAACCAATGTTGGTATAGTCTGTAGTTCCATTATTATTTGCAACAGCAACCTGAAGTGCTGCACCTGTAGCTAAATTAGCTAAGTCAGTACCTACTCCAAATACGCTTGCATTGGTGTTAGCTGCCAAATAGCTATATAATGTACCTGTACCATTAATACCAATAGCAACTTGTGCTAATACTTGTTTACCAATGATTGCTGTATTACCACCAACTACAGAATATGTGTTACTGTTCGTAGTTGGGAAACCTGCACCACCAACTGGGTTGTTAAAATATGCATCGACTACTGCAACAGATGCTTTAACTGATTGAGCAGATGTAGTTGTTAGTGAAGCAAGAACACGAGGTTGTACACTTAATTGTGTTGTTGATACTGTAAATGTATGATTGCCTGTGATAGCGTTAATGTAATAAATTGTGTTAGCAACTAATCCACCAACTGTAGAAGCAACTACGAATGGCATACCAACTGCTACACCAACAGTTGGTTCTGTAGTTAGATTATCTGATACTGTTACATTAGCACCTGAGCCTGAACCAGTTGCTGTGATTGTTAAGACTGCTTGAGCCTTTGCGATTTTTAGAGGACGTCCCATTTTTTTCTCCTTGAAATATTAGTGAGTTCTAGTCACTACGCGGCGGGGACCGCATAAACTCGCCGAATGCGAATGTATAATATATTTATCTTAGAGGGTAAAAAAAGCGACCTAAGTCGCTTTTTATTATAGCATGTATCCATTTGCCATGTTAGCATGTGGCATACCCAATTCAGTAATACTGAATTCAGCAGGGGTTGCTGCGCTAGCTGTTAAGAACGCTACTACATTGCCTTGTCCACAATAAACAGTATTATATGATCCTACTGCATATGAATAAATTTCTGTATTTTGAGTAGCAATTGCGTAAGGTATACCGGCATTATTAAATGTGTAAGTTGTATTAGATATTGCAACTCCGGCATTAGCAGTTAATGTTAAACTAGTAGCATTTGCAATATTTGATACAATTCCTACTGTAGTTCCGGTTGTGTTACCTATCCATGCACCAACTGTCAGTTGTGTATTAAATGCTGTTCCCACTCCAGTGACTGTTTTGGAATTAGTTGCAGAAGTTGCTGTTCCAGTACCAGCTACTCTAGGGTAACCAGTTACAGCATGAATACTGGATGTTGTTAAAGATATTCTAATCTTATCAGTTCCTATATTTGCTGATTGTTGCGATACTGAATTCGCGGTATATACGTATGATGTCATTTTATTATTCCTATATCTTATTTATTATTAAAGTCTGCCAACTGCTACTTCAATAACGCCTTCGCCTTCAAAGTTTTCTAATGATTTGCCGATTACTGAACCAATATATGGGTGAATCATTGGTCTCGCATAACCTTCTCCGCCGCTTACTAGCATATCACCTTTATGTATTGTTCCGCGAACTTTAACTGGTACACGACCTTGTAATGCTAATGCTACAATATGTTCACCTTGACATTGTGAATTCATTACATAAGCTGGATCAGTTGATACTACCCCTGCAACTCTTGTTGTACCATCTTCAGCGATAGTAACTTCTTTGTCACCACCAAACTCTACAACAGTGCCAGGTTCATATGGCTTATCTGCTTCATAATATTCTGCTAAGTCAGCGTATGTTGCATTAAGTCTTGAGCCTGTACTTAACGAGAAATTACCAGTAAATGTACCAGTGTTTGTGTTTGATCCAACTGAAATTATTGCAGCATTCGTTAGTGTTAATCCGGTCAATGTACCCACACTAGTAATATTTGGTTGTGCATTAGTTGTAACTGTACCCGCTGTACCTGAACTTACTGCGTAGGTTGCGTTTGCTACAGTACCGGTTACGTTAGCACCAACTAATGAACTTAATCCATTACCATTGCCAGTAAACACCCCTGTGTTAGCTGTAAATGCTACTGCGGTTACTGTGCCATTTACGCCGAGTGATGTTAGTGTGCCAACTGATGTAATATTAGGTTGTGCATTTGTTGTTACCGTACCCGCTGTACCTGAACTTACTGCGTAGGTTGCGTTAGCTACTGTGCCTGTTACGTTACCACCAGTGATTGAACTTAGATTAGCACCATTGCCACTTACATTAGTAAACACACCATTGGTTGCACCTATGTTACCAACATTAGCATTACCACTTATATTTGCTGTGCCGGTGATATTAGCACCAGTACCAGTTACTACTAGTGTAGTGTTTCCTGCTACAACAGTGTTTACATTTCCGCCTGATGCAGGTATACTCACATTACTTGTACCATTAACAATGCTTGTCCCGGCAGATATATTAAGGTTGGTGATATTACTGCCGTCACCTTTTAAGTAAGTTGCACTTAATATTGTAGTAGATAAATTACCAGTCGCGGCATTGAATGATAAGTTAGCATTTGCGCCGTGTGCTAAATTACCCGATGTTGCATTGACAAATACTGGATAGAATGTGCCAGTGCTTTGTACAGTTACTGCACCGTATGTTGTGACATTTGCATTTGGTACAATGCCGGTAACATTACCTCCAGCAAGTGCGGTTAATGAACTACCATTACCAGCGAATAAAGTCGCACTTAATGTACCAGTTGTTGAATTGAATGATAAGTTAGCATTGCTTGCCAATTGATAATTAGCAGTAGTGTTGCCAGTAACAAATGTTGGATACCAAGTTCCATTTATATTAGTTACAACATTAGCATAGTTTGCTATATTAGATTGGTCAACATTTAAATTAGCAACACGAGTTGTGCTAGTTACTGTAAACGGTGCAGTTCCGGTTGTTATCGTAGATATGATCTGTCCTGCTGTACCCAAGTTACCAACATTTGCATTACCTGAAATGTTTGCTGTACCAGTAATATTTGCACCAGTATCACTAATAACCATTGTGCTATTACTCTTGGCTGTAAACGTAAGATTAGCGTTAGTTGTTATGGTAACATTGCTATTTCCATTCTGTAGTAACCCACTATTGATAGTAGTGATGTTGCCCGTAGTAGCAATTAAAGTTGTTGTACCTAGATTACCAACATTTGCATTACCACTTACATTTGCCGTACCAATAATATTCGCACCAGTATCACTAATAACCATTGTGCTATTACTCTTAGCTGTAAAGGTAATGTTTGCATTTTGCGTTATAGCAATATTGCTATTGCCATTTGCATGCGGTCCAACTAAATTACCACCGGTGATATTACCAGTAACTGCTAGACTAGTTAATGTTCCAGTACTTGTTATGTTTGGCTGTGCTGCTGTTGTTAATGTACCAGTTAATAATGTTGCACTCAATGCACCAGTCGCAGCATTGAATGATAAATTAGCATTGGCTCCTTGTGCCAAATTGCCCGATGTAGCGTTTACAAATATTGGATACCATGTTCCAGTTGTTGTTAGTGCAGTGTTAGCATATTCAGAAACATTAGCCCTTGCTACATATAAATTAGGAACTAGTGTTGTACTTGATACTATTAAAGGTATATTACCGGAAGGTATATTTGATACGAATACCGGTGATGTAACACTGTATGATGCATTTACATTTGCGGTAATAACATACCCACTAGCAACTGTTAGTGTGTGTGTTGACTTAACAAATGTAAAATTAGAATCACCTTGTATGAGACCGCCGTCATTGAACTGAACCTGAGTATCTGCACTAGGACCAATGTTTCCACCTCCGCCGGCAGAGGTTGTTGTAGCAATACCTGAATTTGCCACGTAACTAGCTATCCCAGTACCCGGTACCGGATTACTGTTTCCTATATAATATAAAGAAACATTTCCAGTTGTTGGATAATTAGATGCCAACAGTATTTTAAATGCTTGTCCATTAACAATTGTGTTTGAAACTGAATTAACCCCTGTTATCGTAACTTCAGCATTATTTGTATATGGTGTGGTCGGGCTCACTGTCATTACAATTGGAGTAGCATTTGATAGTGCTATGATTGGAGTATATAGCGTACCCTGAGGAGTCCAAGATAAATTACCTGAACCGTCTGTCTGTAACACATATCCAATAGCTCCGCCTGTCATTGAAATGTTTGCTACATTACCTAATTGTAGTTTAGTCCCGTTAAGTTGAGAACTATTACCTTTATAATTTTCCCATGTATTTGTACTAGCAACATAAGTTAGTATTTGTCCGGTCGACGGGGAAGTAATATTAAAATTACCACCACCGCTGCCGTTGATTTGACTAAAACTAATATCAGAATATGAAGTTAATACTTCAATATTTTCGTCTGTATAGGTATTTCCTGTTCTTCCAATGAAAAGTCTATTTTCATCGGTTGCCCAGCCAAATTCACCGTTGTCTAATTGTGGTAAGTCAACTAGGTTACCTGCTCGTTGCTGTATCTTTGAGATTTGTACTATGGCCATAAGTGTAATTCTTCACGTTTACACTTATTTATCATAATTATGACTTAACCACTATAAGAATTTCATGTAATATTGCTCTACACGGTTAAACCACATGTCACTATACTTGTCAAATTCACTGCCCTCAATGATGAATTCCTGATAAACAACATCTGCGGTACACATGAAAATTACACCTTTACGTATTTTAGTCCCGTGTACTTCATTGTGTGCGTTAGCATATGCTGCTAATTGAACAAAGTAATCATCAATCCACTCACGCTTTTTAAACTTGTTAGATTGCTTGTGGTCCATAATAGCATCACTCCCATCATGTACTCCGCACAAGTCAGTTGTACCAGCATAGATTTTAGGGAAGTATAAAGGAACTTCTGTTCCCCAATATTCATTGCATTTCACTAAACCCTGTTCAATAATTTGCTTTGCCATTTTGTGACTTTGAATACTGTAGGGGTTAGAGCCTGGTTCGGTAACTATACCTGTCTTGATATAATCCTCAAGAAACTTGTGCATTCGTGTTCCTCGACCCGCTGCCTCAGTTGTAATCTCTTGTGCTTTTTGAACCCCAACACGTTTGCGCCAGTTCTGTAATGCTTGTTTACTTTCTTCTGACTTGGTTGCGTCTAGTATTGTTGTAACGCTTGGAAGTTTCTCACCATCTGGTGTAGCATATCTGCGTTTACCTTCGATTTCTACCCTACTCATGGGTATATAGTTGTATTTGTTTGGATTGTACATTATAGTCAATTATAGTTGATTATAATACTAATGTCAATTAGATTCGGAAACTTTCTCCGCAACCACATTTATCACGTTCATTTGGGTTAAGAAACTCAAATCCTTCATTAAGACCATTGCGGACATAATCTATTGTCATTCCTTGAAGATAAGCAGAACTCTTTGGATCAACATACAATGAGCATCCATCACATTCTATCTTTAAATCTTCTGCCATTGGTTGATCAACGTATTCAAGTACATAGGCTAAACCAGAACAACCTGTCGTTTTGACGCCTATTCTGATTCCTAATCCTCTACCTCTTTTAGCAAGAGTTTGTTTTACTTTATTTGTTGCTTTATCTGTAACTGTTATCATTGTGTTGGCATAGCACTTTGTGCCATTTGTTGTACAACTTGTTGACTTTGTGATTGATCCTGCGCAGGTTGTGTTTCTTCTTGCCCTTTAAAAATTACTTGATCACCTTGAATATTAGATATAACGGTGTTTAACGGAGGGTTCTTTATCATATCATACAAGTCGGTGACATCTAAAACGATATTACCTTTATCTTGTAAATAAGTTAAAAACTCTTCCGTCGTGTAACTACTAGGATCTATTATACCGTTATCTAAATCAGTTTTAAGTTGATTGACAAGAACGATAAGTTTAGCACTCGCCGGATCAGCAAGTTCAAAAAGAAACATATTATCTCTTTGCTCTGCCTACACCACCTGTCGGTGGCATTTCTGGTTCTTCTTCTGGGGGCATATCAGCGCCCATGCTCATATCAGCATCTACGTCAGCGCCGGCGTCTAATCCTGCGTCCATTCCAGCATCTACACCTGCTTCTGCTCCCATGTCAGCACCAGCATCAAATGCTGCATCTACTGCTTGACCAGTAAGACCATTCAACGCATTTTTCAATGCAGTTGATACTTCTTTCAATGAAGCAGATAATGTATCTAGTTGACCAGAAACTTGATCATTGTATGTTTGACTTTCGTTAACACCAATTTCACTTTCAATGCTTGATACCAATGCAGGTAATTCTTTAACTTGCATTTGACCTACATCTTCAAGCATCTTCTGTACTTGGTCTACCATATCTTGTGCTGCTAGTACAACTTGTGACTTCTCCACTTCTTCATTCTCAACCATGATTCTTGGCTGTGGAAGTGAACGTAATTCGTTGTAGTGGTCACTAAGTGCTTGCTCCATAAACACCAACTTCATATAAGAATTTGATGCTTGACTATTGTGATAGTCAGGAGATTGCTTTGACTCACTCAATAAACCACGTACTTTTTGGAGCATAGTGCGGGTAGATGACATAGACATATTATCTACATTGAATGAAGTTTCATACTGTTCTTTCAATACTTTAGTAGAGAAAGAGCGGCGATTGTGGTTTAGTTCGGTTAGTTTCATATTTGTATTCCAGAGAAATATATAATATATTTATCTTTTCTTTCTTTATTATGCGGATTTGTTAAATCGTTTATCTTGCCAAATTCTGGAACTATTCACATAACCCGCTAATTCGTCGGTTATCTGCTTACGTTCCATCTTTTCTTCACCTAATTTAGCTAAGTAAATTAGTTTTTCTTCTAAGTTTTTAGCTTTTTTTACTAATTTCTGGTGCACTTGAATCTCACTATCCACACTAGCTAATCTAGTATCCAAATCTAAAATACGATTAGATTCGTATATGCTGTTCCGTTTGTCAAAGGTGCACCAAGATACAGCATTTTTTAATACGTTGAAGGTTTTAGTTCCTGCAATAGTATCCTTTTCTACTGTATAACAATCGTTATTCTTTTTAATTGAATATTTGTTGAATAGATAATAAGAACCATCTGGTCCTTGAATTATAGTTAATTCACTTAACTTTTCCATTTCTTGATTGGATATAGTTTTTGTAAATTTGTGTAGTAGTTTGTCGCTTATCATTTGGTTAACACTTTAAAATATATGTTTCTTAACTCATCACTGGTATCTAAAAAGGTGGGTAATTGATCCCATACAGTATGACATTTAATCATTGGGACTTGGTCACAATCTCTATATAACGCTCCCAACTCACTTACCCCATCATAAAATACACTAGGATGCTGCACTGCAAAATCAAAATACCAACATGGATAAGTCTCTGTATCTTGTTGCTCAAATAAGAATCCAAACTCAGTGAATTCGTTAAATCTTATTTCTATTTTTTCAGGGATACGAACAAGTTCAGGCTGACTACGTAATGAGATTGCTTGTTGCACCGTATCAAAATTACTTTGTGTATTGCGTTTATGATGCCATTCTTTATCCATATCAGGACGATGGCGGTTTGGTACATTAGTTTGCGTAATATCAAATAACGTGTAGCAAGAGATAATGTAACTCATACTACTATTTAACAGAGGTAAAAAAACCCTAGAAAATCTAGGGTTCTTTTATACAGATATTGATTAACCTGTGAATGTAGCTGTAGCTGTAGTAACAGTTGTGTTACCAACACCACCTGCTGTCAATTCAGCAATGATAGCTGCGTTCAATGTAGTAGTTGTCCAAGCGCCAGTTGGATACACAGCCATTGCCAATGTATCAGGACCTGCAGTTGTAAACTCATAGATGTAAACTGTAGCTAATTGTTGTGTAGCTTGGATGATCAAGCTAACTTGAGTACCAGAGAAAGCACCTGAACTAGCTGCTGTAACTGTGAAGAAGTCTAGTTTAGGACCTTGAGGTTGTACTGTAGCAGCAGAACTAACTGCGTTTGCACCACTGTTGGTGTATGAGAATGAATCATAGTTGATTACCGGTAGAAAGTCACCGTTTGTTTTTGTAAATTGTGCCATTTTGAAATGCCTTTAAATAAGTTGAAGCCTACTGCTTCATATATTTATTTAGTCCTAGTACGAAAAAAAGTCGGTTTTGGTTTAGCGGCCGGCTAGATTTTGGCGACTAAATCCCATTCTATCAACGAATTTTAAGCCATTTGATACGAAACCTTCATGTGTTTCAGTTCCATCATCTAATTGCCCTTTGACAGGACTTGCTTCTGCTGCTTTATTAAGTTGGTCTACAATAGACATTTTTAACTTATACATCTCTACCCAAATAGTAAATGCTCCGGCTAATCCTGCTTGATTATTTGTAAGATGTTCAACTATCTTAGCTTTCATTTTATCTGTCATTGGTCTAGCTTCTACAAAATCCATAAAACCATCAAGCATATTATTTAAATCACCAGCTACAATTTTTTTGTTTATATAAACTGTAAATAACTGATTAAATGTATTACGTGCTTGAGGTGCAGTATCCATCATTTGATCCACTGCTGCTCCGTACTTTTTAATAGCATTTTGAGTACTTTTAACTAATGCTGTGTCAATTTTCATTTTAGGAGTAATTGGCATAGCACTGGGAACAATAGCAACATTGCTATTATTTTTAAGTTGACCTATAGAACCATCTAATGTAGTAGCATCATCTGTTGTCATAGCGTTAGGTGCTAGATATTGATGTACCGCAATACCCCCCTGTTTGCCAGCCATCAATTGCCCAATATCACTATCAGCAACTACTTTATAAGTAATACCGTTTGGATTTGCTTTGAATACATATAACCCATTCTGTTCCTTCAGTGGCTGACTGAATAACAAATCTCCCCAATAATATCCTTTAGCACCGGTTGATGCTTTTGTTAATCCAGGCCATAATTCTGCTATCAAACCATATAATCCCGCACGGTTAACACCTCTGGCTTGATCGTATTGAACAAACTGTTCTGGACTGAATACTTGTCTGCCTGACCCGTCTTTCTTGTTGAACATATGCTTGTCCATAATAGAAAACTGTCCACGACTATTACGACCAAATATCAATGCAGGATATCCGTCCCACTTAATAGTAACAGTCTTGGGATTCTTTACAGTAGCTATACTTGCTTGTAATGCACGATTTGCACCCTGACTACCACCCAAAAATATCAAATCTTCAGGATGATCTAAGTGACCTTTATCTTCTTTTAGAGAAGATATCTTATCTACTTTGTCTCTAAGTATTGCTAACGATTCAGATAGGTTCATTTGCCTTGTGCCGCCATTGCTTGTTTAACTTTTTCATCAAACTTTGCTTGTTCTTCCGGAGTAACTCCACCTTCTCTAGCTGCTCTTACCTTGCCTTTTGGCATTCGTATAGTGTTATCTACTGGAGGGGATGCCGGAGGCGCTGCCGGCGAAGGTGTTTTTTGATTAGCAGTATGTACTACCCCGGTAGGTGTCGTTGTAGTTGACCCGCCGGTTGATGATTGTTTAGTATTTGATCCGGATAATTGCCCTGCCATTTGTCCAAATGCGTTATTGCCGGCAGCCGGTGCTGAGGTTGCAGCAGTGGGTGTAGCACCGCGTCCTGCCAATGTATTATCAATATTTTTCTTAACACTTAACAAATCACGTTTACGCAATGTAGGTATAATCTTATTAATTTCTCTTACACCAACTTTAGATTGTCTTTCTGCTTCAGGAGAAACAGTCGGTGCAGGAGCCGGGCTGCTCTGCGGCGCTGTATTAGTTGGTGCTCCGGCGGGAGTAGTATTACTCAATCCGCTGCCTGCTCTTTGTTGTTTAGCTTGTTGAAATGTGTTCCATGCCCAAACTCCCATATTCTGTAGTGCTGCACGGCCTTTATCTCTAGGATAAGTTTTTTCTACTTCCTGAGCAAATTTTTGAATCTCTGCTATATGAGCCGGATCTTGAAAAATAGGACTATTCATCTGCTTAATAAAATTCTGTGCTACCAAGTCACTCATTGATTGTGTAATACCTGTATTCTGAGCATTAGCTGCCACTTGATTTCTTCTACCTTGTGGAGTAAAGGCTTCATCAATTATACTTTCAAAAATATTATTTAATTTTTCAAATCTCTTACTCTCGGGGGTTACAGTTGGTGCTGCGGGAGCAGTAGCAGGAGCAGCAGGTCGCTGACTTAAACTAGGTTTTCCGGTTCTAGCCTGATATGATTTATCTATTATTTTACCCAGTTCATCAACTAAATCATCTATAAATATGATTCTAGCATCGGAATCTACCGATTCTTTTAATTCACGTAATTTCACGATTTTTTCCTCAATGATTTGGAAAATCTCTGCTGGTCTTTGCTTTTAATAGCACTTAGCAACTTCCGCTCCAATATTTGTGCCTGTTCCTCAGGGTAATGTTTGTTAATTAACTCAAGTAAATTAATAGCACTAGTTATGATATTATGGGCTCTACTCTCAATAATGTGGCTAGTGTCACGGTTATTTCCAAGTGCTTCTAATTCCTGCAAGAGGGAGCGGGTTTGTTTTTGCATATAATTATCCTACTAGTATTTATGCTATTTCCAGAATAATTATTTCTTTAATGAATTCAATAAAGACTTAAACTTTGAACCCTGTACATCAGCATGTACAGTCCTAGTCAAGGGTTCCATAGTGATTTCACCTGTAGTTTGATCAACTGTATAATCAGTTACTGTAGCTTGTGGTTTTAAGGTACTCATAATGTCATTTGCGCTTGGCTTAGGGGTATAACTTTGTTCTCCGTCAACTCCAGGATCACTTATACGCATAGTCTCAACATCATATTCTAAATCAATCTTCATGCCCACACCCGTTGAACTACGACTTTTCATACATTGTATTTGATACTTGCCACGCTCACGCATACTGCGACTTGTGAAAATACCAAACACATTGTCTGCTGTGTTAATCTTACTAATACCACCTGCAATGTGACTATGATCAAATTCAATTTCATCAACTGCACTACGATTCAATTGACTTGCAGTTACTAATAGTATCCCAAGTTCCTTAGACAGGTTACGCAATTCTTCAGCAACATATTTGTCTTTGATAAACTGATCGTTTGGATTGACCTTAACAGACACTGGCATAACTAAATCTAAGTAATCTACCATTACAAAATCAATCTTGATTCCAGTCTGAATCTGTACCTCTTTCAAATAAGCACGAATGTCATTGACATTACTTTGTGCTGGTAAATTCTTAACACGATACTTACCGGCCTTCTTTCCTGCCATCTTAACTCTAAGTTCTGTTGTGTCAATATCTTTGCGAATTGCTTTTGTTCCCATCATGGTTAACATTGCATCAGTACGCAAACTTGTTAGTTCTTCACTCAACTCTAAAGTGATATACACACCACTCATTCCCATCTGTAACCAGCTTAGTGCAATATTCATCATCACCAATGATTTACCTGAACCTGAACCACCTGCAAAGATATTCAACTCACCTCTACTCATGCCACCATACAGAATACGATCCATCTGAGGCCAGCCTGTACTTACTTGACCACCGCTGTTAAAGTATTTGTTGATACGACCTTTAGGATCAGCAAAGTAATCTGTACCCATGTCTTTCTGCAAACTAATCTGTACTGCATCTTTGATTAGTTTCTCAACTGGTTCAAACTCACCTTTCTCAAGTAAATCCGCTGCTTTGAGAATTGCTCTTTCTAGTTCTTGTCGTTTAGTAAATGATTCAAATTCATCAAAGAACCATTCATAATGCCCATCATTCAAATCAGGCACTGGGTCAATCTCTATTCCAGTTGTTGCTTTAATTTGTGTTGGGTCCGGTAATACTCTATATTTGTCTGTATGTGACTTAAACAATTCAGCCACTGGTCTGAGTGATCTATCAAAGTTCTCGCTATTCATAATATTCATAACACGGGTATACAATTCCGCGTTAGTAACCATCATTCTCAGGAACAATTTCTGAACTTCAGGTGTATAATCTAACTGCTTTTTAGTTTCTTGTTTTGCCAATTTTCTTCCTCTGCATTTCTATTTTGATTTTACTATTTGTTGCGCTACGTAGTATACTCAATAGGGTAGGTAACTTACCATATTTTACTACTGCATCATTTACATCTTTTACATGATCATCCCAATCCGGCAAACTAACACTATAGCCTAATTCTAATGCTCTATCACACAATGCTAAACCTGTCTTATCTCTATCTGGAACTAAAATAATTTGTTTATTCAATGTGCTTAATAACAATGCTTGGTCACTATTAATGTCATCATGCATTACCGCTACACCATCTATGCTTAGTGCATCAAATATACCCTCGGTTACAATACATACACTCCATTCTGCTTTCTGCATGTCTATATTAAACACATACCCGTGTTGTTGCTCATTAATGTATTTGGGAGTTTTATTGTCCAAGAATCTACTTGTGTGTCCTACAATTTTATTCTTATATGTATAGGGGATGATTACCCTGTTGCCCATCCTACCTTTTTCATACGGAGTGATCAAGAAAGGATAGTCACTACTATCTATCTTCCTCGATTGCAGATACTCTGCGTATACTTTGTGTAATGGGTTATTGCTATCCACAATCTCACCCTCTGGGAGTTTGTGTTCATTGAATTTGATTTTAATCTTTTGTTTTGCTGGCTGTGTAAAGTCTATCAAGTCTTTATGTTGTAAACTTTCTAAACTCCATCTTTTAACTTGCTGGTCATCTATACCACACCATACTAATAGATTGCGAGTTTTACTAGTGATTGTTCTGCCCAATACAAAGTTGCACTTGAATCCACAATTGAAACAATGCATTGACCAGTTAGTGCCATCAAACTTGATACCACCGCGCATTCGTTTATCTTGTCTATGACCAAAGTGGGTACAACAGATAGCGTTAAAGCTAGTCCAGCCAGAACTTGTTTGTTTCTTTTTACCAGGTAATATAGACAGGATATCAAACATCTATTGATTGTAACACAATCATAATGTTAAAGCAAATTATCTGGTCAATAAATTAGCCACTGCGCCCGCATTGCTAGTAAATTGCATACGAACATAAGGATGGAATCCTTCAATTACATAACCAACCGTTTGTGTAACATTGGATACTTCCTCAGTAGTTACAATGTCATACCAATCATTATCAACGATACTGCTACCTTGAATGGTTGTGTTTCCATAGAATTCAATGTATTCAGTTTGGATAGTTAGTATTGGATTGTTATTGGTGCTCAATACGCTAGTAGTGTATGTGATGCTACTTCCATTAGCATTGGGACTATTAGGAAAGGCTTGTCCAGTTGGTATCGTGATTTCGTATGATGGAACAAAGTTAGGCAATACACTATTAACAATATTCATCTCACCACGAGCACCGGCATTTTGATCAACAAACACAGGGAAGTCAAACTCATTAACCGGGATTTCTAATGTGTAATAGCATTTTTGAGCCTGAATATTTTCAAGGTCTGCTGCATTTAAATATAACGCACAAATACCAGTGGCAGCAAACTGCAAGGTTAATGCTTTCTGTATTAAGATTTCACTGCCGGTATAATTTAATATACGGCAAGTGATACTCTTTCCCGTGATATCTATGGGTTTTTGCTCCTGATTCAGGAATTGAAACTGGATTTGATTATCCACGCCCTTATGCAGGGTTAATGGTTTGGCATAGACTGGCATATATCTCCTCGGTGAATAGCCTGACAATAACACAACAATGTTGCGCTGAACGTAATAAAATACTGATGTTGAATACACAAATGTAGGCTCCTATAACGTATTTAGTCTATATATTTTAATTTAATTAACTTTGGTTACCCGATAAATAAACAGTTAACTAAAATAATGATCCAAAACGAATTCTTTAAACGATTGACAGAAAATCATCCGTTCATCACAGTATGTTCATATGCCAACCAAGATTATGTTGGAATTGTTCAAAACCGTGATGAGATGGTGACCACTATCTATGATTATGGTGCTATCACAGATAATACAATCAAAGAAAAGTTTCTCTCCCTAGGAGAAATATGGTGGTGGGAATCCAATAGACTAATCCCCATTAATCTGTTTTTAAAAGAAGATTGGATTCCCTTTAAGCCCTATCTCAGGACTTTCACTAACAAAAGTCTAATAGTAGTACACGGTCCAACTTGTAGTATGGCCGAATTAGGAAAACGTAGAAGTAAACGCCGTAGCATCACCCTCGTCAAGCGTATGCCCTAACAAATTTATGTGAACAACTACTAATTGTGCATATGCAATCGCATGTGCTTTCTTAAACACATAACCATCAGTTCCCTTATCCCATACAGTTCTATTAATCTCTGACCAGACTTTCCCAATCAAATGCTTTTTGCCAGGACGAATAACTGCTAGAAACATTGCTAATCTTGGGATGCTGTCTATAGGTTCTGGCATCTTCTCTAAGTTATAGTACTGATTGTTCAAGTGAATCAGTTTCTCAACAAAAGATTTATCCTTAAGTTTACTCCAATCAGGCTCAACCATCAATTCAGTTAGATGTTGTTCATCTCTGACATTCTCATAGACATGAACATTTAGTAAATCTAGTTTGAAGTACCCACGCTTCTCTGCTACTGTATAATCAATACTTGCTATATCATGTATCGGGTCATAGGGAATAGGTGTAACATATACACCAGTAGCATGTTTACGAATAGGATTGACATTACGCATTGCCGCACTTGTGTGCTTAATCAATTCAAGCAATTTATCTCTTGAACCAAAATCAATGTCAATGTCACTATCTATTCTCACGGTGCCATTACTCCTGCTTTGATTAGTTTAGTATACGCTTTTTGTACAACAATAGCTTGTCTTTCGGCATCTTCTACTGCTTTGTGACTAGTAGAATGCCCGCCGTCACTTAGTTTGACGCCTGCAACTTCATACAACGTTCTAGTGTCTCGTACGGTATAGAATGGCCACGGTATTCGCATTCCAAGTTGACGCCATGCGGTTTCCGCAACAACGACATCAAATGAAGCCCCATTAGACCACACAGCGCGGCGATTCCAACAAAACTTATAAAGGGCTTCCATACATTCGCTATATGAAATACGTCCCTGATCTCCCATTGCTTCTTCTCTTGCAGCTTCGGACTGCTCTCCCCACCATCTAATAGTATCTTCATTAATAACCCTATCATATTTTTCAGTTTGTTCATCAATCGTAGGACGCAATTCTAATCGTTCTACTACACCATTCCCTTTAGGATCAAACCGTACAGCTCCTATAGTTAATATAACACAAAATGGACTTGTGTCAAGTGTCTCCATGTCAATCATTATATCATTTGCCATTACATTTGCCACATTTCATACATTGTTATTAATCTATCATCCCACAACTCTATTGTAACACATCCTCCAACTAAGGAGAAGTCCCAACCTTGGTGTCTTTCACCGAAATTTCTTCTCATCCATTTTACAATGATAGATGGATCTTCTTTGTGATATTTACAGTCTCTGTTGTAGACTGTTCTGTTGCCATTTTTATATTTGTTATCTCTACAACCATTGATATAGACAGTCGGGGCAGCTAGGCCAAATGAGCCAGTGTTCATGTATGCCATATCATCCCCATTTCAATAAAAATATTAAGTAGAGTTTTTCATCTACTACTTCGTACCCATCAGTGATGTTACCATTAACTATATTCATTTTTACGCCATACTTCTGTTCTAGGTAATCTTCAAAATCATATGCGTCAAAATTAGTTTTGTTTTCCATGTACTCTACACGAACTTTTTTCAATGCTTCCCAATACTTCCAACGATTCTTTCGTTGATGTAATGCTGGATCATCGTCATCATAATCTTGAAATGATTTTGATATATTGGTCATACCCATCTCAATGCAAAATAGGTGCTATATTCTTCTTTATAGAAATTAAATACTGCGCGGCGATCTCTTGTATCATATGTAGAAGAACGATGATATGCCCAATCAAAATCTACTCCATCAGTCCAGCCGTGTGCTTGCATTTGATGTACTATTTCTATTACTTCATTTGCGCTTTTGCCGTAGATGGTTACAGATTTCATTCCCAGCGTAGCAAAAACAATGTTAAATCTTCAGCACGGGTAAGCATTATCTCACACTGCTTAATGTTATCTACCCAACGATTACTTCCAGTTTCATCATCATAGCCTGAATTGCCATAATTCTTTTTACACCATTTCTTTATTTCTTTAGTGTCAACATCATCTTGGTTCTTCCAAGAGATAGTATGTATATTAACTTTGCTACCGAAATAGCGTTCTGTTTTGTGTGTAAATTTACTCATGACCACCTTAAAATAAACCATGCTGCCAATTTGGGATCTTTAACTGTGATAGTAGGCACATATCTGAGTCCCATGTTACGAGGGTCAAACACTTCATGTCCTTGTGGATAAACACACTCACTCTTGTAGAACCAGGCATAATTGTCGCCGTCAGCGCCAATCATATTGCCCTTGCCCACATGCTGGTTCAACCATTCGGTACAACCTTCGGGCACCCCTTGTCTAAACTCTACTCTCATGACCATCTCAATAAAAAAAATGTAGCATCACTACCTTCTTTGAAAGCAATCGTGCTGTCCCAGGAATCATATTCAATTTTAGCTTCTTTTAACCAATCTTTCACATTACTAGACACACTAGGAATGTACCATGGATGCGGTATATTAACAATAGTCCAACCCATAGCATTGTATAATACTTCTTTGTCAATGCTATCAGATATTTTTTTGGCAACTATATCAAGAATGTGTTGTTCTATATCCATCATGACCATCTCAATATAAAATGTGTAGCATCTTTTGCGTCTAAGAAATAGAATGTACTACCAGCCCACTCATTTTTTTGCAAACAACAATCACGCTTATGTTCACTAACCCACCTAACCATTTCTGCAACTTGATCACACCAATCAGTCCAATCCATTCCCGGGCGTACTGTAAGATGTACCTTGTGATAATTCTTGTCAATATCACGTTTTGCTTTTCTACGCTGCTTGCTATTCATGACCATCTCAATATGAAAAAGGTTCTATCTTGTTCATCACGGAACCAATACTTACGATTACTGCCTACCCACCGAGCGTTTTCTTTATGCCAATTATTATCACCCATTATGTTTAACAGCCATTTGTCCATGTCATACCACTCTTTTTCATCATAGTTACATGGACGCACCCAGTAGGGCCATTTAGGTTGATTGTCAGCGTAACCAGTTTCAAGGCGTTTCATGTTGATTTCATCTATCCATTGATTTGCTAAATCAGTTACCCATCTATTGTTAGCCATAGCACGTTTCTTTATCATTGCCAAACCAATCCAAACCAAGTTGCATGTTCAGGGGTATCAAAATCTACTGTAATAACATTATTACCTATAGCACCGCGTGGTGCTACATCTCGTCCCATTTTCATATGCCAGCCTTTACCATGCCAAAAGATTATTGGTTTACTATTTAATAGTGGACCAATGTTTTCTTGCAGCCAATGTAATATTGGTGCCCATTGTTTGCCATAAACTTTTACAGTAGCGGTCATTCAACCCAGTCTTTTTCCAAAAGTTTTAAATGTTTTTTCATTATAAAATGTATATCACAATAAGGATCACCATGGTTACCTTGTACTAATGTCATATACCAACCCTGTCCTTCCCAGGCAACAATAGGCTTAGCGGCAACTAATTTGCCTATGTTTTTCTGTAGCCAAATTAACAGGGCGGCATAGTCTGCGCCCCATAATCTGGCCACATATTTGTAAGTCACTTGTTTTGTTTTTGTTACCATCTTAAACTACAAAAAATGTAGTCTCGTTCATATCTAAATTTTATTCTTACTTCAAATTCATCCCAGGTGCACAATGTGTGCCTTTCATAATTTTCAATTTTATTACATAACCAATCTATCACTTCAATACGATGCAGTTGCCGGCGATTTTCATCTAGTTTAATAACACGTTCATGCCAACCCGGTCGTATATCTTCCCATCTTCTCATAACCATCTTAAACTAAAATGTATCGCATCACGCTCATCTTTAAATACAAAATCCATATAATCTTCTGTCATGTGTGTGTAAAACTTCTCACCCGGCAAATCAAATTGTTCTATTGCCCAAATACAAGTTTCATCCCAATCACTAATTGTATCACCCTTCATCCAAGGGATACGAACCCTAGTACCCTGCTTCGCCGAGGGTGTCTTTAATTCGTTTCGTAAGTTCTGCATCACGTTTAAACCTTATTGCCCACTGTTCTGGATTCACATAATCAATGATCATTTTAACATGGCCTTCATTTAATGTATCTAGAAAACGGACACCGCTGTCGCTTTGATACAACAGCCATGGACTAATCTTACCCGTTGTTATCGCATAACAAATCTTATTTGCATTCCCATATCTTAATATGTCATGTGGTAATATTTTGGCATCAGTTGCCATTTCCATACAATACTCAATACTACGATGAATTGCATCAAATGCATCTTCATGTCGCAAAAACTCAATTAGATATTTAGTATAGGTACTATCACTGCACCAATTGTCAATCTTAACTTGATTCTTTAACAACCAATCAACAAATCTTGGAATATTTATCGCATTGATATTGACACAATAATTACCAAACTTAACAAAAGCAATGTAATATGGATTCTTAATGAAATCTTCTTGCTTAAGGTTTTTTCTTTTTGATGTATTCTTTTTATAAAACTCTAACCAACATTGAAACCCAATTCTATTTCCATGATTATCTTTATCTAACCATCTACGTTTTGGTTCGCATACATGACTAAGCGTGGTTGATTCACGCAAAAACTCTCTCTTGCAAAAATCACAGCCATACTTTGCTGTCTTTTTAATTGCCGAGGTCTCTTTCATATTGCTTAAGTTGTTCTTCAGTAATAGTGTCATTTAATGTCTCAATGTCTGTTAGTTTCATATTAGGAAACAATTCTGCTAATTTAAGTTTGCGTTTTTGGTTAACTACAAATGCTTCACTTACTGCGTCAATATCATCACTATCTGCCCTAGGATATATCTTCTTGTAATACTCTTTGATATCTTTTAATTTTGCCGGTACTTGTAACTTGCTTACTTTGGGACTGATGTTAGGTATCCACTGATGAAATTGTTTACCAACTCCCGGACTACTTGCACACATCATCAACCATTGTAGTTTAGGATGCTTCTGAATATTCTCATTGAATAGATACTTGTTTGCATACTCAGCCGTACTCATTACATAATATCTGCTCAGTCCTTCGCTACCTTTAATAGCACTAAGCCATTGAATCATTGTAAACGGGACAAACTTCTTTTGTTGTTCAGGGCTTAGTCTGTCAAAGAAATCATAATCTTTCTTATCTAATGCGGCAAGGACCTCAAACAAGTCTAAATCTTGTTTGTCAAATTTCTCATCAACGGGTACTGCTGCTTTTCTTGTTGCCATTAGAATGCCTGACTATAATCTATTATCTCACAATTACGACTAATCTCTTTTACAAAATATACACATTCGGGTTTAGGTCCATCATTCAATGGTACACATAGAAACTGTCCATTCTTTAATCTAGGAGCGTACCATGTTACATCGTGATAGATATCTACAATTTCAATGGGTAAGAATGTAGGACTAAAACTTGTTAATGGATTAAACTCAAACGCATTAAACCCTCTATCATTGATACTTGTTAGTGGTAACGTTTCCAAGTCACCATGCTCTTTTTCACCAATCAATATCTGCCAATCTACTGGCATCTTAATTGTATGCTTACCAATCTTTAGTACAAGTGCGGGTGCGTTAAAACTTTCTAAAAAGATTAATGGAATATAATGATAATCTACATTACTTGGGTTACTGTTATCTAGTATCGCAAATCGTAAATCATCTATCTCCTCTGGCAATGTCTCTAAGTTATAGTATTCGTTATCTAGGGTTAAAATTCTCATAGTATTATTATATCATTTATATGTAAGTTTTTCAACATCAAATGGATAATTAGCCTCTTTATAAAATGCTTTTCTTTGTGTAAGATGCCGTTTTGCAAACTTACAATTACTTGTGATATCCCAAATCTGAACAAAGTTCTTATCTTCGGCTTTACGAATACCACGTCCAATACTTTGAATCACCCGAACAAAACTCTTACCCGGTTCAATAAGAACAAGATTAAAGATTCGGGGAATATTAATACCCACTGCTGCCACACCATATGTAGCTATAATGATTTTGTTAGTTGCTGTTGCAACCTCGTCATATTGTTCTTTGCGTTCATCCATACCAGTGTTACCTGATACGAATACTACATCATATTCTGTTTTGAAATCTCTAAGTAGTTCGGCTAACCTATTATGTAGTTCTTTACCTGCTGCTACTCTATCAACTAATATTAATGTGTTGCCACTATTCTTAATCACATCGACCAATTGAGTAATTTTATTTAATCGTTTATCATCTTCAAGCAAATGTTTTAGTTCAGATTGGTAATTACTAAACTCAACCCCATCTTGTAGTTGTACAATGTTTACATGACATTGTGCCAATACACCTCTATCTTGTAATTCGCTAGCAGATAGTTTATTAATAACATTTCCAAGACTGATAAAGATTGCTTGACTTGCGAATTTTTCTTTAGGGATAGTACCAGTTAATCCCCAGCGAATTGGTATGTTGCTCATTACACCAGTCAATAATTCTTTTAGTGCGTCGGCCTTGGCCATGTGAACCTCGTCTACCATGACACAAACTACACCTTCCAAGAAGTCACCAATCTCAACTTCTGCTTCACCTGTTTTTGTTTTCTTAAGCATGTTATTCAGACTTTGCCAAGTACAGATTGTATGTGTCTTATTATATTCTTTTCTATCACCAAAGTATACACCAACGTCTAGTCCAAGATTAATGTAATCTGCTTCTGTTTGTGTTACAAGACTTTTGTTTGGTACGATAACAATACTGCGCCCGTAACTTTCAATAGACCAACTTAATGCTGCTGTGATTAATGTCTTGCCTGCTCCTGTAGCAATCTCTTGTAGTGATTGTGGATTTTTTAGAAACTCATTAATGATTGATATTTGATAGTCACGCAATACAACTGGTTGACCTTCAATAGGATGACCCTTGGGCCAATTCTTGTGTTTGAACGTAGCCTCGGACACTTCACTAAAATTGAATGTTGTACTGTATGTACGAAGGTCCTCTAGTTCAATATCATAGTCTCGGCTATCAATAAAGGGAAGTATTTTGGGTAGTAGATTAACATAGCTACTGCCACCGAGACTAAAGAAACTTACCTTACCATTCCATCTACCAAGACGGACCGCGGGAAGATACCTTGCTCCGGGCACTTCGTACTCAAACATCTTAACCAGTGCTTTACGCTCGGTTAATTCTAAGCCTTCAATCTTTACATTGACTTCATCCCTGACGATTATTTTACATTGTTTCATAATTAGTACTTAGTATAACATAAACTAATTAGTAATTGCAAACATAAAGGCAAAAAAAGGGGAACAATTGTTCCCCTATAAAACTTATATTTTAATTAAGCATTCTTCATGCAAGTTGTACGTGCAAGATTTTTCCAGTTTGCTGGGCTGATCTTAACTAGATCGGCAATCTTCAAACACATACGCAAACTCATTTCACGCAGTTTGCCGTGATTTTCCCACATGAAATCTAGAATTTCAGTTGATTGGGTTTCTTCAAAGTTGTAATCAACAAACAACCCACCTTCAGCATCACGATGGACCTGCTTGATACGCAACATTTTGTCACGCTCACTATTGATAGTGAGGTCCAGAAAGTGACAACGACTTTGCAATGCTTCCAAGTGATCTTGCAATTTCTTGCTTTTCACATTTTCAAATTTCAAGTTAGTAATAAAGATAGCACTACCATTGAAATTGAATTGATTTGGGATACCTTCATCACGTAGCAAACGACTGTCACTATTCCAGCAAATCTTGCGGGTCTTGCCACTATCCAATGCTGCCTTAAGAATGTTCAAAGCCAATTCATCGGCGAACACACTATCGCAGTCATCAAAAATCAACACATTTTTAGTGTCAGAATATTTGTACAGTTGAGCATACAACCCTAGCGCAGTCATTGCACCTTTAACAACATTGAAACGAACACGCTTGCCGGCAATCTTGTCAAACATGCTTGATTTTTCCATTTGCTTTTCAACGCCGTGCGACTTGCCAACTCCCGGAGGACCCGACACAATCATAGCACGAATGTCACCACTGATACAAGCACTTGCCATTTCATCAAGAATGCCGAAACGTAGTGCAATGCGATCCATTGCCTCAGTTTCAGTTTCCTTGGTCACTTCTGTCTTTGCTTTAAACTCTACTGTATTATCTGCCACTGTCTCTCCGTTCATAAATTGAATATCTTCTATCGTATCCACTTTTACTTTGACTTCGGCAATAGCAATAGCGAACTGGCCCTCGTTTTTAACAGTAACATAGTTACCTTTTTTACCTGTCTGAAATCCTTTGACTAGCGTAAACACTTCATCAACTACAGGTTGATTACGATAGGAGCCAGAAAGAATGCGAATTGTTGACATAGATAAAACCTTTATTTAACTGATAATCCGTTATTTTACACTATAACCCATTTACTGTCAATAGTCAGTAAACCCTAGATTGTACATAGCACTACGAAATGGCTCTGGGCTTTTCGGGTTGGCCCACATATAAACATCGTCACGTACCTGATCGGTGCAATTGAATTCAAACAATTCATAAATTTGATCGTTTGTGGACACTTCACATTGTTGAATAAATTCTACGATACTAGTAATCATTTTTGATTCCTTTATTAACTGAACAAGATTGTATTATACACCCAATACCATTTATTGTCAAGTATTGGGTGTATGCTGTTTTTACTTTTGTGTACGCAAGAATGCAGCTTTGCTATTGTGAATGTCGTAAGACTTTTCACCAGTTTTCACTACAAACAATTTTGCAGTCCCGCAACTGATTTTAGCTGGGCCCATATTGGGTGCTTTAGTCAGTACTGGGATATGCAGGCCCTGAAAGTTTTTCTCAAACAGAATGCGAGACACTTGGCCCTCGCTTGTTGGCAGTTTAGAAAATACAGTGTTATATTGTGCAATCAAAGTATTGATTTCAACTAGAGACATTTTCATAGGTACCTTTCAAGTGATTAAGAGTATATTATATACCCAATTTCATTTATTGTCAACTTTTCTTTTGTTGTTTTTATGCAACAAAAGTTATTCATAGATAAAATCAACTGAATAAGCCGTAATGATACACGAAAATCCATTTAATGTCAACCCTGATTCACTGAATGGCCTATTATTTTTTATAGTCAATTTTCAATTTGTTGATCTGGTTAGTTGTAAATTTGCTAACAGTATACATACCTGTACGTTGACTGCCTAATAATTGTAACCCGATAAATCCGGATGTAGTATTACTTACAGGAATTATAGCACCAACTTGATTATTAGAATCAACCAATTGAGGGAACATATCTGTTCCGTCTATAACTGTAAAATTACCATGTCCATCATTTATAAAGAATGATGTACCCCATAATTGTTTATTCCTATTTGTCCAATAATGTGCTATTACATCCATATTACCATCACGATTAATATCATTTGGAATTAGATTAAAATAATACTTATATCCTAAGTTATTATTAGTTTGTGTAACCGATACAAATTTACGACCGTCTGTATTTGAAAGTACAGTATATCCTGAATCTTCTGACATTGATAGTCCACCGTTTGCCAGTATGCTATCATAGTTAGGTGTGTTTTTATCTGTAACAGTATTTGGCGGGTAGTATATTATATGAGTTGATATTGAAAATACATCAGGCTTGCCATCATTGTTAACGTCAATTGAAATTGCGGACACTTCAGCAGTATTTGTAAGTTTCACTGGCCAGCCGGGAATTACAGGGTTTGTAATTCCTGAATGAAACCAATCATAACCACCTTGCCCGAACGGACCAGTCGGTAAAGTATTTAGAGTTGAAACATCTAACCCATTTTGACTGCCATATACAATAACATGATTTTTTCCAGTCCAATCTCCTGTAATTAACAAATCATCATATCCGTCACCATTAAAGTCGGCAGTCACCATTGAAGTTTGCTTATCCAAATCATTATTAACCCAAGACGATATCGGGTTTGCTGAGGTAGTAGCTTGACCATTGTTTAGTGATAGCAGCATTGTTGTCCCGGGCACACAACCACTTTCCTGCGCAGGTAATAAAATTTTTGTTGTATGACTACCATCAAATTTGCCTATCGCTATCGCATAAGACCTAGATGAATTTTCTGGAATTGAATTGCTGCTGTTTGTAAACACACCGTTGTTATTAATAGCTACACCAATTTTTGACCCAGTCCACGGTGGCGCATCAAGTCCGGCTTCAGATGCAATAATATCTTTTGATCCATCACCATTAATATCAGCATGCCATATCCACGGTGAATGTAATACAGTTGGGGCTCCTTGTGGGAAATATTTATTAGTTAAATTGATTGTTGAATTTTGATCTCCGACAACCGTTAATGGAATGGGCACTTGCGGATATGATGTTACACTAAAGACAAACTCATTTTTGCCGTCACCATCTAAATCTGCTAATAAACCTGAACGGAAATAATAACTTTTTCCTGAACCACCGTACATACTGTAATCAATTGTTGTTGAACTTGATATTAGGATGTCATTTATACCTAAAGAATTTAGTTGAGGATTATTGCTAGCAGAACCACCACCACCGCCTCCGCAAGCAGATAAAAGTATAACTACTGCAACAGATATTATTGTAGGCTTAATCTTAATCATTTTTTAGCCGTAGCCGCTTCTGCCGATTTTGCTTGTACGCAAGCAGCCTTGATATTTTGAGCCTTGAATTCCTGTGCGGCTTTAGCACAAGTTTCCTGTTGTTCAAACTGACCCACATACATTACATTGGTAGATGACAACCCTACACCAACTAGAACGATAGTCCAAAACATAATTATGCCTTCAAAATGTTAACGATACGCTGATGGATCATATCCATCTCATCCTGCTCAACATAAAAGTCCGTAGTCGGGTCATAGTACTGACCTTCCTTAGTATCGTAATACAGGACACGTCCGGAGAAATTGAAGGGACCTTCTAGCCCTTTACGCGGGCCGTATTTGGTACGCATTTCATCCATCTGAAACTTATCTGCGATAACTTTGTAGCCCATACAAAACTCCTGTTGTTGACTGAATAAGACTCTATTATATATCCGAAACCATTTACTGTCAAGTTTAGGAATGCTACTTTTAGTTTACTTTTTCGGTAACGGTATAGTTGAAGCGCCAATAACTTATGTCCCGTGAACTGCCGTAGCCGGCAAATCCTCGGCTGTTTTCTACGAGAGTGGCACGACCTTCACGGACCATCTTGTTTGCTAGCTTAATCCACTTAGAGCCCTCAACAACGCGGCAATACCCATCGGCATTCATTACGTCCATCACATCAAAATTAAAACTACGCATAATATTTCTCCTTACGCAACCTTACGAAAATACTGATAGGGCAAGCCCAGATCATAGCACAGATATTCCCAATCTCCATTGGCGTTGCTAGCATCCATGATCCAGCGTAATGCTGTTTCCCGATCACGGGCACCCATGCAAATTGTATCGGTGACATGCTTCTCAAACTTCTCAATAGCATCGGCCTCAAAAACCTTACGCTGGTTCTCATTGTCAGCAATCACACGACCCAGGTACTCAAACTCCTGCTGGAACTGTTCCAGAGTCCAAGTGCTGGTGTCAATACCACGAGGACGAATACCATGTGCGTCCTTGTACATATCCCAGAAAATAGACTGGGCCTGCTCCAAGTCAGACATTTGTTCCCAAGTAGTGAATTCAGACATATTTGCTCCTTTAATCAATCTAAGCCTCTATTATAGACCCAAAACCATTTAATGTCAACCGAAAGCGTATGCCCTAACCCACTCAAATTTGGTGTCAGCCGGCACCCACTTGAACTCGGTCCGCTTACGATAGGTCTTCTCAAAGTCGCAGCAGATCATGATCCAACCCCGGTCAGGGCTGAAGCCTACCTTGCTGGCGGCCCGGACGATTTCAACCACCCTACCGTCTGTCATCTTTGCTACTGTGATCATTGTGTGCTCCATTAATCAATCTAAGAGTACATTATATACCCAAAACCATTTAATGTCAATCCCGTTTCATTACATATTCAAACAGAATCCACTTAGCACGATTCAGACATTGACGGGCATCTTCAGCCCGCATATAGTCAACATCACCGTACTCGGTGTTAACCATTTCTTGGGCGTCACTCATGAGGCTAGCAACCATCATAGCAGGACCGGACAGTTTGAAAGTGATGCTAGATTCCACAGACTCACGCATACCTGCTACGGTCACGCCGTACATACGAACTTCACGTTTTTCTTGCTCTGTCAAACGGTCGTAAACTTGTGTCATAACTAGCTCCTTTAATCAATCTAAGCCTCTATTATAGACCCAAAACCATTTAATGTCAACCGAAATTTTAGCTATGGCCATAAGCAAAAACCCCCGATATCGGGGGTTTTATGCTAATTTCCACTTAATCATTTTGTAATGGGAAATACTATCCCTATTGCTAAATCTAATTACAGTATCAAGTGTTATCTCGTGAAACTTGCCCCTATCATAAAAGTAATCCCACAAGTGCATCAATTCATTATTTGAATCAATTTCAATTTTGTAAGGTTTATTTTCATTATCTTTCAACCAATACTCTACAAATTTTCTACTTTTGCGTTTTACTGTAAATTTCTTAACTGGAGTAAGTGTTTTTATTGTAGATAATGATATTTGTGATCCTTCAAATCTAGTATCTAGTTCTAAAAACATTTCATCTAGCCCAACATCATACTCATAGAATTCAGGCAAACGATACACTAATGGCATCATTTCTTCTTTGACTACTTTACAATCACCATGAATGAATGTGTTTAAATCTTTTCTATAACTAGTTAGTTGTTGACCCTTCAAGGTAAACATCATAAGTTTCTTACTGTAATAGTCACGGATAACATTAGCCTTTTCTCTATCTTCCTGAATCATTTCTTTGAATAGTATTTCATCAGTAAGTTTAGTTGGTCTATTGCTAGGATTCATTATGTTACTAATACCATGACTAATTAATGGGCGCAATCTATGCCAAGTAACACTCAATGCTAAAATATCTTCGGATGTTTCAAACACCTCATATTTCTTAACATTTTTATTACCAAAAATATCCCAATCATTACTTGTACCATTCAATCCACTAAGTGTAAGTGAAGTTAATGGTTGAATGTTACCCATTGTGATTGTATGGTGACTACCGTTGGTAGTGGCAATAACACCAGATGATCTAGGATTTCTTGCTGCGAATTGTTTTTGTATATTTGAATTAGCCAATTGTAATATCTTCCATTCCACTTGTGCGTAGTCGCACGATATGACCCATCTGCCATTGTTTGGCCTCTAGGCCCTTCATTATACCAAGCCAACGATTTCTAAGATAAGCGACTTCGTTAATCAATACTTCCATATCAATTACTTCATCTTCGCCTTCAGCATACTTTTCAGCATCACGGCTTGTCAATGCTCTATTATACGCTTCTAAATATTTTTGAAAATGAGTTCGGCGAATCTTCTTTAATCTAATATTGAGCAAGTTAAGTACCGCTTCTACTTCTTGTAATTGATTGAATCTATGTTCGGTGACACCAGGAATAGCAGCAATGTTCTTTTCAACATTGCCGTATACCTTTACTTCTTTTTTTGCTTGTTCTAACTCAGATTCAAAGTGTTGAATGAAATCAGGTATCTCACCTAAGTTCACTGATACTCTTGTATACCAATTTGACATTTAATCCCATTCGTCTAAATCTTCTTCTTCAAATTCTTCGTAATCATCTTCTTGGAAATGTTCTTCGGCGTAACCTTTTAATGCTTTAGTGATATCTTTGTCCTTGAAGGCATCTTTGATATCATCTATCTCATAATTATTATCAATTAAAAAATTGACAAGTGTATCTGCCGCATCATCACGTTCACTTAAATCAATATGTTCACGTAATGCATCCCAAACTTCTGATATAACATCTAAACTCATTCTGTAACTTCCTCCGATGGTGTTGTTACATTACTTATCACACTTTTAGTTTTTCCAGTATATTCAAGCATAACCTTGTCAAGTATTCCGTCTTTATTGGCTTCCCAGCCCTTACGAAATGCTTTAAGAATTTCACCATCTTCAGTTACATAAACTAAACTGTTGCCTTCTTTCTTCAATGCATTAGACTTCTCAAGCATATCAGTTAAACCACTATAAGGACTCATGCCTGTTTCATATGGAATCTTAACTTGAATACTTTCAAAAGGTTTTGCATAGCGAGTTTTCATAATCTTACAAGCAGCACGAATACCATTTACTTCAGCAACCTTGTTACCATCTTCATCCTCTTTGAGTTTGAGTTTCTTCATAGCAACTACGATTGAACTTGCGTAAACAAATCCTTGACCACCAGAGATTTTATCATCTGGGTCAAACATATCTTGACTTGCATATGTGTGATTAGTAGCAACCAATCCTACATTGTGACTACCAAACATATTAACACAGTTACGAACAAGTGCGGTTAGTGCTTTAGGCTTACGACCCATGTCACCCTTCATATCACCTGCTTCAAACTGATTAACGTCAGTCGGTGTCAATAGCATACCAAGACTGTCAATGACAAACAATACTTTTGGTTTATCATCTTCTGCCATTGCTTTGTATGACTTCATAAATTCTGATATAGTCTTACCCACATCATCAATCATAGCCATGTTTAGTTTAAGCAATTTAGTTTCGCTTGTATCTACACCCAATGCGTGTAGCCATTTTTCATCTAAGGCGTTTTCGCTATCAATTAGTACAACGTAGATTCCTTGTTGTTGTGCGTGTCTGACGAGGTTTCCTGAGCAGATGAATGATTTTCCTGATCCAGACTCTCCGGCAAAGACAGTAACTTTACCAAGAGGAACGCCTTTATTAAAATCCCCACTGATGAGATAATTAAGTCCATAATTTCCTGTACTGATCCAATCTGTTGGATCGTTATATCCTATGCTAAGTCCCTCAATAGACTTAGTAATTTCTTTTCTAAATTTTGATACGTCAAATGGTTTTGCCATTGATAATCTCTCTTTCTTTGTTATCTGTAAGTTCCGTTATTATAAACGTTGAACGGTTGTTTATCAAGTATATCGGGACATTTTTCAGCAATTGAATCAATTTCCCAATCTTGCGGATAGTGACGTAGTGCGGCTCTTGCGCGGTCTCTGATTAAACTAGGTACACGTGGTGTACGTCCAGGATCACACAACTCCTCTAATAATTTTTTACCTTGCTTTAAGGCACGATATCTTTCGTCTGGTAATGTCATAGTGTTCTCCTAAGATAGGGGCCGTAGCCCCTATTTAGATTAAGACTTGTTTTGTCTAGCACGAATCATTGCTAGAATGTCTTGCGCTTTGTCACTTGACGGAGCCGCTGTAGGAACTACTACAGGTGAACTATTGAAAGTTGCTTCTGCTGCTCCAACATCTTCTTCCCAACCGGGTAGACTTGCAGGTGCTGCTGGAGCAGTACGAGTTGGCAAGGGTGCTGCTTCAGGAGATGCTCCACCTGCTGGAGCATCTAAGCCCCATGGGCGATAGTAGTTACCCCAACGTTCGTTGTCGTATGGTTGACCATCTACTGATGCTTCAAACATTTCTTTCAAAATACGCAATTCAGCTTCACCTGGCTTCTTAGGCAAGAAGTCAGTTAGATTAAACAATCCATGTGCTTCAATTGCTGCTTGTTCAGCATCAGTCAATGCTGTTTCTCTACGTGCCCAATTACTTGTACTGTAATCAGCATAGCCACCTTTACTAGATTTCTTAATATTGAAATCAAGACCACGTGTATAGTCTGTAGGCAATTCCATAATTTCAGGATCAAGCAATCCACTCTTAATGATTGGGATAATTTGTGGACTGATAACGAATCTACGAATTGGATTAACTGGTGTCTTGTCATCACCAAGTGGGTTTTGACGTACAAAGCCTTGAAAGATATAACTACGCTTCTTCCAATACTTGTTTGCCATTTCTTTCAATGTCTCATCTTTATACCAAGGGCGAACCTCAGCCAAGATAGGACAAGTTGAACCATCGTTGTACATTTCAACGCACGGGACTTGTACTACAATTTGTTTTACATTGCTATCACCTTTAACTCCATTGAATGGAAGTTTGATGATTTGTTTTTCTACCCAGAAGAATTCGTTCTTGGTGTCGCCATCAGGCAAGAAACGAATTGCGGCTGTTGTGCCTTCGTCCATATTCCAGTGGGGGTAGATAGAATTATCTGATTGGGTGTTAGAACCCTTTGTATTTGATTTTGTGTCTTGCGCTGCGATACGTGCGCGGATTTCTGCTAATGATGCCATAATATATATTCCTTATAAATTGAGATGGTCTCGTTTTTAAATTCGCCGCTTCACCATGAAACGACTAACACGATGAGATAGTATAGCAGTACTTTCTTCTCATGTCAATAGTATTTATGCCTGATATGGCAAACCTCACCTTTTAAGTGAGGTTTTTGATAGGTAATTTACCCTTATAATTTAACTGATTGTATTTCGGCTACTGTGAATGTATCTCTATTTGGTTCTTGTTCAAACTTCTTAAAGAATCTTCTGTACCCATTTGGATCATTTTTAATAAATCTTTTTTTGGTTTCCCCACCTGATAAAAATTTATGTTTATCAATAATTGATTTACTACTGCTACACCTAATGCTTAATGCTATTCGGTTATTATTATTTTCGGCTGTCTTGTGAATACAATCTCCGCGTTGAATTAATATATCACCTTCTTCAATTTTCGGGATAATTTTGGTTTTAAATATATTGCCATTAATTTCTATTTTTTCATCTGTGTTGTCATCAACAATGGTAGTTTTAGTTTCGGAACTACTATAAAATCTTTGAGCACCTTTACCAATGATATATTTTTCAGTTTCGTTTGGGAACTTTTTCCTAAGCGCACCATGTGGTAATATCATAACACCATCTTCTTTGGCATTTGGTTTTACTATGGGAATCCAAAAATTTAAACTATTAATTGCGTCTTGCCATTTATAGAATACTTGATAGTCCTGATGCCATTCTAAGGTTACTAATTCAGTATCAAAATATTCTCCATGAGCATTTACAATATCCAATTGAATTGAAGTTTGTTGTGATATGTCATTTAAAATATTTTTTATTTTATGTGACAATGAATGTTTTGGTGCGGGTATTATATAATAGTTTTTATTTATACTTCCCCTAGATGATTTTACTTCATCATATTCTTGTTTTAAAAGTTTTAGTTCAGATGAGTCTATAACATTTTTCAATACGACAAACCCATCTTCTTCTAAAGATTTAAAATTTGGCAAAGCCATTTATTACTTTCTAATGATTCTTAGAATAGCGTCTAAGTCCTCTTGACCTTCTTTGACTTCATCTTTTGGTATAGCTTGTTTTGCTAAATGCTTTGCCCTAGAATGACCACTGTGTTCAGAACCATCACTACCTTTAGAGTCTTTAGATTTTGATTCTTTCTTTTCACGTTCAGCAGCTTCATCATCAGTTTCCCAAGGTTCGGTTGTTTCATCTAATGTAGTATTACCAATATTGGTATCTTTCATATTTGGCTCATGCTTTGGCTTTTCTAATCTCTTTAACATCCTTGATATTTTGTCATGGATGTTGCCAACTTTATCTTCTGGCTCAAAGTCATGTTCAAATTCATTAGCGCCAGGATTGCGGCCGCGCATTGCATGTTGAGTATGTTCACCCTCATCCATTTCACCTTCTTTAGCCATAGCAGCTTGAATAGGGTTTTTCCAATCTTGCTTTAACATTGGAACAACTTCATCCCATGCTTCTTTACCGGCTGCTTTGGCATCTTGACCAAATTGTTTCGCGCCTGCAACGCCTTTCTTAATAGAATCAAGTACGCCTTCAGCCATTTCATCTTCTTCAGATACAACAGCCTGGTCAGCTTGATTGATAAAGTTTTCGTTGGCCGCACCTCGTGATTGTTCCCATTGGTCATATACTGTTTCATAAGCACTATATAATGCATCAATTTCGGGTATACTAAGATCATACTTGTCAGGGAAATCACCTATTGCTGACATTGCTTTGTCAACAGAATCATTGAATTTATTGTTTCTAATTCCGTATTTTGCTATATTGAACCAAGCTGTTTTTATAGGATCACCATAGTGACCAACCTTTGCCCAGTTTCCTACTTCTCGTAGACCCAAATCAATTGGTGGATTTTCACCAGCCATTTTTTCATTATATGCGGCTAAACTTGCAACTTGATCTTCATGTGAGCCTTCATCCATACTTGTTACACCTGCAGGACCTCTATCATCTTTGACACCACCGGCTTTATTCAATGCTGCACGGTCAGCATAGCTACCACGCTTAACAAGTTTAGCAGCAGCTTTGATATCTGGTGTTTGATTTTTCTTTTCAACATGCTTTAATGGATCAAACGAACTTTCATCAACTTCTTTTGCTGGTGTCGCAGGTATTTTTTGATTACCTCTAGGATCATCTTTAAATCTTTTTAAAGAAGCACCTGTATTGATAGCTTCGTCAACTTCTTCCCCTTCAGGAATACCAACTGGATTGTTAGATTTAATACTCTCATCTTCAACTAAACTATCAGCCCACTCTGCTAACTTGTTCATCTCTTTATCAACAACTGATTCAGATACTTTCTTGTGTATTCTATTCAATATTGGCATTACGCTTTCAATGCGTGGATCTAATGTTTCTTGTACAAACAATTCGTTTAGATTGTTTTCTTCAGTTCCATCTTCCATCAATGATGGTGTCCAATTTTCAAAGTAACTATTGTAACCACGTTTACCAGTCATACGACTTAATGATTCACGCAGACTTACATAGTGTTCTAGTCCTTCGTTTACTAATGCTTGTGCTGATTCGTTGAATTGTCCATTACGTGTAGCACGAACAAATCCAGCCATCTTTTGATATTCTTCACAAAGATTACCAATGTGACTCCAACGGTCATCATTGACTTTACCGCCTTCAGCAATATGTCTAGCATAAACACGGGCAATACCTGGCTTCTTAGTATCAAGTAAATAGCGTTCACCATCTTGATTCTCTAAGAAAATTCTATTGATGTTGCGATAGCGTTGTTCACCTTCTTCAATGACACGGCTATGTTCAATAACAATCTTTACGCTAGGTACAGCATCACTGTAACTGCGACTCTTACCCATTGGGTAGTAACCCTCTGCTATTTTATCTTTGTTTCTCATATGGTTCCTTCTTGCCATGTCATCTCCGACTCGGTCTTTGTTTTTTGTGTCAAATCCTTTAAGTCCCTTGGTCATTCTCCAAGCACTTAATTGATCATGTAATCCCCACCAAGTGTCATCATACCCCAATCCTGGGGTTATATCATCAGGACTATCAGATACATCATCACCGTAATATACAGTTAATACACGGTCCTCATCTATTGTTACATAAACTGTTCCGTAATCTTCCCCGTCTTTAGTGAATTCAAATTTGAAAACGTCTGCTTCTTCTGGTACAGGGGTAACTTTACCCCCAGCATCTAATGGTTTTGGTTTATATTTAGACAATAATCTAAACAATTCGCGGTTTAATGATTCTGAATTTGTTGGCATAATTGTATTTATCTTAAACTTAACTTAGTACGGCAAAGAATGGTAAGGGTGCAAGAAATTCCTCGTGGTCCTTGACATAACTGTCCAATTCAAAGTGATATGACCCTAATTCCTGTATCATTCTGACAGATAATAAGCTAGCCATAATCAAATCGTCTGTGTCCCCGATCTTAGCAGCATAACTGCCCGCATGTGCTACAAACGCTTTCAATTCACTGATAAGACTACGACTATTTACGGTTAGTTTTTTGCTTTCTAGTAAGGTCTTAAACTTAGCACAAGCGGTTAGTTTGCTCTTATTAGTAGTGTTAAAGCCCTTGCGCTTCTTGCCGGGTTCGCTAATGAATGTTCCCGGGATATTGTTTTCACCATATTCATTTAGTGATACTAATGATGCTTCACCGATGCTGTTATTCTCTACCGAATAATAAAGATTGTTTGGTTCACCTGTACATTCAACTATGTATTTGTTTATCTGTGCGATAAGTTTAATCTGTGTTGGGATATCAGTTTTGTTATGTTTCCATTCACCGATTTGTGTAACTGTATTTGCTTCAAATATTTGTATTGCTGCCGGATCACTACCTGTACCAAGACTTGGGTCTAATGCTACTGTATAGATATTGCCCTTAGTTGGTTTTTGATACCAACGAACTTGTCCCATACGACTGACTGGTTCTATTCCCTCTAGCATTAATAATGTATTAGGATTGATAAGTGTTTCATCAGCGATAATGAATTCACAACCAATCTCTCGGTTGAAACGATCTTCGCCAAGCTGTGCTTTCATTTCATCAGCCCACTTTTGATCTCTGCCCGGTTGTTCATCCCAACTTGCTCTATATGCTCTAAAGCCATTGATACCTAATTCAGTAGTATTACCAAATTCATCTTCAGTTTTATTGGCACCTTTCCAGATGAAAGCAAACTGATCCTCATCACTGTTTGGGGTGCTTGTGATAATAGCTTTACCACCAGTACTTAATGTTGGGGTAATAGCAGTCCAGAATTCTTTGGCGATACTTGGTCTAACGAACGCAAACTCGTCTAGGTATAGTAATGTAATAGACATACCACGACCTGTATTTTCAGTAGTTGTAGCACTAACAATACGACTACCATTCTCAAAGTCTAATGAGCCTTTGTTATATGTTGTTACCCCTGCTTTGATGTAGTCTGGACAGTTTTCATATGCGTATCTTACACGCTGCATAATCTCTTGTGCGCCCGTGTACTTATGTGCTGCGATAAGAATTGTACTGTCTGGTACAAACATGGCGTACCACAGTAAGTACCCAGCAGCACTAGTTGATTTACCTGACTGTCGCGGCATCAAGCTGATACTATAGCGATAGTTATGATAAGTATTGATTAATCTTTTCTGAAAGTCCCATGGGTGATATACCATGCTACCTTTTGTGGGATGCTGTATGTAGAAGAAGTTATCCATAAAGTATAGATAACCTGTGTCAGGATCGCAGCACTTTATAAAGTCCTGCAATTCCTTATCATTTTTAAATTTTGTCTTTGTATAGGGATCTTTAACTAAAGATGCCTGTCCTGTTTTTGTCATACTCATAATGAGTATTTATTACAAATTATTTGATATCTAATGGTCGTTGCTTAGTAGCAACAATACAATAGAATTTCTCTTTTGCTTTAAGATTAGGTTCTCCTGGGTTCTCCTGATCAGGGAATTCAATATCAAATTCAAAATTATCAAATTTATCAATGTTGAATCCAGTTCTAACAATCAATGCTGCTAGTTGAGTTTGACCCAAAATACTGTAATGATTTAAGTTATCTTCGTGGCGCCTATCACAATCGGGCTGAGGGACTTCAATGTAAATCTTACCGCCTTGCTTTAATATACGATTATATTCCATTAAACTAAAGATAGGATATGGGCTATGTTCTAATGCATGACGCAAGAATAAAAAATCTACTGATTCATCGTAGTAACCTTCACTTTGCGGAATAAAAGTTAAATCATACTTTTTAATTGTATGCCCTTTATCCTCACAGATTTTGATGTCGCCGGGGCTTAATGTTACTCCAGTTAAATCAGTATAACCTCTAGATTTCATCTCGTCTAAGAAATAACCCGGGCCACAACCTAAATCTAAGATTTTACTATTTTTGGGAAGTTCAAGTGGGTCAATGTATTGTTTAACTACAGTTTCGGTTAACCCTTTGTGTAGTTCGCTATCACCTTCTTCATAGATATGAGCGGTGTATAACCATTCGTTGTAAAATTTAAGTTTAATTAAATCTAGTGTTTTGTTAATATCGATTAGCATCAAGAATCCTATAATTTGATATAATTACTTATTCTAGGATTTGATGTTCTGATTATTTTCGTTTGTAACCTTTAAAGGGTTTAACTAAACTTGTTGTGTTTGTATCTTCTGGCTCTTTACTCTTTGAATATGGAACAACATTCTTTTTATCTGTGGGTATAGTTTTAGTTGCTGAAATAAACATATTATGTTCTTCTTCAGTATATGGGTGAACCGTATTATATTTTTCAGCAAAACTTGAGTTATCCATTTGTACTGCATCTTTACTCTTCCCGTCAGCCATACTCATAGCCATCATCATACGATTCAAATGATATATGCGATCATATCCACCTATATCACGAGATTTATAAACACCCTGCGTAGCTTGAGCATGGTGATCATGCATTTTACCTTCGCCCTCAGTTAAAAACTCACTGGCTCTCATTTTGGATATCCTTTAAAGCCTTTAACCGGGCTAACTTTATCTACGTCAGGTGCTTCTTCACTAGACATTGTACCAATCTGCACAGCATCACTGGGTGGCATACCCATAGATCGTAATGCATCATGTATGTAATCTTTTACGTGAGGGTCGTAACTTACAATTATTTCATTCTCACCAAATACTGATTCTGCTCCGTCAAATTCTGGCACACCGTCTTTGGCACGTTGAGCAGCACCTTTGGCACCTGCAATTGCTACACCAAAACGATATTGTAAATAAGGGTCTTGATTCTTAAGTGCAGGAATCTTAAATGCACCCGGCAATGCTAATCCAACATCACGAGTTATTGTTCCAGTGCGACCCTCATTTATAAATTCTTTTGCTCTCATATTATAAGATCAGTCTCTGTTTGCATATCTAAATCGTTTTCTGTTTCCATGATACTATCAGGATAATCATTTAATTGAATATTCAATCCTGGAACAGGTTCTCCAATCCAGGTAACCTGTGATGAGATAAAGTGAAATAATGTAGCAGCATTATCTGTCAATGGCGTAACCAATATACGAACATTTGAATCAAACACATCCATATCATATTGTGTAAGATAGTTACCGTTAAACATTGTACTGTGACCATTCCATTTTACGCCGTCTAAGTCATTAAGTATACTGGCATTTAATGTAATGTTTTGACTATCCATGTTATCTACGTTTTGAGAATTAATTTGAAATGTTGCCTGTGTAAATGCATTTGCAGGAGTTTCATATATAACTTGAATGGTGTTTCCCACTGTGTATGCATTGCTAGTAAAAAACCCAGTACCGTATAATTGTGAAAAATTATTGTTAATCTTCTGAAAGGCTGTGCGTAACGGATCACCTTCCCCGTCATTGGGTTGTGCACCTATATTGATTATTTCTTGGGTCATCTCTATATCCTAAACTATAGTGTATTTATCACTTTAGTCAGAATTGACCTGCTCAAAAATCTTCTTCTGCCCTGTGTACCACTCTAGTATTGCTTCCAATTGAGCCGCACATTCATGTCTTGTAGCGTAGTTTTTTGCTACAACTTCCATTAAATTGCTTAATGTTGTGGTTGTACCTTCAATTGTTTGTAAAGGTTTGCAGGTTTGTGTCAGTTGTTCCGGCAAATCAGGGAACTTTTGCTGCACAGGAACAACAGTGCTACATGCTGACAAAAAGATTACCGATAATAGTAGTAGTTTTTTCATTTCTTTGGCGCCAGTATTATCGGAGGATTAGCCAATTGATTGTGTAAATCAGTAGGAACTTCTATCTGTTTCTTTAACAAAGTAGGGTCATTCTTTGCTGCTGCGTTGTGAGTGGTGATAACTATCTCAGGGATATCGCAGATATTGTTGTATTTTACAATTTCTCTGTCAATAAACTGTACTATATCATCACCCTTTTCTTTGATTACTTGCTTCTTAGTAAGTATCTTAGTGACAACTTCTGTGGTTACTTTCTGTGATTCAGTCTCAGCTTTAGCAACTTTAGCTTCCATTTCTTTGACTTTAAGCTGCCAAACTGCTTGGTCAGCTAATCCACCCTCTAAGTATAAGCCAAAACTTAATACTAATATACTGATAATCTGTATAGGGAGTTTGTATGTAGCAATAAAGGGGATGAAACCAAGAACAAACCCAGCGATAGTTCCTACAACTCCAACAAAAAAGATGATATGAGTTACGAAATCAGGAAGATATGATAGAATCCACATTCATATATTTATCTTTATTGAAGTATGGATCATTAATTAACCATTCATAATACTTTTGAAAACCTTCAGCTACATCAACTTTGGGGTCAAAGCCAAAGTCTCTACGTGCAGCATCAATGTTCAATGCTCCCCGTGATGGGAAATCACTATCCTTGGGATACACAGATAGTGTACCGCCACCTGCTAATTTTAATGCCATTTGTGCTGCTTCTAATAATGTAACGCTATGGCTTTTTGTAATATTGTATGTTTTGTTTTCGGTGTTATCGCTTAGTGTGGCCGCAACAATTCCATCAGCAGCGTCATCAACATAAGTAAAGTCTAGTGTTTCTTTTTCACCGTTTACTTTTATTGCGTCACCTCGCATTGCTGTAAGTAAGAATTTACTGATAACTCTATCTTCTACATCAAGTGGTCCGTACACAGCACTTGGACGAATGATAGTATGAACAAGATTCGTTTTGCGAGAATAATCACGCACCAGCCATTCGCCTGCTAATTTCATAATGCCATACTGACCTTGAGGTTTACAAATAGCATCTTCTTTTACATCATCAGTAAAGTCACCATATACCATTGAACTACTAAGATATATAAATTTACGGACTTCATACTTGTTACTTGCTTCTAACAGATTAAGTAATCCTTCGCTCATTGTACGACTACCCAATGCTGGATTAGCGTTAACTACTTTCTGTCTAGGGAAACTAGCTAAGTGAATAACAATTTCTGGTTCTTCAATACTAAAGATTCTATCTAATTCTTCACTATTTGAAATATCTTTATTATAGACAAAACTTATATCGCCAATTTTTTGTTGACGTTCATTTATCAAGTGATTTATTTCAGCTTGAGGGATGATGCCATAGTTAGTCTTGTTATCAACTATTGATACTTGGTGACCTAGTTTTTGTAAACGTGATACTACATTGTGTCCGATAAGGCCTAGACCACCTGTTACTAAAATATTCATTTAAACTTTAAACTCCAGTAAGTATAATCTATTGATTTTAGAAAGGCATGTATTGTGTATGAATAACCATATATCATTGGATCGTGATATCTTTTCCAAATAGGAGCAGGTTTACTCTTTTCCATAATCCATTGTCCTTCTTCTGTTTGTTGCCATTTCCAAATTGGTTCAGCAACATACAAATCAGGATCTTCTACATCACCCATCTTGATGGTGTGTACTACGCATTCAATTGTATCTGGTTCTAGTGTCATACTGCCATATCTGCTTTGATAGCAGTATAGCATTTGTATTCAACTAACTCAATATCTTCGGGTAAGAAATCATCTATGTTTTTTATAGCTTGATTAATCTTCAATGTGGGTAATGGTAATGGTTCACGACTCAATTGTTCTTTGACTTGCTCAACATGATTGGTATAGATATGTGTATCACCTGTGCTGATAACTAATTCAGCTACACCTAACCCACATACTTGTGCAATCAAATGAGTGAGTAACGCATAGCTAGCAATGTTAAAAGGTAACCCCAAGAAAACATCAACACTACGCTGATACATATGGCAAGATAATTCTTTATTCTTATTGACATAGAATTGGCATAATACATGACATGGTGGCAATGCCATTTGGTCTAACTCACCTGGATTCCATGCAGTGAGTATATGTCTACGACCATTGGGGTCACTTTTAATACCCTCTATTAGATTTTTTAATTGGTCAATTTCTTTATGATGTATACTACCTTTACGATTGTATGTTGAGCCAAACTCATCCATAAAGACTTCGCTTTTGTGTGATACGGGAGTAAGCCAATGTCTCCATTGTACTCCATATACACGACCTAGGTCACCCTCAAACTTTGCTTTAGATTTCCAGTAACTTGCTAATGCATTAGGTGTCCAAATAGTTACGACACCGTCACGGGTACCATGTGTAAGTTCTGCTAATCTGCGTTCATCTCGGCTACCCTCAATGAACCAGATTAGTTCGCCTACACACGCTTTCCAAGCAAGTTTTTTAGTAGTGACGGCTGGAAAACCCCTACGCAAATCAAATTTTAACTGTCTAGCAAATAAAGAAATTGTACCAATTCCTGTTCGGTCATCCTTAATTTCACCGTTATCTAAAATATCCTGTAAAAGTTGTAAATATTGTTTCATAGTCTATTCAATAGTTTATCTGTTTCAGGTTGTACTGCATCGGCAATATTTTGTACATTAAGTATAAACTCAACTCCAACAACCATGTCATCTAATTCTTGTAATTTTCTACTTACAACTTCTTCTATCTGGTCTGGTTCCAATCCTTGAGTCAAAAACTTTTCAATGTTTATAGTATGTTGTTTTTTACCTTGTAGTTTGATTACTAATTTCTTAATAAACTCTACGGGTATTTTATTTTTCTCAACATCTTCAAGTATATGTTCCCACTTTTCGATGAATTCTGGGCTCATTATGCACTAACTTTTGCTCTGGTTTTCTTTACTTTAGGTGCGGGTGTTGCTACTGGCGCTTCAACTACAACTGCCTTCTTACTTGCTCTTGGCTTCTTCTCCATTACAGGAGGATCCATTTCTGCTGCTTGCTTTAATAGATTTTGACTTTCAGCCATCAACCCCTTGGCTTCAGCAGCCATTTTAGCAGCCTGTTGACGCAAGTTGTTTGCTATAGCATTATCACCCAATGCATCATTACTATTTGCTATCAATGGTTGTGATTGAACCTTGGCATCACGAGTTTTTTGTTCACGCATTCTACGTGCTACATCACTTGGTGTTTGTAGTCCACGACTTTGATCAATGTCAGCCATGCGTTTAACTGCTTCTTCACCTTGTTTCATTTCGGTTAAAATCTTATTGAGTTCATTCAATTTGATTTTAGTTTGAGGATTTGGGGTGACAACAATATTCTCTGTGTTTACTTTTTTTAGTAAACCTTCTCTATGCAATGTTTGTAGAATTGGAGTACCATCTAAACCCAAGGTGCGATTTAGTGCATCGGATAATGATTCGGCATGTTGTCCAATATCACTTTCAATACAACGGATCAATGGATCGTGTATATGTTGATTTAGTGTTTCTGTATATGTTACAAGACACATGTGAGGTTCACCTGGAATCTCACGAAAAATGATAGCAACCTTACGATCACCTTGTTTACCGACATGTTTTAAAAAACTCATATTATTCTCCTAGAGTACATAGATATTTAATATCTATCACACTCGATGAAATATTTTCTATGAGTTACGATTTGGTCAATGCGTCAAGCAATTTATATTGCTCATATGCTTGTACAACCGCAGGTGTAGTGTTACGATTCTTGGGTGATACTTCGACCCAAACATCATCACTTAGATCGGGGTGAATAAATTGACTACCCAAAAGTGCAAAATTTCTTGGTTGATGGATCTTACCGCTTTTGTACAATCTACTAGCAAGTGCTTCTACTTCTTCCCATGGCTTGACTGCAAGATCATAATCTTCTGGACGAAGGGAAGACCAATTACCATCCTCATAATATTGTTTTACAATAACAAGGAAACTTTCATAGTCCTTAGTTTGTGTCCGAGTAATAAGCAATAGTACATCATCCTCGGACACTTCGTCCATTAATATACTACGCAAACATCTACCCAAACTTGTTCCAATATACATCATACAATCACCTGCTGTTTCTTATTTGCTCTATCACTATAAAATTTATGTCCAACATTACGAATAGCATCAGCCATTACTTGCGGACTATCTTCAAATGTTTCTCTAATATCTTGTTCAGATAATTCTGAATCAAAGGCATAGATTTCATAATGCCGTTGACTATTACATCTAGCCCTCAATATCATCATGTCTAATGGAACATGTGCTGGCTTAAGTGTTTTATCTTGATCCTTTAGGATACGAAAGATGTTTTTCTTTTCCCATTGTTCATGTTCTTTTTCAATTTGTGTAACATTGATTAAGGCTTCAAGCCCATGCATGTCCCACATTGCCACAAACCTAGTTGTTTTCTTTTTTGATGAGCGCATATACCATCTTTGCCTGATCTAAAATATCTGCTAATGTTTTGTTTGTTTCGGCTGCTCTGCGAATGTTGCCCCACAGTTGATCTTCCATCATACGTTCGTGTAAATCATATCCACGTTCACTCATACTATGTAAAGTACGTTCAGCAGAGCCAGTCTGACGGACATATATAGTCTCACCTTTATCAGGAGATTCAAATATGTCCGTCATTGTTACACTTCATCATACAGTGCATATGTACCGAACGGGGGATTCGGATTCTTGTCGCCATGAATGATCCATGTAGTATCGCAGTAGTCAGGGTCGCCCCATGAACCATTGGGATATCCATCAGTAAACACAATCAATCGCTTAGGGTCAATTGCATTATCTTTCAAGTATTTAAAGATACATTCAAAGTCAGTACCTCCGCCGCCCATCGGCTCGTACTCGCTAATGTTGTCCATGTTATCACTATGAAAGTCTTGCGGGTTGTATGTATCAGTATCAAAACAGAATACATGAACCTTATAACCATCAAACGAATCCATCATACCACCAATCTCACCCAAGAACGCCTGTGCTTGTTTGTTGCTGATAGAACCACTCATATCAAGTGTAACGACAACATCAATTTCTTCTCCGGGAGTCATGCCGGGCATGATAGCATCCATGTGCCAACCTCTACGTGAGGGACGCATCCATGTATAGTCAGTACGAATACTGCTAGTCAAGTTAGTTTGAATCAGTTCACGCCAGGGCATGACTGGATCAGTATGTTGCTTGATTAATCGTTCAACACCCGCGGGCAATTGACCTGCTTCTGCACTTTGTGCCGCACTGATAATTGCTTGTTTCATTTCTTGACGAACACGTTCACGTTCCTCGTCAGACATTTTAGGACGACCTTTGCCTTGCTTGTTGCCATCGCCGTCACCATCACCGTCGCCCTCTTCGCCATCTCCATCCATGTGATCATCAATCATTTGGTCTAGTAAACTATTGATATCAATCTGCTTGACATTCTTCATCAAGTCATCATAGATTTCCTCACTAGGCTTTCCGTCATATTTCTTTTCATACAAGCATGGGACACTAGTGATAAACTGACCAACGCCGTGACGTTTTAAGTCTGCATTAACTGCATAGTCATTAGCAATATTAAATATTTGCGGGTCACGTTTGCCAATACGGCCTATGTGATCATAGACCACATGCAACACTTCATGCCCAACTAGAAACTCTACTTCTTTGGGTTTCAATAGCATAATGAAACGGCTATTGTAATAGAATTTCAATCCGTCAGTAGCCGCAGTACTACACCATTCATCAGCATTAGTTAATTTGAGGCGTGTAGCAAGATTGCCAAAGAATGAATGACGCAACAACAAACCTACACGTGCCGAAATCAATCGTTCACGGGCCAGTGCATCAATTTTGGGATCAGTAGGTCCAACAAGTTTATCAAACTTGTCGCTACGCTTTTTATTTTTTGTCGGGGCAATTACGCTACTCATATACAATCCTTTATCTAATATATGCTATAGTATAGCACACCTTTTATTTAACTGCAAGTAAAAAGAGTGAGAATGTTTACACCATTCTCACCCATAAAATCAATTACCTGCGTCTACAATGTACTTGCCGTACTTTTTGTGAAATTCATCAAAGTGTTTCAATTGACTAGGTTCAATCGGCAACTTGTAAGTCTTAAGTGCAATCTTAGCACCCATCACAACCAATTCTGTTTCAAAGTTAGCCATGATGTATGTGAAGAAATTGTCAGCCATTTCGTGAAACTTTTTGTTGTTCACTTTTTGTACTTCCAATGCATCCTTCAACTCATAGCACATTGAAATTGTCAATGAATACATTGCCGAAATTTCTTTCACAGACAATGTAGTTACTTTGCCAGAAAGAATATCTGCTGGGTCGGGCATTTTGCCTGATGTTTTACGATGGGCTGCAAACTTAACTGCGAGACCTTCACCAACACTACCTGCAATCAGATTGAACAATGTATCAGTATCAGTATCTGCCTCGTCATCTAGCAAGTCAGAAACAAAGCACCATGTGCGGGGTGTAGCGAATGCACGGCTTGAACTTTTGCTATCAAAATCGTACAAGTCTTGTTTAGCAAACGACAAGTAACCAACCACATCCTTGTGAATGCCTTTGTTCACTGCCCAGTTTTGCCATGCAGTAAAGTCAGGGCGCATTTCCAAGTGCAAGAAACGATTAGCAAGGGGCATCGGCATACGATAAGTAACACCTTTGTCAGATTCACGATTACCTGCCGCAACGATAACAACGTTATCAGGCAAGACATACTTACCTACACGGCGATTAAGAATTAGTTGATAGCCAGCAGCCTGTACTGCGGGTGATGCGCTATTCATTTCATCTAAGAAAAGAACAACGATAGGATATTGTGATGCAAGGTCCTCGTCAGGCAAGTCTACGGGAGACGCCCAATCCATCTTGTTGAGGTCTTTGTTGAAATATGGGATACCACGAATGTCAGTAGGCTCCATCTGTGCCATACGCAAGTCAATCATATGACCGCCAAGTTCAGCAGTTACTTCTGCTACAACTTCTGATTTACCGATACCGGGAGGGCCCCAGAGAAAGAGTGGGCGCTTAGATTTGAATGCTTTCAGCATAGCCTTGCGGGCTTGTACTGAGGTAACTGTGAGATTGTCGCTAACTACTGAATATGCCATTTTGTTTCCTTTAAGATATTTACTAACACTAACAAACTAAAAACATAGTATAACAGAGACCTGATTTATCGTCAAGTAATTTGCTGTACAATTTGGGCATATATATCTGCCTTGCTCATGTAATACGCATAATTTTCATCCTTTGGATGAAAATTACGCCATTGATTGGCCCGCGTATTACGAAGGATATCATCCTTTAAGGAATTTTCCTTGTAATATGCAATGAACCCATTTTTATCATAATGAGCAATAAACCCGCTACATACATTAATATATTTGTATGCAGTTTCGTTTAATAGTCTAATGCTACCCACTGCCTTAACAATGTTAGCAACGATCATTTCCTTTTGTTTATCGGTGTAGGGTGCTAGTGCCATACTTACATGCTCCAAAAAGTTTCGCTAGCAGGTGAGCAGCACAGGGGAGTGTTAACATCTTCCTGATATTCAATCCCACTCAACAAGTTCTTGCGAGTTACCATGCGCGGTTGATAAGTTTTGGTATCAACGATACTTAGTTCACCGGCAGACCAACCTGACTTGTTACACAGACGGGTCCGGGTCGCACGGGCAGACGCAAACGTTTTGTAAGTCTGGGTACGATTTTTGCCGTCTGAAACGATAAGTCCAGTGCCCCGAGCGATAACATAATAAGCCATTTTCTAGTCCTTTATCTAACTGTCTAAGTCTATATTATAGACCCAAATCCATTTAATGTCAAGCGAATTCGTAGAATTTCACTTTAGGATCCAGTTTTTTTAGTTCTTTTGCTGCTTTTGACAAGGAATTGTACTTTACGTTGACCTGACTACGGGACAATTCACCGTCACAAGTCAAGTTTTCAGGGCTGAGGTCACTGTCCAAACAATTAGCGACTTCCTGACGACCTTCGGCAGTTTGTATCTCATATTGCTTACCCTTAAAGATACTGTTCCAACGATTTTTCTGGTCTATGTATTTTTGCAATGCTGACATAAATAACTCCGTTTGTTAACTGTTTAAGTCTCTATTATAGACCCAAAACCATTTAATGTCAACCTCGGAATTGCTTAATTTTTGAGCAATTTTAGATCATTTTTACTTTGTAGCCGTTCTCTATAAACCAATTTACAACATGATGTTCGCCGCCAATACCAACTGTATGTTTTTTGAAATGAACCTCATTGAGTGTAGCCAATTTTCTAGTTGGGCCATGATGTCCCAGAGCATTATTAAGTGCTACATCAAATCCTTCAGTATGTAATGCAGGGAACAAATATTCTATACTAAAAGATTTTGCTACTTCAAGTGGCGCAAAACTATACCCAATCTTTTCTAATTTTGGTTTGAATAATGCAGTAAGATGTACATCCTCATTCCAAATTGGTTTCCAGGGTTTATCGGTTCCATCGGGTTGTTTCATTGGAATAGATTCTACTCCCCAATGTGGTAATCCATGATTATTACAAGATTCTAAAAATCTTTTAGAACGTAAACTAAAACCACCATTCTGCACTATATGTAAATTTTCAACGTCAGCAAACTCAGGTTCAGTCCATCTAAAGTTAAGATAGATACCTGTTATTTCTGATTTCTCATTTAATGTCAATGCACAATGTCCCGGGGATCCAATATAATCATAATTATAAAATTCAGGTTTAAAGTTTTTTCCATTTAATACCCATCCGTCATCTTGCACAACTAAACAATATTCAGTTTCAATAAATGCATATAATGAATGCATCATAAAAACACTGTAACGATTATAGTTGAAGGGGTAAATATGTTTCCATTCAATTTCTTCAGGCAAGTCATCTGGTTTAATTACTGATAGTAGCAATCCACGACTACCCGGCAATTCAGTCATGCTTTTTACTATTGATGGTATTGCACTTGCTCCATTGTTGTGTCCGTATACGGCAACGATTGTTAATTCTGAATGATTCATTTCATAAGTAAACCCATTAGAATTAATTTCTCTAAATGGTCTATTGCTTTGTTAATTTTTTCTAATGGTTCTTTAGTAAAGTTATCAGTATGCAATCTACGCCCATTTACTTCTAGTTTACTTAATTCTGATACCATAGTGTTGATGTTATTAAACATCCGTTTTAAGTCCGGATTGTAACCAATGTTATTCAAATCAGTGCGTATTTTACTAGACACCTCTTGCCAATCCAAAGCCTTTTCTATTCTCATAATAACATTATACTGTCCTGAGATATTTATGTCAAGTGTTTTCCCCTAACATAAATAGTTGTGATGAAACCCACAATCGCATTATTTCTATACGACCCAAAATGTTCCGTACAATCTGGAAATGGGATGATGAGGGCTTTGAGTGAATATTACAACTTCAAAATCTTTAGCAAGAACAAATTGGAATATGATTTCTTTGATGATGTGGACATGATTGCCGTTCCCGGTGGAATTGGTGATAGTGATACATTCAAACAACTATTCAAAAACAATGGGAAACGGGTAACTGACTTCATACATAATGGCGGTAGATATTTGGGTATCTGTATGGGAGCATATTGGGCAGGTAGTTATTATCTAGATGTATTGGATGAGGTTGATGCTGTTCAATATATTAAACAACCCGGAACTGACACACGTAGACCACATGCTAAAAATTTACCAATAACATGGAAAGATGAACGCATGAATATGTTCTTCTATGATGGTTGTGCATTGGTTGGTAATAGACACAAATTCAAAACAATTGCTACATACGCCAACGGCGATCCAATGGCAATATATCAAAAACGCATAGGACTAATTGGTTGTCATCCTGAATCAGAACCATTTTGGTATGATAGCTATAGTTATATGCGTGACAAATGGCACGGCGGTAGACACCATGAGTTGTTGTTAGATTTCACTAACGACTTAATGAAACGTTAATTCCAATATTTGGACGAGTCTAAACTGTCCCAGTACTTCTTATTGTTGCGATTGACAAAGTTCTTAACTAGATACTTAGCCATTCCCATATAACCCATCTTCTTAAATCTACGACTGTCTTGTCCAAAGTGATGTTTTACGATTCTAAACTTCTTAGGACTATATTTCCTAGACAAGAAATAGTCCTCTGACGTTGAAAACTGTTCCGGGAATCCACCATACTCATCAAACTTATCTTTCCTAGTTAGCATAAATGCTCCAACCGCAAAGGGTGAGAAATATTTCAATGTGTGATTTATAGTGTTAAAAATAGTAAACCCAAACTTTGCTCTTATGTCATTGTCATAGCACTTGATGTTCAATCCAACAAGATCAAGGTTCATTGATTCAATTTTATTGACAGCATCATGGATCACATCGTATTTAAAAAAACGAACATCAGCGTCAATGAATAAGATGTAGGGAGTAGTAACTAATCTTGCTCCATTGTTCTTGGCCACTGAAACAGGTCCTCCCTCAATGATCTCAACATTCAATTCAAAACTGGTATCACGTATAACTTGTCTGGTGTTATCCGTAGAGCAATCAGCAATAATGACTCTAGTATCACCTATGTTTTGTGAACGTAATGAATCTAATAGATGATGAATATAATCTTCTTCATTCTTACAGGGTACAACTATAGTAATTTTATCACTTAATTTCATTGTCCTTCTCCTTAGTCCAAGTAACTATTTCCCAACGACCGTCCCAATGTTCTACAAGTGCTGTACAGGATTCAACCCAGTCACCATCATTCATGTATTTAATACCATCAATGTCTTTAATCTCTGCATGGTGAATGTGTCCACAGATAACACCATCAAACCCACGTTTTTTACAATAGGTTGCGAGATTTTTTTCAAAGTGGAATATGAAGTCTACCGCTTTCTTTACTCTTGCTTTGAGATATTTACTAAGACTAAAATACCCAAAACCCATGCGATGGCGTAGCCAATTGAATTTGCTATTAACTGATAAAATGACATCATATGCTTTGTCTCCTAAAAATGCTATCCAAGGTGCCAATCTAGTTATACCGTCAAACATATCTCCGTGTACTACAAGATAATGTTTGCCGTCTGCACCTATATGTTCTATTTGATTATGTATCTCAATGAGTCCAAAACTGAACCCATAGGGTATCATGGGCCGCAAGAATTCGTCATGATTTCCTGCAATATACACGACACGAGTGCCACGTTTAGCATGACCGAGAACACGACGGACCACATTAGTGTGGCTTTGTTTCCATCTCCATTTGTTTTGTTGAATTCTCCAGGCATCAATTATATCTCCTATTAAGTATAATGTATCACATGAATTGTGTTTCAAAAAGTTATTTAATTTTTCAGCTTGACTATCTTTTGTACCCAAATGAACATCGGATACAAATATTGATCGGTAAGTTTTCATACATTGTTGTTCTCACTCTTATTGTTATAATAAAAAAGAGCCTTGCGGCCCTTAGTACTGGTTACGAGTTCCAGCTTCCGCTCAATCTTGCGGTCGGTTATTTGTATTGTATTTAGTGTCTTGCATATGACAATAATATGACATATGGTTAAAGGGGCAGTGCCCCTTTATAATCAATGTGATTAGATTGGATTAGAAATTGTGTTCCATACCCAATGCATACTTAGTAGTTGTTGCTGTTGCATCTTCTTTGATGTAACGAGCATGAACTGTTGTACGCTTGCTTAAACTATAGCTTGCGCCTAAGTCTAATGCTTTAGTAGTATTGTTCTCGCCATAGCTAGCAAGTGCCATCAATGCTGAAGATACTGGTTGATTAACACCAATACTTTTACCAGTTGAAGTTACGCCTGCAACTTTGTCATCAGAATAAGTAGCGAAAACAGTTGTACCTGTTTTTTCAACCTTAACTCTTGCACCATAGATTGTTGAAGTACTTGTTGTACCGTTATCAAAACTTGCTACAGTAGCACTGATTGGACCACGAGTAAATTCAATACTAGCAGCTTGCGGGTTATTAACGCCTGCTACTTCGCTATTGCTATTGATGTAGTTAACAGTTAAACCAGCCATTGGAGTAGCTGAAACGAACAACGCATTACTGAAACGTGAACCTTGAGCAGCGTGAATGACTGCGGTACTAGAACCGTATACATTACTCATTGCGTCATAGTTATCAAGTGTACGTGCGATTGTGTGCTTGTCACGACCAACATTAACTGAACCTAAACTGTTTGACAAACCTACAATCATAGTTCTGTCGCCCAATGTAGTTGCTGCTGGAGCATCTGCACCGATACCAGTTTCAATTGTGAAGTTAGCAGATAGTCCGCCACCTAATGCTTCAGTACCTTTAAAACCCAAACGACTTGTATCGTTAGTGAGTGCTGTTACTGCTGACGCAGATCCAACTGTTACTGATTCTTCATACACACGCATTTTACCGTAAACGGCTACTTGTGCTGATGCTGCAAAAGATACAGCGGCTAAAATTGTCGCAAGTGCGATTTTCTTCATATTAAATTTCCTTTAAAAAAAACCTGATTGCTCAGGCTAGATTAATATTTAGCGGGAGAAATACAGTCAAATAAATTATGTATTCTCGCAAAGTAAGTATACTGATTGCGTAATGTATGCTAGTTGATAAAGGAAAAGACACCGAAGTGTCTTTTCTGGTTGTTTCTTTTATACAGTAAGTCCTACTGCACCTTAGCCTTAAGCGGCTAAAGAATATAACTCATCGTTTGCAGTTATTGATTTTATGCGATTAACGGTCGTCATCTACCGAGTTGCCGTCGCTGACTATTTGCCCAATCGATTACCAGAGCAGGCCCATCATAAACACATAACAAGGGTTCCAGTTACGTCATTCTGTTTACCACCGTCAAATGACGATACTGCACGGTCTATGTGTTTATGGTGGACCTGGCCGGATTCGAACCGGCGTCTTGAACACATCCTCTTTGAAGGAATTACAACTATCTTTTTATTTATCGTTGATAGCAATTACGCTCACGGTAAATTTGACCATCAGGTTGTTGAATCTCTTTCCAAGAAGTACAAACTGTTTGCGGTTGCTGAATAATAACTTGCTCACGTTGAACAACAACTGGTTGTTGATTGGCATTAGCAATTGCTGCTCCTGCAATTCCGCCGATGATTAATGGGGCTATCCAATCATTACGTTCAACAATAACTGTGCGAGGTTCCCAACGAGGTCCGCAATTGTGATGACGATGATCTATTCCCCAACGACAATCTTGGGCAAAAGCCATGGTACTGACCATTAATGTTACTGCAACCAAAAGTAATTTTTTCATATTTTATCTCCTATACATATATAACGTGCTAGATATGTATTTAGTTGACATTATTGGACAACTAGGTGTCCAGTAGCATACATGATTGCCATAACTGGACCAGCAATGTGTTCGCCAATTTCATATAGTGCCCATACTGTTAATGCGACTGCCCACCATGGATTGGTTTCGGCTTTGTGCCCTAACCACATAAAGAATTTGGCATGTGCTTGCCCAATTTTGTTTGCGAGTTTAACTATCATAGTTTGTATTTAGTCTCATAGTATGTTCTTAACCAAGCCCAATCGTAACTCAATCGTAATTTCTCAAAGTCACCATTCACCTCATTGTAGTATTCTACAGCATGTTGCGCTGAATCCAAACTGTATTGGGCGAATTTGCCTAATCCAACATTTAGCCAATAATCTAATCGTTCTTCATTTTCATCAGTTTTGGATGCTTTAAGTTTAATACATTCACGGAACGCAGTACGCCAGGTGTCCCATTCGCTAGTATTAAACATTGCAGTTCCACTATTAACTTCAACAACTTCATGTTCACTATCCATAGTAAAGTCTAATCCAGTACCAAAGTTTGCTAAGGTAAGTTTCTTGTTGTTAGCAACAATAGCTTGGTGACCATATACTAATCCATTTACAGGATTTGTCGCATGGAAAATATAATGTTTTGGTATCTGTAAACGATCTGGTTGCCAATCAAAATCAAACTTAGCATCAACTTTCAATTTAGCATTAACTAAGAAGTACCATGGGGTATTACTACTAGTTGCTGCCGCATGTTGACTCTTTACACGACCACTTACTCCATCTATTCTTACAACCTTGTTTGTTAACTTTTCAGTTAGTTTCAACAAGTGTTCATAGTTAGATTCAGCACTAGCTTCGCCGTTACTAAAGAATACAATGTCCAATGGGTTAGACTTAGCTAATTTACTATTAGTCATAATGTATGGATAATCATACAATTCTTTCTTTACATAGTCTTTAGCTTCTTTGGGCACAACAATACGTGTTCCGCCCATGCTAGTTATCTGAATATTCCTAGACTCAGGTGACCATAAACTGATTGGTTCTACATCAAGTACATTAACGTCTTTGTTATCTGCTGTAACAAATACAGCATAAGGGAAGTTAAATTCTGTTTTGATACTAGATACATGACTATCACCTTCAGTAACTATAACTGGGGCAGGCAATCTCTTAACACGTTGACTTTGATTGAAGTCAATCTTAGTATAATCATCAAGTATCTTCAATTGCTTAATCAATGAACGTAGTTTGTTAACATCAATTAAGAATGTATCACCAAACTTTTGTTTATCACTAGGGAATACATGTAGTTGTTCTTTAGCAAACGGGTCACATATATAACTAAAATCAAAAGTACTATAATCACATACACTACTACATATCCAAAGATAATGTTCTTTCTTCTCTGGCAATGTTCTTAATAGTTTAATAAACGTTTTAAGATATGTTGTGTCAAACTTGATTGTAGTGACTGGCAAGTTGAATTCAGGTGCGTCATTGCCATGGTCAATATAAACAATATCATATAGACGATTAACGGCTCTTGCCTTTTTGCTTTTAACAAAGTTAAGCATGGATAGATGTTCAATGATCTTCACGTACTTTGTATCTTCAATGAAGGTTTCTTTATTAACCATAAAGGTCGTACCCCAATGACTCCATTGTGTTCCAAACACATGAATCATTTTCATTTGCCATGGACTAGGATAGAAATCGAATTCAAAGTTTCCATAATCTAATTCGCTATTCAATACCCAGAACAGTTTAGTTTCAGATTTGTTTATACAACGAGTGATTGTGTCTACCCAACTGTTAAGATATCTTGTCTTTTGTAGTTGTGGGTAGCGTAGTTTCAATTCTTCAAAACGTTGATTACTCTCACTATTACTTCTATCAATAAAGAACATACTCAAGTTACTATCAACTTGAACAGATTGTCCTTCAACATAGTTATATTCTTTATGTCCCTTCATATACATAGGTCCGTTGATATAGTATGTTTGTGTATCTTTACTATATTCATTACCAAATACATTTATGTGACGGAAGTTTTCCTGATTAGGTCTCCAACTAAAGTCAAACTTATCATAGTTCAAGTCAGGATTGATAGCCCAGAATACTTCTTCGGGATGTTCTTTAACTAGTTCATCTAATGTTGTTTTAATAGGATAACGATTGACTATTGTTTTTTTAGTTTCACCTGTATGTTCCATTAACACAACTTCAGTTGCCCCAACTACAGTGTAACGCGGCCCGTTATCTTGCCACTGATATATTTGAGGCGGGCTATATGGGTTAGGTCTCCAACTAAAGTCAAATGTTTCTAAGTCATCGTTGTTACTAATAGACCAATATTGTAAATCTGCCTTAGGCAACGCAACTGGCTCAGTCATATACTTGTATTCAGTTGCTCCTTCAACGTGATATTCAACTGATGGTTCTGTATTGGCATCATTCCATTTGTTACCAAACACATAGATGTAGGGTGGGCTAGTTGGGTCAGGTCTCCAACTATAATCAAACGATTCAATAGGTATTAAACGTTTCCATTGATTATCTGTAGCAGTTGATTTTACTAATCCAACTGTAGATGTTACATATTTCTTATCTGTTGCCCCAGGCATATGATATTCTACAGTAGGATCAGTTATACCATCATACCATTGATTACCAAATACATATATGTAAGGTGGAGAATGCGGATTAGGTCTCCAACTATAATCAAACACATCAACAGGTATAAGTGTTTTCCAATACTCTTGTGTCTTTGCTGCTGTAGCAACAATTTCTGTAATATATTTCTTTTCAGTCGCACCTTCTACATGATATTCTACTGTAGGTTCAGTCATAGCATCATGCCATTGATTACCAAATATATATATGTAAGGTGGGCTATCAGGGTCAGGTCTCCAACTATAGTCAAAGTTATCTACAGTAACTAATATCTTCCAGTTTTCAATCATCGGCAATGTTTTAGCTATCTTATCATCCATGTACTTGCGTTCAGTGGCACCTACGCAATGATATTCTATAGTAGGTTCTTTTACTGCGCTATTAGATTGATTGCCCCATACATAAATGTATGCCGGTTCTCTTGGATCAGGTCTCCAAGTAAAATCAAAACTAGTTTTATCAACTGGTATTAGTATTTGATACTTGTCCCATTCGGGGGCTACATCAACATCACCCATGTATTTTCGTTCAGTTGCTCCCTCACAGTAAAACTCTATAGAAGGGTTTATTTGTGCCGGCACATATTTATTTCCCCATGTATAGATATACGCAGGTTCTCTTGGATCAGGTCTCCATGACAAATCAAAATTTTCTACTTGTTGCGTGATTTTCCACTTATCATGTATTGGAGTAACATCCAATAGTTCTTTCATATACTTGCGGTCTGTGGCACCTTCACAATGATATTCAAGTGTAGGTTTTATGTCACCTGATATGTATTTGTTGCCCCAGGTGTAAATGTATGCTGGTTCTCTAGGATCGGGTCTCCATGTGAAGTCAAAATTTTCTACTTGTTGTACAATATTCCATTTATCAAACTCAGGTAGTACTTCAACTAATTCAGTCATATACTTGTATTCAGTTGCCCCGGGTACAATATATTCTAATGTAGATTTAAATTCTGCTGCTATGTGTTTATTACCCCACACGTAAATATAAGGTGGTTCGTGTAAGTTAGGGTCAGGTCTCCATGTAAAGTCAAATTTAGAATGATCAACTGGTATATTTTCTTTCCATCTATCCCATTCAGGTGCTAATTCAACTATATCCATATACTTGTATTCAGTTGCGCCTGGTACATAATATTCTAATGTGGGTTTGACTTCTGCCGGATCGTACTTGTTACCCCATACATAAATGTAAGCTGGTTCTCTAGGATCGGGTCTCCATGTGAAGTCAAAATTTTGTACATCTTGTATTATATTCCATTTGTCAAATTCAGGCAACACCTCAACATCACCCATATACTTGCGTTCTGTTGCGCCTTCACAATGATATTCAAGTGTAGGTTTTATATCACCGGGTATGTATTTGTTACCCCATGTATAGATATACGCAGGTTCACGTGGATCTGGTCGCCATGATAAGTCAAATGTATCCGCAATGTCCTGTACAATATTCCAACGATCCATTTCAGGAACTACCTCAACTTCACACATATACTTGTGTTCTGTTGCTCCCTCACAATAGTATTCTACTGTAGGTTTAAGTTCTGCTGCGATATGTTTATTGCCCCAGGTGTAAATGTAGGCAGGTTCACGTGGATCTGGTCTCCATGTAAAGTCAAAGTTTTTTACTTCTTGTGTAACTTTCCAATGTTCTTGTTCAGGTAATACTTCAACAAGTTCATCCATATACTTATATTCAGTAGCCCCGTCACATTGATATTCTATTGTTGATTTCAGTTCACCCGGTATATGTTTATTTCCCCACACATATATAAATGCAGGTTCACGCGGATCTGGCCGCCATGTTAAATCAAACTTGTTTCTATCAATGGATTGTATTTCTTTCCACCTATTGAATTCAGGCAACACATCAACCAATTCAGGCATGTACTTGCGATCTGTTGCACCCGGGACATGATATTCAATCGTTGGTTTAAGTTCTGCTGCTATATGCTTATTGCCCCATACATAAATGTAAGGTGGCTCGTGCAAGTTAGGATCAGGTCTCCAGCTAAAATCAAACTTATTTTTATCTACTGGTTGTATTTCTACCCATCTATCCCATTCGGGTTCTAAATCAACAATATCCATGTATTTGTATTCAGTTGCTCCGGGAACAACATACTCTAATGTAGGTTTAACTTCTGCTGGATCATATTTATTGCCCCATACATAAATGTAAGGTGGTTCGTGTAAGTTAGGATCAGGTCTCCAGCTAAAATCAAACTTTGAATGATCGATAGAAAGATGTTTTTTCCATCTATCCCATTCAGGTGCTAATTCAACTATATCCATATACTTGTATTCAGTTGCTCCTGGTACATGATATTCTAATGTTGGCTTTACTTCTGCCGGATCGTATTTGTTGCCCCATACATATATAAATGCAGGTTCACGTGGATCAGGTCTCCAAGTTAAATCAAACTTAGTTTTGTCAATATTGTGAAATATTTTCCACTTGTCCCACTCGGGAATTATTTCAACATCACCCATATATTTGCGTTCAGTAGCATCAACACAATGATATTCTAATGTAGATTGTAATTCGCCCGGTATGTGTTTGTTACCCCATACATATATAAATGCAGGTTCACGTGGATCAGGTCTCCATGACATATCAAATGATGATTTGTCAATTTTTTGTACTTGAACCCATTTGTTATCTGGAAGCAAGTCTACTATATCTTCCATGTATTTGGCATTAGTCGCACCTGGAACTCTATATTCTAGTACAGCTTTGACTTCTGCTGGATAATACTTACAACCCCATGTATAGATATAGGGAGGATCAGTTGGGTCTGGATGCCAGCTAAAGTCAAATTTAGTTTCATCAACTAAATCTAACAATATCCAATTGTCATTCTTTTCGTTTTTATAACTGATTGGTTCAATGTCGGCGCGATATATGTTTATATCACTATGTTGTTCTGGGCATAACCAAGTGCCACTATCTTTTTGATGTGTACTAGGCCATATGTTATTGTGTGCTTCTGCCCAAACATCTTCGTCGGGTAGAAATTCAAAATCAAAGTCCCAATCAAAATTTCGATAATCACAATATTCGTTGATTATCCAAAAATGTTCAGTGGTACATTGACTTCTAGCATCTTCTAATGAAGTTGCGAATTTTTCTCTTGGGTGAACGTTGGGTTTTTTACCGTAATAAAATACATCTCTTAGCATTTATATACTTATGATAATACTTTTACCCCATATAGTTTTTCAAATCTATCCGCATCACTACGGTCGTTAACCATTGGCTCACCGCGTATGTTTAAACTCGTGTTCAATAGCATTGGGCATTCTGTCATTACATACCACTTCTCTAATAACTCTCTAATACCCGATCCATCTTTGGGCACAGTTTGCACACGGCTAGTCCAGTCGTGATGTGCAATAGCAGGGAATTTCTCAGGATATTTACACTTACTAATCACCTGCATATATCTACTATCATGCCAGTGTTTAGGCATATCAAAATATTGATGAGCATATTCTTCTAATATGACAGGAGCAAATGGTCTAAACTTTTGTCTACGTTTAATCTCATTTACTTTATCTTTAATCTCATCTCCCCTGGGATCTGCTAACAAACTTCTATTACCTAATGCCCTAGGGCCAAACTCTGCTTTACCGCTAGCTACCCCAACAATCTTATCAGTGAGTAATCTATCAAGTAACTGGTTAACAGGATACTTGCCAGGAATGTTATGCCCAAGAAAAGCATCAGTCCAGTTAACCTTGCGGCCGTGACCCAATGCTGCTGCGCCAAGACTATTACCCGCATCACCAGGGTTAGGCATAATCCAAATATTTTCATAGAAGTTCCCTAATAATCTGTTTGCTAAACAATTCAATGCCACACCGCCGCCGTATACTAGATTTCTACTACGACCCATTGTTCTAGCTTTACTCATTACTCTAGTAATCATATACTCAACTAAGTGTTGACTGCTGCTAGCAATGTCCATTACATCAGCATCTTTTAAGAAATCTTTACTAACACCAGTGTGTAGATTTTGCTTGAAGGTTAATATATCTTTTCTATCTACTAACTCATTAATCATATCAGCAACATGATTGGGTTCTCCGTACGCTGCCATACCCATTAAAATGTATTCTTCATCAAGTGGGCGCAACCCAACTCGTTCTGTCATTGCTGAATAGAATAGTCCAATACTATCTGGATACTTTACACTCCATAGTTTTTTGTATTGTGCTTTACCAGTTGAAAAATCATAATGTGCATCCCAGATAGTGATAGTATCAAACTCGCCTATAGCATCAATCACTACGACAGTAGCATCTTGAAAGGGACTTGTTTGAAATCCTGCTGCTGCATGACATAGATGATGTCCATGTGTATGAATCTTGGGCTCACCCATCTGACTATAAGTAGCACCTAATATCTTTTCCCATGTAGGCCAGGTAAAGCCTTCACCAGTGCGTAATTGTCTCAATGACTTTAGCCAAGGACGTTCGTAGTAATGATATTCTAAGTAGTCAGAATTGACATGTCTTAGTGCGTCGGTTAGTAATTCTCCACACACATCTTTGTCATGTTTATTTTTACTATACCGTTCACTATGACCGGCAAACAATATGTTACCGTGATCATCTACAACACTTATTGCAGCGTCATGGAATCCAGCCGAAATACCAATATAATTCATTTATAAATGAACGGGTCTCTTTTACGCAATTCGTTTAGACGCTTGCGGTACTTGTATTCACGAACCAGATTTTTAAAAAAGTTAATAATTCTATTCATGCTATTATTTAGCTGCTAAATACAACATAAGGATTTATTATGGATATAACACCGGGGAAACCAATAAGAACATACGCAAGCAATGGAGCATGGCGTGATTGGAGCACAGATGAACTAGTAGGTGCCAAACTCAATTTCTTACCAAATTGGAAATGTGGAGCAGGATTAGATAGTTTGTATATTGATATGGACGGGTATGTTTGGACTGCAAGCTGTCGTGTAGGCGGGAGATTGGGTAACGTATTTGAAGATTTTACAGTACCAGAAGATTGGATTGATTGTACTAAAGATATCTGTAGCTGCGGTGCTGACTTGTTTATCCCCAAAACAAAAGAGATAGTATACAAACCATTATTACGCAAAGGTCAAGGATTGCCAATGCAACACGAATTACGCAATGATTCATTAACTGATTTTGTTGCTATGGAACGTACACACGCTAGTACACAGAAACAAGTATACTGGGAAATAGGTCGTAGATGTAATTACGATTGCAGCTATTGCTGGAGTTGGATTCATAACAATACTGATCCACACAAGCCACTAGAAGATTTGATGAAAGCTACTCATAACATTGAGCAACGTTTTACTAAAGGCGAAAGTGTTAACTTTATTATTAGTGGCGGCGAGCCAACTGCTAACAAAGATTTCTTAGATTGGTTACGTTATCTCAATGCTTGCGGACATCACGTAAGTCTACATAGTAACGGAAGTCGATTGCCAGACTACTATAGAGAAATTATTCACTATGGTGATTTAAATTTATCTGTTCATTTTGAATTTTACAATCGTGAAAAATTCGTCAAAGTAGTTGAAGCTGTAGCACATGAAAAAGCAACTACAGGAGATTGCGGACATCTTGAAGTTAAATTTATGATGCCACCTCACAATAGAGATGAAGCTATTCTTTTAGAAGCTGAATTAAAAGCATTACCTCATTTTGTAGATTATTGTACATGGGCTATTGTTCCTATACGCGGTGGACTTAATAACAAGAACATTCCACAGGGTACTGGGTTAGGGTCTGATGAAGTAATGGATGGATATACAAAAGAGGATTATATTTTATTTGGTGACAGAAAATGAGTTTCATATATCAATACCCAGTTATACCAGAACAAATTTTCTCAATAATAAAATACTCAGAACAGGCAAGGGTGTATGAGATTGTAAAATCATTACCAGATAATAGTACTGTAGTCGAGGTCGGGTCGGCATTAGGAGGCACAGCTTGTTTAATTGCAGCGACTAATCCTACATTACGTGTAAATTGTGTTGACTGCTTTTTAAATAATTATATATCTGACATATGGGAGAGAATTGATTTAAATAAAACTATTATAGAACTTAAAGTAAATATAGATGCAAATAATTCTATTAATATAATTAACAATTTTTTTGAAATTGATCCAACAGGGCAATTGGCATTTGAGTATATAACTAAGCCCTATTCTAACATCACTTTACACAAAGGTTATAGTCCTAGAGATTTTAACAACTGGGACACCATGATAGATATATATATAGAAGATGCATTACATGAGAATCCAATGCTAGCTGCAAATATAGAATTTTGGAAAAAATTTGTCAAACCTGGGGGATACATTATAGGTCATGATTACGAACCTGAGATTTACCCTAATGTTGTAACTGAATTTAATAAACTTATCCAACAAGGTTGGATTAGAATATCGTTAACTGAAACTTTAATTATTTTACAAAAACCATCTAACGGAGATTTTAATGGTTAATAAATTACCAGTTGAAAGTTATTACGGAATTAACCTCAAGTCCGAACGTGAATCATTATATTCATTAATTAAAAACTTACCGGACAATAGTGTTATAGTAGAAGTTGGGTCGGCAATGGGCGGGTCTTCCTGTTTAATGGCGTCAGTAAATCCAACCATAGAAGTAAATTGTGTAGATTCTTTTGAAGGAGATACAGGATTCCAATGTCATTGGAAGGACAAAAAGTATGCCGGGCCCGAAGATGACGAGATATCTTTTAAAAATTTACATGGTATAATTGATAGTTGTTTCTTAACAGATCCGTCAGGGAAATTAACTTTTGAAACGTTAACTAAAAGATTTACCAATATTAAATTATTCAATAAAAGAAGCCCAGTAGATTTTTTAAATTGGGATAAGCCAATTGATTTGTATTTTGAAGATTCTGTTCATCAAAACCCAGTCTTACACTCAAACATTGAGTTTTGGTGTAAGCACATTAAACCCGGCGGATTTATAGCCGGGCATGACTATGATACTTTTTTGTTTCCGGATGTAACATTAGAATTTAATACTTTAATTGATAACGGATGGATATTAATTTCAAAAGTAGAATCATTGATAATTTTACAAAAACCTAATACGTAGGACGCACAAAATGAAAACCACTATTATAGAAAACTTTCTTACTGACGATGAAATATTTGATATTGAAAAATTATTTCGCAGCAAAGTTGATACTGCCGTATGGATTGAGCCAACTGAAGTTGATTTGGCACATTCTCAATATTGGTACCCGGGAGAAAGCTATAAACAAAAATTTAATCTATTTTTAAATAACAAAATAAATTCAATTTTTGAAAAAAACATCTGTGATAATTGGCATATATTAAATGCTTATAGACCATATGGCATTCACACTGATTCAATTGATGATGAACATGATAGTTATGTTCATATGTTAAATCAAGGGCATGATTTTGGTTGGACATTTTTAATACCATTAGATGATTACCCAACTAATACAATTGTGTTTAATGAAAGTAGTAGCGTAATGAAAGTTTCAACTAAATGGATTGAAAAAGAAAATAGACAACCATTAGGGTTAATAACCGATGAAATTCATACAAAATACTTAACACACCAAGGAAAAGAAATTACAGATTACTTTTCTATTGAAACAATTTTTCCATGGAAGAAAGGCAATCTATTGGCCATGCCAAGGAAATCATTTCACTGTAGTGATAATTTTTTAAATAAAAAAATATTTGAAAAAAGAGCAATTGTAGGATGGTCAATGATACCAAAACAAATATGAACAAAAACGTACTATGCCCGGCTCCGTTAACGGCAGTATTAGTTGACACTAATAAAGGAGTTAGACCTTGCTGTGTTTATGATAATACCTATTTAGGTAACATCAAAGAACAAACTATTTCATCTATCATTAAAGGAGACGAGTGGCAAAAATTAAAGCAACAAATGTACGACAATGAATGGCCAGATCCATGTTTACCGTGTAAAGAAAGGGAAAGAGTCTCTGGCTGGAGTGTAAGAAAATTATTTCAAAATGGTTCATTTGATATTACTGGCTGGGAAACAGGTGGAATAACTTATCTAGAATTCAATGGGAGTAATATTTGTAACTTGTCTTGTTTACATTGTAATGCCGGATTCAGTAGTAGATGGGTATCCGAATTGAAAAAAACTATACCCATATATAAATCATATGATGCCGAAAAACAAAAAAGATTAAGTTGGTTTGATGCTGTTATTGTTTATGAAGATGACAAGAAGGGTAGGTCATCTAAAATGCATTTGCCTGATCCTGAATTAGTTATAGAAAACTTAAAAGAATTAGATTTATCTAATCTTCGTACAATTAATTTTAAAGGCGGTGAGCCATTACTTAACTCTGAAACTGTTGCTATTTTAGAATACTTGGATGAGCGATCTATTTTAGGAAATGTAAGCGTAACATTGTCTAGTAATGGTACTTATATTAATGATAAAATTATTGCTTTATTCAAAAAATGTAAAAATATATATTTTAATTTATCCGTTGATGGTATTGGTAATTTGTTTAATTACATCAGGTACGGAGATGCCAAATTTGAAGATATAGAACCCACTATTGCATTGTTAAATGATAATATACATGACATAACTATTAATTGCGGGGTTGCGGTAATGAATTACAATATCTTTAATTTACTAGAGATAAAAAACTGGGTTATTGAACTATCTAAAAAATATAGTAAAGTTAAAAGTGATATTGGATTTTCAAATTGTGTTGCTGACCCCAAGTACTTGTCTCTAAGAACATTAACCGATGATACTAGAAAAACACTAATTAGTTTTTATGAAAAAAACAACGACTATAAAGAGTTTGATGCTGTTATTCAAACTCTTTCCAGTGAGTACTTAGGAGATCATATGCACAATCAATGGATTGAATATACTGAATTGATGGAGACTGTCAGAGGTAATAATATTTTAGATATAGTTCCTGAATTGAAGGAAGAAATGAGATTTAGAATGTACGGAAAATTAACATCAGAATATAAATAAAAGGAAAAGGTATGGAACAAAATATAATATGTGTAGCACCCATAAATTCAATATTGATTGACACCAACAAAGGCCTTCGTCCTTGTTGTTATTACGGTGACGGTTTTTTAGGTAATGTTAATAAAAACACTATTGCTGAAATTGTTAGCAATGATAAATGGAAAGCATTAAAACAACAGGTAAAAGATAACATTTGGCCTATAGGGTGTACATTGTGTAAGAGCAATGAAGAAAGTTTTGGCACTAGTCTAAGACAAGCCTATTGGGAACATGCTACGCAGGAAGAAATAGATAGTGATAAAATAACAGTTATAGAGTTTAACGGAAGTAACATTTGTAATCTGGCCTGTCTTCATTGCCATTCATTGTATAGTAGTAAATGGTATGCGCAGGGAGAGAAAGCTAAAAAAGTTCTTAAAACATATGATATAAAAAAACAAGAGAGGGCGTTAGAATTTAGACCCTTGAAGGAATTGTTTGATGATGCTGACGGATCTTCATTACAAAAAATGCATTTACCTAATCCTGACTTAGTTATAGAAAACTTGAAAGGGTTAGACTTAAGCAGGTTGCGAACAATGCATTTTAGGGGCGGCGAACCATTACTTAATTCAGAAACTACTGCGGTATTAAAATATGCCGATGAAATTGGATTATTGGATAAGGTTGAAGTTAGTATCACTACTAATGCTACTTATATTACACAAGAAATTATAGATTTGCTTAAAAAATGCCGAATAGTACATATTAATTTATCCGTTGATGGAATAGGAGAGTTATTTAATTACATTAGATACGGAGAAGCTAAATTTGATAGTATAGAACCCACTATAGCAAAACTAAATGAAGTAGAAGGCATCTCAATGTTAGTTAGTGTAGCAGCAATGAACTACAGCGCATTTAGCTTATTAGAAGTAAGAGACTGGACTGTTGAAATGTCAAAGAAATATAAACATCTTCAAAAACTACCAGGGTTGAATAATTGTGTAATAAGTCCAAACTATCTATCATTGGCTACGTTGTCAGACCCAACAAGAAAATATCTAATTGACTTTTATACAAAAAACAGTATAGAGGATGAATTTAAATATGTAATTAACTTACTGGCAAATGATTATTTGGGTGATGAAATTCATACTAACTGGGTAGAATATACTGAACTGATGCAAACAGTAAGAGGGAATAATATATTAGATATTGTGCCTCAACTTGCTGATGAATTAAAATTAAAAAATCATGCTTAAAAACGACCGCGAATTTGAAATACATTTAAAAAAGAAAATCATAGATGATCCTATTATAGGCAGGCTTATTTATGAAGAATATGATTCCTCTGAATCCTGTAACTTTGACAAAAATGAAAATGTGTGTGATTTGCCATTCAATGATATTGAGGTTCAAGCTGATGGTAGAGTATATACTTGCTGCCCAGGATGGAACCCTGCTTCAATTGGTAATTTATTAGAAGATGATTTAAAGTCTATCTGGAATAGTGCCAAGGCAACTGCGGTTAGAGATTCAATGACAGATGGATCCTATAAGTATTGTAACGCAAAAACATGCCCAGCAATGATAGCCGGGGGAGGAGATAGAATCATACCCAAATCAAACTTTGTGGATCCTAAAAATAGGTTTCCAAAAAACATAGCATTCTCAGTTGACAATACTTGTAACTTAATCTGCCCTAGCTGTAGAACACATAAGATTATTACACTTGAGAACGATGCTCATAACCGTGCTTTAAAAATACTAAGAACCGCCTTCAGATCGGTATTCAATGAGCCACACGACCAGCAAATAATATTTACATTTGACGGGGTAGGAGAAATATTCTTTAGCCCAGTTTACAGAGAGATATTTGAAACAGAAGAAGTGTTTAAAACTCCTGAGAAATGGCCCAACTTCAAAACAGTTTTATGTACCAATGGAACCATGATGACTGAGAAAATACAAAACAAGTATCATGTTTTGTTTGAACGAGCATTGGGTATTAGATTAAGTATCGATGCCGGAAATAAAGATAGTTATGAAAAAGTAAGATGCGGCGGTGATTGGGATTTATTGTGGGAAAATATAGATTATCTGTATCAACAAACATTAAAAAACACAGATACTAAAAGTTGGGCATGGAATGTTATTTTACAGGAAGATAACTACGAATCTATACCGGATTTAGTTAAATTAGCATATCAATATCCTGATAACTTACCTGATATCTACATAGTCAATATGTTAAATTGGGGAACTTACTCACAGGAAGAATTTGATAAGAAAGCAGTTTGGTTTAAAAATTCACCAAACTATAACAGGGCAAAAGAGATTCTATCATTGCCTGAGGTAATAAACTACCCAAAAATGTTTAGACCAATATTAGATTAGGAAAAATATGAAAACAACTATAGTTAATAACTTTCTATCCACTGATGAAATTAAAGTGATAGAACGCTTGTTTAGAGAAAATGATGACTTATTAATCTACAAAGAAAAAGAAGGTATTAGATTAGGTAATAATAATTTACATCCTAATACAACACATGGGATGAAGTCAACGTACTGGTATCCCGGCCCGTCAACTTGCGGAGAGATTCGCAGTATACTTGACCCAAAAATAAAAAATATATTTGGTAATGATATTGAATGCCCAGACTGGCATATTTTAAATTCATATAGGCCATATCCTATACATTCAGATTCACTAGACGATGAAAATATTGAAAATACCTCAGTTCCAGCTGGCACAGATTATGCCTGGACATTGTTAATTCCATTGGATAACTATGATTCCAATACTATAGTTTTTAATGAAGAATCATACAATACAAAACTCACTAGAACCTGGATCGAAAGGAATAACAAATTACCGCAATATGCTATCGATGATGATACTTATAACAAATATTTTACACACAATAACAGAGATATAGTTGACCATTTTTCAATTGATACAATATTTCCATGGGAAAAAGGTAATTTATTAGCAATGTCTAGGCATAGATTTCATTGTAGCGATGATTTTTATTCGCACGGATTAGTAGAAAAAAGGGCATTGGTGTGCTGGACCTATAGAACAACAGGTGACAAGCCATGTTAACCCTAGGCATTTTTGGGGATAGCTATAGTGACCCTATTAGACACGGACATGATAACTTCAGAGAGTTAGATGAATTAGGCTGGCCCAATTTATTAAAACGTAAATATGATGTTGGTTTACACGGCAAGAATTCTTCTTCTATATTTTATAGTTATCAAAAATTCTTAGAACATCATTTAAAATATGATAAAATTGTTTTTGTAGTTACTGATCCATTGCGATGGATTAAAGGTTATAATATGTTAGGAGATGAAAAGCATTTTAATAATTATTGGACTGCTGATAGTTATTTAAAATCCAATAAAGAACATTTATCATTAGAACAGGTTGATTTAATTGAAGCAATAAAAAGTTATTATTTACATATGGTCGATGATATTAGCTGCCAATTATTGGCAAACTTGATGATAAATCATATAAAAGAAATTAGACCGGATGTGATACTAATACCTATATCAAGAGGATTAGTTATTGATGCAGTTGGGTTTTGGGACTACATTAATCTATTTAATAAGATGTTAGGGGTAAGCCAATTCAATACTGAAACTCATTATGAGTATAGATTAGCATGTCATCTATCAAAAGAAATGAATGAATTAGTAGCAAAGCATGTCGATCAAGCATTAGAAATTGGAGCATGGAACCCGGTATTACCAAACTTTGTTAAACATGAATTTACAAATAAGGATTATTACTATCAACACAGTTCAACACGGGGCACATGGGGCAAATAAACTAATCTCGGTAGTTCAGCAACTATAAATACTCAATCAAATAGAAAGATTATAATGTTAGATAAAGATACCTGGATAGCACAAAATTTAATTCCCAAAAATACAACAACAATAGTAAGAAAACCTAGGTTTAACGTTAAGTCGGTTGACGTATTCAACGCTACACGAAAAACAAAATTTACGTTATGTGTTTTGGGTAGCTGGGCTATCTATATGCCTCCTTACAATATTGCTAGATTGTCTAGTCTCATCAGAGAAGCAGGGTATCTTACCAAAGTATATGACTTCAACGTTGAATCACATTACGCATTAAAAGAAGCAAACCCTGATTTAGAAGATGCTTGGAATGGTGCTAACTATTGGTGGTGGCAATCACACGAATACTTCAAACGTGTTCACCCAACTTACGAACCTATATTAAAAGAATACCTACAAGTATTACTAAATGACAATCCTGATATTATTGGATTCAGTTGCTATTACACAAACATCATGGCTACTAGATGGATGATCAAAGAAATCAAAAAAGTCAGACCAGATATCACTATCGTACTTGGTGGACCTGAATGCCACGAAGGGTATTTTAAAATGCCATCACTAGTGGATTACTACTTCATTGGTGAGAGTGAACAAAACATATTAGACTTCCTAGACAATTGGGAACAGGGTATTAAGCCAGATCAACCTGCAATCGGTGGATTGTATAGTGATGTTAGAATTGATATTGATAGCTTACCATACCCCGATTATTCTGACTTTGACTTATCAAAGTATTGGGGCAAGGATTCTATCTGTGCTGAAATTAGTCGTGGATGTGTAGCTAAATGTAGTTACTGTACTGAGGTGTATTACTGGAAATTCAGAGACCGGGGCGCTACTACAGTTGTAGATGAATTAGAGTATCAAGTTAAAAAATACAATATTGGATTTGTATCTTTTGTTGATAGTTTGATGAATGGTAACTTAAAAGAGTTTAGAAAATTCTGTGACGAACTAATTAAGCGAGATTTAAAAATTAACTGGTGGGGATATGCTAGGGCCGATGGTAGAATGGATTTAGATTTTTATAAAGCAATGGCAGCAGCGGGCGCACAAGGATTCAACTATGGTATTGAATCTGGCAGTGACAAAGTATTGTTAGCTGTAAATAAAAAGAATACTGTAGCAGAAATTAATCAAAACTTAATTGACTCTGCTAAAGTTGGAATGAAAGTTTCTGCTTGTTGGGTTATAGGTGCTCCGGGTGAAGATATCCAAGCATTCAATCATAGCTTCAATATGCTTTGGAATCATAGAGCAAGAATTATTGCTGTTAGCCCAGGCATTGGATTGGGTGACAATTACGGTTCAGCATATGATGATAGAGAGAAATACAATATCAATCCAAGAAACAAACCATGGCTTGGTGGATGGTATACACTTGATTTAACTAATACAAAACTACATAGATTCATTCGTGTTAAATTAATGCACATTTGGTTAAAACTATGTAAAGATTATGGCGGAACACTATCCAACGTTCATGCCGCACAAGGTGATATTACCGATCACTATCAATTGACATTTGATTCTGAATTCATCAGAGAACATGTAGACTATGAAGATTTTGACTATTCAATAATCAAATCCGGACACGGAGAGTTTGCCGATAGCGTAATGAATGAAGTATTTGGGTTTTTGAGAATGATGTGGAGAGCCAGAGGTGGGTTTGAAATAACAATAAACTTCAATGAGGATTTAGATCACCGCGATTTCATATCAGCTATCGTTCCTGACACCCATAGTTATACTTCTACACATTGGTTTAAAATAGATGATGATGGTAATTATTCTACAAAGAATTCTTATAAATTTAGAAACGCATTTAGAGATGTGATTTCTATGGAAGGATTTGAGTATGAACATGAAGCTACTGGTCAATGGGTAGAAGCTAAAAAGTCATTGATTAAAAGAATATTTTATATCCAAGCTACTCCGGAAGAAAAATTATTACTACCAATTGAGTCTTGCTTCTCATCTATGTCAATTCAAGAACGACAACTATTACTTAAGGTGGCAAACAAACTAGATAAAGAAAGTCGTATATTAGAATTAGGTGCGTCACTGGGCGGACGTGCTAGTATCTTAGCAGCAGGTGACAAAAAACATTTGGTACATAGTGTAGAGTTATTTACGGATAATAGACCAAAAAATGATTTTGATTCTATGCAGGCTTGGATACGTGAGCAAATTGTAGATACTTGTTTACAGCTTGGAGTAAGCAGAAACGAAGGCGTCGAATTATTAGAAGCACTAAAGAAAGACTTTGAAGTTGATGCCACTGGTCAAACTGCTTACAATCGCATAATAACAAAATATCCTAATATTGTATATGTGAATAATCTTGATAATTGGCAAATGCCATTGGATTTGTGCTTAGTAAAGACAGACCAAAATTTTGATTTATATACTAACCTAGATTCAATACTTTCTACAGTAAAAGAAAACGGCTACGTTATAGCGCAGCCGTTTAATGATAATGAAGCATCAACTAAAGTTAGAAACTTAATTGATAATGGATGGAAAGTAGTTGAAACTGTAGATACAATGGTTTTAATTCAAAAATCAAATTGAGATAGCTATTTGAGCAGCAACTGTTTTGGAAAACTTTATAACAGTTTCTAAATTAGGATGGGTATTTACTTCGGATATAGTATGTACAGGTTTTATTATATATGATTTCCAATAATTTTCTATCCAAGGAAAATCATCCTTTTCAAAAGATATCCAATCTTTTTTGTCAAATAATAATTCATGTTTAAACGGATTAACTTTATTAAAAATTGGCTTAGATAATATATCAAGCACAGTAGACGGTATTTCTATCATTGTGTTACAAAAAGTATAGGTCACCCCATTAGCTTTTAGATAACTCTGCAAAGCAATAACATTGTGAAAATATTCAAGTGTGTGATCCATATCAGTGCCATTTATCAAAACTTCTTTTATATAATTTGAAAAATAAGTATAATTTGAAGCATCTAGATGATGGGTATTTAAATTAGAAAATTGAGAAAATTCAGCATTCCAGCAGACTTTTCTGGCAAGACTGGTCCAGCCCACAAATACATGATAGTTTTTTCTTTCTTCAAGAGTCAACTCACTAAGAAAACTTATAGTTGATATGCATATATTTTGATTACTATTACCATCAAGTGAAATATCTTTTACTTCTAATCCGGTTAATTTACCCACTTGCCCGGACAAATTATCATGTGATCTTAAATTTTCAGTATAATTATTCAGAAGCACTCGCAATTGATCCATATTATAGTCCGCATGCGGTTTATTTAAATATAAATTTTCCCACCAATCAATGTCCGGATTATGTTTATCCCAGGTAATGGCATCACCAGCAGTCATACTACAACCATTAAACAATAACTTTTTACTCATTTTACTTCTTCCATCATAAACACTTTCTTTTGATCTTTCTCTCTAGTAGTTTGTTTATTATACCAATTGCGAATCTGTTTATTTACAAAATGATCTAGCTTTTCCCAATTGCCATACGCTACATAATTATCTGTATTTATAGGTTTTAGTTCATCAACTTGTGGCTCTAATGTTTGTAATATTACACTAATATCTGAACTAGGTAATTTCCATATACTAAGATGCTCTGGATGATGTATAGTGTTATACCATAAGTGTACTTTATTCTCAATAGTAAACTTCACAAAGTTGGGCATTTCCCACCAGTTGTTATTCATAGGGTTAACCATGACACTAAGCCCACGATTGTTATCGTGACAATAGTTTTTAAATGTTTGAAAATTTTCCATCAATTCATCAAAGTCACCATTGATTCGTATTGATTCATAATTATCTTTGTCCAAACTATCAATACTAATGTTTAAATGAATATTACATTTGTCTAATATAGCACGAACTTGCTTGTTATAAACTGTGCCATTTGTTGCTATATTGATTCTAAGAGTAGGATTCAATTCAGCTACTAACATACAGATATCATATACAATCTTTTGAGCAAATGGTTCACCACCATTAAATCTAAGTTCTTCTAAGTGAGGAATAAATTCTTTCAGTTGTTCAATAAAAGAATCATCATATACCATTGGCATAGGTGGAAGATTATCTCTGTTCTTTCTGATACCGGAACTCAATCTACCTTCACACATGATACACTCAAGGTTACATTGATTGCTTAACTCTAATTCAAGTAGTGTTGGATATTCTTTAACAGTAAACCCATCATATGCCATGGCTAATGGCCATGTATCCGCTTCAATCTTTTGTTTACAAACTCTACATTCACTATTAAATAGACCTTCTTTAAGATTGTTTCTATACTCTGTAAACTTCTCACCAAACCAAATGTCTTTGATTGACCGAGTAGGGCTCCATTTTTCTAGTTTACCTACTAGTAACCAGCAGGGAGCAACATGTCCTTCTGTGGTAAAATACATATTGTTGTATGGAGCAACACAGGGACTTATTGTATTGATTTCTCTACCTTGGTCAAATTGTTTTCGCTTGTTGTTGTATGCTTCAATTTCTTCTCTCGTTAACTTATTCATTAGAATACTCCATTATTAGTTTTCCCCATTCCCCGAAGGTTGGCTCAAATCTTTGCTGTCTAAACTCATCTAGTTCATTGTTCTTACTAATAAACTCTTTGATAAGATTGTCATTTTCACGTTCCAAATGTAAGAAGTTTTTAACTACTTTGAATTCGGGCGCTGTTAATCTTGCTGATACTATTTCTTTTAACTTGTCTGGTAAGTTCTTTACACTATGACTAGGAGGATAGTGTAGTATATTGAAATACGTAAATATGTTCAATGGCTTAGACCAGTTTAAGTAGTCAGACAAATAGTATACATTAAAGTTACTTACTGTCGGACATAGTGTCAAAAATAAATTTTTATGGTTGCTACGCAGTTCCAAAAACTTTTTAATATTATCTTGTATCTCGGCCCACTCAGTTGGGTAACGTTCGTATTCTAATCTATCACCCAAATCATCTACTGATAAGCACAATGTTACCTCTTTGAATTGAACGATGAGGTCTAAGAATTTCTTATTATACAATGTAGCATTTGTGTTTAGTAATATAGTAATCTCTTTGGATCTGCCAGAGTTAATCAATAACTCTAAAATTTTCATATTTTCAGGAGATGCCATTGGCTCGCCGCCAGTTATCTCCAGGTGTACTAAATCTTTAGCCCAAAGATTGATAACAGATTCGTTAGCTGTACCCAATATCTTATTAGATAACCAGTAACTGCCATCTTCTACTTTGACATTAAATCGTTCCTGATATTCTTTTAAGAATGTTGAACTGGCTTGCGGGCCGCATATTCTACATTTTAAATTACATACATTGTTCAATTTCAAATCAAATGCTCTGGGTCCGCTAGCGGCTATGGGAGTAAACTCCATATCTAATGGAATCTTTTTGTCTATAGCAAACTGTACTCTAAAACTTTTTACGCCTGCTGCTTCTTCATCCCAGCAGCTTTGACATTCTTTAGGTTTTTTGCCATCTAAGAATGCTTGTCTTAAATTTTGAAAGCGAACATCATTCCACAATACATCAAGTGTACCTTGTTTCATATTTGGAAGTTGATATTCATTCGTAGGTTCTGGCTGAGCAAATTTACAGCAAGGACGCAATGACCCATTAACATCTGTTGACAGGTTAATCCAGGGCAAAGCACAAAATGTTTCAGGTAATTTCATAATAACTCTTTAATTCTTCTTCAGTAGGTTTTATAAATTTAGTAATATCAAAATCAAAAGATTTACCCATAAGCCAATCGTTTATTAGTGAAGCAAAAATATAATTGTTTTGATTGCTCATATGACAAAATCTATGATCTGGTCTATACATCTTGCCATTATCTTCCAGATTCCTTAATTTGTTTAAGGTTTTTTCAATGTCAACATATAGTACATTAGGTTCAGCTAATTGTTTAATATGCATCTCCATTAACTCTTTCATATCATCATGTTCTTGAGTGTTATGTACAAATAGATAATAATTTTTTATTAAATCAACTATTTCCGATTTGATGCCCGATAGTGCTGCTACATCAGGTAATGTAAAGTGTGATATTATGTGCTGTGGCCCATTAGCTATCGTCATATTAGGACAATATTTTCTATCAGCATATGTTCCAAGAAAAATAATTTTATCAAAATTTTTATAATTTTCTTTAAATGTACTGTAAGAATAATACATACTAGATGCGGACACTCCAAAATTTGTCACATCATAGTTGAAATCTTCACTTAATATTTGCATCCATGATTTGCCATTTTTATTGTATATAGGGTACCCTTCATTAGATTTTACGTAGGCAAAACTGCACCCAAATGTTGCCACTTTCATTTGTAGCCCTTCAATAGTTCGTATAGTTCAGGGAAAGTTTCGCTAAACGAATCTTTTCTAAACTCATCATGTATTTTGGTCTTGTGGAAGAATGTCTTTAATAACTCAGAATCACATTCTGAACCATACATAAAGTTAGTAATGTTGTCAATCGTAGGAGAATATGGATCTAACAAGTTTCCAAAATCAATAGCCAATAGTTTTTCTTTTATTACATCTTTAACAGCAGTAGGCAAATTAACAATAGAATAGTGATGTGGGTAATGAACCATGTTGAATAATATAGGGATACCCAACGGTTTCATACGTTCTACAAACTCTTTCAAATACAATACATTTAAAATACCCACTGTTACATATAGACGCAATGGCATATTTACATTATGCTTGATTGCCAACTCTTTGTACTTCTGTATGTTATCCAATGACTCATTCCAAATAGCGTTGTATCGTTGATATTCAAATCTTTTCTCAATGTCATCAATACTAAAGTTAATGTAAACTTCTTTGAAGGGTTGCCATATTTTAAATAATTCTTCTTTACAAATGGTAGTATTAGTATTGTAATACAATCCAGTAGTAGACGGGTTGCCATGTTCGACCATGATTTTTAAGATATCATCATGCTCTTGTTGCATCAAAGGTTCGCCACCATAGAATTCCATGAAGTCAATAGTTTTTGCCCATGTCTTTAATATTTCTTCGTTCTCAGGATTAGCAGAAAACTTTTCTCTGGAATTACTAACAAAAGTTAAATGCTCACCCATGTCATTAACTTCCAATATCTTAATTTCGTTAATCCATTGGCTACTCAAAAACGGAGTACATATTCTACACTTCAAATTACATAGATTGCTAAGTTTCAAATCTAATGTCTTTGGATATAATCTTGGTATATGATGATAGAAAGTAGCGTGTGGATGTTCTTTGCCGCCTTGCTCTCTAACCAATCTCATGCTTTTCATTCCAGCAGCTTCCTCATCCCAGCATGCTTTACATCCAGTAGGTCTTTCATTTCTAAGAAACTGATCTCTCAATGATTGAAATTCATCCTGATTCCACAAATCATCAAGGTTAACATCTGGTAATTTAGGAACATCTTTTTGCCAATTAGGATCTCCTACTTTATACTTACAGCAAGGTCTTGCTCTACCATCTGGATCTAATTGAAAGTGAGTAAATGGATACAGACAGAAATTATCAGGTACCTGATCTCTTAAGATGTCAGTATATTCTTGGTCTGTATATTTGTTAACTGCTTTGGGCTTTGTTTTCTTGATTATATCAACCAATTGCAAGTCATAATTATTGTCTAAATATTCAGACGTATACCAAACAGCAGAACCCGCCCCATCGTCATTTTGAAATATAGGTATAAACGTTTTCTTGTCCATTATAGACTCTTACATAAGTTATAAAAATCAGTGAATTCAGGGAATGTTTCTAACAAACTCATTTTCCTACGTTGGTCAAAGTCATCAAACCAACGCCCAAAAATCTGACGTTGCTCGGTTCTATCAATTGAATTGTCTTTTAAACTATCTGATAGCTTACGTATGAATTCTATAAATGTGTCCCAACGCCCATAATAATCAGGCACGATGGGCATATCATCTACTCTTGTTAACATATACTCAATACATTCATCCACATACTTAGCAAAGTCGGGTGTCAATATGAACGGACTTTGATGGCTAGGGAAGTTAACTACACTTTGTTTAATAGCAACTGGACGACCATGTTTATGATACAATGCTTCAGTGAACTTTACAAAGTCAGTTAGGCTAGTAACACTTAACGCATTCAATGACGGGATAAATCCAAAGTTAAACTTCAATTCTTTATTAGATAATACTTTATCTAAATTAGTTGTAAACTTGTCCCAGTCTAAGCCGTTACGTATATATTCAGCTTTACCACTAATGCTTTCTAAACTTACTAATATCTCAACATCAAATGTATCACTTATCTTTGGTAAATAGTTTAAGAACTTCTCTAAATAGTTAGGAGGGGTGTTCATGTTAGTAACAATCCAAAGACTGGCTTTCTTACTATCAGGTGCATTTTGTTTTGCTTCTAATAACTTATCAACAAAGTTATAGAACTCAGGCATAATCAATGGCTCTCCACCAATGATACCTATACGACTACAGTTATGAACACCAACTTCGTTAAACCATTCCCAAAACTTACTATCAAAACTAGCAGGTGCTTTAGGGAATTCTCTATCATATTGTTCTTGTGATATGCGCCCTAACTTAATTTCCTCTACTGCCCACTGAGTGCTATAGTGATGATTACAATACATACACTTCATGTCGCATGTATTACCCAAACTAATTTCTAACATATATGGATTATGTGAACGTAGTGCCGGATCGTGATATTCGATTGTTTCTAATTTATCCAATAATGCTTGATCAGTATAATTGATATCTTCTACGTGTTTACGTATCTTTAGATGACGCCAAAACTGTTCTCCACCTTGTCTGGGGCTAGTCATTCCGCTATCTTCTATTTGCCAGCATGTTTTACAATCGCTGTTCTGTATTCCTTGAACCAAATCTAACCTAGACTGAATCATCTTTGGGCTATTCAAAAATGCATCTATACCATGTGTTTGTAACTCGGACTCAGATACTCTAGTGCTAGGTGTTCTACAGCAACTACGAAACTCCCCTCTGTCCATATTAAAAATAGGATAGTTCCATTTTAAATCGCATACTGTGTCTAACGGTGTTAATGGTTTTGTTTTCATAATTCTTCGTATTCTGGAAATGTTTTTATAAAGTTTTCATTCCTAAACTTATCTTTTTCAACAGTAACCCTTTTAAATTCATCCAAATATCTGGAATGATCTTTTGAATTCATGTGGGTCACAATTGTGTATATTTTATTTAGTGTGTGTTCACTAGCACCAAGTTCTTTTATAGAGGTAGCATATTCAGTGATATGCTGTTCCACTTGCATTTTTATATTCTTAGGTAACACAGTAATTCCATATGAAGTTGGATACGTCAATAGATTATAGTGTATATTGTCTGGTTGTACAATCTTTTCTTTTACCAAAAACTCATGCATCTTTCTTATATGGAACACACTTAATATCTCTACAGTAGGGTTTAATTGTATCAGCACATGGGGGCATTTTTCTGCTATAAGCCTTAGATTTTTCAATACAACATCCCATTCTGCGCCGTGACGTATATAGTATAGCTGTTCCCATCCAGCATCTATGCTAGCCGCTAATTTTACATTTTTAAACAGAGGCCAGTAGTCATTGATTACATTTTTGTTTTTAAAATCAAATCTGGTACAATTAGAATTGTAACGAATCAATACATCAAACTTATTATGTTCAATTAACAAATTTAAAATTTTATAATGTTCTTCCAACATTAATGGTTCGCCACCACAGAAATAGATTTCTTCAATTGTATCAATGTGTGAGATAAAGAATGAAAGGAAGCTATCCAAATCAGTATATGCTTTTTGTAGCACAGGAATATCTATGTTTCGCTTTGAGTAATCTTCTTCGGCAATGCTACTACTGTTTACTCCATCACACATCCTACATTTTAAATTACATAGATTAGAGAATCTAACATCCCACAATGAAATCTTTTCTTGTTTTACATTGTTATTCTCATCAAACTCTAAATTATCTAACAGATGTCCATAAGTAGTATTGCTGAATATTCTGAGTGATTGCTCCTTATCGTATTGTTCCGCACGAAAGCATTTATTACACGACATAGGCAAGTCTTGACCAGTAAGCATTTCATTACGTAGTTGTGTTAGTTTTGCGTTTTTGTTAGAGAAGATTTCTTCTAACGGTTGATTTTTGATGTTACCATACTCATATGAGTGATTGATACAGCACGGGATAACATCACCTGTAGTCCAAATACATGCATGAATAAATGGTAAGATACAAAAATGTTTCGATTTTAGTAATTCTTGTTTATTCATTGTTGTCAACTTGATTTTTAATTTCTAGTAATTCATTGTAATTTGTTATAATTTCATCATAACTAATATTATATACTTTTTTAGAAAGATTTTTTTCTTCAAATGGAATTTGATTAACAATGCAATCAGATTTTAATGACTCGTAATTTACATTTACACAATTTAATGCATCTGCTAATTTTTGCTTTTCTTTTGATACTCTAACATACTCTAGATAGGTTGATTTTACATCTTCTGGTGACAGAGTAATACTAGATTTGGTTAGAAGTCTTATGTTTTTAGTATTCCATTCAGTTGTTCTTATCCAAAAATTAGTTTTTTTACTTACTAGGACGCTAACAGTGCTTTCAAACGGATCTCTGTTTATATTAACAATAGTAAAGTTGTGATTTTTTATTTTTGTAAAATTTTCTAAATCATTTATTTTTTCACTATCTCGGGGAGTCCAATACATATATTTCAACACAACAGCTTGATTTTTGTCCCCGGCAAGCAAAGTGGTCAACCGTTTTTCCATGAGAGTTTCTAATGAATGTCCTAAATTTTCAGGCCACGGGATTGATTGAATCTGCTTTCTAATCATTGCCTCTTCATCTAACACATATTTAATCCTATGAGCGAAGGAGGCTCTTCCCTGAATTGGGTGCAATGTGAAAAACTCACCCAAATTTGTAACGTTTTCATTTAGACTATCGTATAAAAGTGAACTATAAATTCCCTCGGTTAACCATGTACTTCCTGTTCTAGGGATAGATAGCACGCAGTACCTAGACATTACTTAGTTCCTTATCAATTGTTGTTTCAACTTTATTTTTTATTTCTAATAATTCATCATAATTTGTTATAAGTTTACTATAATCAATATCATATAATTTTTTAGAATGTGATATTAATTGAAATGGAATTTTATTTTTAGTACAGTCTAGCCTCAATCTATTATAGTTAACTGTGATACACCCTAACAAATTTGCTATTTTTTCTTTTTCCTGGTTTGCAATTAATGTTTGTACATATGCTGCTTCAAAATCTAGTACTGACATAGTAATATCGGAGATAGTAATAGTAGGACTCCGTCCTTCCGTTGTGGTCCACCACTCACCCGTAGACGATGTGTTCCATCGATGAATGATTCCGGTTTGTTTAGCGGCCATTAAACTTATTGCGCTATCAAAAGGATCTCTGTTTATATTGACAATGGTAATGTTATGTGCTTGCATTTTTTCAAGAATTTTTAGGTCTTCTATTTCGTAACCATCAAATGGCCAATACATATATTTTAAAACCAATGGTTGACGATTATTACCAGAAAATAATATAGCCGCCCGATCATTTATAAATTGTGTAACGTCAGATACTTCTATTGGGTTATCTTCTTTGACTCCAATTATCATTTGATCGTTGTTTAATTCATATCTTACGTATTTATTTACAAATGGAGTGAAAAATTCATTTAAATTAATGTAATTTTTTATCCTACAATAAGTATATCCAATCCCACTATTTAGCCAAGTACTCCCAGTTCTAGGTATCGATAGTACACAGTATCTAAACATTGTATTCTTTCGTACTCATTATGTCAAAGTTACAATGGCACATTGTTTTATTGCATATAATAGGAGCAGACGGGAAATCAATTTCATCGTCAGCAATATTACCAATTGGGCCGCCAACTAGGCACCAGCCACGTTGAATAGTTCCATACATATCAACAATCAATTGCTCAACCCCAACATTACATTTCCAACCAGACCAATCATTTGTTTTTTCATTGATAAATCTATGTGCGCTTGAAGGTTCGGTTGTTCCATCAGCATATACTTTACTCATTGCGCCCCTATAATAATCAAAAGACTTAGTGTACTTAATGTGCTTAACAATTAGTTCGTGCTGCTTGTCAAATATTTTCTTTTGAAAATCATTATAATCATACAATGTATCTCCAAAATCATATATTAATGGTTGAAGTGCCATTGAGATATTGCCAATATTTTTTATCTTGTTTGCCACAGCATAACAGAAGTCAAACTTTTCAGGACTCATCATTATATTAACGTGAGTTCTTACATCATTATGAAGTAATTTAACAACATCAATAAAATGTTGTTCTTCACTGAACTCAGGATGGAAACTTAAACACACATGGTCAAAGTATTGCATGTTATCTTCCCAGTATCTAATAGTGCGTGAGCCATTAGAAATGAGACCTACTTTAATGCCCAAATCTGTACAGTATTGACATATCTCAGTGAAATGTCTATACATAGTAACTTCACCACCAGTGAATTCAAAATATAGATTTTTATCAGAGTAATGATTCTTTATCTTAAGAATAAATTTTTTGATAGTTTCAACAGTTGGCCACTTGATAGAGCCATCATGTAAATGTGAGGGGCAGTATGAGCAAGCGAAATTACAAGTATTTCCCAAGCACCAATTTACAACAAACCAATTTTTGTGATCGGGGTTTAAGTGTTCTAGTTTAATATATTTTTGTTTCATTACCAGCCTTCGACTTTTCTTATTACGTCCATTTCTGTTACTAATGGACCGATGTTATATTTATCGGCGTTATAATGTCGTTTGAAGAACTTGCTTTGATCTTTGGATAGTGTACACATAGGCAAACCAAGTTTATCACTTAATGCTGCACCAATAGATGTTGCTTCAATTTCTGGATCTCTGTATTCTTGTTCTTCCCAAAGTGTTATATAGTTATCAAACCATTGAACGTTTGCATGGTCCCATTCAGTTAGCATAGTCATATATGTGCCTAGTCTTGCACCATATATAGCCCACATTCCATTCTCAACATCAGCTCCTACGTTGTGCCAGATAGTTAAGTTATTTAAATTGCGACTAGCAACAGTTTCTTTAAAAGTGTCAATATCAGGTCTTGCACCTTTATCAAGCACCATTTTTACTCCTTCTCGGAATCCAGCACGCCACGCTTGAAACGGAGTATAATTAGGATAAGTAGTAGAATAGCAGTCATACATTGCCCAGTATAAATTATCTTTGCTGTCCATACAGAAATCAGCAATACGTGAAATATCACCCTCTTTTTGATTTTCGTGCGTTTTCATATCACGCACATAAGTCTTAGTCCAGCTACTCATGCCGCCGTTACCATAACGTAATCCATTAATACTATTAACAGCTTTCCAACGAAACTGCGCTTGCTTAAATGTTTCATCCTTGCCAGTGAAGTCCAATTGAATGTTAAAGAAACTTTCATCTGGCATATTATCGCCATCAATTAGAATAAAACGTTCTGTATCGCTAGCTTCGCCCGCAGCTTTGTGTGCCGCGTCACTACCTTTAATGCTATCAACACGTTTGGCCCACGGCACCATGTTTTTAATCTTAAGCCAAAATTCTTCTTTCTGCGGCTCATCATAACTTAGATAGACACAATCTAAGTCTGCTACATCTACAATATCAGAGTTCATATACGTTTATTTTCCATTTTGTATGTTCTTCAGTATCATTTACTACAATGCTGATATCTTCTGGGTGACAAGCAATTCCCGAAGTAGAATCAGGCATCAATTTATACACTACTTGATTAGGTCGTGCTTTTGATATTTTGCCATCTATAACCCTAAGGTCATGCCTTCCTTCAGCAAATGTTTGTGAATCAATTACAATGTAATTGTCCCCGGGAATAGACTTGTCTCCACAATAAGAAAGAACTTTTCCATTCTCATCGTAGTATAATCTTAATTCAGGCTTCTCTGCTTTAGGTGCTCCCCAAAGAATAATTACGTCTTGTTCTTGTTCACTCATATGATTATCTTATCACAAAAATTTTTTATATGATAGTGAAGCGGATACACTTGCGGGATTGTTTGTATTCTAATTTGATCAGGCAAACATTCATACACGAACGTATCAGTCCAGTTCTCAGTCGGAGTATTATTTATATATGACTTCATATGTATCATACTCATTTCAGTAAAGGTAGGCAATATTGTTTTTTCTATGCCTATAATATGTGAAGCTAACGAATAAACCCAATCAGTTGTTGCCAATTCATCTGGATTACATTTTAGTATTTTCTTATATTCTTCCCAGTTTGTAAATATTTCTTTAACCAAATTAAAGAATTCTTGTGCTGTATCTGATTTTTTAAAATAAGTTATGGCATTGTACACATCCGGTAAGTCATTGTCATCAATGAATCTGCGATAAACTCTCACATTTGATATTTGTTGCTTAAAGTTTCTGATTGTACTTGATACTACAACATCTCTATCCTTAAGTACATCCCACCAATGGTCTATGTTACGTGGGATATACATATCAGCTTCTAATTTGATTGTGTAATCATATGGACTTGCTTCATATACTTGCCAGTCATTTGCAAACCCACCCAGATCACCGTAGGGTAACATATCAGTTGTGATGATAGTTATATTGGCATCAGGCATAACTCGTTTAATACTCATTGCTAATTTTTCAGCACAGTCTATATAGCTTGTTTTCTCAGTATTCTGAGCCATTATTACAAAACCTTTATTCACTTATTAGCTCCATAAAGTTATCTTTCATCATCATATGAAAATCTGTATTTTTTATTGTTATGTATTCTTTACGAATTTTTCCACGATTCCAATGGTCAAACAATACAGTATATTCAGTATTGAATTCATTATCATCATTTCTATATACTTTAGTATTATTGCCCACGTGTAATAAATTCCACGGGATGTAATCTTCAATAGGAGAAGTGTGTCCATTTGCTATTCGTGTGGCCAATGTCAATCCATAATCATTGCGATAGGTAGAAGAAACAAACCCGTGTATATTTCCATAATGTTGAAAATTGTTTTGCGTCATTTCTAAACAATCAAATATGTTCTTTGCCCGTGTTGTTTTCTTAAAAGTTATAACAGTAGCCCACAATGTATCAAAGCTATGTATGCTTAATACTTCTTGTGGTAAGTTTGGATGCATCAAAAAACTAGTTTTGTTATGACAGCAAAAATCTGTAGGTAAATCAAATGTCTTTAGTAACTTATCTGAATTAATCATATAATCTGTATCTAACAAGATAGTTTCATCATATGGACTTAATGCATATGCACGATATCTACCTTTATTGAACCACAACCCCCAATCTCTTTTATTAGATTTATCAGCAGGAGCCATAACAATATTATCAAATTGATATGATTGTTTAACTGGCAACGATTCGCTATCTGTTACTAAGGTAACAGGGAGATCCAAAAAGTGATTTACTCGTTTAGCAGTTGCTACTGCCATGTCATAGTAATTATATTTTGGGCTATTGAATGCGAATAACAATGCGCCTCTGCTCATCGTTTACTCTCTAATTCTTTCCATTCATTATACCATTCTTCCATCACAGAACGGTAAGTGTTACTAAGTTTTATTAGCAACACGTTTCTATCAACCTTTACCGGATTATCAAAATTATCCATTAAGATAACATATTCATCGGTTGAGTAATTTAAGAAATTAATAATTTCTGGGTTGGCGCGCCACAGACCATTTTGATCAGCAATAATAAATTTGCTGTCATATTTGTCTTTTAGATATGATTTGGCTGAATTATGATTGAAGCGGGCTTTGGCTTCAGTGATTAATGTCTTTGTATCCATGAGTACTCCTAAGAGTATTTAGATGGATACAAAGATGATAGAAAATTATGCTACTACGACAGATCCGGCGATAGTAATTGTTCCCCAAGTATTAGCCAAATATGTTGTTTCTGGCGCCTGTGCAGTTACCGTAACGGTTGAACCTGTTCCAACAGTTAATCCATTAGGAATTTCATCCCATATAGTATACAATGTGATAACACTTCCGGTGTCACCATTAGAACCCTGCGTTCCATTGCTCTTTGCTGTTAAGCTGATAAATGTTCCTAAATATCCTGAAGGACCTGTACTAGCTGTTTGCTGAAATACAGTAGCATTAGCTGTAGTTAGCGCAAAGTATCCAGTATTAGTAAGATACGGACTAGGTGTATTTCCGCCGCCACCTACCTTTTGAAAGCCACTATATGTTACTGCTGGACTAGTGCCAATACTTATTGAACCCGATGACGGAGCACTAGTAACCAATGTACCAACGTTAGATGCTAGCCCATTCAATAACAAATTAATACCGGCGGTAGAGTTAGAATGAGCACAAGTAACTTTTAATTGTCCACCTGAATTAAAGAAATATCTAGCAGCATCACCGTTAGCAAATGTTACGGTATGCGTAAACGTTGCTATACCACTCCATGTACTTACGGTAGTTGCTGTATTAGCCGTTGTACTACCTTGACTTGCTGCGTTTAATCTGCCAGTATAAATTGACGTTAAGTTAGTAGGGATATTGGCATTATATTGAATTGAATTTCCTGCTGATGGAGCAGTAACACCAGTGATGTTAGTACCCTGATGTAAGTTAGCGTTTGCTGTCTTATTAATTAAGTTAGCCCAATCTACCGCTAAAACTGAATTTCCGGCTGTCACAGTTGGGACTGCTGTTTGTCCGTAACCCGCAGTTGTTCCTCCAGTAGACCACACTGTGTTTAGTGTACCTGAACTAGTATTGGGATTAGTACCTACTAGTCCATTAAAGTCTGTTGCTTGTATTGTATTACCGACTGCGTATGTCATTTTTAATCCTTATTTAGATACAGTAACAATTGCTAAAACTGTTCCAATACTAGTTGTTGTTTTGTTTTCCAATGCTCGTCCGATGACATTGAACGCGGTTGCTTCACCAGCTTTAGCGGCACGTGCTATTCCGTTACCTGCGCCGACTAGGCGATCACCTTTCTTAATTATACCAGTAGCTTTTACCGGAACACGTCCTGTCATAGCGACCGGTGGGTGAGTAGCATCAGTTCCTGCTCCTGAATTCATCAAATAGCCTGCCTGGTCAGAGATAACTCCAAATATATCTTCACTTAATTCATACTTTGCACTAGTAATTTCTTTATCTCCGCCTAATTCAACAACTGTACCGGCATCATAATATGCGTCTGCTTCAAAACGTTCTGCCAAGTCAGCGTAAGTTGCATTTAATTTAGAACCAGCAGTTAATGTCCATGTACCAGTAATTTGTCCGCCTGTACCATTTGCTCCTGTTGTAAGATTTGCAGTTAATACACTAGAAGGTGCAATTGCTCCTGTAAATCTCGTTACACTATTGCCACCAGTTAAGTAGTCAGATACATTACCGTTATTATAACTACCTGCAAAACTAATAACATTACCAGTTAAATCATAGAAATAGTTTGGATTGAGTTTCAATCCAATTGATCCGCCGCCGGATATAACAAGATTACCGCCAGTGACCCACATACTAGTACCAGCAAGACCGTTAGCAGTACCTGCACCGTTTTGTGTCCAAACACCTGTTTGAACGCCCGCTGTGCTTTGTGAGCCGGTTGAAATAGATTGAGTATTAAGTGTAGTGATGTTAGCAGTTGTAACGAATGCGTTTGTTACGTTAGCATTAGCATTAACTGTCAACATTCTAGTTGTTATAACATCGGCATTTGAATTGTTGGTAGCTGTAATATTGTTCGCTGTAAGATTTCCGGTTACTGATACTGTTCCAAAAGTTGTTGTTCCGCCACTACCTGATTGTGCTAATGTTATCCAAGAACTTGCGGTTGCACCATCTGTTGGACATACGCATAGTGTGTTTAAATTAGTATTATACCACAACTGACCCTGCAATGGGTTTGCCGGAGGTTGTGTATTAGCAAAACTTTCCATTATATGAACAAAGTTTGTGTCTAAATATTGTCCGTAACCGGCATAATTTCTGCCCGGTAATGCTAATGAGGTACTGTTAGTATTAATAGTTCCGTCAGCAATGGTCGTTAATACTTGACCATTAGTTTTTACAATTGTATATGCCATTTTAAAATTACTCCGATATCTGTTATTTATCTTAAATTGTTACTAAATTCGTTAAACTTTGAATTCTGACTGTATAATCAATCTGAATTTGTCTGTTTAGACTCTTTTGGACCGGGTGAAATATTACATGAGTTAGCAATCTAGTAATAACATTTCCGGTAGTATCTGTCCCATACCTAGCTAATAAACCCAATTCGTCAAAAATATAAGAACTGTCAGTTTGGGTACTATTGTCAAATGCTGCTTGCCCAGCTGGTTCGCCGTAGTCTAGTAAACATTGTACCAAAATATCAGTATAATATTTGCCCGTGGTATGCGTAACAGTCATCTTGTTGCGTGTAGGGTCTAAGTTGAAAACACTAGTATCATCTACAATTTTTGCGTAGGTTTGATTATACAATGCTGCGTTTTGTCCAGTTACGTTTGGTGGCAAATAAGTAATAACACCGGTGTCAGAAACACTTGCACCGCCGTTACCAAATGCCATTTCATAGATTTCCCCGTACCCACGACTACTTAATGTATCAGCAATGGCCTCAGACATGGTTTCATAATTTATAGCATTTTTCTTGTCTACAAATATTTCCCCATTGTTAGGATCATAGATTTTGATAAATCCTTCTACTTTATATGATAATGTTATTACTGACATTTAGTTATCACCTCGCATTTGAACCAATACTTCTTTGGTATTTGGGTCGGTTATCTTTATTCCGGACGAAAAGTAAAACCCCACTTGTTCGTTAGGCTTTTTCTCTTGTACAGGTTGTTGTTTAGATTCTTCCAGTTTTTCGTTCATATTTTATTTATCATTTAATTTGTATCGCCTCGCAAGAAGTTTGCACCGTCAGTATCAGCAATTTGTAACGGGTCGCCCTCTGTCGTATTATAAACTCCGGGTATTGGATTCCATGTTGAAGCGTATAATACATCTGTCATTCTATTGTTCGGGGTCAATCCGTACCCTTCAGAATAGATCGGGGTATATGGCTGGACCCCTGTTCCGCCTGCTCCGCGAGTCAATTTAGAGACTGTATTGTTTGCTAAATCACATTCCCCAAATCCAATCAATTCTCCGTTGTCCATCCATACCAATCTTCCTTCAATTGAAGTAATAGTCAATGAATCATTTTCGGCAACTTGTGCTGAAATCTGTAATATTGGTGCAGTATCTACAATAATTATTTTAAAATTCGCTTGAGATACTTCAACAGAAGTAGTGTTATTGTAAACTACCATGTGGCATATTACATTCTTGTTAGAAGTTAATCCAATATTATATTTACCGTCAACTTCAGCAGGACAAGTAACATCCTGTACAACAGTATCAGTAATGCGTGAAATATCATTAAAATAAATCATATCATCAGAATATTTCAATTCGTGTACTAACCAAGTTCTAGTTTGAGTATTTGCCCTGTAAACTGCTGCTGACCCAGTTTGTCCAACATTCAGCACATAAACTTCTTCATTTGGAGTCGCTGTTGGCATCATGCTTGTCACAATAACAACATCACCAGTATTAATGGTAGTCAGAATACTCAAGTTGTTGTATGGATTTAATCTTAATGAACTTGATGGAACTCTAGCACCATTGACAGTTACCCATAATCTATCAACGTTAAATTGTTCAAATTGTGAAACATTGATTGTTATGTTAGAATCAACAGTTGCATCTGTTAATACAACTTCTAACTCATTTGGATATCTGTCAGCAGTAATTGTAATTTCTTGTAACCCTTTAGCAAGTCCGGTACCGGTACCTAATCCTGAAGCAGTAAATGTTCCACCTACGACAGGTGTTCCGACGTACCCAATAGTATTCCAATCAGTAGTTCCAAGGTACGTTATTTCATATTCATTACCTGAAATAAATTTACCGGCATCAATTTCAGGCCTTACTTGTAATAGATAATAGGTAGTTTTTGATAATATACCGCCCAAGATATCATATCCCAATGGTTTATTAAATTCAGTAAATATTATAGGTGTACCGTTAATTAATGAATCTGTGCTAGCAACTGTGATTCTATTGCCCACTGAAGTTGTAGCAATCGCAGTGGTATCCGCAACGGTGAATAATTCATCTTCCCAAACATATCCACCTGACACATATGATGATGTATAAGTTACTGGATAATTGGTTGCGTTAAGTGCCGGATTGTATGGTTGCAAATATAAATCAAATTCATGTGAATTTATTACATGAACATAATAAAGATTATTATTTAACTGTGTAGAACCAACTACACCGTCAATACGAACTAATTGATCTTCTACTAATCTATTAACAATTCCTGTTGTGACTCTGATAGCAGGAACTCCACCCATGTATCCAATAAGACTACCGGATGCATTGATTAGAGTAACAATACCAAATTCATCTAATATAGTAAAGTCAGTTGATCCATTCTTAGTACCAATAGTATATACTTTACCAGTTGTATCTATGCCGCCTAAGTTAACAAGTAACGCTGTACCAGTACCCGAGCCTGGGCCCGTAGCTGTAAATTTTTCACCTACATAAGGATCTGCACTTGCACCAATCGCAGTCCAATCTGTGTTCCCCAAAGAAACAATTTGATACTGGTTAGAACCAGTTGCAGTATCAAGTGTTCCTGCGGGAGAAACAGGAGCCTTGAATATAATTTCTTGTCCAGATTGTAATGTAGTATTATCATTACATACTACATAATATCCTGTTGCAAGAGTACTACCAACAGTTACACTTGTTGCGGGTGAACTAATGTTATTGTTTATATTTGTAATATTAGAAACAGTAAGTCCGTTAATAATACCTGTCATAGTTCCACTAGCAGTAGTTACTGCAACAGGAGATCCGCCTACTTGAGCAGAGATTTGAAAATCTGTTGAATTTAGTATTGCTGTTATGAAGTAAGTTTTTCCGGCGACTAATCCACCCAACGTCGGGCTGTTAAATGTCACTGGATAATCAATTTGCAAAGTACTAGTATTAGCCGTTGACAAATAATTTAATACTTGATCATACAACACAATTGCAGGACTATCTTCGTCAAATGTTTGAACAGTTGGGGTATCTTGATCGTATGTACCCAAAAAATTTGTTGTACTTGTTACGGTTATTGAAGATAATGTTCCACTTCCAGTAATATTGTATTGCGTATTAAAGTATTGTCTATCAGTTAAATTATATGATGTAACTGCAATAGTTGAACCATCCGCTGGGGGAGGGGTAAACACGATTGTATTTGTGTTAGAATCTATAGTATAAGAAGATTCATTCTGACGTAAACCGTCAATCTCAACTATAGAATTATATGGGTTATCTTCACCTACATAATTAGTTAGTGCAAAAGACGCTGATGACCCATCTCCACTGAATGTCTGAACCTGTGGTATTGTGTAACCATACTGTATAGGTATAGTTTGTCCAAACAAGGTATAAGATAGATAATCTACAGTATCATTGTAATCCGCGGCAAGCAGTATTGCAGCGGAAATTCCATTACTTGCTAAACCAATTGCATAGTCATTTGTTATAAACAATGCTCCGCCGGTCGCATCAGTCAATTCTAATACATCTCCGCCGGCAGTCAATGAAACACTAAATTCATTGCTATCATATATAGTTTTTATATAATATACTGTGGTTGAATTTAAAACGCCCCCAAATATTGTGTCACTAAACACAATTGGAGTATTTGGAATTAAACTGCTTGTAGTAATAGTTGTTATAGTATTTGTGATTGACTTAGTTCTTGTAATAGGTGCAGTAGTACCAAGTATTAATGGAGTTCCGTTGTGATATATCGCAGGCGTAGTCCAAACAGCACCGGTACCTACCTTAATAACAACTTCCATTATTCCGGTTGCAGTAGTTAACTCAAGGGTTTCTCCTGCTGTGCCGGTGCTAACATTATAAGTTTCTGATATAGTAATTCTATTTGAAACACCACCAATAGATTTAACATAATATACTTGATCTTCTACTATGCCACCAAACACTGCACCAGAGAATGTTATTGGACTATTTAATACAAAATCATTAACACTGTCACATGTTATTGTATTGTATGTACTAGAAGTAGCTATAGCATTAATATATATTGGAGATGTTTCCGGTCTCATTATCCCGGAACCTTGATATATGCTAGCACTATAATTTGCATTTACATAAATTTCATGGAATCCTGTAGTTTCATTTATCCTAATAGGATTAGCTGTTGAATTTGTTTTAACTAATTGATCTCCGTTGCCTACTTCATATACATCAATTCTTAAAATATCAGTTCCAGGAATAAAATAATTTATAGAAGCATTTAAAATAACAGAATTGTTAATCCAATCAACTGTATAGTCTGCACCTTCATATAAAGATGTACTTAAACCAGTATCATAATGAATTACAAATACCGCTAGTTGTGCAGGATTTATTACTAAATTAGCAAAACTATAATTCGTCTGGTTTTGTGATGTAGGTACTATTTCAGTAGAAACTACATTATATCCAACATGTTGATAAACAGTGTCATCCCAGTTTGTTCCGGGGCGTGTTGATACAACCATGGTCAAGGTATCTGAAACTACTCCGGGAACTAATTCTTCAGGACCATACCCGTATTCAAAACTATCACCTTGTATAGTATAAAATGCGTTAGGAGTTTCAAAGGTTCCAATAGATGTCCAAGTAATTGTATTTGTACTAGATAATATAGTGTTGTTTAGTCCTACTGCAATATATTTTCCATCAATGTTATTATAAACTACGCTTTCTAAAGTTTGTGTAGTACCAGAAGTACGTGATGTCCATGTTCCACCTGATGTGGGGGATGTTAATATTTTTCCAGCTTTACCAACGACAACAAATATATTATTATGATCATCCCATATAATGTTGTTTAACTCGTTAGTTGTACCAGATGATTGAACAAACCAATCAATACAATTAAAACTTGTGTAGATTATACCATTATTACCTACAGCAGTTATAGTTTGATTATTTGCCGCAATTGAGTTAAATCCATACACAGTGCTAGTAAACGGTACTTGACTCCAAACATATCCGTCTGTACTAGTAAATATAATTGCTACATTGACTACAATACCATTTACCAATCTTTGTCCGGCACCCACTGCTACAAAGCCAGTGAATCCTCCGGTGCTAGCATACGTCACACCATTGAATACATTAGATAATACACCGGTAAATGCATGGCGTTCTGTCCAAGAATACAAGTCAGTAGATGTTACAATATTTGTTCCCACTGCAACATATATTCCATTATGGTATGCAACGCTATTCAATGATAATGATGATATACTTAATAATGATACGTCAAAATTTATTAAATCATATTGTGTACTATCATATGGTGTAAATGTACCATTAGTAATCCAATTATATCCATTATCACTTATTAATATAGGAGTTGCGTTATTATTTGTAGTAATAACATACTTGCCGCCGGCATACAACATGTCAGTGATACCAAGTGGTTGATTTGCCAAATTATTAATTGTCCATACTAAGCCATCTACACTTACATTGAAGGAAGAGTAAGTATTTGTGTCTGCGCCGGCAATATAATTTAATCCATTCCATACTATGGCTTTTAAATTTAATCCTGTCACATAGAATGGTTGATCTTGTATTATTGCATCAAGGGTGAACTCGTCTGCCGGAGCAAACGCATTACCCAAATATGTACTATTTGGATATGTAATTCCAGCTACAAGCTGAGTCATGTCCATGCCCGGCATATTGACAGTAGGGTGATAATAACCCTCTATTCTATCTAGTGCATTTAGCCTGAAGTCGCCTGAATCCAACAATTCCCATTTACCAAATATGAACTCAGTATCATTATTGCTGATGATACATTGATATACACGATTATTGTATTTTACAATACTTGGGTTAAAGAAGAATGGCTCTGGTAATAAAGCATAGTCACCTGACTTAGCCATTGTCATTGATCCAGTGATATCAGTTGTTATGTTGAATGGTAAACCACCAAGTGTTTCAGATATAGTCACTGACGTTGAAGAAGGCTTTGTTTTAACATAATATGTTTCACCGGCGATTATTCCACCGTATATTGAAGCAATAGCAGTTCCGGTGCCTGATCCGGTTGTAGTGGCAACAAATACTTGTCCTATTGTGTTAGTCAATGCCCCCAACAATGTAAAATCAGTGTTGCCCAATGTAAGGATCTGATAAGTTTGTCCTGCTCTTATTGCAGTAGCACTTACTACATTAGTAAAGACGACTGGATCATTGACAGAGAAACTGCTAGAACTTGTTACATTAAGTACATTGCCGGTGTCAACTACAGAGGTTACAGCAGTTGAAGTTATGCCATTGAACGCAAAGTTTTGCCCACTAACAGCTATAGTAAGATTAGGATTACTATAAACACCCACTTGAGATTCTGATATAACTTTAAAGTAATATTGATCAGTAGCACCAGCTGGTGTTCCAGATGAAATTGCAGTAGTTATTTCTCCATTAGAAACTGGTGGACTTACGTCTCCCTCAGGGATAACACCATCGATCATAGAAACCGTTAGATATAAATCATTGATTCCAGTTACTCCGCCAAGTGATGCACCATCAATAGTAATAACATTATTAATTGTATAACCTAAACCCGGATCAGTAATAATTGAACTATATCCACCCAATATATAACTTACATCGAACTCTGCGTGATTTGCAGGGTTAACATATTGAGTTAACTGTACAGTAGTTTGTATTACATTAAATGTGCCAGTGCCCGCTACAGTAGTTTTAATCAAACTACTAGTCGGAGTGTATGATACGTTAAATGTGTTGCCACTTCTATTTCTAACATAATATGTCAACTCAGTAGTCAACGGTGTCGGTAATGTTCCTGTTGTAGTGAATTTGATTGCTGTTCCGTTAGGGAACGCTGTACCATTTGAAACTGTAACTACTGTTGGGCCAGCTACGGTAATACTAGAAGCTAGTTGACTTGAATTTAATAAACTGTCAGCAATAGTAATATATGGATCACCGGCACCAGTCATAGAACCATTACTATTATCTAATGAGAACACGTATGTAAGATTTATATCTTCTGAGATTTTAAATCTACCTTGTCCAGACGGAGGGCTAGAATCTATTGCGTATACATAATACACTTTGCCCAACGAAATACCGCCCAATGATGTTCCGGAGAAGTATAATGGCATACCTACATACAATATGTTAGTAGAATCTGGATTAGTTGAAGTGCTTATTATTAACCAATTGCCAGTACTTGTGGTGCTACTAACATTAACACTTGTAGTTCCAAAATCCGAAGTAATCGTGTATGGGGTTGCTGTAGATAATCCACCAACTTGTTTATCAATAGTAAATTCTAGATTTTCATATATGTTATCTAATGTATTGCTACTTAGTAGACAAATTCTATTTACAGTAGATAGTGTGGCTGAAATGCTTCTTGTTAATAAGTTAGAAACTGTTCCGGTTACGCCATTGTATTGAGTTGATGTTTCATATAATGTAAATTCTTGTCCATTTATTTGTCCCGGGCTTATTGGTAAACCAACATTCAATGTCATTGATCCGGTTGCAGTTGTTAATTGCAATACTTTTGATTGACTTGTTAATACACAAGATCCAGTGTCATTTGATAATGGGAAAGCACTTCCATTAATACTTTCAGAAATAGAGAATGAAGTATTGTTGGGGAATAGTTCTCTTACATAATATGTTTTTCCAGCAACAATATTGCCAAATACATCACCACTGAAGATGATTGGTTCATTAATTGACAATAGATTTACAGTAGTTTCACAAGTAAGAGAATCATTAATGGATTCAGTTTCTGTGATTGCAAACGTTACTGGATCAGTACTAGTTGACATTGTAAATGTTTGATTATCAACTACTGATGTAACATAGTATGTTTGATTTTCTTCTATCCCGCCAAATACATTTCCAGTAAAGAATATTGGAAGCCCGGTGTAGAAATTAGTAGTGCCGTCCTGCCCTGTCGGAGTTAACTGAACAGTAACAGTATTTGTTGCAGTAGTAGTATTAGTTGATGTTCTGATACCATCATAATTAATAGTCATTATTGCAAGATTAGTTTCTTGACCTACATACAATGTTAAGGTTGTTGATAGCGTGACGCTAGTTGATCCGGTGCTTGGTGAATAAACTGCACCCGGCACACCCTCGTTTACTGTAGCTGAAATCGTAAACCCGGTATCTTCAAATAATGACGGGTTACTAAGATTTGGTAATTGAACTAACGATTTTACATAATATATTGTCTCGCTAGATGAGTTGCTACTGACTAGACTGGTTCCTGTAGTTGAACCTACAAATTTTATAGGCATACCAATGTAGAAACCAATTGTAGAACCAATCTGACCGGCTACTTCTGCTCCACCTTGATTTGGATTAATTCTAATAACATTGCGGTAAGCAGTTGTTGGATATGTAGGACCGTACGTTTGTACAGTATTTCTAGTTCTTGATGACCAAGTAATACTTTGTTCATTTTGTACATCTAATATTTCAAACGCAGCGCCCTGTGCGCTAGCTAATACAGAACTTATTGGTGGTTGAGTGTTTTGTAATGTAATTGAAGATGATGAAATCTTATCACTATTAGATAGAGTTCCTGCATAGAACGAACCATAATAGCTATCACCTTGCCATGTTAGTACATTTGTATTGTAAGTTGTTCTGTCAAATCTTAATGATATATTATTTTCTCTGATTGGTATAGCACTGGTTACACTAGTAGCAATTGCACCTTGACTGAAATACTGAATGCCGCTTCCCTGTGTAATAAGTGGTATTCGATCATGGTCATTAATTGCATTCAAATAATTTTCATACAATGCAAATAGCGGCACCGGAGAAAGTTCTAATACATTTACATAGTATTGTTGTCCTATTAATAGTCCATCAATTTTAGTTGATCCAGTTGGAATTGTATAAACTACAAGATCACCTGTTTGTAATAACAATGTAGGTAATTCAATTGTATTTGTTAGTACGTTTACACGAGAACTATTAATTGATATCGTGGCGGCCGGATCAATTTTAATTTTAGGTAATACTACATACCCTTCGCCCGGATTTATAACATTAACTCCAATGACTGAATCTAGACTCATTATTGGTTCTAATTGCGCCGGTACTCTTGGTTTAGGATATATTGTTGTATCTATGTATGCGGTCACAGTAGGTGGATTAGTATAGCCTCTGCCCTCATTGAGGACGACTACTGCCGGTAAATCCATACGAATCGTATCATTAGGGAAATGTACTGTAATCTTAGTATTATTAACACCCCTCGATAGTCCTACTAATTGACTGGTTGCCAAATTCTTAGCAGAATATGCAATCTGTTCTTCCCCAATTAAAATTGTGCCTGTTACAGGGAAGCCATTGATATTATCTACATAGCATGAGGCTGAATTTAATGTAAGATATGAATCCAATAAGGCTAGCTTGTAACCAGATTGACCTGTAATTGCTACTCCGTAATTATTGTACCATTGACTATATGGTGCAGTTTGCCATATTGGGTCAGTAGGTAAATACTGATTATCTCCGCTTGGATTAGAATAAACTAACTCGGGAGTAACAAACTGATCAATAGTTGAATTATATTGTGCAGGTAGATCAAAGTCAGTTATATCTCCTTCAAAAATATCAGTTTTTGTATACTTGAATATAAACTCTTTGATTACAACATGATAAGGCTTAACTTCATTTAAGTAGCCTTCTAGGAATAGTTGATTATCAGAACGATATACTTCTAACGGAATCAATTCACGAATGGTGTGTGATACATCAATAAATGAAGTTTTATTTAACCACTCTAAGTAATTTTGACTTTCAATTGTCTCACTTTGAATGTACTCAAATAATAATATCAAACTTTTATTTCTAAAAATTAACAATTCGTTTGTGTAAATTTGTTCATTCAACGCACGAACTATATAACGTGTTTCTGTACTTGGGTATTCATCGTAAGGGGTTGTGTCAAAGAAATTATCACCAAATCCCAACCTAGCACTAGGATAATCCCAAAGAACACTATCAAATTCGATAGTACCATTTTCTAAACCAATTCTCACCCAAGTGCCATTGCCCACAGTATCAATATTGTATATGTACGTTTCTGAATTACCTGCACCATTTGCTGCCACCGTAACAATTGTACCAGCCGGTACGCCTAAGGTAGACAAGTCAGCATAGATAGGAACTTGCAGTGATGATTTAGTATTATTATCATATCCGATTGCCCACCAGTTGATATAAGACCAATAATTTTTAGTGTTATATTTTTCACCGATTGCAAATATTACATTATTGTTATCGTCAACAATTTCAGGATTTTTAGAGTCTAATAATTCCGGATTTCTTAATTCTACAATCGGAAATTGTGATAGAACAACGTTAGCATATTGTAAATAATTTTTCAATGCGCCAAATCTATTGTAGAAGAAGCCTTGTCTTGGTCTTGCTAATACACCAGTCTGTACAGCTTTTGGCAATAACGGATCAGGCACAACACCGCCTGCGTTATCTACCCCGCACATACTATCTAACATTCTATTGTAAAGACCAATTGGTTCTGTTATGCCAACTGATGCATGATTTTGATATGCAGCACCTGATCCAGGGATTCCCGGTAAGAAATCATCCGGATAGTTTACACGAATCAAATTATATTGATTATGGGTTGCGTCATCATTTGTACTAGTAGAATATCCAATATGCAATACGGTATCTTTTGCATTTATGTAAGAGAAGCAATTATATAGCCCAAATACGTTAGGTAGCAACGGTGTAAGATAACTGATACCACTGCCTTGAGGGTTACCAATATAATACTCTAACGTAGTATCGGCTAGGGTTTTTCCTATTTTGTTAAACACAATATTTGTGTTTCTAGCCCAGAAGTAATATACCGGAGTTATTAATCCTTCCGGATTAACTACTCCGCGAATTGTGTAGTTTGTGTCACTGTACGGTACGCCTGGGCCGGTATATTGTGATGGAACTACATTACTTGCGACCCAAGAATAAACCACAACATTACTTCCCGGGAATACCCTACCCCACCATTGACTGTTATAACTAACATCATTTTGATGATAATTCATAAAACGAGTACTACTAGTATCAAACCACAATGTTCCTATCTTATCCGCGCCCCAAACTAACCCTGCTTGATTTCCTACAGAATTGTATGACGCCGGGTCAGCATTAGATACCACATCAATGTTTTCTGCGACTGCTCCCAATAATTTGCCTTGCAAAGGATCAATGTAGTCTAAGTTTTCCAATGTGTTATTAGTGGTTGCACTAAACAATTGAACATTGAACACACCGGCTATATTTACAATATCGGATGAACTTCTATAGACTGCCCAATCAGGATCACTTGTATTGCTGATGTAAGTTACTACTTGACCGTTTGTGTCATTTGGATTAGTATTTGGGTTAAATCCGGGTGTACCAACTGTCACTACGTTATCATTAAAGTCTAATGCAGTGCCGTAATGTGGTTGTGATCCATAATCAAAATCTTGAGCATTGATACTTTGAGCATATACAAACTTGCCCGGAGCATTTATATTTTCATTATACGTAGATAGATAATCAAACATGTATACTGCACCAGCGTTGGTAAATGTATCAACCCATTGTGTTGCATTATTATCAAACACCGTATCGTTGTCTAATTCATCATCAGTAAAGTCAAACGTTGTAGCAGAATATCTTGCTCCTACCGGTGCACTTGCCACAAATGATCCAGAACTATTAAACTTAACTACAGTACCAAATTGTGTTCTGCCTGTCAAGTGTGGGCAAGCTATCTTCTGTGTTTGTTTATAAATAGTTACACCCATTTCAGTTAGCGCAGCACTATCCAATACTGATAATGATAACTTGTTACCTGCTACTGCCAAACTCACATCAACTAGTGATATTATTAATTTACCGGCAACTGCGGAAGCAGTTACGTTGGTAATTGAATTTGAATTGATTGCATTTACTGCTGCTGTAGCATTACCAATTGGTAAAGTCACGGCATATCCATTTAACAATATGGTTCTAGGAGAAGTTATGTTACATGCAGTAGTTCCAATAATAGTACCGTACCTCTCACCACCATTAGTATATCTATGAATTGCACCCTCATAGTTTTGACTTGATAATTCAAAAGGTGCACCAATTAGTATTTCATTTGCAAATCTATTAGTAGTAGTACTTGTACCAAATTGTACGCCAACTCTAGGTGTTTCTTCATTTGTTAATGTTTGTGTTAATACAAAATTAGTACCGCTTACATTTATTATATCGCCCGCATTTAACGTCGGAGTTGCTTTACTGTATACGTTTAATCTTGACCCCACTACTGCATATAAATTATCTGCTAATGTAGTTCCATTGACTGTTAAGAATAACGGTGATGTTTGACCAGTAGCGGTCATTGTACCAGTACTATTAGTTAATGTCAATACGGTGCCATTTCTAGTTAAAGACAATGTAATTGTTGAACCAGAAATTTGTTTTACATAATAAACTGTATTAGCTGCAATGCCGCCGTAAGGAGAACCAGTAAATACAATTGGCGTACCATTAACACCGTCTTGCAATCCAACGACACTGCCCAACGTAATTGCGTTACTTGATATAGTATTGGCAGTGGTTGATAGATTTCCCGGTGTCCATGCTAAGTTAAATAACAACGGAACATATGCTTGGCTACTAGTTTGTGTTTCAAAATTTTGTACTGTTCTACTAAAGATATATGTATAACCATAATTTTGAGTATTAACGTCATAATCTTGTTGAGGTGCACCAACAACTACAGTATCACCGTAGTAGTCAGTCGAGATGGAATAACCAAAACCATCAGCAGAGGTTAATCCAGCTACACTTAACGTACCAACATTTACATATTGATCGGTTACTGCTGACTTACGGTAAACATATACAAGAGCATGGCCAGTGTCTGATATATACAACCAATTTTGATCACCGGACAATGCAGTTGATGAACCCCAATTTGTTACACCAACTGGAGCTGGTATAGTCTGATACGGCAACAAAGTATTCAACAATGCAGTGGTTATTAACTGATATATATGAACTGTTGGTGTACCAGTTGGTTCAGATACTACAAACAAATCATCAATGTATGTTATGTTTGATCCAAAAGAAGTACCTTCTGTGATAGTTTGCTTTTCTAAGTAGCTATCAGTTGAATTATCATATGCATATCTGTATACTTTGCCCGCGCTACTGTCACCAATTAAATAACCCAACGCAGTAGTATATGCAACTGCGCTTCCAAACGTTTGGCTGGCAGCTTTTAATAGTTCTTTGCCATACTGATAGTTTAAACTCTTACGGAATACAGCCCAGCCACCATCATTATTTGTGTCAACCCAAACTTTAAGTTTATTAAATTCATTGTCTAATAGAGGTAAATTTTCTATTTCTGGTGCAGTAGCTACACGTTGACTTTGTAGTTTGAAACCTATACCCAATCCGTTAACGTTGGTGAGTTGTGGGTTCAATGTTAAGTTAATGATGACATTGAATGGATCAACTATCGCTGACACCAAGTAGTAGTTATCAATTGCTACATTAAAATTCACAATTGCAAATGGTTGATATCGTTTTAAATTATGTGCTTGACCAAACGTTATTGTTACTGTACCATTTAAATTATTTTTAGCATTAATGACAGGGCCTAAACTAATAGGGGTGTATACTTGCCAAGTACCAAGGTAACTAGCTAGCCATGCATAATCTCTTACATAAAATTCACTAATAGGAATATATGTCCCTGCTGAATTTTGTCCAGTACCTAATCCAGAATAATAATAACTAGCTAGCTTAACATCGTTAAAATTAACATATCCGGCAGTTGGATATAAAGTAGATGGTGTTAAACTAGATATTGTAGGTAATATCTCAGGAGATGTTATTGGTCTACCATAATTAAATACGTTGTTTAATGTTACTTCTTGTTGTACACCGGACTCAGTATAATTACCATTAGTTAACCCAACTATAGAAGGGTTGCCAGTTAAATCATGCTGGCTTAATCTAAATTCAATAAAATTGTTGTTTAATATTCCGCCAAACTCGCCTGATTTAATTGCCCAATTTTCATAAATTGTATAATCAATTCCACCTTGTGGTAGATTAGCACCCTTAAAAGCGTTAGCAGCGTTAGGAGTTCCCTTAGTCTTAATCATATTTTGATAGACATTAACCTGTGTTATATCAGTAAGGTCTGCCAAAGCCATGTAATCCCTTGGACGATATCCAATTAAGCTAAAACTTAATAAGTCAGCATCATTTTCTAAATTAGCTTTGTTTATATCATAATACAATGTACTTTCATATGAACGTGTTTGGCTATTAGGCAATAATCCCTTTTGTATTTCGTTGTAACTAGTTTGTTTCCAATCACGTTCATCAAATATTTCTTTTGCTTGGATGATTGTTAATGCTGTCCAATATTTGTTTTTATATTTGACAATAGAACCTGCGGTGTACTTAATTTCTTTGACCCATTCAACTATATTATCTTGGTTAAGAATAAAACCAAATGCATCAATATTTCCGTTCCATTCAGCAGTTTTTGTGCCTCTAACATAAATTCTATTTTGACGCAATCCAGTAATTAAATTATAAATTGTATCATTAAACAATGTAGTATTATCAAATACAATGCCATGTTCAATATTGCTTATATTAAATTGTCCGTAACTTATTGCATCACCTGTATTCAGCGGCTGTAGCGTGAACGCTGTACCATCACGAACGATTGATAAATCATTATTTTGTATAGGATATAAATTTTGATTTAATACAAAATTATGTTGTTGTAATGTTAACGGTTGAACAATCCTGCTCTCTTTGTCTATAGACAAAAATGTTGCGGCTGGATTTATTGTGGTTACACTTCCAATGCTCCATCCTGTCTGGGCCCAATACAAGAATTCAGCAACCATTTGCTGCCAATTAATTGGTATACCGTTTTCTATTTGTTCGTACACCATACCTTGGCTTTTTAAATATTCACCGTAGTTAATTAAAAACTGTGATACCTGTTGAATATTGTAAAACTCAGTGCCGTATGGAATTTCTTCAGTCTTATTATAAAATGTACTAGTCAAAGATACTGTTTCATTATCTACAGTGATTGTTTCGGCGCTTCCACCAAACTTTGGAACAAGCACAGTGAAGTAAGCATGTGTTTGAGAGTTTCCATATATTTTATATCCATTCTCAGTTATTTGTACTACAACACCGCTGTAAATAATTCTGTCAAACGGTTGATTTTCATACAATAATACCGCGTAACTTTCGTCAGGTATTAATAAAGAACTATTGTTGCTATTTGCTGAACTCTTTTCTACATAGAATTTCAATAAGTTTTTATCACTAAAGCCCGCCAAACGATATACTAAACGAACATCCAAATTATTTAACAATGTAGTGATGTTGGTAGTAGCATCTACCCCAACTTGTTTTTCATAATCAACAATCCAATTGATATAACTAGTCGCCGGAGTTCCGTTACCATATATTGGAACATCAGATAATACTAGATGACTTCTATCACCTACTAAGTATTGATCAAATTCTGTATTATACTTGTAATTGTCTACGTCAATTCCCAAGTTAAAGAAATCTGCAGGTTTAGTCAATGCTAATATACGCATCAAATCAAATGGCCATGTGCTGCTTCTACGATAGCTGAACTCAGCGGGTCCTACATCACCTACCATCCAATCTCGTTTAAATAAATTTGCATCGTAATTACCCACGATTGAATCAAACGGAGATAGTAAATCACCATTGCTATCTACTGGTATTATATCCAATAACCCTTTACGGACATAGTTAGGCTTTACGTAAGGGTTACCGTCATTCCAAACTAAGCCGGCAGCTAAATCACCCCACAAAATTAAATTATCACTTGTGTACGGTGCAGGACCATAACGTGTCTCCCACCATGTTGGTTTATTAGCTAATCCTAACATTTCCCACGGGGTCTCATTTGGTGTAGAAGTGTCGTAGAAATATAAATATAATCCTCTAAAATAACCTTGCTCAATAGGTGCATTATTTAATTTAATGCCACTGTCTCTGTAATTATACGAAAACTGATTACCAACATTATAAAATTGAATTGCATAATTAATTCTATTTTGTCCTACCCAATTTAAGAAAGATTCACTATATATTTCTAAAAATTCATTATATGTATAATCGGTTTGTCTAAAAAAGCCCGGTATTACTACCCCTTGATATGATCCGGCTGGGGCAGTTTCACTTAATTTTAAGTTGTTGTAAACACGAGTTTCATATTCAAGTAACACTTGATCTCTAAAATCAGTTAAAGTATTAGTAGAAGAATTATATGAACCGTATAATTTATTAAATGATCCGTCGTGTCCTACAATAAAATATGTTTCTGGATTATACGCGGTGTCTAGTGTTACATTGGGTATAGTTGCAGGATATACACCTAATTTGGTAGGGGTGTTTGGTACATAATTTCCATATGTTTGATTATATTCTTTAATAGTAATCTGATCATTTGGTAACAAATCAGTAGTAATAGTTAATGAAGGACTATCAGTACTAACAGTATAATCGACCCCCTTTACCAATTGTGTTTGTACACCGTTGCGTATTAGATATACCAATATACCATTGTAGTTTGCTGTAGCAAAATTATATATGTGACTTAGTGGGTAGATACTAACATCCAATGAATTTGCAAAACTATACGTGTTTGTGATATACGGTGCTTTCGATGGCAGCATGTCACTCCAAAAGAATGGCTGGTCATTAGTGTGGGGTGCGTTAATTTGATCCAACGCCAAATCCAACATTTCTGAAGGTGACAACATTCTAGAGTAATCTGAATTATTAACGGTGTCAACTAATAATGCTTTAAATGTTATATATTGTCTACTGTTATACAACAATGAGTTAAAAATATCATGTGATTGATTGCGTAAAAATGTACCCACTGCTGGCAATCCAGCACTATTTTGAATTATTCTATTTCCCCATGGAACTAAATTTCCTAAATCACGATAGTTGTTTGGTCCAAATACTTCTCCTGTTGTGTTTGGATTATTGAAGAAAATACTTTGATACTGACCGCGAATATCACCTATGTTTGCGCTGGTAAGGTCTTGGTTTAATGGGTTATTAGTTAGATTGATAGGTGGCGCATAGTACGCAGTTGTGCTTACTTGATCACTTAATATTAAAACTTGAATAACAGTTTCAACAGCATTAACAGTTGGAATATAAATTGTAGTAGTAGTATCAGTTACCGTAAAAGTCCATTGGTCTTTTGGTAAATATATATTATTGATATAAACTTGTATTAACGGCCATTTTGTGGTAGGATTAACTATCGGAGCAATGTCACATATAAATTCAGTTTGATCAATAGTAGCGTTCCAATCAAATTCAAAAATTTGATATTGTGCGCTAGGTGACACTGCTGTTTGCCATCCTAATTGTCGAACCTCTGTTAGACCGTAATAATTATTTAATGTATAATTATACACATATCCTGTATTTACCTTTTGAGTCTCAGATGATGTACCTTTTACATAATTAAACGTTGCAGAATTCAAAGTAACATCAAAACTAATATCGCCTATGTTATTAACTGAACTGTATCTTACTGGGAAGCCCAACACTGCATCGTTTGCTCCTACACCTAATCCATATGAAAATAATGTACATCCAGTGAATGACGTTCCAACATATACATCTGGATCTCCAAAGCTAATGTTGTTAGAGTCAAACACATCAAATTTAGGTGATTGATTAAGTGTAGTTTTTTGTTGACCTTCTATCCAAACATAACCGGTAAAATAAAAATCTTTACCTATATAATTATAACCTCTATACACTGCGGTTTGTTCATTTGCTAACACTACCCCATCGTCAGCTTCAGTCAATGTAATAACTGGAGTACTATCAGGATGGATAGTAGAGAATCTTGAAATATATATTTTGTTTCTTACTTCTAGATTAGTGTCTGCTGCAAATACTATCCTAGATCCGTCAAATAATCCGTAATTAGATAGCGGGGTGTCTGCTGTTACTAATGCAGCAATAGAAGTTGCAGGTACGATGACGGTTTCTTGGTACCAAGAAACTGTTAAAATTGTATCTGTACCTAACGTAGTAATTTCTGTAATAAAAGTCACTCCGGGTAATGATAAAGTTGAATCAGAAATATATTGTCCAACTTCAAATAAACCAGACAAATCAGTTGTCGGTACTGTAATAGTAGTACTATATGGATAGATTGAAGTAGAAACTGAAACCGGGCCCGCATTGCTTAATGGAACTAAATTACCATAACTATCATTCAATGTAATTTTATTGTCTACAATTGAAGCAATACTATATGTGGTGCCGGAAGTAATTCCACCAAATGATGTTCCAAAACTTATAGTATCATTTACGTGTAATCCAATTGTATTACTCAAAGCAACTTGGTTGATTAGAGCATAAGTGTCAGTTGCTGTTTTAGAAGTTATAGCACCTGTAACTGCTGCTATAGTAGCATTAGCAGTAGTCCAGCCGGCAACATCGGGATAGTAATTAGGTTGACCTGCTACATCAGTAAATGCATCAGTTGTTCTAGTATCAATGAAGTCGATAGGGTCTTTGCCTACAATGCCAGCATCAAATAATCTAATGTTGGGATAAAATTCAATAATAGGACGTTTTGCCTTATTTCCAACTTGGGTATATAGTGTAACTAAATCTGGATTATTATTATATGTAGCAGATGCATTTATAACATCAATATGAAACCAACGATTACTTCTTGACCACGGGTTTCTATTAATTGAATTTCTAGCAATAGTTATATAATCTGGATCTACTGGGATGTATAGGCTAGAATCATAGTTACCAATATCAAATGAAGTAGTGTCGTATGGAATATATTCTCCAGCAGAGAATAGTCCCGGTGACACTAGAGTAGTAACTGGAATTAATTCAATTGCCGTACCCACGCCCTCAACATAGTATTCTACATTGTCATAACTTGCAGGGGTTATGTTACCTTGAAATAAAACTTTTAAGCCATTAGTGAACACAACACCGTTTGGTGCAGTATAAGTTGGTTTACCTAAAATATCAGTAACTACGTCAATATTATTTGTTAGATTATTATCAACAATATTTAAGATTCCCACTTTGTTGGGGCTTGTTCCATCTTGATAATACAAAACATCTAAGATTGCACTATTATATGGGTATAATGTTATTACTCCGGTGTTGCTTCTATAAAAATTTCTGCTTCCCCATTGTGTACCAAATGAAGCAGTAATTTTTTCAGTTGCGGGTATATTTGACAGTCTAGTTAATTGTATAAAAGGATTATCAACACTTCCTAATAATGAGATTCTATAAAAAGTTCCTGAAACTGTAGTATAAAATCCTTCTTCATATAAACCTTCATTTATATTTCCGGTCATTGTACCACTTGCAGTAGTTAAAGTTAATAAAGGAATTCCCCCAGGCTCATTTGATGATCCAGGAATTTCTATAGTAAATTCAGTTGGACTAACGATTGAGGTTACTGTGTATATACAAGGTCCGCTTGTTGTTGAATACGCAGTTAATCCACCAAATGCTGTTCCAGTAAAAGTTATTGTCTGTCCTTCAATTAAACTTGAAGTTGAGTCACATGTTACAGTATTGTTTACTGAACTAGTAGCAGTAGCCGTAATAGTTAATGGAGCAACTAAAACATTATTATTAGTATCATATTCAGTTTGACTAAAAAATGTCTGTACAAACCCAGTTTCTTCATAAACTCCGGTATTGTAAAACATCACGGTTAAACCATCCAATGCAGTTACGCCGTCTATACCACCAATTTCATTTACAAATGCACCGTTAACTTGATTAAAAGGTAGAGTAGAAACAACATCAACGGTATTATTACCAGGAAAATCAAAATCTGCTAATGCATTCTTTTCGGGTACAGTAAAGGTCACTACACCTTGTGACGCACCGTTGTTTTCAACCCCGTATACATCACGAGTTTGTACATTATGTTGTGTGCTACTGTAACCAGTTATACCCGGCTCACCCTGTATCCAAAATTGAGTAGCTTGGTTTACTGTAAATGTGTATGTGCCACCACGCAATAATGTTAATGATGGATTGATTGATGGTGTTGCATTAGTCTCGGACGAAATCAAATAATAAGTTGATTCATCTTGTATAATATAATTTGATGTATTGTATACAACATTAGCTGCAACCACTACCCGCTCTGGCCCTTCGGGCAACCAATAATATTGATTGAAATTAATTATCGGGTCTAAATTAGTAAATGAGTCCCATGAGTAAAATTGACTATTGAACAACCTATTGTTGTCTCCGGTAACTCCACCTTCACTTTTTAAGGCGTCAATAATTCCCGGATAGCTTATAAAATCTTTTGCGGTACTTTGATTTTCTTTTAAGAAAACAACACCCGGATCTAACTGGTAGTCTGTTCTTACTTTAGTTGGTTCAGTAACATAATAATCTTTGGCATTAACTCCATATCCAAACTTACTACCTATATAACCCTCAATCCTTTTAGTATTTGGTTGAGCAACTAACTGATCTAGAGTTGCCGCTAAAAACTGAGCGTTGGTTTCGGTTTTAAATATTTCTGGAAGAAAATTTAATGTTCTAATTCTTGTTGCCATCTTTAAAATTCTTTATGTTATATATTACTTATGCTATCTGTAATTCGGCTGGTGTAAGTGCAGCAATAACGATTACATCATTAGCAGTTGCTGCATTTGCAAATATCTCGTATGGTAAACATTTAATTTCATACAAATCACCAAATTTCATTGTTGGATCGTTTGGTACTAGTACACACGAACTAACATATTCACCAATTTGATTATGTATGTAGGCACTTAATTCACTAAAGTAAAATGTATCGCCAAAATTCCAATTATTAATACTAAAATAATTATTCATCTGTGTTAGCACTGCACTACGAATTTCACTATCACTTGCATTAGTTGAAGAATTTTTAATAACTTTTATTGTACCTCGTAATGCTGCTGCTGCCTTAGCTCCAAACAATGGTTTGAAAACTACACTGTTTACAATTACGCTATCGCTTAACATCTTGAAATCTTGCACTTGACTATATTCTGTTGTCAACTCACTGATAGTTGGGCGACTAGGAATTGGCACTGTATTAGTGGTGTCTTGTATCCAATTTTGATACTGAGTATAGTAGGCTTGTGTAACTACGTACAAATCAATAATATTAGTTGTTGCTGGATCAATACGTGTAGTATTGTTGCTGTTATGACGATATTGAAATTGTAGTCCTTGGCGTCCTGGCTTCATGCTATATTGAGGCTGCTCAACTAATGTAAAGTAGGGAGTTGTTATCATTGGATCTTGCACAGTAATATAAAATTTGTTTTCAGAATATGCATAAAATAATTGCCCCACTGGATACTCATATTTTACAACTTCAATTTGCATTGGGGTGGCGCATTGGTAATTTACCGATGATGAAGATATTAACTGTTCTCTAGTTAAATTAATTGCATCTTGAATCTGTTCAAAGAAAGTATATATACCAACATTAGTATTACCGGTTACGTATCCTGTAACTTCATTAAAAAAATCAGGATTTTCTATTATTGTTCTGTTGTTAACATCAATGCTAGCAACCTCTACTTCAAAGTCATTTATGTAACCATCACTTTCAACAGTTTGACCAATGATACTTGCTTTTACAGGTTGTGTTAATGGATAATTAGATCCAGGTTGAGTATTAGTAGCTAGCACGTTTACAAAATCTTGTAAAATTATTCCAGAGAACGGATCATAAACTAATTTACCTGCATCATAGGTAAATCTAGTATCTGCTACGCTACCAAAATAATATGCTAGTGAGCGGTAAGTTACCGTGTATCTATTGTATCCAACACTTTCAAAATTAACAAAATATGCAGAATTATTGTATGCTTCTACTGTCCATCTTTGTTGTGCAATTGTTAATGAATTATTAAACACTAATGAAAAGTTTTGTTGTAAATCTAATCTAACTGTGCATTCATTGACCACTGCTGCGGGCAAAGTATTATCAAATGCCGGTATAACCACTATTAATTGTGCAGTTGATGGTACGTATCCATTTACTGTTATAGGACCGGTGCCATTTGCAAATTGACCTAATCCATTGTTATATCCGTCACCTACTACATTTAACACAGTAGTCCACATGTAAGTTTTATTAGATGCGGTAGCGACACCGCTAATCAAACGATTATTAGCATCAAAATAATAGCCGGGAGGGGCGATGAATTTTAACAATGCTCCTTTTGTTATGTATTTTGTGTTATATGTTGAGTAAGTGCCAACTGGAATTGGAGTATCTGCTAAATTGAGAATATCATAAAAATACCCGGTTGAACTATTAGAATCAACGGTGCTTGATTGCCAATAGACTTCTGATTCATTTGGATCAGATACCGCCGTTCCTTGTTCAGTGATGACTGGACCGATGCCATATCGAGGATAGTTTTGAATGTAATATTGCAGAGATCGGTTATCTTCTAATATAGACGCCAAGGTACTATTTAAAAATGTTGTGATATCACTTAAACTGTTTATGGTAAATAGTGTATTGCCTTCTGTGTTGTCTAACCAAACACCACCGTCATTAGCATAACTATTACTACTACTGTATTTGCCAGTTGGATCAAGTAAATCTAAGTTTTTACTAACACCTACACTACTACGATTAATAGCTTTTGATTTGATAATAGAACTATACAATGTGTATGGGAAGTTATTGTAATCTTCTCCATTAACCATGCGATTTTGTGTATAGTAACGACTTGGGGCACGTTGTTTAATACTAGCAAGAGATTCACGTACCTGTGCATTTGACACCGGTACTTGCAATGATAAACCAAATGTTAGTGTTTCTAGACGTCCAACTCTACTTACATAGCTAAAAGAAATTGATAGTCCTTGAATTTCAGTAGGTTGAATTGTATATGTCAATGCATTGCCTGCACGAACATATGCTCTAAAGTTACCTACTGGAATTTCACTAAATACACCATCACCAAAAATGTAAGTTACTTGGTCGTTGAATCTACTGTTAACTGAAAAGATTTTCTTAACACTGTTTTCAGTTTGTAGGTATGCGTCAGCATAAATGTTATCAACCTTCTGCCATAACCCAAACGCTCCGTTTGTTTGACTAATTTGATACAACCAAGTATCAGTGTTATTGATACCTTGAATATCAATGTCAATAGCTTGATTAGCAATTTGTTGTTGTAATACAAAATCAAAATTAGTTAGTGATCCTTGTTTGAAGTAAAAGAAAAACCCTGTATTTGGACTACCATATCCCAATTTGTCATTGCGATATAACATATTAAATCTGTTAGTAGGTGCAGGTGGAATTTCGTATACATAATCTTCACCCACAGTAGATACACTACACAATTCAAAATTCATATTCATTCCGGCAACCGTTGAATTGAACGGTATAACCGGTAAGCTACCAGTTGGAATTTGTAAAGAATATTCGTCAGTTTTTACACCCAAAATTTGAGCAGTATTGCCTGGCAAACCAACACGTTGAGTATTAATTAGTGCAGCATTGATAATTGTGTTAAATTGTTCTAACCAATTTGGGTTAGCAGGGTCATTCCACAGTATAGGAATATTACTTAAATTAAATCCATTTAAATCTGAAACGTTTTGAGTAGTCTGAATACTCGTAACTTTCAAGTAACCCTGAGATTCTAAATTACGCTTAGGGGTGTAACTAACTAAGTTAGCTAATTTGATAACACTATCCCTACGTTCAGCAGTATCAATGAAATTTTCTCGGGAATTTAAATCGTTGCGGAAAGCAAGACCTTGTCCCATGAAAGCCATAACGTCAAGCAATGCAATAAATTCTGAACTTTCAATGTAGTCATTGAAGGTTTCAGGGTAGTATTGGCGCAAATAATCTATAAAACTTTTGCGTAAGGTCTCATAATCATAGCTTCTAAAGTCGGCTTGATTGAACGTTTGGTAAATGGCTTTCCAGTCATTTACCCCAAATAATGCTGATTGTCTTGAACTTGTAGCCATAGTTATTCTCTTTTAAGTATTTATCATACCTGAGAACCTGGGTTTTTTAGCGTTATTGCAAAACTGCTTGATTTGTTGCACTGCTGAAGAAAACACTCAACAAATTTGCTTGATTAAACGGAGAAACTGCTAATTCAATTTCTAACAATATTCCGTTTTCTTGTGGATATGCCCGTACTAAATTTATTATTAATCTAGGGTCTTGACTAGCTACCCTACGTATTTCATTTTCTAATTGAAATTGAACGTCTGCTGTATTTGGCTCAAACACAAAACTCCAAAGAGTAGTTCCGTAACTTGGTTGACCTACTTTTTGCCCTTGCGGGATATTTAATGCATTAATAAAATCACGCACAACCAACGGTGTGTCAGCTAATGAAAATTTGTTTCCAGTAATGACACCGGCAATGGTTGAACCAACCCCGCCCTGAGGAGCAGCAGGTAAATTAGTAGACTTGGGTTTATTTGCGTTTTGTGTACTGAATCCGATATATGATGGCATAATTTATCCTATACTATATTTATAGTTAAAAGTTAAACTCTAACCATGCTTTCCTCAAAGCCTGAACTCTGTCCCACTCCTCATCATACCACTTGTTATTTGCGTCAACAATGGGTTTGTTTCGGGCACGTATTGCTGCTATTTCAGGATCGCCTTCAGGTAAATTATTCTTAGCAGTTTTGTATTCTTCAATTAACTCAAGAGATTTAGACTTTCGTATTTTCCATTCAGTGTTAAGTTTTTCTGCCGCATCTTGGTAGGTTTCTCTCAACGTCCGCACCTGATCTAACCGTTTTAGTTTTTCATCTAGTTCAGCTTGACTAGGGGCGTTACTATATTCGGGAGCAGGAACTATTGTACTGCCCAACACAGAAGTAATAGAAGATGCAAGTTCACCCCTATCGGAAGTACCTGTAGCAACTGAGGGCATCTTTATTGGGAATGGGCTTGATGAACTTAGTGCATTCATACTTGCAGCTAGGGCGGCGGCTGCGCTTGCTGGCAGCCCAGCTGATGCAAGAGATGCGAGTCCATCTTTACCTGATTGAAGTCCTTTTGTTAAACTATCTAACCCTCCGATTGCTGTACCTGTTAGTTTACCTAATACGGAACTTGCCGTACCTGTTACTCCATTTAATGCGCCTGCAGGATTAGTAAGTAATCCTGCCGCAGCAGTGCCTACACCAGTCAATGCTCCACCAGTCAATAATGTTGCGGCTGATCCTGCTGCGGCAGTTGCGCTACTTATCCCATTTAGTGCGCCGGCCGACAGAGAATTAGCAATTGATCCTACTCCTGCCAAATTCCCCACTCCACTAAGGACACCGGTTGTGGTATTTGTTACGGACGCAACTGCGCTCAGGCCTCCAGGCAAATTACTTATTCCACTAGCCAAAGCTGAAGTGGTGCCAGAAAATCCACTGACTATACTACTAGCTGCTGCACTTGCTGTTGTACCTAACGTACTGCTTTCTACACTGCTTGCTGCGCTTTTTGCTGCATCTAATGCGCCACCTGCTGCGCTTTTTGCTGCATCTAATGCGCCACCTGCTGCGCTACTTGCTGCATCTAATGCGCCACTAGCAGCAGCATTTAATCCACCTGCTGCGCTTTTTGCTGCATCTAATGCGCCACCTGCTGCGCTTTTTGCTGCATCTAATGCGCCACCTGCTGCGCCGCTAGCCGCATCTGCTGCTGCTTGAACTTCAGCATTTTTTATAGAAATTGAAGTTAAATTTTGAGGAATATTTGGTGTAAATGATTTAAACGAACTTGTTATTGCGCCAAATGCCGATCCTGCAATACCCTTAGCAGCGTCAACTGCGCCTGACATCCCTAGTACAGCGGGAGGCGCAAAGCCTGCTGCTTTACTTTTTAATAAATCTACGGCGGCGCTGGCGTTGCCGGGTAATCCTCCCAGCGTACTGCTTGCTGAAGTAGTTAAACTGTCTAGTGCGCTGCTAGCGGCAGTGCCAGCTGATCCCGTTACATTGTTCAATGCATCACCGGCTGCGCCGGTTAATCCACTAGTAAGGTTGCCTGCTGCTGCACTTGCTGCACTTGCTGCACCACCTGCCAAACTAGTTACCCCGGCTAGTGATGCTGAAATTGAATTTAATCCGCCGGTTCCAACTGTTGCATAATTTGCTGCAAAATTCCCAGAGGTTACAGATGCTGCTACATTTGCCAAAGAACCAAAACTAGGTAAAGTTGCCATTATATCATATTCCCCGCGCCAGTCGCAGTTGCACCTGCCATTATTTTTGAATTAACGTTTCTAAATGAATTTAAAGTTGAGTCAGTTGATTTCTCGTTTGCTAATTCCGTAACAACGTTAGCAGTTATTTTTGTATTTGCAATGCTTTGTAAGTAAGTTGAAGTAGCTTGTGGACCTACTTGAGATGCAGCACTTACTATACCTGCAATAACTGATGGTTGTTCTTTGCCAGTAATTGCTCCTGTCATAGTCATAGCTGTTTGTGCTTGCTGAAAATTAACAACTTGTGCAGTAGTCTGTGCTTTGATATTTTTAACTAATGCTAGTAGATTTTCTGCACCTGGCGCGCCTGTAAATAAATTTTGAGTCATGGCTGCTTCTACATTGGCTCCGCGCTGAACTAATCCGGTAATCAAAGCAGATGATCCGGGTTTTAATACACCGGCTGCTTCTAGCTGTTGAGGTGTCTGTGCTAGCGTGCCAACTGCCGCATTAATTTTTCCGGTAGAATCTGTAATGACTCCGCTGCCAGTGGACGTTACTGAAGGTGAAGTAGCTGCTGCCTGAGACGCAACACTGCCAACTAAAGCAGCAGTTACACCCGGATTTAATGATGTACTTGTAGTCCCTGAATCAGGCACTGTGGATACAGTTGCAGGAGTAACTGGATTGACTGGAGGCAACTTGGTTTGATTGTTACTAAACGCTTGATATGCAGTTTCTTGTGCAAAACTTGACATTAGAATGCTCCACTACTGTTATTATTTACTTTAGCATCAACACCTTGATTAGCATTAGCCCAAGGTGAATGAGCCGGAGCCCGACTGACAATAGATAATAAATATCCCGGCACTGCTGCCCAACCTTTAACTTTATCAAACAATGTGTCAGTATGTGCTACGATTGGAATTTTTGGCACTTCAGGTGGGGGATTTGCAGTAGAGCCAGTATTTAGATTAATCCTACTACCGTTAATATACATGTCATTTGCACTAGCATATGAACCTTCTCCGCTAGTGCCCATACTCATTGCTCCTTGAACCTTTATTGTATATTTACCCAAAGTGTATCCACTAAAGTTTGCGCCATTTCTAAAAGCAATATCTTTCTCAACATTTATCTTTATGTTATCAGCTTGTATGTTTAAATCTTTTTTAGCATTAATGTTAATATTACGATCGGCGTGTAAATTTAAATCACCCTGTGTTCTGATATTTACGCTGTTAGTAGCATACATATCAATCGTGCCTTCTTTGCCTAATTCAATATAACTTTGTCCATTGGCATGAATGATGAATAATGTTTGACCATCATCACTCATCAAAATTTGATGACCAAGTGATGTTCTTAATCTTATTAGTTGATCTTTTCCAGTTGTGTCTCCGTCATCCATTACAATACTATGCCCAGTTCGGCGAGAAACAATTTTCAATGATGCATCGGGTTTATCTAAATTCTTTTCTATGGTAGAATCAGTATATCCACCTTGATAGATTGGTCTACCGGGGGTGTTAACTCCCCATCCAACTCTAGAAGGTGATTCACGCAAGGCGCTAGATGTTATTGGACCTCTAACTGTATCTCTAATTAAACCTTGTTGTGAAAGAATAGCAGCAGCATAACTATGCACTGGTTTGGGAGCAGTTAAAAACTTAGTAGGATCGTTCAATGCTTGATTATTAGTGTTAAGGTTACTTACTGGTAATTGTTTAGCACCACCATAAGTGTCTGCTTCACCTTTGTTTGTCACAATATTGTCTGATGCGCCGATCGCCGGAATCATCTGTAATAATTCAGGAGGTAATATACTACCTATGTAATATCCATAGTTAACATCACCATTAATAAAAATGCAAACTACACTGCTACCCAAATCTGGAGGACTATACCACATACCATATGAAGTTGGATTGGTTGTATAACTTCCATATTCAGTATCTTTACTTCCAGCCGATGGTGGTGTACTCCCAAAGAAGGGACTCATATAACTGACTGTGATCCAGCTGCTTTTATCATCTGGATTTGGTGCCCCAAAGTCAGCAATGTAAACATCTATTCTACCTGCCCTAGTAGAATCAATGTTGTTTTTTACTACTCCAAGTACAGGCACAGAACGTATTACGCCGCCGCCGGCGTCTGGTTTAGTTGCCTTAGCCTGTCCCTTTACTTTAATTTCATTTGTTGCCATTAAATATTCTCTCTGATATTATTAAATTAACCTCTTCCAAACACAGTTGGGGCAGAAGTTCCAGCATCATCATTTTGTACTACACCAGTAGTAGTGGGTATTGTTATTTGATTTTGTGATAGTCTTTGCATTGGATCCATTACATTATTAATACTGCCTACGGAATTAATTGATGATAGTTGCGCTCTTTGTGCAGGGTCAAGGAATGAAGTAGGACTAGTACCAAAACCAGTGCCAGTAGTAGTGCCTGTGCCGCTTTCTGTAGGTGCCGATCCAGTGCCGGCTCTATTAAGTCTTGCTGTTTCAGCATCTGATTGATCTGATGTAGCTGTCTCAGCGCTGGTTCCGGCGCCTGCCCGATTAAGCCTGGAAGTTTCAGCTGCCGTTTGATTTACTGGCGGTGTGCTTGCAGTACCAGACCTATTAAGTCTTGCGGTTTCAGCATTTGATTGGTTTGCCGCCGCGGCTGTTTCGCCTGGATCAGGAAATACATTAAGTGAACAAGATAAATCTTGCGTAAACATTCCGCCCCTAAAGGTACTAGTAACTGATTTAAGCATATAACTGATGCCGCCGCCACGACTATCTATATCTTTTTTTATATAAGCCGGATAGTCATGGAAGAATATTGAATCATTTAAATTCATTGTACCAGACTTATTATCATAATCAAGCGGCTCTTTAAAGTTTATTTCAATAAACACTTGTCCTCCGTGTGGATTTATAGTAAACCCATCAGTACCATAATATTGATTATATAGGGAATTTATACTAGTTACGGAAGATTGCATTAACAAATCAGGATCACCTAATATTGTCAGTTTAGCTTCACCATAATCATGAGGTGAAAACAAACTGGTCATATACATATTTTGTGTTTCCATACCTACATTTAATCTACCTTGATCAGGTTGACCTTGAGGTTGACCGGCTGTCACTGGTATATCTGCTGCTCCGCCTTGCGCCCTTGAATCAAAATCGCCCATGCCCTGCACTGTTACATTATGATAAGCTATATCCAGTGTTTGTTGATAGCTAATAACTTCAGAATTTTTACCAGTATACCAATATTCATATCGCTTATGTGCCCCATAGTATGGGGTAGTTACTTTAGCTGATGCTGCTACAACTATTGGTGTCAAGTAAGACTGTATGATATATTTAATTTTATATACCCAATCACCCTGTACCGGATCCCATCCTAAATTTTTCACTTCTGGTTTAATATTAAACCATTTTAATTGCGTTGGGGTATTATCTTGTTTTTCGTATGTACCAGTTTTAGGATCAGGTGCTAGATTTGTGTTTTCTATTTGAGTTAACGCTGATTCTAAGTATGAACTTTGTTTAACTATTTCTGATACCGCTTGTATAATAGGTGTGCCTTGTGCTATTTTTATTGTTCTTAAATCATTGTTTGGTGTTTCTTTGCTAGCGATTTTTTGATTAGATTCAGAACTTTTGGTTGCAGTTGTAGTTGGGATTTTTCTTTTGTCTAAATCTGCTTTACTTTTTAAAGTTGCATTTTTAATACTATCTCCATCAGGACCAATAAACACTACTTCATATTGACGAGGGATAGTTACACCCTTACCGACTAATTGTTGTTGGTCATAATTTAATTTCCCAAATAAACTTGTCATCTGCGGAGTAGTGGTGGATTTGCTTACTAATCTTGAAATTTCAGCATTACTTTGATTTTCATCTGCTTTTGGTTGATTAGCGGGAACCAATGCATTATATACAGTGTCTGCTACAACGGGGATATCTGATATTATTGTACTAAACTTTGAACCAAACCCAATGATATCGTTAGCGGCTTTGGCAACAACCTCATATACTACAGGGGCTCCGGTAATTTTAAACTTCATATCAGCAATTAATATGTCGTAATATCTTTCAAACAAGCCAGAAGCATTTCCGTCCGGGTCTCCGTCTGCACTTGGTATTTTAGAAGGATCAATGATATTACCGGCTTCATCATATCCCAAAAATCTGATACCTATTATATAAAACTGTCTTGCTGGGTTTTGTGCCATAGCAAAATTTTTAGTATTTGTAGTAGTAGCTAACTTAGTTTGAGCCAATCTCAGTTTGGTTAGTAACGAAAATCCGTAAGGTTCTGTTATAGTAAAAGACATATCAGTAAGACTAGTATTATTAGTAACTTCTTTAGTAGCAATGGCATGCGTAATTTTTAAGTTATCTATATAAAAATCTTCATCAAATCCAGGAGCACGTTTTGATGTTGTATTATTAATGCCGCCGCTCTGAGCAATTAAATATGCCCCGCCTTTTTTAGCAACCGGTGTCGATACTGCTGGGGGTGATCCTGTTCTACCTCTTTCGCCCGGTGCTTGCACAAATGTACTTTGAGCGGCGCCTGAGATTGGAGGACCTCCGGCTGTAATATTGTCTATAGCATTTAAATCTTTTCTACCCGATTCAACAAAAGCATCATACGCATCAGGAGTTATCATATAAAGTGATATCTGATATGTATAGCTGCTAAATTTACTTAATGGGTTTTGTGTACGTTTGCCGGGTTTTATTGCAGCAGTACTTTTTATTGCAGCACTACTGTTGGAAGTTGTAGAATTTTTTGCGGCAGGGTCGGCAGCCGGAGTATCTGATTTACCTGCTTGCGTTGTTGGTGTAGCTACTATGGGGGCACCGCCACCAGGAGGAGGATATCTGTTTAATAAATTAGTTGTTTCTCCTGTAGTAGACTCTACTTGCTTGTCTCCGTCGGCTCCCCCAGCGGCTACGAATTCTTTGTTTTGGTTTTCAGTTTGTACTTCAGTTTTTGCAGCATTTGCCTTTACTTCATCATTTTTCTTTGCAGCAGCATTTTCTGCTTCTAACTTAACATTTTCTCTTGTATTATTAAAATCTGTATTTGTTTTGTCAAACTTAGTAGTGGTAGCATCTTTTGCTGATTGTACATAACTAGCGACTGCGGCTTGTTGTTCAGGCGTCAAAGTTGCATTGATAGTGTTTATTTGTTCAAGTAGTGGGCCTGTTGCCCTGTTGAATGCACCACGTGCCGTTCTATACTCTACTCTAATTGCTTGTATTTGTTCCAATGCATCAGGAGAATTTACATCAACTTCATTTAATTTAGTTATTAAATCTTGAATTTGTTTATTGTAATCGGTATACAGGTTATCAATCAGCCCCGATAGTTGTATTATTCTATCTTCTTGCGAAGTTAAATTATCAGCCATTTTATATACCTAATATTTGTGTTATCATTGCTAGTTTAGGCAAATATATTCCCGTGCCGGCTACAAAATCAAAATAAGGATCTTTTAATCTGTTTGGGTTGCGCTGGGCAAATACCCACCATAATCTGCTATCACTATACAAATCGTATGCTAATAGATCAGGACGGTATTCATATACTTGTGCTATTTCCCAATAGATATCAGAAGGATCCATTGGGATAGGTCTGTTTACCATTAAATCCAAGAAGTTATTATTAACTACTTCATTGAAATAATATGGACTTGATGCTGGATATATATTATTTGACATTACCAAATTCCTCCGCCTGAGCGTTTGTTGCCTCTTAGCAATTCACCAGTAGCATATTTCTTTAGACTAAACACGTTACTTATGTCACTTCTTGTAATTATCGGCACAGCAGTGATACTTAAATTAATTTTAGTGGGAACATATGTAGGTTCTACTGTTCCAAAATTAGTAGATGCCCAAGCTGGCGGGGGAGCAACTGCGCCGGGATTCAACCCAGTACTAGATAGTCTTGATGCTCCTGATTGTGGCGTGCCGTTGGGTTTAGCTACAGCAGGATTATTTGCTCTGCTTACGCCGGCTGGGGTGTCTGTACTACCTGCACGTATATAATCTACATCAACTGGCAAATTATACGTGAATCCAGTTATTGCCAATGGATGTGTGTCAAATTGAAATTGACCCAATCCAGTAAGATAGCACAATGGGGGCGGCGTGCCTAATTTAGGATTCTCGTCTTGTCCGTAAAACATTTTAGTAGCTGACCTAAAGAAATGTATTACTGCCAATACATACATTGCTTCAAACGTATCTTGTGCGGTGAAGTCACAACTTATTGTTATTGTGTCCACTGAACTACTCTTGTAAGTAGAGAACTTATAATTACTATGCGTTAATGGGGTATTATCATATGTAGCAGCATATGCAACTGATATCGACGGAGTATACGGAAATATCACCCCATTGGTTGCTTGCAGCGGTGATAATATGCCCGGAGGGTCTGCCCAATATAGATATTTTGATTGCTTTGCTCCGGGGGCCAAACTTAGTCTAACACGCCAATCTTCTTTAGATTTAGCATTTGTCACATCTTGTTTAGTGGCTTGAGATTGTGCGTCTAATTTTGCTGCGGTCAATCCTTGAGGGCCGCGTTCACCTGAAGTAGGAATTAAATTATTAGTATAGTCAGCATCCGCCATCTTACGATCAATTGGCGGGTCTCCGGATACTTCAGCTGGATTAAGATTCTGAATGTACTCAGCATCATTCTGCTTTCGATCATTGACCGGTTCTGGATTAAGATTCTGAATGTACTCAGCATCATTTTGCTTTCGGTCATTGACCGGAGGTGCATTAAGATTTTGAATATACTCTGCATCATTCATCTTACGATCATTGACTACCGGGGCTGGATCTGCATTATTAACATAATCCGCATCATTCATCTTTCGGTCATTGACTACTGGTTCTGGATTTGCATTATTAACATAATCCGCATCATTCATTTTTCGGTCATTTTTGACCGGATCTGGATTAAGATTTTGAATATAATCAGCATCATTCTGCTTTCGGTCATTGTTACCCAACAATGATTGACTTCCAATATCTACTGGCCCTGCATTGTTAACGTAATCAGCATCATTCTGCTTTCGGTCATTGACCACTGGTGCTGGATCTGCATTGTTCACATAATCCGCATCATTCATTTTACGATCATTTGTGACTGGTGCTGGATTTGCGTTATTAACGTAATCCGCATCATTCATCTTTCGGTCATTAGCTACGGTAGTTGGGGTTGCGTTTTCAACTATTTCTCTAGCCTGTGCCCGTTGAGCAGGATCTTGAACATTGTTAGTAGAAGTAGTAGCATTTTCTATTTTATCTACTACTGGTGGCGGCGGTGTACCAGGGGTTGTTCTAGGATCTACTGGTGCAGTGTTTGCGTTATTAACATAATCCGCATCATTCTGCTTTCGGTCATTGACTGGTGGTGCATTTGCGTTGTTAACGTAGTCTGCGTCATTCTGCTTTCGGTCGTTAGTGACTGGTGCTGGATTTGCATTATTAACGTAATCCGCGTCATTCATCTTTCGGTCGTTAGTGACTGGTGCTGGATTTGCATTGTTTACATAATCAGCATCATTCATCTTTCGGTCATTAGTGACTGCTGCTGGAGCAGCAGCATCCACGTGTGCTGCACCGGGTGTTCTAAATGTTGGTGTTTCTCCACCTGTTGCTGCTGGAGCAGCAGCATCCACGTGTGCTGCACCGGGTGTTCTAAATGTTGGTGTTTCTCCACCTGTTGCTGCTGGAGCAGCAGCATCCACGTGTGCTGCACCGGGTGTTCTAAATGCCGGTGTCTCTTGTGTTGTAGATTGTTGAGAGGCTGCTGTATTTGAATTGTTTACGATTGACTGTGATAAATTTGTTCCGCTTGCTACTTTATTGTAAACACTCAATCCCGCTGTTGCTAATGCTGCAATCCCCAATATATTTTGACTAGATAAAACTGATGATATTCCATTATTCGTTGGAGGACTTGATGACGATACGGATTTATTTAATGCCGGAGTAGTAGTTGAACCTTGTACAAACTTTCCTCCCGGCGTTGATTGAGAAACACTAGTAGATGATCCTACCGCAAAAGTATTAGCCGGTGCTTTTCCAGTAGCTTGCGTAATTGCAGATTTTGCAGCAGCCAGGGTCGCTGCTGAAGTAGCAGTGATTTTAATGGTTGAGGTTGTGGCCTTAGTCCCGGTACCGGTTACGTTTGCTGTAGAGGATCCTGCTTTTGGGGTAGTTGCCATATTATTCTTATCCTTATCGTATATTTAGTCATAAATAATACTAGCATTTTTACCTTTTCTACTAAAAATCTGTTGCATTTCTGCAACCATTATGCTATAATAACTCAAGCATAACTATAAATCAAGGAGACTTATGTCATTACCCTCAAGAAAACCCGTCAATTATTTAAACAACAAAGATATCTTAAAAGAGATACACGAAAGTAAAACTGCATACTGTCATTTTGCAAAACCAGAATATCATAGGTATGATTTCATCGTAGATATGCCCCAATCTTCTATTGAAGAAAGTTTAGAATATGCATTCAAACCCGAAACTATTCAACAAGCTAAAGAAACAAGAGCATTACGCCTTAGTCTGGAACAAGGTTCTAAAGACGCAGTTAGCCCAGATTCTATAGCAATCACCGATCTTGTATTTCGTGTAATGAATTGGGATCATGTCCCAGTCGCACCAAAAGTCCCCCGTAAAACAGTTAAAAAGAAAACAGCAAAGGATATCTTTGAATTTGAAGAAGCTGACCCAGATGAAATCTTTGCTGATTTAGAAGATGTAACCACTAAAGCTGAAGTAGATGATATGGTTCATGTCAAAGTAAACTTCCCCCCATTCCAACATTACATGATTGATAAAAATAATACTTTCTATTGCGTGGGCAAAAGTCATTGGAAGGGTGATCTAAGTTCTGGAGAATTCAGTAAGGATCATGGACAAGTAACAAACAAACTTGCTCGTATGTATATTATGATGTGCGAAAAATATGCTATGAAATACAATTGGCGTGGATATACATACAACGATGAGATGCGTAATAGTGCTATTCTCCAACTTACATATGTTGGACTACGATTCAATGAAGCCAAAAGTGCTAACCCATTCGCTTACTACACTGCTGCTATAACAAATAGTTTCTGTCGTGTATTAAATACGGAAAAGCGTAATCAAAATATACGTGATGATATATTAGAGATTAATGGACTTAACCCAAGCTGGACTCGTCAAGGTCTGGGCGCTGGTATGAGTTCCGTAGTTTACGAAGAATAATTTATCCAATGATGTTGCTATGGCAGCATCATTTATTATACAATAGAAAAATGACTAACCTTTTTAAAAAAGCCGCTGTATTCACCGATATCCATTTTGGTCTTAAGTCAAATAGTTTACAGCATAACCATGACTGCAATAATTTTGTAGATTGGTTCATTACCAAAGCCAAAAGTGAGGGTTGTGAAACTTGTTTTTTCTTAGGTGATTATAATCATCATCGGGCAAGCATTAACATTCACACATTACAGTTTGGTTTACAAGCATTGGAGAAACTAAATGATAACTTTGATCGGGTATATTTTATACCGGGCAATCATGACCTTTATTATCGTGACCGCAGGGACATTCATAGTGTTGAGTGGGCTAAACATTTACCAAACGTACAAATCGTCAACGACTTCTTCAGTGAAGGAGATGTAGCAATTGCTCCTTGGCTTGTGCAGGATGATTACAAAAAAGTGCAGAAATTAAGTGGCAAATATATGTTCGGGCATTTTGAATTGCCACGATTCTACATGAATGCTATGGTAGAGATGCCCGATCATGGTGAAATCAATACAGATCATATGAAGGGTTTTGATTATGTCTTTAGTGGGCATTTTCACAAACGACAAAGCCGTGCTAATGTTTGGTATATTGGTAATGCCTTTCCCCATAACTATGCTGATGCACAAGATGATGCACGTGGCATGATGGTACTAGAATGGGGACAAGACCCAATCTTTCATAGCTGGCCTAAACAACCATTGTATCGTGTTCATAAGTTAAGTGATATATTAGAAAATCCAAAGGGATTGCTATTGCCTGACAGTCATGTTAGAGTACATCTTGACATTGATATTTCATATGAGGAAGCTAACTTCATTCGTGAAACATTAATCCCAGAACATAAACTAAGAGAGATGGCATTGATACCAATGAAAGTAGACCAAGTTGAACAAGAGGGTAGGGGTGATTTGAAGTTTGAATCAGTAGACCAAATCATCATTGACCAAATCAATAGCATTGAGAGCAATGCGTTTGATAAACGAATCTTGTTGGAAATTTATAACAATCTATGACAAACTATACTGAAAAGCCAAGTTGGTTTTATAAACCAATTCAAATTGAAAATTTAGAAGCAATTCAAAAAGAAGTACAATCGTTTCTTTATAACAATGTACCTAACTTAATTTCTCAACCACCAAAGTTTTACTATGTACTAAGAGAAAGTTTAGAGCCACATGCTCCTGCTCTAGTATCTTATTTAAAATCTATAGGTTTACTAGATGAATGGTGTTCCAATCATTTTGTAACAACCAATTATCATTACAAATTTCCTATTCACGTAGATGACCTTGATTGGTATAATAATTGTTATGGGTTAAATATCCCTATTATGAATTGCGATGATACTTACACTGTTTGGTATGATACAGAAATAGAAGATGATCCTTATTTTGCAGATGAGATTACTCCAGGGGTAGTAAATGAGTCTTGGCCAAAGGCTTTGGGAATAGCTAGATTAATTAAAAGCGACGGCCCGCCGGCTGATTCTTTACCTACATGGAAGGGAGTTCCTGCTACTGAAATAGCAAGATGGCATATGAAAGATCCTGCTTGGATCAATGTTTCTATCCCGCATGCGCCAATTAGTAATCATAAAAAATTCCGTGCTGTACTAAGTCTTAGATTTAATCAAACCAATCTTCACGACATACTTTATAATCCATGATAACACTTAAAAACATAACCCTACGAAACTTCCTATCAATCGGACAAGTAACACAAGCAGTCAACTTTGACAGACAAGAACTAACACTTATTCTAGGTGAGAATCTAGACTTGGGTGGTGATGGTGCTCGTAATGGTACGGGCAAAACATCACTCATTCAAGCATTGAGTTACGCATTATTTGGTGTTCCCATTAACAGTATTCGTAAAGATAATCTAGTTAATCGTACCAATGGTAAAAACATGATGGTTACACTAGAGTTTAGTGTTAATGGGATAGATTATAAGATTGAACGCGGGCGTAAGCCAAACATTCTACGATTCTATGTAAATAGTGATTTACAAAAAGGATTAGATGATGCACAGGGTGAAAACAAAGAAACACAAGCTGCAATTGAAAAAGTGATTCACATGAGTAGTGATATGTTTAAGCATATCGTGGCACTCAACACCTACAGCGAACCATTTCTTGCGTTAAAAAATAATGAGCAACGTGATATCATTGAACAACTATTGGGTATCACATTGCTTTCAGAAAAAGCAGAAGTGATTAAGGGTTTAGTTAAAGATAGCAAAGATGATATTCAGCAAGAAGAATTCAAAGTAAAAGCAATTGAAGAAGCCAACAAGCGTGTAAAAGAACAGATTGATTCTACTAAACGTAGACAGAAATTGTGGAAGATGAAGCACGATGAGGATTTAGAGAAACTTGCTATTGATTATCAACGGTTGATTACCATTGATATCGCAGCAGAATTACAGGCTCATCAAGATTTAACAGCATACAATGAAAAGCGTAAATCTATTGATGACCTAAATAAACTAATTGCTCGTTGTGTAGCTGATGAAGCTAAAGAACAAAAATTAGTTAATAAACTAACAACCGAAATTAATGATTTGCGTGACCACAAATGTTATGCTTGTGGACAAGAGTTCCATGATCAAAAGCATGAAAGTGTGTTAGATGAAAAGATAAAAGCATCACATGAAGCAGCATTTCAAGTTTTAACTATCAATAAGCAATTCATGGAACATACTCAAGCATTAAAGGACTTGGGTGTGTTAGGCATGATGCCAACTACTCATTATGATACCGAATCACAAGCAATCAAACATAGTAGCCAGCTTGATAATCTTATTAAAGATATTGAACGTAAAGGTGAAGAAGTTGATCCTTATGCTGAACAGATCACCGAGATGGAGAACCAAGCATTACAAGAGATTAACTTTGATAAGATTAATCAATTGACACGCACTATGGAACATCAGAAGTTCTTGCTTGATATACTAACTAGCAAGGATAGCTTTGTTCGTAAAAAGATTATTGACCAGAATCTTTCATACTTAAATGGTAGATTAACACATTACTTAGATAAGATTGGATTACCACATCAAGTAATATTTAAAAATGATTTACAAGTTGAGATTACAGAATTGGGTAGAGAACTTGATTTTGACAATCTTAGCAGAGGTGAACGCAATCGACTAATTCTAGGATTAAGTTTTGCGTTTCGTGATGTTTGGGAGAACTTGTATAGCCCAATCAATACATTGTTTATTGATGAATTGATTGATAGTGGTTTAGACACAATGGGTGTTGAAAATGCTATTGCTATTCTTAAAGAGATGAGCCGTCGTAGACAGAAATCTATTTGGCTTGTCAGTCATAGAGAAGAATTAGCAGGACGAGTACCTAATGTATTGAAAGTTGTAAAAGAAAACGGATTTACCTCATACAACACAGCAGTAGATATAGAATAATTTCTAAAGCGGAAATATAACGATAAGTATATGTCTATGTCAAGTCCACAGAAAAACAAAGGTTCAGGTTTCGAAAGAGAAATCGCTAAATACTTATCCGATAAGTATGGTGAAAGTTTCATTCGTGCGCCTGGATCAGGTGCTTATGTGGGCGGGAAGAATCAAAGTAGAACAGAAGTATTACACGAGGGACAGATTCGTTCGTTCAAAGGTGATATTGTGCCCGGACAGTCATTTACAAAAATGAACGTTGAGTGCAAGTTTTATGCTGATTTTCCTTTTCATTTATTACTTACAGGGGAATGTAAAGTAATAGATGCATGGATTGGACAACTTATGGACGTGGCTGATCCTAATGATTTAAACATTCTTTTTATGAAGTTTAATCGTAAGGGTCGATACATTGCTGTACAAAGCAAATTAACATGGGTTGCTGATAATTTCACTTATTACACATCTCAAAAACACGGAGACTGGATGATTTTCGAATTTGATAGCTTCTTCTTACACAATACAGATTTATTAAAAACATATTCTAGTACAATAGACACCAAGTCAACAGAAACAGATTCCCTTTTAACAATTAATATATAAAAATTCGACGGCTCAGATTGTGAGTCCTCCTTGAGTTTGTACAGATAGTGCTGTGCTGACGGATCTGGAGTAAGCATAGTTAGCAATAGCTATGGATATACCGAGAAGGCAATCGGCAAAGCGAACCTTCAACAAGTCTATGAATACTTTATCTTGATTTCATAGAATGTGCGTTGCGGAAGAGACAACTAAAGTTGTTAGCTTCACTACAGTCCCATAATACTTTACAGAGCAACCGGTAGCAGTTAGTGTCAGAAATAGGCGACTAATTGGGGAATAGATAACACTGGATGACGGTCATGGCAAACATACCTTTCCCATTGGTGGTGCAAATTTGCACTACCATGGCTTCTAATCGGCAATATATATCCGATACAATTAAAGTCTTAAACGATTCCGTATACTGAAAGAAATAAGAACGAACGAAGTGAGTTCTTAGATGAACGTTAGTTCATCTCTTAATGAAACAACCCAATGTTAGATAAATGAATAATTACGGATTAGAAGAATGGCAATTGTGTTTTCTTAGTAGTTTCTAAGTTTTCTTCTACGATTGCACTTAGGGCCGATCTTTCGTCTGGACTCATATTCATTATGTCCTCATATGACACCCCACCGCGAAGATACCAAGAATACTTTAATGCGTTTTTCTTGATATCTTTACACTCTTGTTCCATACCGTCTAGCAGCTTCTGTACCCCGTCTGGGGAGAGGGATAGAAGCCTTAACCGAAAAAATCAGTTACATTCAATGCGATAGGTTGATCATATTCATGTTGACAATGAATACATTTGATTTTTTGTGGCTTTGTTGTAGAGGTTTCTCTTAGGAGACCTATCTGTTTACGAATTACATCATGTGTATTTCTATCACAATTTTCTAAAAACTCTATAATATATTCAGGTTTATCAACTTGTTCTCCTGACGGAATTATAATATATTCAATAGATGTAGCCATCATATCTATATTAAGTTTAGATATTTTCATCATTGTCTCATTGGATTTTACTTTACGGTCTTCTTCATCCGTCATATTTTCCAATGCTACAATTTCACGTTGCATTTCAAATTGAGATAAATTGCCTTTGTTTATATTTTTGTAATTTAATGGTCTAATCTTGATCTTTAGATCACCTAAATTCAATAGAGAGCCATAATCTCCTGCACTCATTCCGGATAATAGTCCTACTAAATTAACTCCATACTTAGCTTCTTGATTGCATTCAGGTGCAGGACAAATAGATTCAATTTCTAAATCATTTCCATTAGTAGCAGCACGAATAGCAATCAGTACAGCATCAATGTCCATACTGGGCATGAACCACGGGTCTTTGATTCCCGGGACACAGCTTTTAATAATATCACAGATTGCTACACCATTAAATAATGCGTCTGGAGTTTTACTAGTAATTTCATCAATTGCAGTCATAGGAAATACCGGCAATTCACCGTTTTCCGGTATTTCCACCGCGCCCGGAGGGTAATAGTTACCTTTGCTGGGCAAACTGATATAAAGAGCAGGTCTACGGAAATATTGTCTTAGTGGGTTGTTCATTAGTAATTCTCCAAAATTATGTATTTTATAAACAATAAATACAAGTACACTATTTATTAGTGAAAATTATGGATGAAATTAAATGCCAGATATAGACCCAAGCCTAACTGAAGCTGCTCAACGCTTAGCCGAAATATTCAACCAAATGGGGGCCAGTGCCACGGAGGGCATGACCGCTGAAGAAAAAGCTAGACAAGAAAGTAAAAGTATTACTGCTAGCGCAAATGAAGAATTAAAAAAGTTTGGTAAATTTCTTAAAGACGACGGTGAGGTAGTAGAAAAAAATATAGAGACTGAGAAAAAACGAGAAAGGGTCCAAACAAAAGTCAACGAAGCACTTGAGAAAAGTCTTAAAGCAGAAGCCGATGCTCAGGGTGTAACACTTGAAACAATAAAGTTACAAAAACAACAGAACACTGCTACACAAGATCAACTATCCAAATTAAAAGAACAGCTTGATTCAATGGTCATGCTGACCAAGGCACAGTATGCTGAAATAAACGCTGTCCAGCAGGCAATAAAAGCCAGAGAAAAAGAAATTGATAATGTAAAGAACGCAGATAAGAATTTTGCGTCAATGATAGTAAGTATCAATTCTGCTGCCGGGGCAATTGATGCTTACAAGAAAAAACAATTAGATGCTGCTGAAGGTAGTGCTGAAGCTACTGCTAAAGTAGTAGGTAAGTTTGCATTAATTGAAGTAGGTACAACCGCAGTATCTGCTGGATTTGATTTTCTAGTAGCTAGCATAAAAGGTGCCTACGAAGGAATGCTTGCATATGATAAAGCATTAGTCACTGGTAAAAATGGATATGCTTTGGCAAGTACTCAACAACTTGCTATAATGAAGAAACAACAGGCATCATTGGGTGAAAGTAGTGCTAGTTTCTTAAATGTAGGCAAAGCTGCCGGCGGTGCAGCAGTTGCTATGATTGGTGTTGCCCTATTAGGTGGTCCAGTCTCAGCAGTTGCGCTTGGATTGACAGCACTAGCTGCCCTATTGGGATTTGGCGCTGCTGCTTACTTGAAACAAGAAGAAATGGCGATGGAGAAGGCAACTCAGGACCTTGAATTGTCAAATCAACTTAAAGACAAATTATTCGAAACGTATCAAGAAATTAATAAAGCTGGGCTAGCCGGTTCTAGAGGAATGACCGCCCTAGCAGAGAATGCTCACAAAGCAGGATTTGCTCTTAAGGATTTAGATAAATTTACTGCGGTACTTAAAAACAGTCAAAAGGAAATGAGTTTATTTGCCGGCGGCGCTGCTGCTGGAGTGGATAAATTCTCGGCAGTAACTGGTCAAATGTCTGATAAGTTAGGAGATCATTTCCGTAGTTTAGGTATAACAGTTGAAGAACAAGCAGAAGAAACAGCAAAGTATATGGCTTTGCAAGCACGTTTGGGATTGACGCAAGGCAAAACAGTAGAACAATTAGCCGCCGGTGCTGGCAAATACTTAGATGAATTAGACAAAACTGCTACATTATTGGGCACAAGTCGTAAAGAACAAGAAGATGCACGTAGTGCTATATTGGGAATTGAGCAGTTACGTGCTGCTATGATGGCAGCAGAAGATAAGGGGGATAAAGAAGAATCTGAAAGATTGGGTCGTTACTTGGTTCAAGCTAGTGAATTACAATCAAAAGGTTTAGCAAAAGAAGCCGCAGGGTTAGCTAAGTTGGGAGCAACCAAAGGAGCTGCTACTGACAAAGATTCAATAATAGCGCGCCAAACATTCAGCAATGATTATCTTCAAAAACTAGATAAAAACACAGCATCAAACACTGAATTGTCTAGACAAGCATTTAAAGAAACTAAACAAGCATATGGTAGAAGTGCGGCCGGCTATGCTGCTACCGGAGTTGATTCAGGTCAAACTGGTGGTACATACGGAAAAATAGCAGATGCTGATAGAACGATAAAACAACAAGAAGCTGCCGCAAAAGAAGCTGCTACTAAAAAAGGATTAAAAGAAGGCACTGCTGAATATAGCAAGTTTTTTGATGAATTTTTAGAAGCACAGAAAAAAGCAACTGACAATCAAACTACAGCAGCGCAGAATCAAGACAAAGCCCAAACAAAAGCTGCTATGGCGGAAGAGAAACGATTACTTGGCTTTTCAAATAAGTTTGGTGAGTCTGCTGATGTGTTTGCAAAGGCTGTTAACAATTTTAATGGCAAAACAGGTGGAACAACCCCTACAACCCCTCCAGCAGCAAAAACTAATGTTCCATTAAGACAGGGACAGCAAGCCGCAGCAGATAAAGTTGCTAGTAATTATACAAAATCACAAATGACGCCTCAAGAGGCTAAAAACGTTTTAGAAAATGGTAGTGAAAAAGACATACAAGCATTTGGTGGAAGATTTGCATTAGAAGCGATTGCTGCTCAAGCACCACCGCCGGCAGCAGCTAAACCTGCAGGGGTATCAATGCGCGGTGCAGCCCCATCAGCAGCCCCATCAGCAGCACCAACTGGTGCACGAGGTGGTGGAGCAGGATCAAAGGCAGCGCCATCAGCAGCGCCATCAGCAGCGCCATCGGCAGCCGCAGCTAAGCCATCAGCAGCGCCATCAGCAGCGCCATCAGCAGCGCCATCGGCAGCCGCAGCTAAGCCATCAGCAGCGCCATCAGCAGCGCCATCAGCAGCGCCATCAGCAGCGCCATCAGCAGCGCCATCAGCGGCCCCATCGGCAGCCGCAGCTAAGCCATCAGCAGCGCCATCAGCAGCGCCATCAGCAGCGCCATCGGCAGCCGCAGCTAAGCCATCGGCAGCCGCAGCTAAACCATCATCATCCTCATCAACAGCCCCGTCAGCGCCTCCGGTAGGACCGGCTACCCCAGGAACTAAAATTGAGGACCTTTTTGAATTTGGAGGACCAACTGGAAACAAAAATAATTTTGATAATTTAGATCCTAATTTTAAAAGTAAAATTACAGACGTTGCAAAAGCATACATACAAGCAGGCGGCAGCAAAATAAAATTAGCAAGCGCACAAAGAGGACAAGAAGATCAAGAAAGAATTTATAAAACTTGGAAAGATGCCGGCGGTGATTTAAAAACCAAGCCGGAGGCAGGCGGGATGACAACACCCGCGTTACCTGTCAGTTTGGGAGGAGTTCCTACAGCACATAATTTAGGATATGCAATTGATGCCGGACAACAAGCCGCAGATATTAATAGTAAAATTAAATTAGCAGATTATGGGTTACGTTGGGGCGGAACATTTAGAAAAGCTGACCCAGTACATATTCAAATGTCTGACTTTACACCGGGAACAGACAAACCGAGCCCTGCTTCTTCCGATAAAACATCATCTTCGGCAAGTCCATCGGGGAATGATATAGTACAAATGGGTGAAAGTGTCAAAGTAGGAAATCAACTCCGCGTAGGAGGATCGCCTGCTTGGAGAACCAACAATCCAGGTAATATAGGTTATGGCGATATAGCCAAACAGTTTGGTGCGATAGGAACATGGAAAAAACCTGACGGAGATCAACAACAGAAAACCACCGGCATTGCAATTATGCCTGATGAGGATGCAGGCGCGAAAATGAAAATGAGATTGTGGAACACACCACCATATCAAAGTAAAACTCTTGAAGATGGAATACATTACTGGGTGTCGGGAACATTAGGCCTTCCAAATAAAGAAGGTATAAGAGAGAAACCTGCTGTCCCTGGATATGTCAAAGAATTGATAGAAGCTGCTGGCGCAAAAAAAGACACTTTAGTTAGTTCTTTATCTCAAGACCAATTGGTTACAATGGCAAAGGCGCAAAGAAAGTGGGAAGGATGGCATCCTGGAAAAACTGAATCAATTCAAGCTATGGATGGCGGAATAGTAAATGGCCCAATGTCTGGTTTCCCTGCTACATTACACGGTAATGAAATTATTACACCATTAAGTCCAAATAGTATTTTAGAACAATTAGGAAAAACTAGTGCTTCATCAGCCGGCGCCCAATCAATGATGAATAATAGCAACAACAATGATATATTAAATGAATTGTTTAATATGATGTCAAATAAACTGGATACTATGATTACTCATTTAGATAACGGCAACGATCTATCTAAGAAAATCGCTAAAGCTATGGCTTAACGCTAAATACTAGATAATATTATGACCTACAAAAAACGTTTTACGAATAAAAGTGGTATCTCTAGTCCAATTGGCGGCGGGAATAGTAACTCTGGCGCCTGGAACGGCGGCCCAGGGCAAAACGGCTCTGAAACAGGTGGCTGGAATAACCACGAAATGGGTTATAAAAACTATATGTCTAGACTTCCGGAAGTCTATACAGGTCACCCAAATCGTATTGAACGATATAATCAATATGAAATGATGGACGTTGATGCTGAAATCAACGCATGTTTAGATATCATTAGTGAATTCAGTACACAGAAAAACGAACATAACGACACCCCATTCAATCTAGCATTCACCGAGGATCCAACCCCTCACGAAGTAGAATTGCTTAAAACACAATTACAACAATGGTGTAAACTAAACGAATTTGGAACAAGAACATTCAAAATCTTCCGTAATACTATCAAGTATGGAGATCAAGTTTTTGTGCGTGATCCAGAAAACTTCAAGCTATACTGGATTGATAATACTAAAGTTATTAAAGTTATTGTTAACGAAAGTGAAGGCAAGAAGCCAGAACAGTATGTTATTAAAGACATTAACATTAACTTACAGAATCTTACTGTAGCACAGAAAACTAATTCAGACTTTGCTGCTAATCCAGCAACTGGATTAGGTGGTACAGGCGGCGGATCAGGTGGAGGTGGTGGAGGTGGTTATACTGTTCCAAGTATGCCCTACAACACTACTGGTAGTCGTTTTACATTAGGACAAAGTGAAAGTGCAATTGATGCTAAACACATTGTTCACTTGAGTTTAACTGAAGGGCTAGATCGTTTTTGGCCCTTTGGTCAAAGTATCTTAGAGAACATTTTTAAAGTTTATAAACAAAAAGAATTATTAGAAGATGCGGTTCTTATCTATCGTGTACAACGTGCGCCAGAACGTAGAATGTTTAAGATTGACGTTGGTAACATGCCAAGTCACTTGGCTATGGCTTTTGTTGAACGTATTAAGAATGAGATTCATCAAAGACGTATCCCATCAGTTCATGGTGGTTCAGCAATTGTTGATGCTACATACAATCCATTGAGTATGAACGAAGATTACTTCTTCCCAGTAACTGCTGATGGTCGTGGTAGTAGTGTTGAAGTATTACCCGGTGGACAAAATCTTGGTGAAATTGATGACTTGAAGTACTTTAACAATAGATTAGCACGTGGTTTGCGTGTTCCTAGTTCATACTTACCCACTGGTCCTGATGACAATACTACTCCATTAAGTGATGGCCGTGTTGGTACAGCAATGATTCAAGAGTTTCGTTTCAATCAATATTGCGAACGACTACAGAAGTATATGAGTCATAAACTAGACGAAGAATTCAAGTTATTCTTGCGTTGGAGAGGGTTCAACATTGATTCTGGTCTATTCACCTTAGAATTTAATCCACCTCAAAACTTTGCTGCTTATCGTCAAAGTGAGTTAGATACAGCTAGAGTTGCTACATTCCAAGCTATGGAAGCATTCCCTTATATGAGTAAACGCTTTGCACTAGAGAGATTCTTAGGATTAAGTGAAGAAGAAATCAATAAGAATGAAAAGATGTGGCGTGAAGAAAACGGCAAAGACACTGATATTGAACCTACAAGTAGCGATTTACGTAACATTGGCGTTAGTGCCGGTGACATAGATGCTGATATGGAAACAGCAGATAGCATCGAAAATGCTCCGGAAGATGGTGCAGAAGCAGGTGGACCAGAAGTAGCTGGCCCTGTTACAGATGCTGGAAACACCCCAGGTGGAATGCCCGCTCCGTCGGGCGGCGGCATGTAAGATAAATACATATCTATGAAACTCTTTGAAATGTTTAATCCCGCCGTAGAAGGCTATCAAGATACCGAAGCGGACAACAGTAAACCAAAGTGGAAAGAAAGCCGCAAAACAAAACTAACACTAAGACAGATACGTAAACTTAGAAAAATGTTAGATGTTCGTAATTTTGAAAAAGCAAAGTATATCAAAAAAGTACACGAGCAATATGGAGCAAAGCCAGAGGCTGAGGCTCCAACCGTATAAAAATCTCTTATCTCTCTTAAAATCTCAAAAAAACAGTACTTATTACGCTGTTTGTTAAGATATGGTGTAAATATAATACAAAGCCATTACTTAGGAGAAACAAACAATGGATCACAAAAAATTTGAACAACTTATTGATTTGATTATCAATGAGAACGAAGACCAAGCCCGTGCATTATTCCACGATATCGTAGTTGAAAAAAGCCGCGAAATCTATGAAGATATAATGTCCGATGAAATGGATGAAGGCATGAACCCAGGTGGACAAGTAGGCCAGATGATGGACGAAATCTCTGCTGAAGAAGAAGGCATGACCGAAGAAGAAGATGAAATTGACTTTGATGACGAAGGTGATGACGATATCGTTGATATCGAAGCCGACGATGACATGGCTGGTGACGGCAGTGAAGATCGTTTAGTAAGCATTGAAGATAAGTTAGACCAATTGATGGCTGAATTTGAAGAAATCATGGGCAACGGCGACGCAGAAATGGGTGGCGATGAGTCTGATGCTGAGTTTGATGACAGCGCAGAAGAAGCTGGTGCAGATTTAACTCACGACATGGAACAAGACCATGACGAAGAAGGCGCTATGATGGAAGCAATTACTTTGAAGAAAGTATCTGTAACTCATGGTGACAACGGTCAAAACACAAAAAGCACAAGTTTACAAAACAGTGGACAAGCTGGAATGGACAGTCGTCCAGTAAAGTTCAGTGGCGCAAGTGAAACAGTTCCTACAAGTCCTAAAGGACCTAGCAACTTCTACTCAAAAGGCGAAACAAGTGTAAAGAACGCTAACAACTGGAAAAATGCTCCAGCACAAAACAATGCTGACTTAGAAAAGGCTCCGGCTCCTAAAAAGGGTGACGATGGATCTAACGCTAAGAGTCCAGTTGCTGAATCACGCAAGACAGTAAAGCGTAGAATATAAGGAATCTGAGAGAATGGCTTTGTATCTCAAGGAGCATTTAACTTTCGACCGTGCTAGCATGGTAGTTGAAAGTGTAAATGAAGGCGATAAGAAGAACCTTTATATGAAAGGTATCTTCATTCAGGGCGGGGTAAAAAACGCTAACGAGCGTATTTACCCTGTTTCCGAAATCGAATCCGCTGTACAAACATTAAACGAACAGATTACAGAAGGTCATTCTGTATTAGGTGAAGTAGATCACCCAGATGACTTAAAGATCAACCTAGACCGTGTATCACATATGATTACTCAAATGTGGATGGACGGCGCCAATGGGTTCGGCAAGTTAAAGATATTACCAACTCCAATGGGGCAACTAGTTGCTACTATGTTGGAGAGTGGTGTCAAACTCGGCGTATCAAGTCGTGGAAGCGGTAACGTGGACGACATGAACGGCAAAGTAAGTGACTTTGAAATAGTCACCGTGGATATTGTTGCACAACCAAGTGCTCCTAATGCTTATCCTAAAGCAATCTATGAAGGAATGATGAATATGCGTCATGGTCATAAGTTGTTGGATTTAGCAAAAGATGCACAGGGCAACAAGAAAGTAGAGAAATACTTGAAAAGCGAAGTCCTTCGTCTAATCAAGGATCTCAAAATTAAATAAAGGGGAAACAGCATGTTTGATGCTATCAAGCCATTACTTGAAAGTGGACTTATTAACGAAGATGTAGGCCTTGCTCTAAATGAAGCATGGGAATCTAAGTTGAATGAGGCACGTGAGCAAGTACGTGTTGAATTACGTGAAGAATTCGCACAACGTTATGAACATGACAGAATCGTAATGGTAGAAGCCCTAGATAAAATGGTTACAGAAAGTTTATCAGAAGAAATTTCCGAATTTCAAACTGAAAGACAAGCAATGAACGAAGACCGCGTACAAGCTAAACAACAATTGCGTGAAAATGCAGTTAAATTCAATAATTTCATGGTTACTAAACTAGCTGAAGAAATTAAAGAATTACGCTCTGAACGTAAACTACAAATGGAAAGTCAGCAAAAACTTGAGCAATTTATTGTTCACGCTTTGGCACGTGAAATTAAAGAATTCACACAAGACAAACAAGCTGTAGTTGAAGCAAAGGTTAAGTTAGTTGCAGAAGGTCGTCAACAACTTGAAAGATTGAAGTCACGTTTTGTGTCTGAATCTGCTAAGAGATTGAATACCGTTGTAACATCTCATCTTAAGGGTGAATTAGGCCAGTTGAAGGAAGATATCAAGGTTGCTCGTGAGAACGACTTTGGACGTAGAATATTTGAAAGTTTTGCAAGCGAGTTCAGTGTTACTCATTTAAATGATAAAGCTGAAACACGTAAACTTATGAATGCTCTACAATTGAAAGACCAACAATTAGCCGAATCTACTAACGTAATCAATCAAACTAAAAAATTGATTGAATCTAAGGAACGTGAAGTTCGTATCATTAAAGAGTCTAATCAGCGTGAAAAAATGATGAGTGATTTACTTGCTCCATTAAACGCAGAGAAAGCATCTGTAATGAAGGACTTACTAGAAAGTGTGCAAACACCAAAGTTGCAACACACTTTCGACAAGTATCTACCAGCAGTTCTAAACAGTGGAACAGAGAAAAAGACTACCAAGCCTATTCTACGTGAAAGTGTTCAAGAAGTAACTGGTGATAAATCTGCCAAACCACAAGAAGTAGATATGGATCAACGTGATAACGTTATCGATATCAAACGCCTGGCAGGGCTATAAAAGACATAATTTAGGAGAATATAAAATGTCAAAAGTATTATTAGAAGGCCGTTGGAACGAGACCAAAGAAGCCCTGTTAGAAGGTCTAAAAGGAACTCGCCGTTCAACTATGGGTGTTATCTTAGAAAACACCAAAAAGCAACTACTTGCTGAAAGTTCAGCAGGTACAACAACTGCTGGTAACATCGCTACATTAAACCGTGTGATTCTTCCAGTTATCCGTCGTGTCATGCCAACCGTTATCGCTAACGAATTGGTAGGTGTTCAACCAATGACAGGACCAGTTGGTCAAATTCATACTCTACGTGTTCGCTATGCAAACAATTTAACAGACAACAGTGCTGCTCAAACTAGCGTTACAGCTGGTCAAGAAGCATTAAGTCCATTCTTGATTGCTCAAGCATATTCACGTACACCGTATGATACACAATCTACAAGCTATTACACTGGTAATGACACTGCTGCCCTAGAAGGCAATGGTGGTAAGCAAATCAGTGTACAAATCTTACGTCAAGCTGTTGAAGCTAAGTCACGTAAGTTGCAAGCACGTTGGACATTTGAAGCTGCTCAAGACGCACAATCTCAACACGGGATTGACGTTGAAGCAGAAATCATGGCCGCTTTAGCACAAGAAATTACTGCTGAAATCGACCAAGAAATCTTGTTGTCTCTTGCTACTCTAGCTACAACTGAGTACACATACAACCAAGCTACTGTATCTGGTACAGCTACATACGTTGGTGACGAACACGCTGCTCTAGCTGTTCTTATCAATCGTGTTGCTAACTTGATCGCTCAACGTACCCGTCGTGGTGCTGGTAACTGGGCCGTTGTATCTCCAGCTTCATTGACAGTATTGCAATCTGCAACTACTTCAGCGTTTGCTCGTACTACAGAAGGTACATTCGAAGCACCTACAAACACTAAGTTTGTTGGTACATTGAATGGCGCTATGCGTGTGTTCGTAAACAGCTATGCTCCTGATACACAACCTGTATTGGTTGGTTACAAAGGTTCAAGCGAAACTGATGCAGCAGCATTCTATTGCCCATACATTCCATTGATGAGCAGTGGTGTTGTTCTAGATCCATCAACATTCGAACCAGTCGTGTCATTTATGACAAGGTATGGGTACATAGAATTAACGAATACAGCGTCATCATTCGGTAATGCGGCTGACTATGTTGGGGAAATTGCGGTCCAGAACTTGACCTTCCAATGAAATCAAGCACTTACAAGTGCATTTGAAAGTAATTTAACAAACAAAGGGTGCTTCGGCACCCTTTTTTGTATCTAAAATTAGTGAAATGTGAGATTATGTATAAATATTATTATGCTTACAAACAAATACTCTAAAACTTACTTTGCTATAACCTCTACTGCTAAACAACGCACGACTGAGGGATATACAGAACTACATCATATTGTGCCTCAATCAATGGGCGGTAGTAATGACAAAGAAAATCTTGTAGAACTAACAGCAAGAGAACATTTTATTTGTCATTGGTTGTTAATTAAGATGACCGAAGGCAAAGATAGAAGCAAGATGTTATACGCTCTCAATGGAATGAAAGCAGAGAATAGATATCAACAAAGATACAATACAAAAATTACAGCAAGAGTGTATGAGACATATAGAATAGAACATGCAGAAAATCATAGTAAGACGATGAAAGGTAGACCTGCATGGAACAAAGGAATAAAACTAGAAGGTGAAGAATTGGAGCAACATCGTGAACGAACTAGGAATAGGAAAATTGATCCTATTAAACAAGCAGAGGGGCAGCGAAAAAGAGTAGAAAAAATCATAGGTCAAAAACGAAATGACGATACTCGTAAAAAAATGTCAGAGTCTCATACCGGTAAAATAAAAGGCCCTCAATCAGATGAGCATAGACTTGCTATCAGTTTAGGTGGTAAAGGCATAAAGAAAGTAAAGACACACGGAACAAATGTAGCCAAAGCAAACATAGGAAACATTAGCATCAACAAAGATGATATAGAAAAGAAAGTAAAACAAGACACATTACAAAGTTATCTAGCACTGGGTTGGCAACTAGGTGGCAAAAAGCGTAAAACAATATAAATACAATATCTCAATGGGATGGGAAGAAACACTAAGAGAACCAGTGAATATAAAATGATTAGATATTGCGTATTATCACTACCTAGAACGGGTAGTACTTGGTTACTTGAAGGAATTGCAAGTCACCTTTCATCTACCTACCCAGATAAAAATTTTATAAATTTAGGTGAATTTTTTACCCCATCTATTAATCTGCATAAGTCGGAGATGTATAATAAATATTATGTAGACAAAGATAAACTAATAAAAAAAATTAAACAAGACGATATTGTTTTAGAAAACTCAGAACATGTTGTATCTTTTATCAATAAACGATTAGATATTTTGCTTGATGGTAGTGAACAACAGTCAATGATTTTAAAGTACATGTATTCAAACTATGTAGATAAAAGGATCAATGATTTAGAAAATCTTACAAAAATAAAAAATCACAATTTTACTATTGTTAATATAAACCGTGATGTTTTTGAAAGTACTGTAAGTTATTTGGTTAGTAAGCAAACTAATATCTGGATAAAATCAACATTGTGGAATAATAAAAATATAGAATCTGTTACCAATTCTAGTATTACGATACAACCAAGTTATTTTAAATTAGTGTATAATACATTTTTGCAAGTAAGCAGAGAAAAACAAAAACTAGCAGAGGATTTGTGTTGCGTAACTGTAGATTACAAAACATTAGCCCAAGACTGTAATATTAACAAAGTACCATTTGAAGAAAACAATAATTGCCAAAAATTATACGACATAGATTATAATACAATTATAACCAATTATGATGAAATATTAAGATTGAAAGCTGAAATTGATAAAACAATATAAATACAATATCTCAATGGGATGGGAAGAAACATTAAGGGCATGAAAGTGCCTTTTTTGTTGGCTCTAACATCAGCATAAATACATTATGTCAATCAACTTAACAGATGGGATGAGTACCTCGGGCGGATCGTCCATGTCGCCACAAATATTTTCGGGTAGTATGGAATTTACCGCAGGACAAAATCTTCAATTAAGTCCAGCTTCTACTCAGTTTGATTTAATAGGTGATTTTACTATTGAAGCATGGATATATCCAACTTCTTATCTAGATGGTAGTTGGACAGGCGCTTCAATATTTGATGCTAGAGTTAATGGTGGTACTGACGCACCATGGGCAGTTGGTATATCTTATGCCGGCAACCTTGCTTTTTGGGATGGAACTTTATATCCCGGTAATGGTGTTGTTGAATTAAATGTTTGGACACATGTTGCTTATGTTAGATACGGAGCTGATCTTAATTTTTATATAAATGGTGTATTAGATGCAACAGGTGATATTGGTACAGGACCAATAAGTCCAGGATTGACTCAACCAGTTGTTGGCTCAAAAGATATTGCGGGACCATACGGCACAGTTGGTAACATCAGCAACTTAAGAATAGTTGTTGGGGTAGCAGTATATACATCAGCATTTACTCCAAGCACTAGTCCATTAACAGTAACACAACCTGCAAATTTTAATGGTAATCCAAGCAGTGTAGTACCATACGACAACACAGTATTGTTATTGAATAGTGATGATAATGGATTTAATTTTTTAGATAGATCAAAAAATAACTTTACATTAATAGGGCCAAACATGCCATTGCCAAGTGCCATGTCACCCTTCATTGGCAGTATAAGTTTTAATGGCACTAGTGATTACTTAATTGTACCGTCAAACACAGGATTTGATCAAAACGGTATATTCACTTGGGAATGTTGGTTTTATCCAACATATATAGCTGGCGGATATCTTTGGGGTGAAAGTCAATATGGATTTATGGGTTTAGGTATAGGCAGCGGCGGGATTCCCGGAAAATTATATGTTGATATGTGTTCTGTAGGGCCTGTAATAATATCAAATACTACAATTACAGCAAATAGTTGGTATCATGTGGCTTTGGTATATGATGGTACTAATACTAAATTATACTTAAATGGTATATTAGAAGGTACTTATTCGGGAGGGGGAGCAGCATCCGGTGCCCCATTATGGATTGGCAATTATAATAATGGTTCTTTATATTACACTGGTTATATTTCTAACTTTCGCATTGTAAAAGGAGTAGCAGTTTACACTAGTAACTTTAGTGTACCCCCAAATGTATTAACCAGTGTACAGGGTGCAAATATTAACGGATTCCCTAGCAGCGCAATTAGTAGTACACAAACAAGTTTATTATTAAGTACACCAAACAATAATAATTCATACTTAGTAGATAGTTCAATATATCAGAATATAGTATTGGGTCCACTAATGCCCACACCAAGTTCAGTTGTATCGATTACTGATGGTAATTTTGATGGTAGTATATTGTTCAACGGCACTAGTGATTACTTAACTGTTGATAATAGTGGAGCCAGCCCCGAGTTTAAATTTGGGGCAGGTGATTGGACTATCGAATGCTGGGTATATACTACTGCCAGTGATATAACTCAGGGTATTATATCAAAAATTTATAATATAGGCCTCAACGCCGGCGCATTCTTGTTGTACATTAACGCAAGCAATATACCTACATTGTTGTCTTGTGCGAATGAAGGTGGCAGTGGTTGGACCATTGGAATAGGTATAACTACAATCACTACTAATACATGGAATCATATCGCAGTTACTCGTAACGGAAATGTATTTACTATATGGGTTAATGGAGTATTATCCGATACTGTAACTAGTAGTTTTATTCTTTCTGATAATCCCGGTGTTCCGGTCGCAATAGGTTCGGCCGATTATTTGGGTAACCCTTCTTTCTTGTTTCACGGCAACATCAGCAACATGCGTGTAACAAAAGGAGTAGCAGTTTACACTAGTAACTTTACTCCAAGCAGGCAAAGTTTGACATCAACGCAGAGTCTAAATATCAACGGTATTCCAAGTGCTGCAATTACTGGAACAGAAACAAGTTTATTATTAAACACACCAAACGATGTAAATTATCTAGTAGATAGTTCAAGTTATAATTTTACAGTAACACCAATTGGTTCACCTACGGCATCAAGTTCTATACCTACGGTTGCAGTAGCAAATGGTAGTTCATTGTTTAATGGTACTAGTGATTACTTAACCGTTGCTAGCAATACCGCATTTGATTTTGGTACAGGAGATTTTACATTAGAAGCGTGGATAAACACTACCGCAGCGAACGCCGGAGATTTCTTTATAATATCATCTAGTGGAGCAGGTGGATTCTTTTTTGGATATAACTCTGTTGCCGCTGAATATGGTTGGGGTAGAACAGCGGTAGCATGGGACGGATATGGCGGGTTTACTAAAACTGACAATGTGTGGCAGCATATTGCAATATCTAGACAAGGTACTAGTATCAGAATGTTTCTTAACGGGGCACAGTCAGTTGCGGCTCAAACAAATAGTACTGCATATGATTTAAGTACCACAAGTACAACAGCTGGTTCTCAGGGTGCTGAATATTATTTTCCAGGTTACATGAGCAATTTGCGTGTAGTTAAAGGCTTAGCAGTATACACTGGCACTTTTACAGTACCAACTGCACCATTTACAAATATACAAGATGCAAATGTTAATGGTAATCCTTCAGCAGCAATTACAGGTAGTCAAACAAGTTTACTACTAAACACATATAATTCAAATATTAATAGAGTAGATAACTCTACACATAATTTCTTGGTATCAAGTCCTAACACACCTATACCAGATTCTTCAGCGCCAACATTTACTAACGGTAGTTCATTATATAATGGAAACTATTATGTTATTCCATACTCAGAGTATGGAAATCTTTTAGATCAAAATGGCGCATGGACTATAGAAGCATGGGTATATCTAACAGGAGTTGGTAATGCTGGAACAATTCTTTGGGGAATGAATGGAGTATTTTGGGGTGTTAATTGGTCGGCTAATATAGTAAATCGTTTTGTTGCTAGCGCCCCTTATATAGGTGGTATAACTTCAATAAATGAATATAGTGAACTTAATACCTGGTATCATGTAGCATTGAGTTCAGATGGCACTACTACTAGATTATTTGTTAATGGTAACTTAGAAGGATCGTTCAATGGAACTGGAGGTGTAGTAGGTTTTCCTGGACAAAATCCTTTATTATTAGGTAATGGGTTTAATGGACCGTATACGTATGAAATTGTAGGTAACCTATCAAACTTTCGTGTTGTTAAAGGTGTAGCAGTTTATACTACTAACTTTACTCCACCGACAAATGATTTAACTGCGGTACAAGAAGCGAATATTAACGGATATCCATCAGCAGCAATTACAGGATTTCAAACAAGTTTATTGTTGAATAGTACTAATAATATATTGAATAATTTTGATAGTTCAACACATCAACTATTTGTAGGTTGTACGACCAACCCCGTACCAGCAGCATGGAACCCATACAATTTAGGAAGTATACTATTTCACGATGGTTGTTATCTTCAAACTAATAATAGCACTGTTTTTAATTTTGATACTAATGATTTTACCATTGAAACTTGGGCATACTGGGCTACTGCAAAAACAGGTAACGAAACTATTTTTGAAGGTAATTCTGTTTCTGGAATAAGATTGATATTTGGTATATCGGACACAGGCGTTCGTTTGTATATGTATGATGGCTCGGGCGGTGAATTTGGATGTTCATACGCATTCTCAGTTGACACTTGGTATCATATAGCAGTGGTCAGACTTGGTGGAAATATATCTATATACGTTAACGGAACACTAGCAAATACCCCGTTTGTAGACTCAAAAGTGTGGGCATTTACCGTAGAAACTATAGGTAAAAATAGTGATGGGGTTGAACCGTATACCGGTGATATAAGTAACCTAAGAATAGTTAACGGCACAGCAGTATATACAGGTAACTTTACTACACCAACTCAATCACTGAATGTTTCACAAAATGCTGGCACAAATATTAATCCAGTAACTCCATATCAGACCAGTTTATTATTGAATACTATAGATAGTCCTAACAATTTACTAGATAGTAGTATCTATAATCTTACTTTATCCATTGCAGGAACACCTACAGCAGTAATTAATAATCCATTTGGACCACTATAAATACACTATGGCAATACAAATCTCAGGTTCAACTTTAACAACTGGTATTAATAATACGGTTCAGTCCCCACCTTACGGTAGTTTATCATTTAACGGAATTAATCAATCAATAGTTACTAGTGGCACCGGGTCTGGTGCCAACGGCACTGTACTAGATATAACTACAGGATCACCAAGTTGGACTGTAGAATGTTGGATATATACTAGTCAACTTTCACGACAAGATGTCCCTCAAATTCCATTAAATAAAGGCAATGGGCAGACTTTAGATATTAGAGTAATTTCCGGTAACAATAGTTATGTAACATTCGGTACTAATTTTTTACAAGTACAATTTTATAGCACGACATTAGGTTGGATCTATATGAATAGTTGGCCTACTACCATGTCATTAAACACCTGGTATCACGTAGCAGTATGTAAAGATACAACAAATGGAAATCGTTATTATTTGTATTTAAATGGAGTATTGGTTAGTTCTACCCCTGATATTGTTAACTCGGCTGCTAACAACGGGCAACCATTTGAATTTGGTATGGCTATTGCTGAAACTGGCAGTGCTCAAGAATATGCTTTTAACGGATTATTAAGCAATATACGTATTGTTAAGGGCGCAGCATTATATGTTCCACCAATTGCTAGTGAACCTAGTTTGCCATTAACATCAACACAAAGTTTAAATTTATCTGGATACAATCAAGCAATTACCGGTACTCAAACTAGTTTGTTATTAACTACTCCAAACAATGCTAGCTATTTGACCGATACATCAAGTTATGCACAAACAGTAACTGGAGTTAACACCCCAACATCAAGTGCTTTAGGACCAAGTACTTATTCAGGTAGTATATTGTTTAACGGCACTAATCAATATTTGTCTATTGCAGCAGCAGCACAGTTTAATTATAGTACTAATGATTTTACATGGGAAATGTGGATATACCCCACAGCAGCAACTTGGACTAGTGGTACATTTTATCTAATAGATCACGGTCCACAAACTGTTAATCAAGGCCTTTTACATTATAGTGGTAATAAATTGATGTATTATAATTATTACAATGCAGGTAATATCCCACCTTATACAGCTGGCGTTGTTTATCCATCACTGTATACTATTGGTGGAGGAACTATACCTGCAAACACTTGGACACACGTTGCTGTGTGTAGACAAAATTTAGTTACTAATATGTTTGTTAATGGACAAGTTGTATCATCTGGCCCTGACCCATATAATTATGCTACTTTATCAGGTGCACCATCTAGTAATCCCATAATATCACCTGCTACACAATCAGTAAGTATTGGTGCTAGAATAGACGGGGCTTTACCTTTTAAAGGAAACATAAGCAATGTTCGTATTGTGAATGGGGTATCAGTTTATAATGTAGGGAATTTTACTCCACCAGTACAACCACTACCAGCAGTTCAAGCACCAAATGTTATAGGTAGTCCTTCGAAGGCTATTAGCAGCAATCAAACAAGTTTACTAGTAAGTACTCCTTATACTACTAGTTTTCTTAAAGATGGTTCTTTTAACAATGTAACATTAACACAACAAACAGTAGGCAGTTTCCCTCCATCAACTTATACATTAACAAGCAATTCTACTAACCCATTCAATAGTAATGGTAGTACATTTACGCCGGGAAGTATATTTTTTAATGGTAGTAGTCAATATCTTTCTGTAGCAAGCAGCCCAACCTTAGCATTAAGTACAGGTGATTTTACAGTTGAATGTTGGGTTAATTGGTCAAGTTTAACTACATCTTCTATAATTGACAATCAATCAAGTGGTGGGTTTTGTTTATATTATGATGCTGGTGTTTATATTTCAAATTACTTAGTAGTGTCAAACAGAATAGTTAATCAACTTACTTATCCATGGACTCCCGCATTGAACACTTGGTATCATATTGCTATCTCAAGATTAGGTACTAATTTAAGAATGTTTATCAATGGAGTTTTGGTTACTTCAACTGATAGCGATACTACAGATTATCAAGCTGGTATTTACCAAATTGGTGCTGATCTTGGTACAGGCGCCGGCGGTTGGTATTTAAATGGTTATCTTTCTAATTTAAGAATTATTAAAGGTGCAGCAGTATATACACAATCTTTTATCCCTACATCAGGGCCATTTACTACTAGTCAAACATTTAATCAAAGTGGCATACCAAGTTGTCCGGTACAAAGTTCACAAACAGAATTACTATTAACAACTCCAAGCAATAGTAGTTATTTAACTGATAGTTCAACTAATGCGTTTACTGTAACTAATGTTGGTACTGCTACCAGTAATCCATTCAATCCGTTTTCAGAGAATTATACAATTCTTGCTAATCCTGGAAGTGTTCAGTTGAATGGTAGTACACAATATCTAACTGTATCTAATAACACTTCATTGGACATGGCTAGTGGCGACTTTACGGTAGAGTTATGGTTTAACCCTTCTACTACTTCCGGGGCAATATTTACAAAACGTAATTCTAATATTAATTATTCTCCCATACAACTTATTTGGGGTAGTAGTCAATTTACAGTTTATATTTCTACGACTGGATCAAGTTGGGCTGTGTCTAGTGTAACTACCGGAAGTTATTTAACAGGTAACTGGTATCATGTTGCGTTAGTAAGAAGTAGTAACTTGATATATCTTTATGTCAATGGAGTATCTTCAATCACTCCGGTTGCAGTATCAGGGTCATTAATGACGAATGCAGATTCATTTGTTGTTGGAGCGGATGCTGCTAGTGGACCGGGGTCTGTTTTTAATGGATATATCAGTAATTTTAGAATAGTAAAAGGTGTAGCAGTATATACATCAGCATTTACCCCGCCGGCAGCCCCATTAAATAATTCTCAAGTAGCAAATCAAAGTGGTGCACCCTCAGCCGCTGTAACTGTTTCACAAACTAGTTTATTGTTAAATACCGCGTTTGGCACTAACTTTACAGTTGATAGTTCTATAAATAACTTTACAGTAACTAATAATGGTACTGCTACTTCAGCAACACTAGACCCATTCGTATTCTAAACTATGACCGCAATAATAACAGATTTAACATTACCAACTGGAGTAACTGTATCAGGGAAAGCAATCTCCGGCAGTATATCCTTCAATGGTAGTAGTCAGTATTTGACGGTTCCTAGCAGTACTGCATTTAAATTTGGTACAGGCGATTTCACAGTTGAAGGATGGTTTTATTTCCCTACTGTACCTACTAATTGGGGATTGTGGCAATTAGCAAGTTCTAATTTTCCTGGAACTGCAGGGTTACATCTTTCTTATGACCAATATTGGCAAGTGGGATACGGATCGTCTAGTTTTGTAAATAATATAGGCTCTGCTAGTGCTGTAACTGCAGGTTCTTGGATTCATGTCGCATTAGTTAGAAATTCAAATGTTCTGACTCTATATGTCAATGGGGTTGGGTATGTTGTTGCTGCTAGTGATACAACCAATTATAATTTTACCACTAATTTAGTAATAGGAGGATATTATTCTACATCATATTTAATGACAGGATATGTATCCAACTTACGAATCGTAAATGGTGTTGCAGTATACACCAGCAACTTTACTGCCCCTACTGGTCCATTATCTATAATACAATCTAGTAATCAAAATGGAAGCCCCTCTGAGGCAATAAATCTAATAACCAGTACTAGTTTGATGCTGAATACAGTAAATAATTCAGATTATTTGACAGATAGTTCATCTTATAAAAATACTGTAACAGCAGTTTCTAGCCCAACTTCATCACAAATTAACCCATTTAATTAAATTTCATCCAAGCATAAATACATTATTAGATAATGGAATAATGTATGGCAGCAGAATCATTTAACAGTTTGGGCGGAATAACCGTCGGTATACCACCTGTACCGGTTGTTTCTTCAGCAGGGACTGTTGTAGCAAATGTTAATAATGATTATGTACTAGCAAATACAGTTCTTACAGACAATCTACGCTATGCTAATGGACAATCATATGTTCCAATTGGTGCTAATACTCAAGTAATTTTTAATAGCAATGGTGCATTTGGCTCTAGTAGCAATTTCACATTTAACAGCACAACAAACTTTCTATCAATTCAAAATTTAAATGTATCAGGTGGAACATCACTTGGGGACGTAGCAAATGTCTCTATCTTGGGCGGATTGAACGGGTACTTTTTACAAACAGACGGCCTAGGTCAATTGACTTGGGCAGCAGGTGGTAATGGTGGCGGCGGGAACGGAAACCCCGGCGGGTCCAACACGCAAGTTCAATACAACAATGCAGGTGAGTTTGGAGGAGATCCGGGATTTATATACGATCAAACTACAAACATATTAAATGTTCAACAGGTTAACTCTAACTTTGTAGGTAATTTAACTGGTAGTGCTTCTAATGCAACAACCGCAGGGACGGTAACTGAAAGTACACAATCTAACATCATCGCAGTTGGTACTCTAGTAAACTTAGCCGTATCTGGTCCTGTTGAAGCAGGAAGTTTTATTGGAGACGCAGGAAATCTTTCAAATATACCAGCAGCAAATTTAGTTGGAAGCGTTCCGTTAACAGTACATGTCAGCGCAAATGCTCAACCAAATATAACAAGTGTAGGTAATCTGCTTGCATTAGAAGTTGTAGCAACAGCCACAGCAGGTAATTTAAATTCAAGTAATAGAATAAGTGGTGGTAATTTATTCATTACTGGTAATGTTAGTGTAGGTGGAAATATTTCTTTTGCGTCTGCTAACTCATTTGTGGCCAATGCAAATGTAATAACATTTAACAGTGCAAATGTAAATTTTGGTGATGCCGGTTATCTTCATATATTAGGTGGATTTAATGGTCAAGTGCTTGGAACCGATGGTCAAGGCAATCTGTCATGGATCAACGGCGGAGGTGGCGGTGGTGGTGGAACACCAGCCGGCGGAAACACAAGTATTCAATATAATAACGGTGGAATATTTGGTGGTAGTGCATTCTTTACATATAACAACACTAATCATTCAGTAACAATTAACGGACCATTAGCAGCAAATAGTGTACAGTTAGGTGCAGGCGCATTTAGTTTTAGTAAGAGTTTTGTTTATAGCGCACAAACAGCAAGCACTACTGCAAACCAACAAATTTGGGCTGTCCCAGCAGCAGATGTTTCTGCTGTAGACTTTATGATTATCTCTACAGATGTTGTAGGGAATACACGATCAACACTTAAGATTTCATCTACTATCCTAAACGGGACAATAGATTACAACAAATACGCAGCGTTAGAAATTAACGGAGGTATCGGTACTTTTACCGTCGATTATGACTCTGGCAATGTATTATTGCCACCGAGTTTGGTTCTTAGGGTCACTCCTAGGTCAGCAAATACATGCTATTATAGCATGATGATAACTCAATACAACGAATTATTTACATAAATGATAAATAAAGTATATAAGGGGATTTTATAATGGCAACATCAGGTACACTACGTCCACTCAACTCGCTAGGCGGCTTTTCGGTAGGGGATAGCCCACAAGATACAGTCATATTAGCGAATGGTGATATAACCGCGCACAATATTAGTGCAAACGGCAATTTAAGTGCTAACTACGCTAACTTTAGTGGCAATCTAGCAATATCAAACACCAATGCAAATTGGGGTGTTTTAACAGATAATCTATATTATAGTAATGGCGTTCCATGGGACATGTCGAATCCGGCTGGCTCAAACAACTACATTCAATATAACGATAATGGTAGTTTTGGTGCTAGTGCTAATTTCCAATTCGATCCCGCTACTAGCATACTTGATGTTACTGGTACAGCAAATATTACAGGCAATGCTAAAGTAACTAATACCCTTACTGCTAATACTGCTAATATCACTTTAGTATTGAATGGTAATGTTGGTAACTTCAGTGGCAATTTATCTGCTGCTAATGCTAATTTAGGTACTGGATTATTAATAGCAGGTAATGCAAATATTTCTGACACCATTAATGGTAACATTGCTAACTTCAGTGGTAACTTAACATCATTAAATGCTAACTTAGGTAACTTGGCAATTGCTAATTTTGTAAATGTAGCATCTAATATTCAAACTGCTAATTTGGGAATCACTGGTGTTGTAACTGGTAATTTCATCCCGGCAACAACTAACACATATACATTAGGTAATTCAACAAGTTCATGGAAAGATTTGTACTTGTCTGGTACAAGTATCTATCTTGGTGCTCAACAAATTACTTCAAATGCAGCAGGTATTAACTTAAGTAACAACGTTGTTGTTGCTAATACACTAACTGCTGCTAATATTGTTGATACAAATTTATCAAATACACAAATTGTTTTTGCTAATGGCACAAACACATTCGTTGGTAGTGCTAACTTTGTATTTGATGCTACTGCAAGTACATTGTCTGTTGATAATGCAAATCTAATAGGAACATTAAATGGTAATGTTGCTAACTTCACTGGTAACTTAACATCATTAAATGCTAGTTTAGGTAATTTGGCAACTGCTAATTACGTAAATGTATCAGCTAATTTGGTAGTATCAGGTAATGCTAACTTTACTGGTGCAGCAAATGTATCACTAGGCGCAGTAGGTAATTTACACATCACTGGTGGCAGTAACGGTCAAGTTCTACAAACAGACGGTTCTGGCAACTTAACATGGTCTTCAACTGCCAATATCAACGAAATAATGAATGGTACAAGTAATGTATACATTCCAACTGCTAATGGTAATATTACTATTACTGCTAATGGTTCACAAACATGGACATTTGGTACAGACGGCAAGTTAAGCACAGCAGGTGATATACAGGCTAATGGCACAGTTAATGCTAACGCTATAACAGCATCTACAAGTATCACTTCAAGTGGTAATATATATGCTAACACTGGTTATGTATATGCCAACTATGCAAACGTAACTACTGATTTATATGTTGGTGCAAACGCTAATATTGTTGACACTTTAACTGCAAATGTTGCTAATATTACAACTATTAATGTTGCAAACATTGGTACTACTGGCAATATCACAGCAAACAATGTAACAGTTAACTCATTCCTAAGTGGCAATACTGCTAACTTTAGTGGTCAAGTTTATTTAAACAACAGTGCCAATGTTACAGGTAACTTAGGTGTTTCTGGTAATATTACTACAGGCGGTTCTGGTGGCAACATCACAATGTCTGGTGGCAACATTAATGGTGTTAACGCACTATTTGCTAATACTGCTAATATATCACTTCAACTTAATGGTGCTAATGCTAACTTTACAGGCAATGTAACTGCTGCTAATTTCATTGGTACTCTTGCTAATGGTACAAGTAATGTAGAAGTTGCATTAAACGGCAACGTTACAATTAATCCAGGCACATTTGGCGGTAATGCATATGTATTTGCTGACCATGTATTAGAAACTGCGGCAAACATTACTGCAACTGGCAATATTCAATCTAATGGTTCAATTATTGCTAATACGTTTGTTGCGTATGCAGATACTGGTGTATCAATTCAAGCAGGTCCAAATTCAGATCCGGCTAATATTAGTCTTGATGTTAGTCTTGTTCCAAGCGGCGGTGGTACAGTTGCTGTTTCTGGCGCAAGAATTACAAATCTTGCTGAACCAACAGGTGATCAAGATGCTGCAACGAAATACTATGTTGATCAAGTTGCACAAGGTCTAAACATACATGATTCAGCATTAGCTGCAACAACAAATACACTTACTATCTTGACCGGTGGTACAATCACTTATAATGATGGCCCAAATCCTCTATCACCTGGTGTAGGTGCAAATCTTGTATTGAGTGGATCACCAACTGCAAACTTCTTGTCAGCAAACGTATTTGATGGAAATGTAACTGCTGTAGTATCTAGTCGTATTCTTGTTAAGAGCGAAACAAATCAAGCGTATAACGGTATTTACGTAGTTGATAGTGCAACTGTCTTAACACGTTCTGCTGACTTTAATACTGTTCCAGAAATAGAACCAGGTGACTTCATATTTGTACAAGATGGTACTACATACAATGATAGTGGTTGGGTACAGACTGCTGTTGTAGTAACAGTTGGTACAAGTCCAATTATATTCACACAGTTCTCTGGTGCAGGTTCATACACAGCTAATACTGCTGCTGGTTTAGTATTAAACGGCTCAGTGTTCAGTGCTAAAGTCGATGGCAATGCTCACCCAACAACTGCGTTTGACGCACAGGGTAATATTTACATTCCAGCTAGCGCATGGTTGACTACACCAAATATTGGTGCAGCAACTGGTACAAGCGTTTCTCTAGAAACTTCATTAACTGCTAACTATGTTAATGCTAATGTTTCTTTCAATACACTTGGTGATATTAATGCTACTACAGGTAACATTACTGGTAACTATGTATTCGTTAACCAAGACTTAAGCGTAACTGGCAATATTGCTAATGCTAACAATATCTCTGTAACAAATAACATTACAGCAGGTAGTGCAAATGTAACATTAAACTTACAAGGTAATACTGCTAACTTCATTGGTAACTTAACTGCTGCTAATGCTAATTTAGGTACTGGCTTATTAATAGCAGGTAATGCTAATATTGCTACTACATTAAATGGTAATATCGCTAACTTCAGTGGTAACTTAACATCATTAAATGCTAATTTGGGTAACTTAGCAACTGCTAATTACGTAAACGTAGCAAATGATTTGAATGTTACTGGAACTTCTAATCTTGCTAATGTAAGTTTAACTGGTAACATTACTGCTAATAATATTACTTCAAATAATAGAGTTTCTGCTACTAATATAAAAATTGGTAACTCATACATCTATTCTAATACAGTAACAACAACAAGCACAAGCCCTGCTACAATCTGTAGTTTCTTGATTGCAGGAACTGATGTTTACGGAGTTGAATACATTGTAAAGAGTTATGACGCTTCTGGTAAATACAGTATGGCAACGGTACAGGCTGTTACAAATGGAGTTAATGTAGATTATGTAACATTTGCTACAGTTCGTTTAGGTACTACAACAGGCGCACTATCTGTTGATATCGGCGGAACAGTTGGACCAACTACTAGTATTGACTTAGTGGCTACCCCATCTACTAGTAATAGTACTGTTTGGACTACGCAATATAGGTTAATTTAAAAACATTACTCCAGATAGTCCTTATTGATAAATATATTAATAAGGACTACAAAATAAATGGCAACTCAAGCATTCAATGCATTGACTGGAGTTAGTGTTGGAAGCAACGCCAATCTGGTAATTGACGCTAATAGTAACGCAACACTTGCGAACGTTAGCGGCAATTATTATACCGGAAACGGCGCAACTTTCGCAGGAAATGTACATACTTCACTAATAAACACCGGATTAGTTTCCGGTGCACTGGGTGCTGGATATGTCGCTAGTGTAGGTACCCATTCTGCATCAGTTGCATACGCATCTCAATATATATTTGGAACTAGCGACTTTACTATAGAGTTTTGGTTCAACCCAACTACACTCACCCCCGGTAGTTTTCTTGTCACCGGTCCTGCTATACAATATACATACAATCCTGATGGCACACTCGGAATATCTATAAGTAGCAACGGTGGTGTATGGAACATAACCGATCAAGGATTAAATTGTACTACTACAGTTGGAGTATGGAGTCACATTGCTTTAGTACGTAATGGAACAAGTTTTAAATTATATAAAGACGGTGTACTTACTAGTTCAGCAACAAGTGCATTGGGGATATATAACCCAGCATCAACTATTACTCTTGTAAATGGTGTTGATGGTCGTCTTTCTAATTATCGTATAGTTATAGGCACAGCAGTCTATACAACTACCTTTGCCCCACCTAATAGTCCTCTTACTAGCACACAAACAGCAAATCAAAACGGTAATCCAAGTAATGCTATTACTGGAACACAAACAAAATTATTAACATTTGAAAGTTCAAGTGTTATAGATATTTCATCATATGGTGCAAGCATTAATAATGCTAGTATTAATATGGTCTATCAAGACGTACCATTTGGTCAACCGCAGGGTACTTTAATATATGATGGTAATATATGGCAAGCATCACCCATCAATGTTACTGGCAATGTATATGCTACTCAATTTATTGGTGGAGGTAATCTACTATCTAATGTACTAACTGTAAGTCAATATACTACTGGAAATTTTTCAAATATTATCAATAACGTACATGGATTGAATTTTGATACTACAACTGGTTTTAGCGTAACAGATTTAGGCGGAGGAAATGCGTTAGTTTCTTTAGGCAGTTCATTCAAAACATGGGAAGTAGATGGACAGGCTAATCTAGTCGCAGTTGGTGAAGATGTAGTAAGATTCGTAGCCGGTGACGGCATGATAATCACTACTAATGCTAGTGCTTACCCACAACAAATTGAATTCACTGCTAACTTTGGTGGACTTTCTACAAGTTCAATTAGTAATGGTAACAGTAATGTAAATATCGCAACCGCTAATGGTAACGTTACCATCAGTTCAGCAGGTAATGCTAATGTGGTTGTTGTTAGTGGAACCGGTGCCAAAGTATCAGGTAGTCTTACAGTTGGTGCAGGTACAGGCGGTAATGTCACTGGTGCAAATGTAGTTAGTGCCAATACAGTTACTGCTAATCTAGTATATGGTAACTATCTACAAGGTGACGGTTATTTAATTTCTAATATTACAGTTTCTGCAGGTAGTTCTATTGTCAACGGAACAAGCAATGTGCTTGTTACTCTTAACGGTAATGTAAACACAAGCGTAGCCGGAAATGCTAATGTATTAGTTGTTACTGGCACTGGTGCAAATGTGTTAGGTACATTTGATGCTACTGGTAATATAAGTGCTAACTTTTTTACTGGCAACGGCGTTAATGTTACTGGAAATGTCACTGGTTATAATGCTAATTTAGGTAATCTAGTAGCAGCCAATTACTTCAGCGGCGACGGCGGATTATTAAG